GTTTGTGTGTATTTGAAGAAGCATTTCTTGGTTAACTCAATAACCAGCTTGCCTGTAACAATTACTGCTCGTTTTCTGTAACTTCTCCAGTTTTAATGTCTATTGAAACGTCACCATACTTTTTCATCAAGCTTTTTCGAAGGTCGTTTTCTTTTTCTTCGACCTCTTCTATGTCTTGGACGATCTCTTCTTTTTTTGCCTTTAGGTCAACAATTTCTTCTTGAAGAGAATTAACTTGAAGCGTAATCCATCCAAGCTTGTAGATAAGCTCTTCTTGACTTGATTTTAAGTTTTGCAAACTGTTCAATTCGGATTTATCTAGCTTCATAGTATTTTTGTGTTGTTTTCACTTTATATATAGGATAAAACAATGCGAGTTTTCATATCTTATACAAATACATCCACTTCTCGAACCAAATCAAAGTTTACGTCAATAAACTCATTGGTTCCGGTAAATTGAAGCTGACCTGCTACCGATATTCGGTTCTGGTCGGGTTGTGGAGTCAAGTCGAACGTGTAGTTCTCTAAAAGGCCGTTATTTTGAAAGCCCGAAAGCGTGTTTTCAATAAAGTCTCGGTATTCGGAAGTTAAGTCTTCATTGATGTTTTCAAAAAGAAGTTCTCTTCCTCTTTGAGAAACCTCGTTTTTAATTTTGTTTAGCCCCCTACGGACCTTTAACTTCGTTTTCGGCCCGTCTCCAGAGAGAAGCGTTCGGTTTCCTTGAAGAACAATCCCAAGTCTATTATCAGAAACGAAATTAATCCCGTTTTGAAGAAACTGTTCTTCTTCGTTTCTATAGTAGTTCCGCTCTAAGTCCTCGACGGTAAGGTTTGTAGAGTCTCCTGCGGGAGCAGTTGAAATGCCAACAGAGTTGTCGTGTTTTGAATATCCGGCGGGAACAAAGTTTGAGATTGGATATGTTTTGCCTTCTACATTAGCCCATCCGTGATAAACGCTTGCGTAGCTGGATACAAGAGTTTCTTTTGGGTCCTCTAGAGAAGAGAAGTCTTCAATCGGAGGCAGATACCCGGCAACAAAGAGAACGGTTCCTGTGTCCCGTGCAAACGCCTCTGCGCTATTGCAAAGGTTTGTATGCACATCAAGTAGGCAATCCGGAATCACAACAAGTTCAACGTCAAGTGTAAAGTCTTGATTTAAAATTTCAAAAGCCGTTTCAAACGTTGAAAGCTCGGTTATTCCATACAGGTTATTCGAAGTAGCATCAATTCCGGTCTTTTTTTCATCTTCTAAGATTTGACCGTCGTAGCCTCCTTGAAACGCCACGGTAAACTTTTCTTCAACAACGTCTGTGGCGTCTTCTAAATTAAAGTCAGGTGAAGACAAAGCCCCGTTGGGAATGGGTTTCAAGTATTGAATGTTGTCTTTTACATTTGCGTCAAACCCAAGAAAAAGATCGTCTCTTTCACTTAACGGAAAATCGACGTAATCAGATATGTCTCCTAGGCTTTGAGTGGTTCTGTAAACCGGGTCTGGAAGGCTTTGGCTTGGCGCATATGGGGTTTTGTACCCTTCAAAACCCTTTGGCACTACTCCGGAAGGAAACGCCGTTTGTGCAACCTCTACAGACACGTAGTTAGAGCGCCCTTCGTATCTTCCGGTTGTTGCTATTCTACCATCACTAAAGAAGCTGTATTTGTCCCCGATTTCCTCGGCTATATAGTTCTCTGAATCTTCACCATCATTTAAACTTAAAAGCTCAAATCTCTCTAAGACGGTGGGGTTGAAATCGCTATCTTCAAAATCCCGGACTTCAACGGTGAAGGTGCCTTCCTGCTCGTTGATTTCGCTAATAGACACCTTCACCCGCTTGTTTTCATCAGTTCCTTCACTGTTTAAAACGAACCGAAAAAGGCGTTCTCTTTGAAAATTTTCATTGAAATCTCCAGACGTGATCCACGGAGTTTTAGGTCTACTTGGAGAAAGAGAGGAAAGGTCCAACCCTTTTCTAAAACTTGCGTCAACGGGCTCGTCTACGTCAAGGTCTTCAAGCTTTTCCGGAAAGAAAAGGTAAAGCTCAAAGTCTTCAATATCTTCTCTTTCTACATATCCTTCAAGTTGGTCATTTAAGCTCAAATCCACTTCCTCAAAAACTGTGCCGGGTGGGTCTGACTCAATGGTAAGTGTAAAGTTTGTAACGTCTCCAGACGCTTCGACCGTTCGGCTGTCAACGCCACCCCTATATATCCAAACTAAAAGCGCGTCTCCAGACGAGTCAGTAAGTTCAATCGTGTCGGGGGTTTCACTTTTCGAGTCCATGACCCGTTGAATTCGGGGAACGCCCCCGGCTTTGATTTGTTTTTCTGCCGCTTTTACAACTGGACTTTCAGTTCCATAAATCCGGTGAAGCTGTTCAACAGTTCCAACCGGGGTCTTTACAAAGGCAGGACCTCTTTCGGTGCCCCCAACAAAGAGGCTTCTTGTTTCGTCAGTTACTACCTGCTCTTCTTCAACAATTTCACCTTCAACCGATACGTCTGGAAAATTGACTTTCATTTTCTAGCTTCTTCGTGAATTCGAGTTTATGCGATCTTTCATTTGATCGGGAGTTAACGTAGACTCGTTAAACGTCACTTTTGCTACGCTGTGTAGCTTCTTCGTTGTAGCTTCATAGGTCATGTCTTCAGGAATGATGTATCCGTTAACCTCTGCGCTGAAGTTTGCCGTAACGTATCTACTATCGTCTTGGGTGTTTTCCGTCTCCGGGTTAATACTGTCTACAGACGTGTAAAACATATAGTCTTCGGGGTCGCCCCAATACTCTTGGCTGTAGTACGAAATTCGCTCGATAAGTTTGTTCATCTGTTGGATCTGCTCTGTAAACAGCCGTATGTTATAAGAAACTTGAAGATACTTTGGAACTTGAATCACGTACTTCGTTTCAACCGGGTCTCTGTCTTGAAGAGCATCAAAATTGTCAAATCTGTTTTGTGAAGAACGTGTACGTACTCCAGAATACACTCCCGGTTTCGGGGTCATGTTAAGACGAGTGTTTTGACCATCTAAGTTAGACCATCTTTGAACGCTACTTCTGTCTACGATAATAAGGGGGTAGATAACCCGATCTTGAAGACTTGTTAAGTTTTCTTCTTGGGCTTGCTTTTGTGCCCATGCCCAATCTTCAGGGGAATCCCAAATAACCGGGACCCGTTTCATTTCTCCGTTCTGTTTAACTTCAAAGTTGAACCTTTCTTTAAGCTGGAACATAATGTTCCGGTCAATGTCTTCAAGGCCAACTGTTAGATTTTCTACGTTATCGGTATCTCTTCTCTTTTCAAACGCTCGGTTTGAAGGGTCGGTGCTAACTCTTTCTTCCTTTTTGGACTTGTCTAACTGTTCTTGAAGTCTGTCTTTCTTGGACTTGTTGATATAGTTAATTTCAACTTCGTGATCCCCACCTAAGTTGTCCGGTACATTTTTTGCCATTGATTAAAAAACGCTTTCTCTATTCATACGTACTTAAAAACCTTTTTGGAATGTCGTTGTGAATAACCCGCGTTTCCGGCCAAACGTCTCTTGCTCTTGGCTCTAACCCATAATAGTTAAATCCATGCAAATTCAACTTGTGTGCGATATAGCTTTGGGCGTCGTATCTCATGTATTGAGGCTCTTTTTGGACCATCGGGGTGTATCCATCTTTTTTCATAGCTTCAACGTCAATTACTAAGATTGCATCCCCGTAACTACCGTTAAGAAGCCGATCCGGGGTCGTCACGGTAAACACCGCATTTCCGATGGACCTATTTTTTAGACCTCTTGTTTGGTTTGTAGCGTTTAAACCTTCATCTAAAATCTTATCTACATACTTCGGTTGAGTAGCATGGAAAAGTTCATACTCGGTTCTTCCGACGTTTTCCCAAAAACGTCTGTTGTAGATTTCCTTCCAGTCTACTTCGGTTTCTTCGTAAATTTCACCCAAACTGTACATGTCGCGCATAAACCAGTCTTCAATCCCACTCACTTCGGGGTATGAAGAATCCGGGGCGGTTATGATTTTATCCTCTTCAGGAAGAACGACGAACTTGTGTCCATTTAAAGTTTCTTCGGTGTAATCTACGCCTTCTTCATCTAAAACACTTAAAGCTTCCCGGTAATCAAGATCCCAAAAAATGTCTTCAAGTTCAGCGTCAGACATTCCATTGGACCTTGCCTCACGAAGTAAATCATTAAATCGAATCATAGTTCAAAGTTCAAATACTTGCTTTATTTTAGGTGGACGATTTGACTGGTTTTTACGGATTCTTTTGATAGCTTTTGAGATCCGTTTTTCGTTTTCAGTCATAACTTAAATGAAGTTTGGGTTATTTCGGACTCTAGCAACTTTCGAACGCCTACGTTTTTTGTATTCTTTTTCAGCGTCTTCACGGAGATCGTCCGGGTCGCTCATGTTTTCAACAACGTCTCCGGTTTCGTGTTCGGCATGAATCGCTCGGTTGATAAGATTGATTTTTTCTTTCTGTGGAAGCCTTCGTATGTTCTTTAAGTCTTTGTAAATTTCATATATGTCTTTGTGAACACCGTCTCCGAAAATTTGTTGAAGACGATCTACGTGTTCTTTCATCGCTTCAATCCAAACGTCTTCTTCTGTTGGGAAGGAGTACGGGTCGTCGGGGTCCATTTCATATTTGTCTGCCACCCGGTTATATATATCGGACCTTGAAACGTGATATCCCCATATCCGGTTATCAAGCTCTAACCTTTGTGGAATGGCTCTCCACTCTTCAAACGGGAGCTGGTAAACATCAATATTCATGCTTCTTAGACCCATTCCGATTCGTTCCATATAGTCAGCATATGCTTCCCAACCTAAAAATCCGTGCTCCACGGACTTCCGGCGAAATGCTGGTTTAAGGATTTCAGCAATCCGTTCCCAATCGTAAGTGTCCCAATTGCCTGACATAGAACGGTAAAAATATTCCCGGACCATACCGTTTAAGTCGTCACGAAATATTCTTGAAGGGTCTTCTTTCTCCTGAAGGAGAAGGCTTACCTCTTCTCGAATTATTCTTCTAAGTCTTTGTTCGGAATTCATCATCTAACTAAATTTTTATCTCTGTTGAGGAGTAACCGTATAACCTACAGGATCTCGCTCTACACTTGCGTTAGGAAAGCGATTTTTTATGAATTTAAGATAAAGACGTTCTCTTTGCTCGCTCCCACCACTAGAAGAAAGGCCACCACTCTTAAATGAACCTGCAAATGTGTATTTGTTATATTTTTCAGGAAAAATGCCCCGTTTTTTCATAGAGCCATGAAACTCTTCAACAATATTCATTACCGTTGCCATGACTTTGAAGATTTCGTTTTCGTTTGTTACCGTAGAAAAACTTCCATCAACAGAAAAGCTAACGTCTAAACTAGATTCGTCTTCACCATACTTTTCAATGGTGACTTGGTAGGCATTTTCGGGTGTAGAGAACTCGTATTTAAAGTATATCGGGTCAAGCCTAGACAGTATGTTTCTGTAGTTGAAGCCAGACCGGGTTTCACCAAGTTCATGAATTACTTGACGAATATACTCCCGAATGATGGATTCTTCTTTGGATTTAGTATTAAGCGATTTTTTCTTGCGTTTCATTATCCTTCGTCGGGATCAATGACGTTGATTTTTGAAATTCTTGTCTGTTCAGTTCGCACCGTAACTGCGTGTCGAAGGTTAAACTTGTCACCAACAAGCGTGTTGTCAACCACTTCTTTTACCTCAAAGTAAAGATTTGACCATTGAATAACGTCTCCTTCTTCCGGGTAAATGTCAAACTTTTTCAAAACTTCACGTTGAATACCAAACTGCATCGATTGTTTCTTCGTCGGACCTCCGGTGTTTTGCCTATCTGTTTGCTGATCTTCGGGGGTAATAAGCACTTTGATTTGAAAAGGAGGGCGGTACACTTCTCCTTCGGGGCTTTCCCCGTACAGATTTGTGACCGTCTCTTGTGGAAGGATTTTGTAGTAGATGATCGGAATGTCAATGATCTCGTCTACATATTCCTCATTAACGCCTTGAATAAAGGCCCAATCATTCCCCCCCACAAAAAACTGCTGCTGGTCGGGTTGATCTCTTCCGTAATCGTCGTTATTGTCAAGTTCTGCCAATCTTCACACAAAGTTTAAATGGTTCACACTATATATAGAACAGAATTAAACGAAAAGGTTTTATTGTAAGCTAAACGTGGTTACTCCTAATCTAAACAACCCACATTTGAACGTAAACGTCAAGCTCGCGGAGTTTGTTCTTCGGAACAACCTTTCCCGCGAGTTTTTGCTGTTTATGCACCTCAAGTCTCTTTGTGACGGTTATATTTCGATTACAAGCCGCGAAAGAGAATACTTGAAGGGGAAGATGAGGTGGACGTGTAACCGCTCTCTAAAGCGGAATCTAAGCCGCTTAGAGGACCTAGACTGGATTTATTACAGCGAAAGATGCTCGGCGTGGAAAATCAACGGATGGAAACACCTGTTGAACAAGTACAATATCACGTCGAGCACCGTTCGTCAACTCGCTGTAAAAAATATAGAAAACGTTAAGGAAGCAAAAGCCCACCTATTCTCGATGGTGGTTGCCAAAAGAGCAAACCAAAGGAAATGGTACGTTCGCAAAACGAGTCGAGCGCATAAAGGCCACTCCTTCGATTTGCTTGAAGGTGAAAGCTTTTCTCCCTTAACGCTTTCGGTATCCTTTCTAGCCGAAGTTCTTGATTCGTGCAAAAGCGAAATTCATCGAATGAAGAAGCTGGCCGAAAGGTTCTGTCGAATCTCATTTATAAGTAGAAGGCATGACACAAGCGTTTCACTTTCGGGTCTAAAAGACCTAAAGAAAACGTTTCCCGATTATGCCCACCGAATGAGATGTGACATAGAAAACGACCGGGTGCTAATCCAGCTTACCGATACGATAAAACACAACATCAAGTTCAAAAAGAGCAGACAAGCTTACGCTTCCTAAGTAGGTGTTAAAATGAGCGTGTTTAAAGCGTCTTGCGTGTATATGACAAGCTTGGAACGATAATAACGAGTTCACTACACACTCGCTACACGTTACACACGGGGCACGCAAAACGGGGAAACTCAAAGCGAAAAGGTCAAGAAAGCTTTGGTTGAACGTAACTTTCCCAATACCCGTATAGCCTGTTAATCAACCGCTTTTCCTGCCGTTTTGACACCGCACGAAGAAGTTGATCGGGCAAAAACTCCCCGAACACCCAGTCTTTGAACTTCCGGAAGTCCCCATTCCAGTTTCTTTTGTTTAAAGAGTTAAGGAGGCTAGGTTCACCGACAAGTTCTTGAACCTGTGCAACTGCCGATTGAAAGTAAGCGTTCACTTCCAAAGGGTCGGAAAAGTATGTTCTCCACTCTTCGCTTGAAATCTCTTTTGAGTCATACGTTGCAATTTGGTCAAGCCCAAGGTCAGTTCTTTTATCGTCTAAGTAGTGGATGTATTCGTGAATAACAAGATCAAACACATTTCTTAGGTTTTGAGAAATTTCACGTCTTATTTCTTTTTCATCCTTTTTATGCGGGTTGTCTTCAAGAATATACAACACAATGGCAGGGCCACCTTTAAGCTCGTTTGTATACATTCCATCTGTTCGAGACTGGCTTTTTTCACCAAACACGATTCGAAGCGGATTTTTAGCTTCCTTTTCGTATTCTGTAAACCAATCGATCCGGACATACGGGCTGTTGTATCTCCCGATGTATTGGATCATCCCACCACTTTTTATGTACTCTAAGAGGCTTTCAAACACGTCAACGGCTTGTTTTCGCATTAGCTTATCCGTTTCCGCGTCTTCGGTTAAGCGGTAAGATACTCTGTGTTCAACTCTTTCGATAAGGTCTTTTTTACCCACCATAGCCAATGTAAATCTTTTTTGGAATCCGGTTCATCATTTCTTGAAGATTTTGCTGCTGTTGGTTTTGCTCTTCAAGAAGATTTGTCCTAGAAAGCTGTTCAAGCTGTTCTCTTAGGTTGTTTTCAAGCTGTTCCATGTTCTGTTGCGCTTCCTGCTTTTGGCTTTCACCGTCAAGTTGAAGGTCAGCGCCGTTGGTTCCCGGAATAGAATTTCCGTACTTCGAGCGAACAGTTCCAAGCTTGTGTCTTGCAACTTCAAGTGCGTATTTGTAAATCCAACGCCTAGAAGGTTGGTTAATGTCTTCGTAGTGGTGAACGTCGTATGGAACATCTGAATAGTCGGAAACAACGTTTGCAATATCGGAGTCTACAACTTGAACGTTGTTTGCTTCGTCTTTGAACACATAGTCAAACCAGATCCTCCTTGGAAACGAGCGGTTTGGTTCTTCGTTGTCGTCGTTTTCCGGAATTGCGTCTCCACCAAAAAAGTCTTCTGTTCCCGGAATCGGCGTGATCGTAAGCACTCCGTTGGTAAGTCTGTACGTATATCCGGAGCGTCGAATCAAGTCGTTAAACTCAACCGCTTGCAAGCGAAGAAGATCATGGTACGCTGGCATCATAAGGTATTCAGAAGCCACGCCATAGTCGCTAAAGCCAAGTTCTCGAAGAACGTTTAGCGTTCCCACTCCCCCAACAGAGAATGGATCATAAAGCCTCTCAATGGCATGTGGAGGGTAGTAGTAAATCTTCTTGATGATGATCTCTCTGTCTTCAATTGGAACAGATCCGGACCTGTTTTTCTCTTTGAAAAGCTTTTTAATGTCGTAACGCTGTTTTCCGCGTTTGATGTTGATGAAATCTTTTCTCCAAGTTACACTTCCACCGTGTCCAACCTCGGACCCATAGGCTTTTGCAAGCCGAACCATTTCCCGGACTGGAGATCCGGTGACGTGTTTCCCGGTTAAGTTTTCATATTCACCAATCTTTTCGTTTCCTTGAAGAATGATTAAGTTGTCTTTGATGTTAAGGTGGTTGACAAGCCTTGAAAATTCAAGAATCGCCTCTTCAATGGAGTTGTAAAGGTCTTTTTCATCGATCTCAATATCAACAGTCGGCCAACCAAGACGCCGCGCAATCCAATCTGCAATTTTGGGGGCGTCTTTAATGAAATCCGGATCTCCGTCAAAATAGCCAAATGAAGTTTTTCCAACGGGGTTTCCAAGCGTTCCGTCAAACTTTGTAGGTACAGCCATATGAAGTCTCTTTGAATACGTCTGTGAAGTCACAACCTTTTATCTCTTACAGTTATATATAGGTGAATAAAATGCGGAAGTCGCGAGTCGTTCGGGCTTTAGAATGCCTCTTTTCGGGGTATGAAGCGATAGAAGCAAAACGTTCAACAAAATTATGTACAAGACAAAATCATATACGTCACACGAAAGTCAAAAGCCGGAAGCATGGATTACCGTAAATAAAGACCGACGCCCAACAGAAAACGGTCAAAACGTGTACCTTGAAGACGGCCAACAGTTTGAAATAGAACTTAACAACCCAACCGAAGATCCGGTCTTGGCTAAACTTAAAATTCAAGGAGAAACGTCTGATTCGGGTCTTGTTTTACGACCCGGAGAACACACGTTTCTAAAACGGTACATTGGAGAAGATAAAGCGTTTCGGTTCGGCACTTACGAAGTGCCGAAAAAAAATGAACGCTTCATTGAAAAAAACGGTGAAGTTGCGATTAAGTTTTACGAAAAAGAGGTCAACTTCTATAAGCAACATCAAATAACGTGGAATCCACCAAAGGACGATTATCCAGATAAAAAACCTATCAACCCGTATCCGTGGGAGCGAGATCCTTGGACTGCCCCAAATAGGCCAAGAATCTGGATGGATACTTCCAGCTTTAGTTCTATCAGCTTTAGCGGAGACGTGAGCATTTCCGGTTCTTCAAAAGACGGAGAAACGTTAAAAACCGGAAGAATTGAGCCGGGAGAGAAAACCGGACAAGACTTCAACGTAACAAACGAGAAATTCAAAAACTTCTCGTTTCACACCGTTCGGTTTAAGCTTCTTCCTGCAAGTCAAAAGAACAGTTCCCGGAAGTATTGCACAGAGTGTGGGGCAAAACAAAAAAAGAATTGGAAGTTTTGTGCGTACTGTGGAACAGAGTTTGAGTAAACAACTGTTTTGAATATTCTTTAAATCCGAAGGGAGGCTTAGTTGAAAGGCTGGCCTCCCTTTTGTTATTTTCTATCTATAAACAAAAAGGAAAGCATTCATTAAAAAGCAAAAGGTATGCCGGATATAGATTTTAGAATTACATCTGCCGATTATATTTATCTTGACTTCGATTACGACAAAGAGCTTGTCAACTACGTCAAGGAAAACATTCCCGGAAGGAAGTATGTCAAGCGAAGCAAAGAGTGGAAGTTTAAGCTTAACCGAAACTCGCTTCCTGACTTCTTGAAGTTTTTGCAAGATTGGGATTTAGATAAGTCAGACGTTCCCCGTTCCATTCAAAACCGGATGGAAAGCATCATTAAAGAAGCAAAGAAGGTAGAAAAACAGAAAGAGAAAAACAAGCGCCTTGCGGAAAAAGATGAAGTTGAAGACTTCAAGGTTTACGGCCTCGCACAAGGCATGAACCCGTATCCGTTTCAAGAGGTAGGAATCAAATACGCGGTTGAAAATAAAAACGTCATTATCGGAGACGAACCGGGCCTCGGAAAGACTGTGGAGAGTATAGCGGCGATGCACAAGCAAGATGCATATCCGGTTCTTGTCGTATGTCCAGCTTCTTTAAAAGACAATTGGAAAAGAGAATGGAACATGTGGCTCCCCCGAAAAACGGCAAAGGTCCAGCACTCTAGCGAAGGGCTTGACCTTCGGGCTAGAGTATGCATTATCAACTACGATATTCTATGGAAGTACAGGAAAAAACTTCGAGAACACGATTGGGGTGGTCTTATACTTGACGAGAGCCACTACGTAAAAAACGGGTCTGCAAAACGTTCTAAGGCCGCAAGACAGATTGCACGGAGAATAGACGGGCCAAAGATCCTTCTTTCCGGAACGGCTGTTGTGAACAGGCCAAAAGAGCTTATCAACCAACTCAAGATCATCGACCGCTTTGAAGAAGAGTTTGGTGGATTCTATCCTTTCGTTAAACGCTACTGCGATGCTGAACAAACTCGGTGGGGGCTAGACTACGACGGGGCCTCAAATGTAAAGGAGCTTCACGAACGTTTAAAGAAACTTTGCTATATTCGAAGAAACAAAAAAGAGGTTCTTGAAGACCTTCCAGATAAACAGCGTTCGTATATTGAATTTGATATTGACAACCGGAAAGAATACGACGTGGCAGAAGAGGACCTTGCCGCCCATCTTCGAAAACAAGAGATTACAGATGAAGACTTCCTTGAAAAAATAGAAAGTCTAGATGCCCTTGAACAACAGGAAAAAATTCGAAAGGAGTATGGAGCGAATGAAATTAGCGGATACGCCGAAAAATTGATGAAGCTTGCAGAGCTTCGAAAACTTGCAAGCAAAGGTAAGCTAAAGAAAGCGAAAAGGTGGATCAAGGACTTTTTGAAGTCCGGGGAGAAGCTGGTTCTTTTCGCCCACCACAAGTTTGTTATCCAAGAGATTGTAGATGAATTTGACGCTTTAAAAATTGACGGTTCCGTTCCGGTCGAAGACAGGCAAGACGTTGTAGACAAGTTTCAAAACGACGATTCTGAAAAGGTGATTGTCTTGAACATACAAGCTGGAGGAACGGGGCTTACGTTAACAGAGTCTTCAAATGTCGTATTCCTTGAACTCCCTTGGACCCCCGCAGAAGTAAGCCAAGCAGAAGACCGTTGCCACCGGATAGGACAAGAAGATTCTGTGAACGTTTACTTCCTTCTAGCAAAAGAAACGATAGACAAAGACATGTTTGAAGTCCTAAAAAAGAAAAGGATTGTCACGGAACAGATAAACGCCGGGAAAGATATAACAGACGAAGAAGGAAACGTCGTGAAAGGTGTTATTAAGAAGATTACAGACAGACAGTCTTAACAAAAAATGGGTATAATTGTTTTAGATAACAAGGTCAACTCCAGCACCGAATGGGAGTACGGGGACTATGCAGTTTCCTCTTGGTCTTTTATGCGAGTTGTTCCGGTTGAAGAAAAAACGTGGATTCATAGAAATGGGGGACCTTGGAAAAAGACGGTAATGGGATATAAAAAGATCGACGTAGTTAAGGAAAACATAGAAAAAGTTCTTTCTCTTTAAGAGCACAACCTCAGATAAAACAAAATCCGTTAAAGACAAATGAATCTTGTTGATTACTTAAAGGCGTACGGGGTAAAAACTAACTTTACGTTTACAAGCTACCACCTAGACCGGGAAAGCGAACTTAACGAATTCAACCCCGGAGTTGGAACCGAAGTTGGAACGGGTCCATTAAAGCTTCAAATGGGATTTTATAAAAATTCTCACGAAAAAGTGACAACCTTTGTTGGAACTTCTTATTGCCACAGCATAACAAATTACCTTCACGTAGGCGTAATATTGGGAGCAGCAACTGGATACGATCACTTTGAACTTGGTATCCCCTTTACAGGGGCAATTGTTCCTTTTGTGTCGGTGGGAAGGAAAAACCGCGTTCAAATTGGTTTTGTGCCTTCGGAGGGAGGAGGCGTGTTCAGCGGAAGAATTGAAATCAATTTTGACTGTTAGCAATCCAATGATTTTAACCAAAGAAGAGCAAGTCTTGTTCGCTAAAAGATTCTGTGAAGAAACTGTTGACGGGTTTAGTCCTACAAGAGAAGAAAACACAGTTACATATAGCTTAGACGAAATCAAGTGGAAATTCACGGTTACAAGATTTGGAAGCCTAAGTATTCAAATCAAAGAATCCGGCAAGACGATCTCTAAGTCTGCATACGGTCTATACCCTCAATACAAACCCATAGGCGATTCGGTATCCCGGTGGAGACAGATCGTTGCCAGAAAAATGAATCTAGACTATAGAAAATGAGAAGAAGCAAAACAAAAATGGAAGGAACAGTTAACGTGAAATGCTTGAATTTGATTGAGATTTTAGACCACAGGGGGAGTTTGGGGGTTCGGTTTTCAAAAGAAGAGGAACAAACAAAGAAACGGCTCGTTTCAATAGCTGAAGATAACGGGTACAAGGTAATCGAAGAAGAAAACTTTGTAGCTGTATTCAAACCAAACGAAATCAAAGACGTATGACAAGTCACGAAGAGGTTCCGAACAAGCTTCCAATTCGAAAAAACGATGAAGTGGCGATTTATGGCGATAAAAGAAAGAAAGGAACCGTAGAAAGAGTATGGGAAGAAAACGGCTATGCGGTTGTAGACTGTGGACACAGCAGTAGATACACTGGCTTTTGGTACTTCGAATCTCTTATCATCGTAGACGAAAAAATCCGCTCGATTCGGGAAAAAGAGCTTCGAAGAAAGTCCGGATTTGAAGAAGCGAAGCCATTAACAGACGTAAAGGTTGGGGATCTTATTGTAACGTCGCAAGGTGAAACGGTCGTTGTTAAGTCCGTAAGTTCAAGACAGGTAAAAGCTGGTGGGTTGAAGTTTACCAAGTCCTCCGGTGAAGGTTGGGGAGATCAATCTGTTTCCGCACAACCGAAGCCAAAAGAAGAACCTGAAGCCGTTAAAGACTTGGATGAAATAAAGCCGGGTGATACCATTGAACTTTCAAACGGGGAGTTTGAAGAGGTCACGAAAGTTTCCACACGGCAAATCCGAACAGAAAGCCACAAGTTCAAGCGTTCAGATGGAACCGGGTGGTCTGACGAAACAGCGTCCATCGTTCTTGGTTAAAGCAAATTGTAGGAAACAAACGGCGCGGTTTGCCTATATAATGTATCCTACATGAATAAACCAAGAGGTATAACGTATGGAAATCGAAGTTCGGTACAAAATAGATGGTGAAGAAAAAGAGGCCACCGTTTCAATCCCGGACAGACTTGCGGATATGGTCGATGAAAAAAGGCAATTTGACATTTTCTTAGAAGGCGCAATCAAAGAGCGGATTGAAACCGATTCTCAAAGCACCGTCGAAAGCATCATTTACACAAACGTAAAAAAAGGAAAGTGATCGTATACTCAGAAAATCAAGAGATTTTAGAAGAGATCACCGAAATAAACCATGACGTTCACGGATTGCGGCGAGTGGACCGTTCGACCTTCATGGTTTACTGGTTCATTAACACGTTTGAAATGAAAGCGGAAACAAGGCACAATGCTTTCAGCGTTAAGCTTGTGTCCACAGACGGGCTCACTCTTGATCTAGAACGAAAAGCAGACGCCTTTTAACTAAAACAAACTTTGTTATGCTTTGGATTATCTCAGGCTCACTTTTGGGGGTTTTATATGGCATTTTTGTTGCGGAAGTAGAGTCTTTCGTTGAGGTAGTTTTCTTTGCCATTTTCTTTGCTGGTTTTGGTGCTATGTCTTCTGGCATGTTATCAATTGCATATCCGGTCGAAGAAGTTGTCACCAAAACGAAGTCAACGGAACAGATTTACAACCTGTATGACAACCACTCTACTTCCGGAAATTTGTATTTAGGCACCGGGTCCATTGAAGGAAGAAAGTATTACTACTACATGACAAAACAGAGGCTTGGACACAGAAGCAAAAGAATTCCTGCGAGCCAGACATACATCAAAGAAATTAATCCGGCAAAAACAGACAGCTTTAGAGTAGAGGCTAGAACTAAAGTTCGAAAAGATATGTGGTATCGGCTTACATGGTCGCGGGAAAGGTTTTACGTTGTCTACATTCCGAAAAACTCAATTGACCGATCTTTTAACGTGAAGTAAGTGTGAAGCCTAGGTCCTCTTTGAAACAAAAAGCCAGCACGCGCATGTAAAAGGGTGCCTAACAAGGAAGCCCCTTTATCACAAAGCAAACAGGTTATGTCTTTTGACTGGAGCGATTACCAGAAACGGATCTTCGATTGGGGAATCAACGGGTCCGGAAACGCGGTTGTGGACGCAAAGGCCGGAAGCGGAAAAACAACCACGCTTATTGAGCTTGCACGTCGAATCAAAGAAGAGCGTGGAGAGGGTGGAGTTTTTGTTGCGTTCAACAAACACATCGAGCGCGAACTCTCTGACAAGCTTTCCGATACCGATTTCATTGCAAAGACCGTCCACTCTTGCGGTTTCGGTGCAATCCGCTACGCCGGGTACGACGTTGACGTAAACTCTGATAAAATCAAAGACATCGTCAACGCCGTTACGTCCGATATGGCGTTCAAGAAAAACAAAAAGACGGTAAAGGCCAACCTTCGAAACATCGTTGACCTTGTTCGGCTCAATCTTGCGGACCCGTCCGATAAAAGCGAAGTTTTGGACGTTGCCCGTCACCACGGAATTTCCATTGAAGAGATTTTCCCGCTTATCGAAACGGTGATTAACCGTTCAAACAAGATTGCAAAAGAAAACGGGGAAATTGACTTCACCGACATGATTTATCTTCCGGTGAAGTGGAACCTTTCGATGTACCAAAACAAGTGGGTCTTCGTGGATGAAGCACAGGACCTAAACACTTGCACGCGCCGGGTGATTGACAAGATGCTTCGTCGGGACGGTCGCGCAATTTTCGTGGGAGATCCCCGTCAAGCCATTTACGGTTTCGCGGGTGCGGATTCGGATTCTTTCGAGCAGATCAAAGAAGAGTTTGAAACAACCGAACTTCCGCTAAACATCACCTACCGTTGCCCGAAAAGCCACGTTGAAAACGTGCAACGCATTGTTCCGGAAATCGAGCCCCGTGAAAACGCCCCGGAAGGTAAAATCATCGAAGACAAGATGGACAGCCTACCGAACATTGCCGAAAGTGGGGATTACGTTTTGTGCCGCACAAACGCTCCGCTTATCCGGAATTGCATCCGTCTAATCAAGAACGGACAGCCTGCTCACGTGGTCGGACGAAACATCAAGCGGGGCCTTCTTCAAATTGCAAACCGGATTGATTTTGATAACTTCAACGAAAGCGTTCGTTCTTACTACCAAAGCAAGCGAGAGAAGCTTCTAGAGAACGATACGTCCGAAGAAAAGCTTCGGGCCTTCCGGGATAAGGTAGACGCCATTAAAACCGTCTACGGCGAATATGACGTTTCCACAAAGCGGGGTCTAAAAAGCAAGATCAAGTCCCTGTTCAAAGAAACGCCCGATTCGGTGAAGCTTATGACCGCACACAAGGCGAAGGGCCTTGAAAACGACCGGATTATCATCATCCGAACCGATCTTATGCCGCTTCGTTGGAAGGGTCAAAAGAAGTGGCAGGCAGAGCAGGAGATGAACCTGAAATATACAGCCGAAACTCGCTCTACGGATACGTTAATCTTCCTTCACCCTGAAAACTAATTACAAGTGTCAGCCGGGGTTGCGGGTACATCTTGATAGGTGTACCCGCAACTTATATTAGAGACGGTTTTACGTGATACGTCGAACCGCTCACCAATCTCAGATTGTGTCATATCGGATTCTTCAAGAAGGTACTTTATCTCCCCGGCTTCTTTTTTTGAAAGCGCAGGTGTCTTAGGTTTTTTCAAATCTGGAATGGGTTGGGGCTTGGAAGGTTTTACACCTTCATGAATCTTACCAACATTGATTTCAGAAATGGTTTGGCTTTTTACGTCGTAATGTTTAGCAACAGACTTTTGGGTAAACTTGGTATTATTCAAAAGCCATTTGATTTCTGAAACTTGCTCTTTGGACAGCTTGTAGGTCTTCTTCGGATCTAAAAAAACTTCTTGGGGCTTACGTGGCTTCACATCCGTATATCTTTTCCCGGTCTTGATGCAGGATATGGTATAGCTTGTAACGTCGTAGAGATCACCTATGTCCTTTTGAGAAGCATCCGTATTTTCTATAAGCCATTTGGCTTCGGCAACCTGTTTCTTGGTCATTCCCAATTTATTTGGTTTTGGAATTGATTCGGGTTTTGATGGTTCAACACGTATCCAGTTTCTTTCTTTGATAATATCGCAAATAGCCTGTGCCGATACTCCGTATTTATTTGCAAGCTGTTTTTGGGTACATTCGGTGTTTTTAACGAGCCATTTGATTTCGGCTACACTCTCTTCATCTAACAAAGAAAGTGGTGAATCACTACCATAAGGTGTTTGTCCCCCATAGGCGGTTCGAATAATGTTAGTGAGTTGATCAAAAATATAATCATCATCTAGAACAAGTTGTTCTAGCTCTTTTGCCTCTTCTAAGGTCAGGTCAGTTGCAAGTTTTCTGCCGTAACATTTCCAACCGTTTTGCTTGCACTTTTTAATCGTAGACGATTTGTGTGGATTTACATCGTACCGTAAACTGCTTTCAGAAAAGTGTCTATTCATTCTTCTTCCGGTTCCGCGCCCTACATAAAACGTCTTCGGAACAAAGTTATTTCGGGGCCGTTCGTGTACTAGAGCATAAACGTAGTATCTTCTATTAGAATCATCCATAGTCAAGTTCAGTTCTTGTTAATGTTCACATTTATATATAGTATGATTGCCCGGTTTACTCACACAAGATCAACCGACACACTCATTCTTCTTCACCCCGAAAATTAATCGGTATTGATTGAAGCTGTGGGCACATCTTGATAGGTGTGCCCACAGTTTATATTAGAGACGGTTTTACGGGATACGCCGAGCCGCCTTTTTTACATGCACGGATACGATTTACTCGAAAATGGTCATAATTCAAACAAAAGAAGACCTCTCAAAAGAAGAGGTATACCCCGAGCATCATGGGAAAAATGAAATTTGGTTTAAAGATTCGATTAATGGCAATCTTCGTTTAAGCCAAGGCAAGATTGACCTTTTAAAAGACACCTATATTCAAGTCGATGAAAGAAAAATTTGGGTTTCCGGATGTGACTTCACGTACAGACACAGGCTTTCAAAATACAAAGGCCAATGGGACCGTTGGGGCATGAGGGTACGAAGAAGCTTCCATAGAAAAGACAGAAGAAAAGCCTTGCCAATTTGCGAACGACACTTTCGGCTTCGTCGGTTAGATAAGCAACATAAACAAGCGAAAAAATACGGAAATATTTTAAAGAGTTGGGGTGTCCACTAATGCTTATATTTCTTGAAACAAATTCAGAGATTATAGAACTTACAAATGTTGGATTCGATTTTTCAAGCGCAGGCGTCTTTTCCTGTTGTAAAGACTATTCCGGAAGGTGTCATTACATGTTTGAACGCCCGATAGGAAATGGCACAATGACCTTCAAAGGAAGTAATATTTACGTGCGTTACCGGGTTAGAAAGTTTTGCAAAGAGGGCATGGGAAAGTCTGTGCCAATAAAATTTAAAGACTCTGTAAATTGATTCTCTTACTTGGAACCAACCTCATGCACTTGCATTTAAGTATTGCGATTTTGAAAGAGAGAAACCTCCTGTTACGATGGAAACTGAAGTTGACGGACTTTGCCACCTTCTTGCCCACGAGATCAACAAGCGGATTTCGGGGACTGTGATTGGAACCACCACTCCTTCCGGTCGGACGTGGCACTACGCCTTTTTGACCGAAGATGGGTCCGTGGTTGACAAGCACGGTTTTCATGATTCGGTTGATTCATTTTTGGCAAAGGCCAAAGACAGTTTCGGTCGAGAAGATTTCTCAATTACCGAAGAATCCATTTCAAAAGAAATGGTGGATATATTTACCGAAGATGAAAAGCTTCGGGCTTCAACCTACGCAGAAAACCTTCTTAACTAAGAAAAACACGTCCATGTATCCAATTGGAAAAAAGGAAATTCAAAAGGCCGCAAGTCGGCTTGGAATTGAAATTTCAAACGAGACGCCTTCCCCCGGAGACGCGTATCTTTGTGGAAGGAACACAAGCGTTCAAATGTTTACGTGCAATCGTGTTGAAAACGGCTGCGTGTTTCCGGAGGAAAGAGGATACCCATACAACACCGCAGAGTGCTATAAGGTAAAGACGTGACCCAACACACTTGCTAAAAGAGATCGCCCGTCTTAGAGGCTGTAAGAGGCTTCTAAGGTTAATCTACATACATGAAGAAAATAAAAGAACAATGACAATAGAAAGTGCAATTCAAGTACACAAGTTCTTAAAAGAGAATCCCGGTTTTCTTGACGGGAGAATTTCTTGCACCCTGTCTAAATCAAAACACAAAGACAGAGAAGACTCGTTTTTCAGTAGAGGATACACCGGAGCAATTTTAAAAGAAGAGATTGGTTTTCTTTTTTCTCAAACCGATGATTATTCTTCGGTTCACGGAGTTGCTGCAGAATTTGAAAACAGCGAAGTTTCTCGCACGATGAAGCACTCTGATTTTGATGAAATGATTAAAGAGGTTCATTTTTCCGGGACCGTAGAACACGTCTTGAACAAAATTTCTAGGTGGGAATCAAACGGCAAGTTCAAAAACGTAACGACAACCGAAAACTCTGTTCTCTTGTGGCCGAATGAAGACCGTTGGCCTGTAAAATATGATAACTATCCTATCAAATTTAAGGTTAAATCAGTTGAAAAGGAGCGGAAGTTTCTGCTTTTCAAAAAGAAACCGTTTCGTTCTTACCACGTATTTCGGTTTATCTCTTCATGTATAGAAGACCGAATGTATTCGCTTCCAAACCTTAACTAAAAGACCGGATGATAATTGTGGTCATTGAGCGGGAAGAACCGATAGAACATTGGTATGACGTAAGAGAACAAAATTTTGAAAATGTGGCACTTGTAAATCTTGTTAGAGGCGACAAAAAGCAAGTGCGAATATACGAAAACCTAATCAAGAAAGACTTCAACGAAAACTGGTAGAAAGGTAAACGAACGAACTTCAAACAAAAACAAAAGAATGGTAGATGAAAACGATGTAACAAACTTTAACAGGACCAAAAAAGAGCTTCAAGAGTTTCTTTTGTTTGGTATGTGTGTAGCCGGAAAAACCGCCAAGGTTCAATCAAAGAAGTTAGAAGAGTTTTTGAGTTTAGAAGAAGGCCAGACACCTTTTGAAAAAATTGAATCTATGGTAGAAAAAGGCGTTCTTGAAAGCAACTTGAAGAAAGTAAAAATGGGAAAGTACACAACACTTGTCCCCGGATTTAAAAGCCTTGCAAAAGAAAAGCCGAATCTTGAAACAATTTCAAAGAAAGAGCTTGAAACCTATTCGGGAATTGGGCCAAAAACTTCAAGGTACTTTATTTTGCATTCAAGAGAAGAAGCAAACGTTGCGTGCTTGGACACACACATTTTAAAGTGGATGAAAAGTCTAGGGTATGAAGTTCCAAAGTCTACCCCGTCCGGAAACAGATACAAAAGAATTGAAACCCATTATCTTTCAGAGTGCCGGAAAAGAGGAAGGCACCCGGCTCATTTGGATTTAGAAATTTGGAAACGGTATAGCAAAAGCTCATGAACCCACTTGACCACTATTTGATTGTAACTCTTGTTTTGCTCTACATGCTTTTTGGCACAGGTTCACTTTTAATAACGCAAGGATATAAAATTTACAAGCAAATCAAAGAAGAAAATGAACACGACAACTGATCACGTCATTAAAGTATACAGCGAAGAGCCGTACATCGACCATAGCTTCGAGCTTGAGGGAGAAACCTATTACGTAGCCGTTGTTGAAGTCCGGGTAAGCAACCACGGGCGGGAGACGGACAAGCCAATTACGTTTTTCTCAACGTCGAAAGAAGAGGCTCTTCAAGAAGCTTCAAAGGTAGAAGTTGGATACACTCGACAAGTATAAAGGAAAACCCAAAAACAAATATGAAAGACGTAAAACGAAACGTTCCAAAAAAAGGTGATAGAGTTCGGGTTCGAATGAACCTAAACAAAGGTCTTATCGTTGTGAAAGCCGCAAGTGGCCCAAACTACGGAAAAATGCTTTACATGACCGACGAAGTTGTAAAGGTATCCGATCCGGAGTTTCGAGTCATGGACGGTTCTTACGAAAGGGTCGTAAACGAAGGCCAGAGAGACCTTTGCGCCTACGTTGTGGGGACGTACGAAGGCCATTCAAGTGAAGAAAAAAATCCGAACGTGTTTTACAACCCGTTTCGGCAAAAGCATTTTCACTTCCGGGACTCAACCCCGGTGAAAGGAAAGGTTGAAGGAGAAGAGCTTTTCTTTTGGGCCGAAGACGGGAAAGGGCGAATGAAACTAACAACAGATCAAACAGAAAATGAATGCGATTGAAAAGGTTTTAAAGCGAGAGGATTGGGAATCAAAAGGAAAAGAAGAGATCAACCAAGGGTCATGTAAGTTGTTTGCAGAAGCCGTAAATCAAGAAGACAGCAGGTACAAGGTAAAGCGCGGCCCCCTCCACACGTTTCTTTACAGAGAGGACACGGGGCTTTATTACGACTCCGAGTGCCCGGAAGGTGTAGAGTACCCGGATTTTCTTCCGTTCTATTGCCGTTGCCATAGCATATACGACAGCTACTGGATGCATCTTGGATGGTCGAAGGTTGGTTCAAACAGACATGTCCAAAAAGTATGATTGTATATTTGAAAGACAAGACGGAAAGAAAAGAGTGGCGCAACTACGTAATGGAATATCCAGAGGACGGGGTACCTATGGAGTATCGAGAATTTTCAAAAGACCACATCCTTCATCCGGTATATCATAAAGGATTAAAGGGGACAAAAAAGCAAATCAAACAGGCCATAAGTGTGCCTTCAAAGCAGTTTTACGAAAAGAGCAACGTATTCACGAAAAAAATAGAGATCAAATAACACATGTCCTTGGTAATTGGAGTTTCATATAACGAAAAGTCTATAATCGCAGCAGACTCCGGAGGGTTTAACAGTAGCAACGGCAACTTTGAAGTTGTGAAAAGTCCAAGAAAAATTCAAAAAATTGAAGGGGTCTTATACGGTCTTGTAAACTCTTGGGAAGACATTCAAGTGTTAAAAGAGATAAAGACCGAAAGTAAAAAGTCTGTTAAACCATACCATATGAAAAAAGTTCTTCGGCGTTTTGAAGAAAAAAAGGGGGACAACGGAATGAAGGGAATAGCCATAGACAGCCAGCACATCGTTCGGCTTTACAACTCGAAAGCCCCAAGACATTTGTCCCCCGATAAACACAAGTTTGCCGCCGTAGGCTGTGGGAAGGATTGGGTGGAAGGATATATGCACGCGAAAATCAAAGACTTTGAAGACCCGGAAGAGCTGGTTTCGTCTACGTTTTCTGCTATCCAAGACGTGAACAAGTTTGTTGAACCACCAATACGAAAGGTACTCAAAAACCACCAATGATTGTTGTTTTTAAAACCAAAGAAGCCAAACGATTTTTGAAAAGGTACATTTCTCTTTGGGGGTCGTACAACGACGTTGCCGTAAACCCCGAAGTTTTCATACACAACCAAAAAACGCTTCAAAGAGCAAAAGAAAAAATTATCGAAGCTTCAAAACACGGAAAGATAGTATGAGTTCGGAGAAAGAAAAATTTGACCGGGTTAGCGTTAAATCCAAAGTTAAAACCGGAACAAAAAAAGAAGAAACATCTCGCCCCACAGAACCGTATGAAGTGCTTCTTGAATTTCGTGACGACTCCGGAGCACGGCACTTCATCAAATGGTTTTGGGGAAGGGGTGGACTCGAAAAGTTTCGGGTAGACAAGTGCCTTCCCGATTCAGTGCCGAAAGCCGCAGATCACGTGTTTGGGCTTCCCGAAGAAGGAATTATTACGAGAGACCGACGTAGGTATATACACGAAATTCTTATTCTCTTCGAAACAAAAAAAGAGGCAACGTGTTTTAAGCAGTGGTGGGATTATCTTGGGTCTTCGGCTTTCAATGATTACGTCAACGAATAGTCTTTATTGAACCAATGATTATACTAACGGCAAACTACAACACTTCAAAAATCGTTAACGAATGGGTCGAAGACGAACTTTACGAGAACGGGTGGCACAAACCGTTTCCAATTTCAATTCGAAACATAAAGGGGTGGAGAAAAAACCAAAGCGTTCAAGTTCTTAAAGAAAGACTCGTAAATGAAAATATAAAGAAATGGTAATTTTGTCAAGCACAAAAGAAAACCTAAATGGTTGGCTTACGTCAACAACTGCTATGAAAAAGCTTTCTTTATGTTTTCGAAGAATAGACATTTGGGAAGTTGAAAAATTAAAAAGGGATATCCGGAAGAACCTTTGCCACTAGTTCAATTAAAACGTAACTTTTTAGCCAAAATTAAACACACTCCCGAAGACCCTGAAATTGTTTGTGAACTTTTAGAACCTGTATCTGTACTGTAGAGGCGATGAACTACATCTACGAAATTCGAAATACAAAAACCGAAAGGTCATACATCGGGTCCACCGAAAATTTTCGGAGACGAATGGTTGAACACCGCTCGATGCTTCGAAAAGGTGTCCACTCTTCCCCGTACCTCCAACACTCTTGGAACCAGTACGGGGAAGAGGCTTTTGTATTTCGGGTATTAGAGCAAGTCCCGGAAACCGAACATCTTCTTCAAATTGAGCAGCAGTGGCTTGACGATGTAAAACCTTTTCCGTGGGAAAACCCAAAGGGATACAATATAAGCCCGGATGCTATTGGTGGTTACACTTGGGGACCAAAACACCCAAGATACAATGAAATCGTTGAAAAAATGAAAAAGATCAATTCTGGAGAAAACAACGGGATGTGGGGGAAAGAACATACCGAAGAAACTCTTCAGCTTATGAAAGACCGTGCTGAAGGTCGGTATACTCTTGAATGGTTTATCGAACGATATGGTGAGGAAAAAGGAAAACAACGTTATAAAAGTCGTTGTAAACGTCTATCAAACCGTGAATACGACAACCCAATGAATCATGAAAAACACAGAAAGAAAATTTCGGAAACACTTCAAGGAAGAAATGTTACTTGGAAAGATAAAATTAGTAAAGGTAGAAAAGGAAAAGGGACTGGAAAGGCAAATGTGAACTACAAAGAAATTTCAAAGACAGAACTAAAACAAAAAGTTAAAGAAGAGTTAAAATCAAAAGAATTGGCTGAATATTTTGATGTTTCACAAAACACAATTACCCGCAAACTCAAAAAACATTTCGGATGTGGTCTCCGTGAAGCTAGAAAACAGTTTAGACAATGAAAAAAGGGATGAGCCAAAAGCTCATCCCTTTTTTCTTTTTGTGATATGTAAGGTCCTAAACCTTATACGCGGCCCGGATTATCAACTACTACGATACCATAAAACTCGGGGCGAACCATGCGCTTCGCATACCGTGTCATAACCCCTCTTCTTGGCGTGAAGTTGTTAGGGTCATACACGATAGGTGTCATAATGAGTGGGATATATGGAGCATAAACTGCACCAGTTTCAAGGAAGCTTTGTCCTCTATATCCAACAAGAATGATGTTTTCAAGCATGTATGGGTTCTTGTAAACTTGGAATCTGTTGTACAGAGTACCCACACGCTGAACACCCATAGCGAACTGCATCTCGTCTCCACCTGTGTCGGTTCTGAATCCTTCAATGGACTCAAGAATCGTTGCAACTTGCGGGGAGCAAACAAGGAAGTTTGCACCACCACGCATTGTCTTCTGGTGGATAGAGTTGGAAACGCTTTGGATCTTGTTTCCTAGCGTTTGGAACCAATCGTTCTTACGGGCACCCGGTTGGGAACCTGCGTCAACGAACGAATCAGTTGCCGGATCATACTCAAATCCAACCTTCGTGCTCCAGTACTCTCGCGTTAGAGCGTTGGAAATGAGCATGTCAAGGATCTCAAGATCAATCTCCATTGAAATGTACTCAGAAAGCATACTTGTTAGTTCTGCCTCTGCGTCAATGGAGTGATAAGCGTTAAGGTCCTGTGCAAGCTCCGGAGTCCAGACAGCCTTCAATTTACGTGTCTTTGCCGCAATCGGCTCGGAACGCAAGTCGAAGTCAATTTCCGGAATGTCAAGGATTTCATATCCGCTTGACGGGTTGGTTGTGGAAGGGTAGTCTCCGTTATCACCCGGACCAGCAACGTCAGGGTTCGGGGAACGATCCTCGAAGTCACCACGGTCGAACGTTTCTGGCTGAACTTGATACTCAACCGTTACGTTATCGGAATCGAAGTCTCCAGCCGTTTCAACAGCACCGGAAGTTGTCGGAAGAACAACGAACTCAACTCGCTGCTTGCCACCAAACTGTCCAATGTGCTCGATGTGTGCCGGATAAAATTGGTCAATAATTGCAGACGCAATCGTGAATCCGCGAACACCGTTTGGATCAGCCGTCTCCGGAAGGTCAACCGTAACGGCCCTTAGAAGGTCGTCACCGTCAACAGTAAGGTCTGCTCCATTTACTCCAACAAGATCCGGATCGAAGTCAACTCGGCTCTTAGAAACGGTGTCAACGGATACAACACGTTCGGTTCCGCTTCCACCTGTAGAGTCAAGTCCTTCAACCGTTTGGTCGTTCATAGAGTACGTGAAGCGACCTTCACCGTAAAATCCTCCGGTTGGGTCTCCTTCAACTTCGGTGTCACCGTGGATTAGATCATCCTCGTTGAATCCCGGCTGCGTGGAGCCATACTTGAAGTCAAGGAAGAAGATCAATCCAGAAGGAAGGTTCATCGGCTGAACCGAAACAAATTCCTTCGCAACGATTTCACCAAAAACTCTTCGTACCAATGGGAGAGCAACACCCGCCCATTCTTCGGAACCCTCTGAGGTTCCGGTTCGATTTGCTTCGTTAACAAGCTGTTGATACTGGTTTTCAAGAAGGATTGCAAGACCGTGTGTTTCTTCTTCACGGTCAAGTCCTTCAAGAAGACCTGTCTTTTCCCACTTGTTAACAAGCCCACGGGATTTTTCTTTCAGGGTCTGCTGTGGGCTTTTACCCTGATTAAATTTATTAAGGTCTACAGAAGTTCTCATTTGATTTTTATGAAATTCTGATTAAGTTATGTAAATGATGTAACTTATGATAAATCTTTTTTCCTGCGAGTTATTGTTTACCGATTCTCAATTCCGGCAAGCTTCTTCATTCTTTCAGGGAAGCTTGCGTCTTCGTTGAGAATCTGTTTTGTCTCATTTGAAGAAGGACGTGTAGAGCCTTGTTGTCTAGAGGAACTTAGGTTAATTTGCTCTGTTAGACTCTCGGCTTGGTCCTTCTTGGTCCGTTGACTAGACTGACTTGCGGAGTCGGTAAGGTTCTCTGCAAGGTTTGTGTATGTCAACTTGACCTCACGAATATTTTGTGCTCGATCAAAGGAATCGATAACACGTTTCTTTTGGCGTTCGTTAAGGTCGAACGCATTGGTAAGCTTATTCGTGTAGAGCAGTTTGCTATTAATGAGATTAACCTCATTCATTTCTTCTCGCAGGATTTTGAAAGCCTGTCGAAATTCGTCTAGCTGCTCTTTAAGCTTTTCGTTTTCACGACGAAGACTTCGGTAAGACTCTTCCATTTCGTCTTCGTCTTCCATTTCGTCGTAATCCATTTCTTCCATGTCGTCTTCCTCTTCAAGAAGAAGATCGCCATAGCTTACGTAAGATTCGCCAATGGTAGAATCCGGCATGTCCTCTGCTTCGTAGTCCATCTCTCCGTATCCGTAGCCATAATCAAACTCTACGTAGTCGTCAGACGTGTCCATAAGATCGTCTACAACTTGGTCGTATGGACCGGAAACTGCGCTTGGCTCTTGCATTGGCTCGTCTCGGTCAACAGACGTTACGCCGTATTCACGAAGCGTACTTTCGAGTTCATCCACGTCGATTTCGTACATTACGTCGTCACCGCCGCTTCTGGAACGACCATTTTCAAGATCGTTAAGAAACTCGTCAATTTGTCGGTCTAGATCCCTTTCTTCAATGTCCTCTTCAAGTTCGGATACAACTCGGTCTAGATCCAACTTCTCGTGAACGTCGTCCATTGCCATTGCTCCGTATCCGTCTTCGTGGTCGTCCACGTCAAGCATTGGAGCATCTTCGTGGCCTCCGTCGTGTTGAACCTCGTCGTAAGAAAGCTCGTCTGCAAGATCCGGGTCGCGGTGGCGCTCGCCTCCCGCAACCTCTTCATCGAGTTCAGAGAGGAAGTTTGCGATATTGTCCCAATCGCGCTCGGAAAGTCCAAAGGACTCTTCCATATCTTCTTCTTCCTCGTCCTCTTCTTCGTCTTCTTCGTCTTCATCGTCAAGGTCCATTTCGACCTCTTCTTCATCTTCCATGTCTTCCATGTCTTCTTCGTCGTAGTCACCTTCCATTTCTTCTTCGGCTTCCCGTTGAAGTTGGTCGGCTACAACTTGACGAATCTTTGGCGTGAAAGCTTCACGAAGATAGTCAAAAGCGTTTTCTTTTGCTACTTCTCGAAGCGTTTTGGCGTCAGCCATCGCTTCTTTGAGCATTTCACTATCTGTTTGATCTTTCATGATAGTAGTTTATATGATTTATTGTTGATCTCTGCCTCTATTGAGAGAGACAATTGAGAACTTATGTTAAAATGCTAAATTTCGATACGGCGTATATGAACGCCGTTTTCGACATTTGAATAACTCTTTGCAAGGTGTGTGTAACTTATATGTTCACACTTATATATAGTGTTTGTATGAATTTTTTTTAAAATCCATTTATCCGGAGAAAAAGCGGCGTGCTTTGCTCCACATCTTTGCGGCTTTGCTGCCGCCCTCAATAGCGTCGTACATAGCTTTTCGGATGTGCCTACCCTCTCCTTTCGACGTAATATCAATCCAACGCTCTACTTCTCTTCTTGGGCCTTTCACAATCCATGTAGTATCGGGGTAGTCTTCGTCTTTTTTAACTTCAACGTCGGCTTCTCGGTACGCTTTACTTGCTCGTTTAAAGTCAACCGCTGACGTATATTTCATCACCGCTTCTTCGGTGAGGTGTTGAACCTCTTCACGGATAGTCCGCTTTAGTTTTCGCTGTGAAATCTTCATATTGTTTAATACCTGTTACTTCTATTTTTGCGTTTAATCCGGCGCTCTTTTTGTTTTCGAGCATCCCTTCTTTCTTTTGAAGGTTTTGTAAACTGCTGGTTTTGAATGTGCTCGTATAGAATACCGGACTTTTTAACTCTCCGGTTGAAAACTGAAAGCGCCTTTTCAACGTCGTTGTCTCGAACTTCAACTCCTACTCTTGCTCTTTGCATATAACTCTGTGTGTTTTGATTGATTAGTATTTTATTGTGTTTTCTCTCTTGTTTCGCTAACAACATCGGGAACAGCACTCCTTATTGTTCGTCCCCATTTTTTGCTATCTTTCATCCTGCTGCGTCTTACGTTTCCTCTAAAAAGTCTTGTTCCGGACTGTTCTTTAGGAATAACATACATCGCAACACAGTTTCCTTCTCTTGGGTGGCCTTCAAATCCGGCTATGCCTGAAGATTGCGGGTCAACAAAACCAATAACACTCATTCCGTCTTCATAAACTCCAGCAGCTAGTTTTGTGCTAACAACTTGGCCTCTGTCGGTATCTTCAATATCTCTTCTTCTTTTGAAGCTCTCTCTGATCCTGTCTTCAACTGGATTAATAATGTTTTCAACTAGTGCCCTTTCTGGAATATCTGTCAAATCTTGATTTCTTAGTGTCTCCCAAAGATCATTTCCCATATATGGGTCTAGTTCATAAAGATTTGAAACACTTTCAGTAACTCTTCGTCTTGATCTTCTTGAATTACTGTTCAGGGTCTTTCGAACTTCCTCACGAATGATGCGTTTAAGTTTGCGTTTTGATAGTCTCATTATACTGATTTTTTATTTTAGTAAATGTATATGCGTGTATAGCTTTACTTGCGAGTTACATTAAATCCTGCACCATCAAGGACTCGAAATACTTCTTGGGCGAGTCCCCTACGCATTCCGTCTCCACTTACGACGTATGTTCTAGATCCATAATTGTAAGTGACGGTGGCAAGATCCGGGCCGTCTTCAATTTCCAATCTTTTTCCCATGTCAAAGATTGAGTCATATGAAGGAAGCCTCCGTCTAAGAACATTTGAAGGCTTGTTAAAAAGCCCTTTAGCTTCTTTAAGTTCTTCACGGATCATGCGGCGCAGTTTACGTCTTGAAAGTCTCATTGTGTTTTAATTCTTCCTATTAACTTAACGTTAAATGTAATCGTTTGTAGTTGTTTGTTTACTTGGACATGATTCCACCTACTTGCGGATCTCTTTTGTCTCCACCTGCAAACTTGCTTGCAGCGTTAGAAACAGAATAGACCCCATAAACGGCAAGGTTAAACTGTGTCCAGTTCACCGGGTCAATAAATCCTGTAAGAAGAAGAGCAATGCTAATCACGTGAAGAGCAACCCCCGCAAGAAACTTCCTTGACGTAAACCGTTCTTTTAGGTCTTGAGGAAGCCCAACGTCAAGTTTCTTTTTGCTTTTTGGGGGATTTTCACTCTTCTCTTTATCTTCCCCGTCCCCAACTTGCTCTGGAGGTTTGGGGGGCATTGGGGCTTGTGTATTTGCTTTGTCGGTTGTCATTGTCAGTTACTTTGTTTTTCAAAACATGAATATTTAACATAACCTTTATTGAAAACAAGCGGTAACTGATTTGCAACCGTTTTATTTAACTTATATTTTTTACAGGTCTTCAATCATAAACCGAAGTCCGCGAATTACTTTCGGCTTGATAGATGTTGGCATATCGTCTTTTGTGACCGTTTCAAGGTCAAGCTCGACCTCTTTGCTTAAAAGATTGTTTAGGTCTTCGACAAGTTGACCTTTATCTTCGAACTTCGGGTCAACCTGTTCGTTGTCAGGGTCAACGCCTTCCGGGTATACCGGATCACCGTTTTCGTCACGAACGATTTGGTCATTAACGTGGCGCTGGTATGCCTTTTGATAACGTTCGTGAGCCTGTTCGAGTTCTTCAGCGTTAATGACGACCGCCCAAACTAGGTCGCCTTCGATTTCCATGTCTTCTAGAACTTGAATTGCTTGTCGTGCTTGAATAACTTCTCGGTTTGTAAGCTTCATTTTTTGTATAATGGTTTTATTGTTCATTCATCTGACGTGTCAGGTTTGATTTATTCTTGGCCGCTTGACACGTCGAAGTAGCGGTCAAGAATCATTGCAATATCTTCATATAGGGCAGAAAGACGTTCTCGGTTCTTTTGCGTCTTTTCTGCCGTTTTTTCAAACTTGTTTAAATATTTTTTGAGTTCTCTCATATTGCGGTTAACCGTTACGTTGTCAAACGGCGTGTTCTTTTCGTTTAAATACCGCTTGGCGTACTTAGCAACCGCATGAAGTTTCTTTGAAAGCTTGTTTAAATTTCCTTCATTATATATATACTTGTCGTTTTCGTGAAAATTTTTTAGCTCACGAAAGAGGATTTTCTTTTGGTCTTCGGAAAGATTGCCTTCCGATTCAAACCAGTTTTCGTTTGAAGACTCTTTTTTCTGTTCTTCGACCAAAAGTGAAACAAGCTTATCAAATTTCATGAGATTTTCTTTTTACTTCAGTCTTATATATCTACCACTCTTTCCTTGTTGCCATTCTTGACAAATCTGTAGTCGTATATGCTTTCTTCCCCGGCCTGTGGCCTTTCGATTTCGTACCCGTTGTTTTTAGCCCACATCTTCATCTTCTCAAAAGCGTGGGTTAAATTAGACCCTCTTGTTATGTGCTCGATTTCATAGTCTTTTTCTTTTGGAGCAGTAAGCCCAAGCCTCACAACGTCAGAAAAAAGCTTTTCGCGTAAGATATCCTTAAAAGTAATCATTATCCATCAAACCATAATTCAGCAACTTGACCGTCAAATCTAACTTTATTTAAGTCACTTCTTTTAGCAATGGAAGAAAGCATATTCGGATTCAAGGTTAGACCACCGGGAAGAGTCGAAGGGTTAATCTCTACTATATAAATAGGTTCGCCCATTCGCATATCTTCCTTATAAACTTTGTAGCGAGAGGTATCACCTAAACCCATAGTTTGAAGAGCAGAGTCTATCTTCCGGGGAACACTAGGCCCGGACACTGTTTCTTGTTCAGACAAAACCTTTTTTGTTTCTTCACGAACTATTTTCTGAAGTTTTTGGTTACTAATTTTCATTTGTCTTTTTGGTTTAGTGTTTTTTTTAATCATTCTCCCCGTTTGGGCCTGTTCTCCAATCTTCACGGCCCAAATACTCGTCTTTTAGCGAAGCGCAAAATGCTTCCGGGTCGTCAAGCTCGTCTTCCATTTTGTCCATACAATTTGAGAAAAACCCTTCTGTGTCGTCTTTTGTTTTTCCTGTAAGGCTTCTAGCAAAGCTTTGAAGGCTTTCTTCGTCCCATCCGGGGGGAAGGTTTTCCCATCCTATGTACGGATTCTCTTCCGCTAACAAATGTTCTTTAATATACGCTCTTGCTTTTCTTCGAAAAGCCTCTTCTTTTACTTCCGGGGGAATGTCGTCGTGACCAGTTTCGGCAAAATCTTTTGCATCTTCCATCGAAATGTCGTCAGCGATAGACTTGATCTTTTCTGCCAAGTCGTCGTCAAGCTCGCCCAAGTCAAGTTCTCCTTGCTTGTAAGCGTAAACCATTCCGAAAAGCCTCTGTTGGGTTTCAGACTTTGATTTTTCGTTTACAACAGATTCATCAAGCCGTTCTCTTGATTTTGGGTGCATCCCAATCCTACCAAAGTATTCCCGGTTAAGCTCTCGGATTGCCTTTTTTGGGTTTTGAAGAAGCATGTCTACCTCTTCTTCGTTGATGTAGTAAGATCCGGCCCCTTCAATACCTTTATCAATGAACCTGTAGTCCTTGTGATAACCTCTAGCGGCCTTTAGCCCAAAGATAGTATATGGACCTTCAAACTCGCTTTCCTCTAGAGGAACGGCCACTAAAACGTTCATCGGCTCGCTGTAGTGAACTTCTTCGAATGCATCTTCTTGGTGAAGCATCCGATACGTCGTGTTGTACAAGTCGGTAATTTCTTGGAAGGTGTCCGTATACGGCCTGCCGGGGTTATACTCTCTGTAGTGGCTAAACGGAGAACGCACAGGTCGTCCACGATTTGCATAATACGCCTCGTGAATCAAACTTCTAATGAAATCTTTACTGTTCATATCTTTTTACTGGTTTTCTAAAGTTCCTTCGGCTGTTGACTTCATTTCTTCGATGAACTGCTCTACGGATTCAACGTCAAACTCTCCTGCCGCGTCGGAAACGTCGTTAACAATTTCTTCAATTGAAACGGTTGGAAAACTTGACGTGGTTGTTTTGAACCGAAGAATTTGCTTGCCCCGAAGGTCGGGGTTTTGAAGAGAAAAAGAAATTTGAAGAACGCTTCTAGATCGGCCAAAGTATTCTACGGTAACGTCAAACCCTTCATACGTTCCGTTATAGGTGAAATACGTTCCGGCCCTCCCTGAACGATATAGGTCCATTTCTTCACCTAGGTTTTCCCCAAGCGTTCGAAGCTCTTTTTCAAGTTCGGAAAACGCCTCTTTAAGTAAACTGTTGAGCCGAATCATTATTCAATTTCGTATTCTTCAGACATTTCTTCAATAAGCTCGCTTGCAAAACTGTTTACGTCTTTCCACCTATCCATTTCTTTCTTTGCCTCCCGGCTTTCGGTAATAAGACCCTCTTGCACGACCCCTTCGTTTACTTCGTCCATGAACGCGCCGTGTGTTGAAGGGTTTGAAACAAAGTCCCAAGCGATAAGATCAAAGTCATTTCCAACTCGAAGCGTTCCGTCTGTTTGTTCTTTCACGCTTCCCATTCCACGGCTTGAAATTCCGATATTCACGTTGTCGTTAAGAAGACTTTTTAGAATTCGACCGTTGGGCGTGTCAAGAACTTTTACTTCCCCCATAAGATCGTTTCCTTTCCACCACACATCCGTAACCATGTGTGAAACGTTTTTTAGGTTCACAACGGAACTGTCCGGGTGGTCAAGTTCGCCTAATGCTCTGCGTTCATTAATGAGCTTCTTATAATCTTCAACTTCCCGTTTAAGCACTTTTTTAGGATATATCCGACCGTTCTGGTTTTGGGCATTGGCCCGTTGAAGAATACCTTTTACAACAAGGGGCTCGTCAGAGTCCCCCGCAGCCTCGTCAAGTCGAGTCTTTTTCTTTTCGTACCTGAAAGGCCGAACATCAACAATGTCCGCTTTTTCTTTTTCCGGCTTTGTATCAAGCTGTTGTTTTGTTTCTACTTCTGCCATGTTTGAAAGCTTAGTTTTGATAATTGATTACTAAAACAGTTCCGTAACACTTGAAATCATTCGAGAAACTTTGTCTGCGTCGTTTGCTCCAATGATAATACCGTTTGTTTCTCCGTACTCAACGATGTATACTCCAACGTCCATTGTCCGCTGGTCTTCAACGGCATAAATTTCAATGTCTCCACCCATTGTTCGAAGACTTCCGATCTCTTCCCGGATTTCAATTGGACCTACACCTTTGCCAACAACCTCTCCGGGAGACAGGTGGGATTCGGAGATAAGATTTGAAACTTCTTCTCGAATAATACGTTTAAGTTTTTGTGGAGACATGGATCTTTTGGTTTCAAATTAGTCAATCCAAAAAGACCTGCGCCTAAACAGGTCGTAAAAGACTTCTGAAATTTCCGAACGAATGATTCGCCGGATCTCTTCTTCTTCGTCTTTGGAAAATTCTTCTTTGATAAGGGTGCGACGCACCTCGTCTTGAATTATGCGCCGCAACTTCGTACCCTCTTTATCTTTCATTTAAAATTGAAGTTATCTTCTATTTCACCTACCAAGTACCAAAGGTCGTTACTGGACCCGGTAGTTCTCGTTGATGTATGAAAGCTTCTCTTCAAGCTCGTCGTTGCTTAGGCTTTCAAGAAGGGCTTGGGTAAAGGAAACCTCTCCCATAAGTTGCCTCATCTTGTCTGCCTGTTCGTTAAGCCTTTGCCGTTGGGACTGTTTGTTTTCGTTTAGTCCTGCAAGCTCTTTGAATCGTGACTTCTTTTGTCCGTTAATAAGATTTCCCATTGTACGTTTTATAAATTGTGTAAAGTGAATGAATCTTTAGATACACGTAAACTTTTAATGAATCTTCGTATGTGAACTTATCGCTCAACGTCAATAAAGTTTCGGATGTTCTTTGCAATCTTACCCGGTTCTGCGTCTGCTCCAAGCTTATCTTTTATTTCGTCTTCTCCGATTTCGCCGTCTTCAAGCCTTCCTTGAAGCCCCTCAAGATCGTCAGCAACGTCTTCAAGCTCATCGGTTTCATAGTCGTCAAAAGCCTTCCTAAAGTCTTCAGCGGTGTTTCCGCTAAGGTCTTTATCTGCAACCCCAAGGTCTTCAAGCTCTTTTCCTATATCTTTTGTTTTCTTTTCGGTTTCGCCGCTAGAGTCGTCGCCTCCACCGCCGAACTTCTCTTTTGCTTTCTTCTCTATTTTTTTAGCTTTCTTGAAGGCAGGGTGTCCACTTCCATAACTTAGAGCGGTTTTTAGCTTGATTTCTTTTCCCGTTTTTGGGTTTTCAATCTTGGTGTTATACACCTTTTTCATTTTCTTATTTTTCTCTTCTCTAACCACTTGACGGACCATCTTTCTAATACCGCGAATGGCCTTTTGCTTTTTTACTTCTTCGTTTATAATTTGTCTTAGTCGTTTTCTCATTTTAACGTTTGAATAGTTTTATGTGTGTGTTTGTGTTTAAAACTTATTGAGTAATGAATTTATTATGTAATGAGTTTTTTGACCTCTCTTCGAATGCGCTCGTCTTTTTTTGCAAGTGGGCCAAAAAACGCAAGAAAGTCTTGAATAGCCTCCGGGCTTGTAACGTCTTGAACAAGCGTATATCCGTATTGCTTGTTAATCTTTTTTAGCTTTTTCTTTCTTTTTTCTTCATCTTCTTCGGAGTCCCCAGAAAACGCATACGGGGTATCATATCCCGGAACGTTCAACGTGGTCGTGGCCTCGTCTGTCGTTTCTTCGTTTTCCTCTCTGTCAGAGTCAACAATAATTGTTTTAATGTACTCTCTTAGCTTGCCTTTCGGGTATTTAAGAGAGGAACCCTTGCAACCGCAGTCTTCGTTAATTTTTTTTCTCATTGGCTTTGAAGCTGGTTTTCAATTTTTTCTTGAAGCTGGTAATACATAAGAAGTTTCGTCACTTGATCTTCGCTAACGTGCTGGCCATTTTTCACGTTACCGATAAGCTCGGAAGCTTCTTTAACCTTCGTTTTTGTAACTGTGTCTTCAATTTCACTTTGAAGAGAAGAAAGGGTTTCTTTCAACTCTTCTGCTTCAGAGTCCACATATTCCCGGAGGTTGTTCGTATTTGAAATGTTGTTGATGTACTTGCGAAGAAGTTTCTTTTGCTTGCCATTTAAGCCGTTATAGCGGTCATTAAACCGCTCGATCATAAGCTTTTGTGCATAAAGGCGAAGGTCTTTACTTTGGTTTTTATACTCTTCAATCTCTTTTGACCGGGCCTCTCTTAACTTCTCTTCTTTGGTTGGCTCGGACGTATCACTTGTAATGTGCTCGACAAGCGTGTCTTCAGATCGAACAACATCTGCAGGGTTGTATATTTCTTTGTCGTCTTTTTCCGCTTCAAAGATTTTGTAAACACTCGCATACTCTTTGTAGTTGTCAACTCTTGACTTGAAAAACTCTTCAAGTGGGTAATGCTCTTTGATCTCTCCAATCAAGTCGTATCTTTGATTATAAAGCTTCTGGTCGTCAAGCTTCTTACGGGCTTCAACAACTCGATCAATAAGCTCTTTTGCTTTGCTTGGGTCGGAGAAATCTTCACTCATTAAAACGTTGTACAAAGAATACTCTTTGGCAAGCTCGGTATCTTTGTAGTATTCGCGGATAATTCGAGCCGCCTCGCTTTTTGTTTCTCCATTTAGGGCGTCAACGGTAATTTGACGCACCAGCATTTCAAAAATCAAGCCAGTATTTTTGTATTTCGAGTGTTTTATCTTTTTCATCTTAGGTTTTTGTTAAATCTTCTTCACTTTATATATAGAAAAGTTACGTGCTCCTTTGTAAAAGAGTGTTACAAGGTTTCATCTAGCAATTCTTTGAGTCTATCATTTTTTTCTTCAAGGGCTGACTCGTCCATATATGTATCTTTCATATGATCTTCGTTTCCTTCGTCTTCTTTGTCTTCGTCTTCGGTGTATGTTTCATGAATGAGCCGTCTTTTTCTGTTGAAATGTTTCTCTAAACTTGAAGAAAGAGCCATTGGGCTTCCTCCTTGGTAGTTGTGAGTTATATCCGAAGACTTGTTTCTAAGTTGATTTGAAAGGTCTTTCATTCCTGAAACATCATCGTCTCCGCCTCCAAGATCATTTCCACCTTCATCTTTATCTAAGTCTTCTAGTTCGTCTTCGGTGTTGTCAATGTCGAAGTTCTGGATTTGTGAGCTTCCACTCATTGCCAAATCACTTGGCGTCCCGTAACTCATTCCCGTCTTTACGGGATCGTTGCCTTCACGTTCGATTTGATCCTTTCGGAAGTTTCTCTTCCAGTCCCGAACCTTCTCTTTGTATTCTTCATCGATTTCGTCTTCGGACATGTTAAACACTTCCTTTGCAATCTTTTCATCCGATAGGAAAGGCATTTCTCGCATGTCACGCGCAAGACTAACCTTCCGGCTAAGAAACTCAATCCGTTCTTGTTCTGCAACAATGCTTGGGTTTGTAAACGAGAAGTTAAAGTCAATAAGATCACTTCCCCTGTACCCTCGGACATACAGGTGAACAACGGCGATTTTTTTCAACTCTCTTGCAATAGACCGTTGAAGGTTTTCTACGGCGTTAGAAAACTTAATGGACTCTTGGGCAAGAGTGGCTTTTCCTTGAATTTCTTGTTCGTATCCTAAGAAAGCATTTGGAATCTTTAAAGCCGACATAAGCTTCTTCCGAAGATACTCAACGTCTTCCATCGCTTGATATTGAAGGCCCTGAAGACTTTGAATTTCCGTTCCGGATTGGTTTCCCCGAACCGGAAGAAAAAAGTCTTCAAGCATATTCTGCATGTTGAATTCCAAGTTGTATTGTCCCGTTTCCGGGTCAACAAGCGGGGTTTGCTGAATGTCGTTCATTACGTCGTTCATATAGCTTTCAATTGCGTCAGGTTCGATGTTCCCAACGTCAATTTTGAAAACCCGCTTCTCCGGTGCCCTCATGATCCGGTGAATCAACATAGCCTCTTCCATCAAAGAAAGCTGTTGCCAAATCTTTCGGCCATTTTCAATGATGCTCTTCCCGTACGGAAAAAAGTTCCCGTCATTTATGAATCGAAAGTGTGCAACTTCCCATTCTTCAAAAGCAACTTGCCCTTGCGTGCTGCTTGTGTATGCGGACCCGTGGGCATTCCCTTGATAGACAAATTTAATCTCGTCTCCGTGGGTATCTTCTTGTCTTACAATTTCATACGGGGAAAGTGGGGTAACTTTTGTCACTCCAACGTCTTCGTTGATCGTCATGTGAAGAAACAAGTCCCCATACTTTGCAATTGAGCGTGCCCACCACCGGGCGTTAAAATTCACATCCAGAATATTGAAAACTAAATTTTCAAGAACAGACTTGATTTCCCCATTTTCACACTTTACATCCAAAATCTGTCCATATGCGTCTTTAGTTGCAACTTCGTTTGCGTAAATATCAAGAGCAGATGCAATAATCGGGTCTTGGTCCATATCTTCATAGGTTTGAAAAAGCTCAAACCTGTTTGCATGAAGAGCCTGTGAAGACGAGTATCCGCTTGAAGAGTAATGGCTTTGCCCGGACCCATAAAGCTTTTTGAAACGCCCGTCCGCAAGGTCTTGTGAAATAGATTGGCTACTACGTAAGTCTGCCGTTGTCACGTCCTCTCCATCCGAAGAGCGGACAATCACCTCGCTGGAAAAGAGACGTGAGAGGGCATTTCTAATACTTCCTCTTGACTTTTCTGCCATTCTGTGTATTTATACTCTTTAAATTTATAACTTACTCGCTTCTATTCATTCATATATAGCTTTAGGCTACACAAGCCTTACAATCTTGTTTTCGTCGGTAATTTGGTCGTATCCTTTTCCCCAATCTGCCACGTAGTTTCTTCCGACGTAACCACCGTAAACCTCTCCGTGTCCAGTCTGAGAATCGTATTCTGCTTGGTTGACGATGTAAAATTCATATGAAGACGGGTTAAAAGAACTCGTTCCAAGTTCGTCTCGAAGCTGGCGAACAAGTTCGCTGTACTGTGGGCTTCTCGGGTGAACCAAAATCATATCCGGGTCGTCAATAACGTCCCCAACCGTAGACTCTTCCCGGTTTTCTTGCTCTTGTAGGCGTCGAAGTTCTTCAACGAAAATTTGCTGTTTTCCTTCTTTTGAATTGATTCTCATATTAGTTGACTCTTTATATTTATCGGATTTTCTTTTTTCTCCGTCTGATCGTTCGATGTATCCTTGTGCCTTGCAACTTGCTCTTTGGGTAAATCCCATGTCTTCCGGATCGGTGTTTTTGCAATACTCTTCACTTGCTTTTTCTAAAATGCGATTTCTAGTAGCGGAGCGAACGTATTCTTCAATTTTCCATTCTTCGCCTTCACTTAAAAGGTCGGACACGGACTTGTCTTTTCTCCAAAACACACAACTCCAAAACTTTGCGGTGTGCTTATCGGATTGATCAAGTTCCCCACAGCTAAATCTAGACCGGAAAGATTTAAGCCGTGCCGGATCGTCTCTTTTGATTTCCATCGTGTCAGACCCGAACTTAACTTTGTTCACGTTTCCAGAATCGGGGTTCCGGACGTAAACGGCAAACTTCTTTTCATCGTCTTCAATCCGAAACGGGTCGTAAAGCGTAACTTCCCGACCATCATACTCTGCATCTTCTTGGTCCGGAAGCTCGGGAGTATCATAGTCGGGAAGATCGTCCATTGTAAGCTCTTCGTCTTCGTCTTCGGTCAATATGTGGGCGATCTGTTTTTTTGTAATCATGATACAATTGTTTGCCTGTATTTTGATAAAATTTTAACTCTTACTAACCAATCCGAACTTGAAAGTAAAACTGGTTGCCATACATTGCAACTTTCAAAATATCCATTCTTGCTCCATAAGAAAGGTCGTCGATGTTTAACTCAAAGTCTCGAACACCCGGCTTTAAGTACACCTCCCATGTGTCGTCTAGAAGCTGTGAAATTTGATCTACTTCGCGCCCTTCTACTCCGATTGCGCGTGTAATAAGACGTTTAAGAGGTTCTGGATACTGCTCAAGGTTCTCTTGTTCTTTGATTACACGTCTTGTTTCTTTTTGAATAATTCTTCTAAGTTTTCTTTTGTTCATTGTTTTCTATTTTTTTTATTAGTTTATGTAACGGTATTCAAACAACTCGTGTTTATATATCTTTTAGTAAATGTCAATAACAATGTCGCCAGACTTCGGCTTAAAGTTTTCTTTTCTCATAACCGTAATTACGGTAAGAGCAAGAACCGAAGGATCTCTTGTTCGTTCTAAAACTCCAACCAAGTTTAAATCATAGGTATTATCTCGAATTACGAATTCGTCGCCCACGTCCATCCGGTTATTGATTAGATACTGAAGAATCTTGTCGGACGCCTCTTCTGCCGTTGCAATAATTTCTTCCTCGTCAATTTCGTTTCCCTGTCCGTGGCGAAACCTTCGTTCATCTGCATGTCTAGACAAATCAACATTGACTTCAATTGTAACGCTCTCCAAAAATTTGCCAATTGAACGCTCGGCAATTTTTTTAGTAAGCTCTTCAAGCATATCGTTTAACTTCATGACTTTTTACGTTTGGTTTTCTTTCTTTTTCTAGAACCTTTTTTGTAGCTACTTTTTTTCCGGTGAGCTTTTTTGGCTGCCTTCGAACGCCTTCTTTTTTCTTTACTTGACATTCGGACGCACCGACCATCTTTTGCTTTCTTACCCTTTGGGCAGTCAAGCTTACGGACTTTCTTCCCGTTTCTATAAACGGTTTTGTACCGCGCTTCTTCAATTTCTTTTCGAATAAGTTTTCTTAGTCGTTCCCTTGTTAATTTTTTCATACTACCATCATAAGTTCTTCGATAAGTTCATCTAAAAGTAACTCCACCTCTGCAGGATCTTTGTTAAGGCGATCTGAAAGCTTTTGAATAAGACGAGTTGAAGTCCTTACTCCTTTCATGTGGGAAAGAAGGTCGTTTAGGTCACAATACAGGTCGCCTTTTGTGATCTTTTCTTGAAGTTTGTTTCTTTGTTTTCGGTATTTCATAGCACTTATTTACTTAGTTGAAAAGCCAAGAAATGTCTTCTCCACTCGAAGGGTCTCGATACGGATTCCCCCTGTTTTTTCCAGAGGAGATTCCGGAACTTGGAATTTGCTTGCTTGGTGAGTTTTTGTTTTTGATTCCCTTCACCATGCCTTTGTTCATTTCTTTTTCGTTGCCAAAGACTCGGATAGCTGTATCCCGGCTCCAAAACGCAAACATCGTAGCAAATATCAAGTCGTCGTAAAACCCGTCAAGGTGTTCTGCCCGTTTTGAAGTTTTCCACACAAACGTTTTAAGCTCGTCTACAAGTCTAGACGAGCGAATCGTGGCGTAGTCTTTTCGGATAAACTCTTCAAGCTTCGATACAAGAAGCGGTCTTGTTTTTCTTGTTGTTTTAAGTCCCGGATACACCTTCTTTTTAGAAGAAACGTTTGCGTTCACCTCAACAATTTTAAAGTCGCTTGACGTATAAAGAAGATTCTTGTAATCCATGTCAATGAGCCGTTGAAGGGTTGTAAACCCATAATTGTTTCTCTCGACAACGGCTAGAGCTTGATTGTAAATGTTTCCAACTTTGTATATTTGTTCACCAAGCTGGTCTGGAGCGATTCTTGCTCTGTATTCTGCAACTTGTTCTATCTGTTTGGTTGTGAACACCTGAAAAGTCGAAAAGTCGCCTTCATCGTCCCCCCTTGCAACATCTGCGGATATGATATAATTTGTGTTCGGTTGTGGCTCTTCCCAAACCCAGAGGCTTGTTCCCGCAAGAATTGGAACCTTATACTTTGGCTTTGAAACCGTGTGTTCTTCGATGGATTCGATCCGGTCCATTTCAATTACAGTTGTACCGGAACTGGAGAAATCGCAATCATATTCTCGTTTTGCTTCCTTTTCCGGAAGCTTTTCCCCCTGCTCTTTTCTCCACTGCGCGTCTCTATCGGGGTGGAGGCTCCAATGAAGTTTGATCGGGTGAAAACCGTTTTCTCCTTCTCCAACCCACTTTTCTTTGTTCGGTGTGTCGTCTACCATTTCTGCTCCGTTCACCGCCTTTTGCCATACTTCATGAAACCAATTCCCGATGTTCTCAGGCGTTGAAAGCACGACAGAACTTCCCCCGGACTGTGAAAGCGTAGCTTGAACGCTAGCCCAAAGGTCACGGGCACCGTCGATAAACGCGGCTTCGTCAATAATTAAAAGAGAAAGAGACTCGGATCGGCCCGCATTTTCTGTTGTGGTTTCAGCGGAGATTTGACTTTGATTGTCAAGCTCCATCGAAAGCCTGTTATCACGCACTTTTTTTCTTCGAAAAAACGAAGGCAAGTTGTCGTGCATGATTTTGGTTTTTTTCACCAAGTTGGCTGCAACGCTTTGTTTTAAGGCCACAACCAAAATGTTTTTATCGGTGTTGAATACCATAAGCCAAAGCGCGTACGCCGCCATAAGCGTCGATATACCCATTTGACGGGCTTTTAAAATAACGTTGAAGCGGTTATTTTCAATCTCTTCAAGCGTCCTTTCTTGAAACGGGTAAAGATCAAACGGAATCTTTCCCTTCTGTTGATCTTGAATCATGCAGTACTTCCGCATGAAATACTCGGGATTAGTTGCACACTTTAGGTACTCTTCCCGCTGGTTTTGAAGGATTTCTTTCCGTTTGTTTGACTGATTTGACATGCTACTGCTTAGTTGATAGTTTACCCGTGAAGAAGCTTTCTTTCACTTTCTCGGATCGTGCTATTCCAAAAAGATTCTCCTTCATCTTTTTCGAGAGGACTATCCGGACGTGCTCTTTTTTTCTTTGTTGAAAGGTCTTTGTCCGGGTCAAAAGCCGTAGAGGGGCCACCGCTTACGACAACCCCTCCACCGTTTACGTCAAGTTTTTTCCGGAGATTTTTAGCCTTCTGTGGGCGAGCCTCTTTTTCTACGTCTCCAAAAAAGTCGTTTGACATGACACTTCGATTGTTTGTTTAAAGATTTTCAATATCTTCTCGAATCTCTCCAAGACGCTTGACAATTCTTGAAATTTTGTCGTTGTTTGAACCGTCTGCAGCTTCCCGGAGAAGAGAAACAGTTTCGTCAATGCTTTCGGTAACAATGTCGAGTTGGCCTCTCTTCATGTCTTCAAGACCTCTGTACGTAAAGTCGTCTTGTCTTGAAGGAGAACTCATGTCGTGAATTGGTTGAAGCCCAACCATTCCACCTACGGCCTCGTCAATTTGTCTTTTTGAAGAAGTTTGTCTGCGAATCTCGCGTTCTACAAGTCTGCGAATTTTTCGTCTATTGATTTTCATATTATCAGTTGTTAAGTTGATGAAAGATTAATGAATGTAGTAAATAATGTTGCCATGCTAGTGTAGACGTTTGGTGTTTGGCGTTGTTAATTTGTTTGTCCGACGACATATGCCGAACCGATAACTGCAGCCGCTCCACCGACAAAGTAAAGCCACTTTCTCCGGTTTGCGGAATTTAGCTGTTCTCTTAGGCCCTCTATTTCGTTGTTTTTTTCTTCAAGAAGCTCGTTTCGGTTTTTTATTCTCCGGTCTTTGATTCCAATAAGAAGGCTATCTTTTTGCCGAAGGGCTTTAAGCGTCCGGACTTGTGACTCCAAATTTCGTTTTAACCTTTGAAGATCTTGAATCTTCTTCTGTTTCTTTTGAATATCGTCTCTTACCCGTTCAAGCTGCTTGACAGGAACACAAACGCTATCTTGTGACGCAGAAGAAGACGAAGAAGATTGCCCAAAGGCAACTGTAGGGGACAACAGCAAAAATGCTATAAGTAACGTAACAGACTTTTTAATCATTTTTGTCACCATAATTGTTTTGAAGCCAATCTCTTACATTTTCTTCATTTTCTTTCGGTTTGGGGTCTTCCCGGAGGTCTTCTCTTATCTTTTTCTCTTCTTCTTCAAGATTGTTTAAGTCTTTTTCAAGACCCTCTTTCTCCTTTTCAACTTCACGTTCTTTTTCTTGAAGTTTTTGGTCTTCGTTTTGAAGCTTGTTTTGCCTCCGGAGGCTCTTTTCGATTTTTTCTTGTGCGGAGTCGTCAAAAAACACAAGATAGCCCAAGATAATTGACAACCCAAGGGCTATGTACTCCCAAGATTTCTTCAAGAAAGACAAAATAGCTTCTCCAATACGTATAAATGTTTCAATCATGGCCTTATGTTTTTAGCGATTTTTCTTCCGTCTATATCCCCACCTTGAAGCTGGATTTTCTCGATAGCTTTGTTTACAATTCCGGTTATGTGTTGCTCTGCATTCATAGGAGAAGAAATTGCAACATCATAAATCGCGTCAACCGCTCTTTCATACTCTGCTTGGCCGACGTTTTCATCTACTTTTTTTTTGCTCTTTTCACCACTTCTCGAACGGCTTTTTCTTTGCTTACTCCCCGTTCCATAAGCTGACGAACCGCCCGTTTGAACGATTCAAGCTTTTTTGAAGATTCGTTTAAGCCATCTTTTCTTTGAACGTAGTCTTTAGCTTGCTCGATAGCTTCTTGGTCTTTTGTATCCGTGTCTTCGTTCCATCCTAGGCTAACAAAGTCGAAGAACTTTTTCTTCTCTTTATCATTTAATTCTTGTGGAGAATCAATTCCAAACACGTCCATCATCTGTTTGAAATATTTTTGGTACTCCGTCTCTTCATTTAAAATTTTTGAAACCTCTTCTTGAATGAAGCTTCTAATTTGATCTTTATTCATGGTATTCTTATTTGACTTTTATTATGATTGTAAAGAATGTTTTGCCGATTCGATAACTCGTTGCTACTCGTCTAAGATATTAGTTGTTGTCTTCTACGTTTACACCGATAGGTGGCTCGTAAATCACAAGCATTTTTGACCCGGCCTCGGACACGTCCTCGACAGAGTGTTCAACCCCACACGGAACGTATATGCTATCTCCAGAGGATAGGATCTTTGTCTTGTCTTTAATTTCATACTTTAGCTCGCCTGAAATAACAATTGAAAGTTCAGACTTGTTGGGATGGGAGTGGTCAGGTAGGCTACCGCCCGGATCTACATTTTCAATCCATCCGTCAATATCTTCTCTTTCGATAACGGACTTTATCTTCCACCCGTCTTGAATTTCTATGGGCTCGGTTGTATACGGAATATTACTTACAAACCCTTCTCTATATTTCGTTTCAAGTCGGGTCGAAAGTTCCGATTGTAAGCTAAGTATTTTTTCGTGTTTTTCACTCATGATACCATTTCAATTGTTACATGAATTTCATGTTTCTTTTATAGTAAAATTCTGTTGTTAATCTTTGTTGGCTTCTTCTAAGAGTTTTTGCAAAACTTCGATTGTATTCTCTTGTTCAATTTTACGTTCTCTGCTTTCTTTATCTCGTTGGTCTCTCAAAGAAAGATACTTGTCCCGCCAATAGTCTCTGCGATCCATAGTTTTTTTAAGCCAATAAGCCACGACAGCAGCAACCGCTGGCCCTGTACCCAACTTTAGGATTTCCAGTAGAATGGAAATTTCCATTGCAAAATATGATGTTTCTTTGAAATTTAAAAAATAACCAGCGCAGGTGTCGGTTTCATTGTTACCGCTTACTGTTCTTCGTTTTCTTCCTCAAGTTGTGCAACTTCTTCTTTTAGGTTTTCAATTTTTTCTTCATACAAAGAAACAAATTCCTCAAAATCTTCTTCTAGTTGATTTATATCCGGCCCACCAGACCAAACTTCCATTCTTCCTTGAGGATTTTGAACGTACTCGTCGTCCCCTTTTTGGCTTTCTAGAAACTCTTGAAACTCTTTCTTTTGGTCTTCAAGCCAAGACTCGATGTTTTTGATGGTACGCTTTTTGTGGTAAAGCTCATATTCTCCGCGAGCCCGGAGCGTAGATTCAAACTCAATCTGGCAGTCAAAACAATGTCCGTGAATCTTATATGCTTTTTTGTCGTTTCTGTGATTCATAATTGATCCACATTCAGGGCAAAAAAGCGGCGTGCCAAGAGACTCGGTTGACTTTCCGTGACGGATCGAGTACCCTTTCTTCCGCTCCCAAAGGTCGCCTTTATCGTCTCTCCATGTGTCTCCGGGCTCGACGCCTTCAGGAACAACTTCCTTCACTCTTACGTTTGTAGAAGAATCTTCGTCAAATCCAATTTGAAGCTCTTCGTCTGCGGGGTTTTCCCCTTTAAGAATTTCGTAAAGCGCATCCCGCTCTTGCGGGGTTGTAATCATGTCTTTTTTATCTGGCATAACAGTTGTGTTTTTGAATTTATCTTCACTTTATAAATAGCGAAAAAAGGTAGTAGGCTGTGTTTTATGTTAAATCAAGTCGTTTTCGTTAAGAACGTATCGTTTTTCTGAAATTGGCTCTTTAACGCCTTTAGATTTATACGGCGCAAACGCTTTCTTTTGATTTAGCTTTTGCTCTCCGCTTTCATCGGTCACATAAACAATCGAATCTTTGTCGGCATTTTGTTTTTTAAGGACATTTTGAATCCCGTTTTTAAGGTTTTGCCGCTCGATAAGATGAACGTTCCTGTTTCCGAACTCTTCATGAAGTGCCTCGCGGATAATCTTTTCTTTCATTGTCGGCCCGTGGTTAGAAATCGGGTACACAACAACTTCTTCTCCGGTAGCCACTTTTTTCATGTGCCCACGCCGGATGGACTCTCCAAGCACGTTTGCTACTTCGGTGTCGCTTTCTCCGTGCCAGCGAATCGTTTCAACCCGATCAGATGGAGAGTTCACCGTTTCAACAGCCCCGGCTTGTCCTTTAAGTTGTGCAAGTCTCCCACTCTCTACTTCAACTTCATCTCTAGGATCTGTGGACGGTTCATAATTCGGGGCGATCTCGCTTCCTAGGTAGTCGATAATCTCAAATCCAAGTCCGCTTGCCAAAGCGTCAACAAACGGATAGTAAATTGTCTCCGGGTTTTCAACGGGTGTAGATCCGGTTGCCCCTGTAGGGTAGAAGGAGTCAAATGGAAGTCCATCGGTCTTTAACTCTTGATCTTCATCTGCCTTTCCAATATCGTCAAGAAACTCCCAACCGATTTTATTTGCAAATTCTTCATGGTATTCCTCATATACCCCTTGATTGTGCCACCAAGTTGTAGGCCCGTCGTCAACAGGCACGAGAGAGGTCGTAGAGGCTTCAGAAAGCATTTTCTTTGTTTTCTTGACCACTCCCCCGATGTTACCTTTCGTCTCTTTTAAATACTTCTCAAACACTTGGTCTTGAACAATCTTTGAATCAAAACGGTCGTTGATAAGAGAGAACACCGTCTCGTCAAATGATCCAAATAGCTCTTTGAAGACTTGCTTCTTTGTTTTTTCTTCAACGTCGGAACTTGAAAATATCTTTGAAATTTTCGATTCTTCAACAGATGTTTCTTTGATTGTTACACTTGCGTCTTCTACTTCGTAATAGTAAGACTGCTCTTTATACGGTTTTAGATCTGAAGAATCGTATTCTTCAAACAGATCAGAGACGTCTTCGGACTCTTTTAGTTTTTCAACGTCGCTTTCTCCAAGTGCTGCAACAAATACCGTTTCTTCTTCGTCGTGTCCTTCTAAAACTTCTGTGGGGTTCCAGCTATTTTCAACTTCGTGAATTTGTTGTTCTGGAATTGGATACATCCGGGTCATTACTTTTCTCTTATCGCTAAACGACAAAGGATTTGACTCGTTGGTTCTATCGCTTGTCGCAAGATAAACGTTGTGAACCCCAAACTTCTCAACAAGATTTTCGTAGATGTTGTAGTGCTCTTTGTGAAACGGCTGAAAAACGCCAGAGTATACAACAACGTGGTTTAGGTCGTCTGTGTTTTCGTTGACCTTATTTACAGCATCCCGGACCTGTTCAACGGCACTTTCTCCCGAAAGGTGGACCCGAACAATAGGAAGGCGAACGTTTACTTCGTCTTCTTCGGAAATTTGAGTAGCGGCGATTGCTCGGTGGTGCCCGTCAACTACTTTGTAATCTTCGGAGACAAAAACTGTCCGGACTTTACCCTCTTTCCGGATCTTTTCTTTTAGAGAGTCTACCTTATCGGAACTATAATCGTCTTGAAAGCTTTCAAGTTCGGTGGGAGATATCTTTTCTCTTGTTACCAAGACGCCGTTGTTTTCCAAGACGTTTACAACGTCTTGGGTTTTTCCACCGTCCACTTGAGGCATATCCTCTCGCTTAATTTCACTTAGAACTTGCGCTGCAATTCGTTTTGAAAAATCCTCTAAACTCACAGTATTTCTTCTTGTTTTTGATATTTATTAAATACAAACTTACAATCCATCCGTTTATAAATATATAGAAGTTAAAGCTATTATGAAGTCTCCGTGTATAAATGTATGTGACATAGACAAAAAGACCGGAACCTGCAAAGGCTGCGGTCGAACAATCGAAGAAATAACAAATTGGTCAAGCCTAACCGAAAAAGAAAGAGAAAGGGTTATGAAAAGGCTCGAAAACGATTCTAACTAGCTTTCAAGAAACACCCCTGCCTTGTTTCCATCAATGTCAAATAGGTCAACTTTGTATTGAAGGTTTTCGATTTCACGAAGATTGTATGTGTCTGTATCTACTTCCACTTTCAAGATTGTGTAGTCGGGACTAAACCCGGCTTCTTGTGCAGGGCGAAGGCGAACGTCTCTTATAAACCAGCTCCAGTCTACGTCTTCTGTATCCTCGACCCGAAACGTAATCCGGAAAGACTGATCTTCATTTACAGAGTCAGGGGGTTGACGAACATTTGCGTTTCGAAGCGGGAAAAAGTTTGCGCTTACTTCTTCGTAGTGATACGTCTCGTTTTTAAGGTTAATTGAATCAATCTCTTTTTCTGTATTTTCAAATGCGGCACCGGAAAGAACCGTCTTTAGCGTCGTATCTTTAGGTGAGTTGGATTTGAACTGTGTTTGAAACGAAAGCGTGTACTCTGAATAATTGAAAAACTGAAATTGTTGGAGGTCCGGGTTTGAAAAATCAATGAACAATTCATACTCGTTTGATCCAGAAGACTGTGGAGAAAGCCGCGCAGAGTTCTTAAATTCGTCTTCGTCAAAAGAGAGAGTTGAATCCGGGCCAGAATCAAAAAACTCGTTAAGCTCAAACTCAGAGTCTAACACGCCAACGGGTTCAACAAGTTTTTGTCTGTCTTCTCTTGAATCACTTAAAAGTTCAATCGGTTCAATTTCGAAATCTCCAACAAACGAGTAGTTTTCGTTTTCACCACGAAGCCTATTATACACTTTTGCCCGGTATGCTGCACCTGTTAATGTTTGAATGAAGCCAAGTTGAAGATTTTTAAAGTATCCTCGCTTTGTGTCCTCAAAGAACTGCGCTTCTCTTTGGTAGAGCATAAAATATCTCCGGGTGTCCACTTCAAACTTTGTTTGAAAATCTTCGTACGCCTCGTTTACAACGCTAACGCGAGCTAGCGTATTGTTTATCACTTCTTCAATTTGAAGCACAAGGTCTTCATCTTTTGGAAGCTGGCGCTCTAAGGTGACTTCTCCAGTGCTTTCATTTACAGATTGAATTCCGTCTTTAGAAATGTAAAACTGTTCCCCTTCCATTGTCGTCTCCCAATCAAACCCATTTGCAACTAAGTTGTAATAATCATATGACCATTGTGGGGGATAATATTTAAAACTTACCGATGGAACGCTTATATCATCAGCAACGAGAAGTGGAAATGTTGTGTTATCTTCAAACTCCGGGCTAAATTCAACACCGCTTGGCACGTACTCGGTATTTCCAAGACGCTCCGTTGCCGCTTCTGGTGAAGCAAAGTTTGGGTTCTTCTTTATGTATTCTTCATCATTTACAATGATTTCAGGTGGCCGAACAAAACGAATAACGTCGGTGTTAAACTCGTTTGGGTTAACATTTATGTTTTTGGTCCACTTTAGGTTAACTGTTCCTCTTTGATCTTCAGGGACGGGGTTTCCGTTTTTTTGTCGAATTGCTTCCGACAAAATTGTTATCTGTCCTTGACCAACCGGGGTGTCTTCGTACACGTAAACCCCAACAACGCGGGAAACTCCTTCTGTATACGGGCGAATTTCATGGTAGATAACGTCCCCTCTAGAATCAGTAATTTCGATTTGAACGTCCGCTCCAGAGGCTAAATTTTGGCTTCCGTTAATGATGAAGCCATTTTTTCCCAAGTTGAACTCTTCTCCTAGTTTCGTTACGTTGAAATAAAACGGAGAGTTTTCCGATTCATCTTCGATAAACGTCCTGCGTGAAGCGAGACCCCGTTTTTGTCTAGATTTTTTAATTTTTGGCATACCGTTTGTTTCGTAAACTCTTTATATTCTTTTTCATTACACGCCGTCTTCATTTCCTTGATCGTCAACATGTGAAAGAATAAGGCCACCATCATCTTGAAACACAAGTGAAGCGTGCCCGTCTGGCGGCTGGTGTCCACCGTTTTTAACCTTTTTACCTGTAGTTCCTGCAGTAGTGTCTTCAATAGCACCGTTTTTAAACACAGGCATTACAATAGCTCCGGACCTAGCAATTTGTATATAGTGGGGAATATTTTCTGTTTGATAAGCGTTTGAATCTGGAGATCCGCTTGTGTTTGAGTCGTATTGAACTGGAATAGTATTTGCTTGAATATAGTCTTGAGTAATTTCGTACGCCGTAGTTCCGTTATATGATACTTCAATATCCCCCCCACCTCCAATGTTAACCGTAACACTTGGATTTACAGTATTGTTAACGAAAATTTCAACAGAAGACCCTTGAACATCTACAGTAGTAGAAGAGGCTTTTAGCTGTATTCTTGGAGTGAGAAGTGTAGACTCGATAAGGTCAGAAGAAAGCCCAACTCCTCCACTATCTTTTTTGATTTCTAGTCCCCCACCCGCTTTAAATGTTCCTATGTCAGTAACAGTTAAATTGCTATCAAATTCATAAGTAACACCACCGCCTGTTGACTGAAAGGTTCCAGATGCAATATCTGAAGCGTCAAGGTCAAGGTCTTGTGAAACTGCATTTAGATCCGTGGCTTGAAGTCCACCACCCGTATTTGCAAGAAATTGGCCGCTTGTTATTTCTTCGGACTTCAAGTCTCCACCATCTCGAATAAGAACAGAGTTTGTCCCAATTTGAAACCCGGATAAATCGCTTCCTCCTTCACGAAGAATGAGGCTGTTTTGGTCCACAGAAACGTCTTGAAGCTCGTTTGAAGAATCTGTAGCGAGAACCGTATTTGCCCCGAAAGTAAGAGAACCCAAGTCAGAATTGTTTCTTACCAAAAGAGAGTTTGAAGGAACGGTAAACGAGTCTAAATCCGATCCAGTTCTAGCCAAAATTGAGTTTTGGTCAACTTCAATAGAGTCAAAATCTCTTGAATCCCCCGACCCGGAACTGTTATTTAAAAGAACTTCATTTTGGTTTCCATCAAGGGCAACTCCCGCTTTTACAACACCTGAAATGAAAGACCCCGGATTTAAGTTTGAAAAAGTAGATCCAAAAGCAATTGTTTCATCTGACTCGATATTGAATATAACACCCGCACCACCTCCAGCTCCACTTGCCAAAATGTTTAAGTCGATTACGTTTTGCGAAGGATCTCCTTGGTCGTCAACAAAATCAACGCCCGGAAGAAACGCCCCGTTCATAATCACAACATACGCATTTGACGGGACCTCAATTTGCCCACTCGCGGTGTACGTCCCCTGTTGGAATGTAATTTGCGTTTGACCTCCAAGAGACGTTTCGTCAATAAATGTTTGAATGTCAGACAAAGAAGCGTTTACCCCAAGTGGAGATTGAATCGTTTGACTTACAGAACGGACCTCTGTATTGGGCTGAACACTTGATATCTGCGGTACAATTGCCATTATGTTTTCTTATTCAATATGAATTGCTAAAAGCGTGTAACATATTTTCGTCTCTATCCGGTAAACTCTATGGTTCCACCGCCAGCATTTGAATCTATAGGAGCTGAAAATGAAAAGCTCGTTATTTCATTGTATATGGGCTGTTCATTTTCCGGGATTCCAGTTTGAAATGTACTGCTAATACTTTCTCCCGAAGATGAAATTGAACCAGTAACGGTATTTAAAGGTGGTGCGGGGAACGAGTTTGGATTTGTATTATTTACAATAGCGGTTACAGTTATGTTATCAAGAGGGCTTGATTCTACCAAATCTTCAAAATTAAAAGACACAGAAACATTAACGGTTATTTCCACGTCTTTAAATCCAGTGCCTCCCCCAAGTCCACCATTACCTCCGGGATTAAGTTCGATTAAATTGGAATTTGCGCCCATTCCTATATTCGCAAACAAAATCTCTTTTGACACTTCAATCGGGGAAGAACTCTTAACGCCATATTCATCGCTATATTCTACAACAAGGTCGTCTCTAGACATTTCCCCTTCTCTTGGTTTTAACCTAAAGAAGTAGCTAGCAACAGAGATTGGAGATCCAAATCCTGAAGCAGTATGGTCTAAGCTATTTGTGTCCCAATCAAAATTATTATCAACTGTCACAAACCCATTCCCAAATTTCATGTTTTCAACCGCCTGTTTGCCGAAGGAAAGCGTTTGAGTCGTTCTTCCGTTAATGGGTTCTACAAATGATCCGTTATTTCCCGTTATACTAACATTTCCAACGGTTCCATCAATTTCTGGAACTGCGGCGATATAGTCCGGCCCGGACATGGTTATTGAAGAGTCAGACATGTCGTAGTCTTCAAAGGTTCTTGTCGTTGGGGTGGACGTTAAACCTTCAAGCTCGACAGCTAGGTCTTCTCTAAATTCAATATTTGTTTGAGAGGGGTTGAACCCATATGCATATTCTAAAAGTGTATCTAAGCTTAAATCTTCACCGTTTGCCATTTCAACGCTATATTCTATTTTTTAATTTGTTTTTCAAATTTTGAATCTCTTCTCTTTGAGACTTAACTTCTTCGATAAGAACAGGGATAAGCGCATTGTAAGATACTCCCTTCTCCCCGTTTGGTCGCTCAACAACCGCATCCGGCATAACCTTTTCGACCTCTTGTGCTACAACTCCATAGTCATAACCGCTTTTCGAAAGGGTTTGGCTCTCGTCTTTCCATTTGAAGTGATACCCGGATATTTGAGATAGAATGTCTGTAGAGTTGTCAATTCGAGTGATATCTTCCTTCATTCGAATATCCGATGAAGGGTTTGCAATGATGTTTCCGGTAACTTTCAAGTCGTAAGCAGTAGATCCAATTTCCCCCACAATAACTTCGTTGGCCCCGGAATCAAACGTTGTCATGATTTCAGTTCCATCCTTTATCTCCACAGAATTCCCGGAATCGGGAAGAATCTGCGACGTTGAAAGCTGATTTCCAACGGTCGCGTTTGTTACGGAAATATCGTTTTCTAAAGAAACAGTATAGTCGCCTCCAGATTGTGAAACATTAATGTCGCTACCTTCCGAAACGGTTACTTGATCCGGAATGTTAAGGGCAGATTCATTTACTTCTAAGTCTGACCCGTTCCAGTCAATTGTGGAAGAACCGTCTGCCAAGTCTGTTCCAACATCCCCGATATCCACTTCAAGCGTTCCACCGTTAAACTCAAGACCAAAACCTTGATCTACAGATATGGTTGTGGGGTTGGACCCGGAAAAAGAAATACCGTCCCCTGCTGATCCAGAAAATCCACTACTTACAGTTCCAGCAATCGCTTCAATAGCTTGGCGAAATTCAGAACCTACATGATTGTTTGGGTTCCCGGTATAATTTGGAATTTCAAAAGTTTCGGATCTCGTTTCGTTGTTAACAAGAATTGAACCGTCAATGTTAACTTCAAACATGCTTTCAGGCGCACGCGACCCGGTAAGAACTTCGTAGAGCCGAAACACGTGGTTTGCTTCAATTGTCTTTCCGGTCTGTACTTCCGATAAGTTAAGTCCAAAAGGCATATGAATTTTTGGTTAAAGTGACTGTTTATATATAGGTTACTTTGCTCTTTTCGCTTCCCGAAGACCGGATCTCCATAAGGTCGTCAACCATATCCCTCATCATATCCACGTGAGAAATCACAACCGCAAATTGAAATTGAGTCTTCAAGTAGTCAAAAAGAAGTCCCATGTTGTTTAGGTTCGTCCGGTCTGCCGACGAAAAGCCCTCGTCAATTGCAAGAAAGTTTGGGCTTGGAAGGTTTGCAATATTGATAAGAGCAATCCGAATGGCAAGGCTTGAAATGAACCTTTCGAAATTTGAAGCGATCTCTAACGGCCACGTGTCTTCTTCGTTATAGCTGATGAATGCGTCTACGTTTTTTCCGTCAAGCTCCATTGAAACGGTAAATTCGACCATGCTTGAAAGAATAGAGTTCACCTCGCTTTCAATCGTTGGCATAGCTCGACCGATAAGCTCGTACGGAACGCCGTCTCTTTTTGTGGCTTCAAGATAGTATTCGTAGGCGCGGTTTTCTTTCTTTAGCTTCCGGTATTTCTTTAACTTCCGGGTCGCTTCTTTTTTGTCTCTCTCTGCCACCTTCATATCGGAGTGCTTTTCACGAGCCTCTTTTGAAACTTTCTTTTTTTCTTGCTCAAGATTGGAAATTTCCTCCTTTACTGGATCGATTTTTGTTCGGATCTTCCGGTTATGTTTTAAGTCTTCTTTCTTCTTTTCATACTCTTCAATCCGGGACTGGACAGTTGAAAGCTCACCCTTCACTTTTGACAGTTTTACCTCTTTTTCGTTGGCTTTTGATTTGAATTTTTCTACTTTACCCCCAATAGACTCGATTTTATCTTGAATCTCTTTTACCCGCTCGAAGTTTTCTTTGGGGCTTTCGTCTTCTACCTCTTGTTTAAGCGTTTTCGATTCGGACATGACGGTTTGGAATTCCGATTCGACCGACCGAAGGTCTTCTTGGTATTCTTCAAGCTTCTTTGCATCCTTTTCGTTCCTCCGGACGCAATACTTACAGTCCGGGTCAAACTCCGAATGAGACTTAATGTGCTCGATAGAGTCTTTAAGCTGCCTTCTTCTTTCTTTTAGGTTTTTGGCACGAGACTTGTTGCTGGATAGCTTCTCTTTTTTGTCTTTCCACTTTTCGTAGCGGTTTTTGACCTCTTCTACGTCAAAAGAGTTTTCAAGAAGCTCTTTATACCCTTCAAGCGGCTGTTGGAGTTCCCTCTTTTTGATGTGAAAATACTTAACGTCTTCGGCCACAGATTCTTTTTTGTCTTCGAGTCGGGATTTCTTTTCTTTAAGGGAAGAAATGTCCACATCTTCGACCGAAACGTCTTTTAACTTCTGGTTTAAGGAAACCAGCTTTTCGTTTTTAGCCTCGATCTTTTCTTCAAGGGCCTCTTCTTTGCTTGAAAGCTTTTCGTAGGCGTTTAGAGCCGCTTCATGGCGCTTCTCTGCCGAAGATATGTCTTGGGATAGGCTATCCCCTTCGTACTCTTTAAGAAGCGTTGTGGCCTCTCTACGACGGTCTTTGGCCTTACTATGGAGCTTGTCAAACACGTCAATTCCGATGAACCTCGAAAGCATGTCCTTCCGCTCCGCTTGGGTCTTTTCCACAAACACCGTTCCGTCTGTCTGTGTAGAAAGAGCCGTTGTAATAAATTCTTCGTATTCCCCGATATATTCCCGGATGTTCTTGTTCGTTTTTCTTCTTCTCTCTCCGTTCAAAGACGTTGTATTACCCCCATCTTCTTTCACGTAGAAGTTTACGTCAACAGGAACACGGCCTTGGTGCCCCTTCTTTTCTCCGCTTCTTTCAATTACGTACTCTTTCCCATTGATTTCAAGAACGGCTTTAGAGGAAAACCAGTCGGAGTCGTTGTTTAAGACCTTCTTTGATTTCCTTGTTCTAGAACACCTGTCAAACAGGCAGTAGCTAATCGCGTCAAGAATTGAAGACTTCCCGCTTGCGTTATCTGCAAAGATTCCGATGATCCCGTCTGCTTGGGTAAAGTCAATTGTGTTGCCCTCCCCATAAGAGAACATATTCGAAAATTCAAACCGCTTTAACTTCCAATTCAAGCTTCGGTTTTCCCACTTTTTGACCTCTGAATTTAAGTCTCTATTAATTGAACGGATATTTTGAAGAATCTCTTCGCTTACGTTTTGAGATTCAGTTAAGTAGCTTTCAATAAGTTCGTTTTGGCGCTCTACGTCTTGAACGTTTCCGATTTCAAGGGAAGAGTCTCCGCTTTCGTTTTCTAAACTCGAAGAAATCCCGGACCTATTCACGGAAACCTCCTGCACGTCATACATTTTGCGAAGGTCTGCAACGATCCGTTTCGTTTCTACCGGGTCTGTGTTTTGCACCCGAAGCCGAAGCCTTGGCTTTTTTGGAACGTCTTCTGGAACCGGATACGCGCCGTTTTCTACATCTAAGGTGTAGAACCCATATTCGTTTTCAACCGGAATAAACTCTACGTCTTCGCTTTCAACCGCCCACAAATTTGTTCCGTGACCGGAAACAGGCTCCCCGTGGTTCTGTTGAATCAAGCTACCGGAGTACAAGACCTTTTCGTTTGAGTCCAAGAATTGTCGTTTATGAATGTCTCCCAGAAGAGCCATGTCGTATCCTTCAAACATCCCGACGTTTACCTCTTCAGAACTTAACGTCCATCCGGTATCTGTCGTTGCGCCATTTACAACCCCGTGATAAAGCGCAACTTTCGGTTTCAAGTCCGGAATAGAGTCTGCCTTTGGGTAGTTTTTTGGCTTGTCAAGTTGGCTCATGTGAGCAAAAGCCACACCACCTACCTCAAACGTTTCTGTCTCTCTACTGTAGTAGATCCGGGACGTATCAATGTTTTTAACAATCGGAGTGAGACTGTCCATCCGGTCGTGGTTAACTAAATTTTCGTCATGGTTTCCCGGAATCAAAACCGTTGGGGCAACAGAAGAAAGACGCCTCAAAAAGTTCGACGCCACATCCACAAGCTCGGGCGTAAGATCCGTTTTGGCGTGAACCACGTCCCCTAAAACGGCAACAATGGTTCCTTCGGTTTTTCTTTTTTCAATTTCTTCATACAGATTTTCAAAAACCTTTTTGTACTCGTCGTGCCTTTTTAGCGTCCGGATGTGAACGTCTGCGATTTGAAATATCTCTGTTACGTTTTCGATTCCAATGTCAACCTTTTTCATACTGGCAAGAAATTTGTGGTGAATGTGTTCAACCCATAGATACAGTTTCAGGCGTGAAGCTAAAGTGAAACCTTGTGTTTGATAAGTTCTTCAAACCCAAGAGTGGGTTCGTTTTTCATCCGTTTCCAACTTCCGGAAAACCCAAGGTCTGCCGGGTCTTCATCTTCAAGTCGAACAAGCCGAACGTCTTGGCCTTGGTTCATAAGCTTCTCGGAGATTTCAACTCCCGCCTCAAATGCGTCCCCGTCAAGCATCAAATTGATGTGTGGTGGGTTGGTAAGCAAAATCTTGTTGAAGAGTCTAGAGTGAATCTTTTTGCTCATAAGGCAGGTAGCGTTTCGCCTACACGCCATAGCGTCAAATACCCCCTCCACGATTGTAAGCGGCTCTGACCAATCGATAAGGCTATCAAATATAATGACGTTTCTTGACGTTTTCGGGTTAAGATACTTCAAAGACGAACTTCCAAAAAAGTCCCTTCCGGTGAAATAGTTTAAGTCCCCGTCTTCGTCGTAACTTGGAATGATGATTCGGTGTTGATACTTTCCCTCTTTGCACCATCCAATTTTGTATTTAATCATATCTCCACGAGTGATTCCGCGCCTTTGGAGATAGTTGTACGCATAGTTCCATTCGTAGCCGGGGTGCTCTTTCCACATCGGCTTATATTCTTCTGGAAGGGAGAGAACGTCAACGCTAGAAGAGGGTTTGTCCTTCTTCCCCCCATAGGAAGGCCGATCCAAAGCCTCTGAAAGCTTCTTGAAAAGATGTGACGGGGCATTTAGTTTCTTTAAAAGAGTAAACAGACTCTTCCCACTTTCTTTACATACCCAACACTTATAGAACCCAAACTCTTGTTTTGACGGGTCTAAGTTCACCGAAAGCTTCTTTTTGTGGTGCCCACAGAACTTGCAGTGAAACAGGTGTTCTCCTTTGTTTACCTCCCGGTAATCGTTTCCTAAAACGGTTGTGAGAACGTCTAAAACCTTTTTCTTTTTGTTCATAGTGTTACCTGTATAACTTGTTAATTCGTTTTTAGATGGAAATAGAAGAGCCTCTACCCACGTCTGCTTATAGGTAGAGGCTCTTTGTTTGCCGTATGTTAAGAAGGCTTCAAGCTTTATTGAAGATTGTGTTCAACGTAACTGCTTGCCAATACGATGCTATCAGCGGCGTCGTCTGTGCCCGGACGCGGGTTTCCAGACCGGGTAAGTTCCCACTCAATATTGTACCTATTGGAAGCTTCTTCGATAACCCAACCTTTTGAGTCTTTGTACGTAGACCACGGGCTATTGTAAGAAGACGGTACCCTTCCACGATCTAGAAAACTTCTCTTTTTGGCCGTGGATGGATGAACCTTCATGACAGCATCTTTTCCAAGACGCTTGACAAGCTCGTATTCGATGATTGCGTTAAATTGAAGCAAAACCGAAATCGACGTTGTTGTTGTCATTCCACCATAGTTTTTCAAGGCGTCTTCTAAAACAACCACGTCTGCGTCTTTAATTTCCGGCCATACGTGCTTGTCAAACTGTTCGACCAAATCTATAAGGTCGTAGTCGCTGTCTTTTTTGAATTTGTGCCAGTCGTAAGAAATAAGTTCTCCGTCCCCAGACATTAAAGCAAATCCGGCGACGGTTGTTGATAGGTCAAGTCCTGCAACTGTTTTCATATTAACATAACTTTAAAGGTGAATTCAACAATAGATATGAACTATGTGTCAAACCGAACAACAATCGTGAACGGACTGTTTTTTGGCTTTTGCACAGGTTGAGACAGTTTCCCAACCGCAATCAAATTCAAAAAGTCGTCATAAAGCCCAACAGTTGTGATAAAAGGTTGGAAGTCCTCGCTTTCAAAATAATCAATGAACCCGCCTTCTCCATCTCGAACTGACGGGTTGCTTACCCCGTTGAATTCGTGTTGCTCGATTACGCACCGGACTTCGTGCTCGTAAAGGTCAACGGTGTTGTCAAACTCAAAAGTAAATTCTTTGAAGCTTTGAAAGTCAAACTGGTCTGCCGAAAAATCAGCGTAGTGTGGAAAGAACGTATAAACATCTGACTCGTTTGTGTTTGCTGTCCTTCGGGTGAACACAATTGTTCCGTTTGCGTAAAAGACGTTTCCAACTTGAACGCCGTTTTCGGCAAACAGATTTCCGTTCCCGTCGTCTACAACTACGAAGTTTCCTTCAAGAAGGCTCGTCGAACCGGGGCCTCCTTCAAACGTAAACTTGACAGACCCCGGAACGATTTTTCTTCCATACTCGTTTGGAGAAACTTTCACGACCCAAATCCGGTCTTGGCCTTCACCAAACGTTGAAAGGTCCACTTCCGAATAGTTTTCGATCCCGTGTTTATCGTACGGGTCTTTTTGTTTGTAATAGAAATGGTTGATCAGGTCAAAAACGTGCTTTTTGTACGTCCCGTTTGGATTTATATTTGACGGGTTTTCATAATAGGACTGAAGGGTTGGTCTTTGCGCTCGAACCCCCTCAACAAAGTCAATTTCCGGAGAAAGCTCCGGTGTGGAGCGATTAAAATCGACCGTAATCGTTTTACTTACCGTGTAAGGGGTTACGCTATAGTCGTCCGGTCTTAGGTTCTTAAAAGCCATTATAAACGTTTGTGAAGCTTTTTATGAGTGAAATGGATTATATCAACTCTTTTTACAACTATCTTACAACATCATTGCCAAGAGAATCCACTTAATCATGAAGAGAACTAATCAATAATCGAGCTTTATCTTTATAAGCTGCTCGGATTGAAAGTCTTTTTGAACTGGATTTGAAAGCTTTGCGGTTGCAACCAAGTTGTTATCGTCGTCGTAAAGACCAACGGTCGTAATAAACGTCTTTGGGTCCCCTTCGAACTCTTCAATTGCCAAGGTCCCGTCTTCATTTGTGAACGTCGGGTTATTCGAGAAGTTAAAGTCTGTGTTTCGGACCCGGACAAAGTAGTTTGTGGAAACAATTTCCTCGGCAGACCTTCCGACAAAGTATCCCCCGTTTTTCATGACGTTAAACAGCTTCTCTTGGTTTTTATAGTTATCGTCTTTATCCGTCTCCGGTCGAATACTGTCAACAATAACGTCTATTAATTGAAGATCAGAAGGGCTAGCTCCGCTAACGTCGCTCGGTCCCGTAATGATGTTGTAATTTGTGGAGTCGTCGCTAAATGTGACAAGATTTGTAAAGCCTTCATATTGGCCTGTAGACGAGTTAAAGTTTCTGTCCGGGCCTTGCCCTCCAAACACAGCCGCGTGGCGTTGAAGCATGTTCGGGTCAAGCACGATGATTCCAAGGTCCGGGTAAAACTCCCCATACGGCTTTGCGGGAAGATACTCAGAAAGTTCGGCGTAGTCTTCTGGTTGGATTACATCTGGATTCGAAGTTACAGGATTATCCAGATTCAAAGATCCTTGATAGACTTCGTATCTGTTCCCAATGTTCCCGGCATTTAGCTGTTGGTTGTTGAAGTCTGTGTCTGCGGTTTCGTCAACAAGGGTAAGAACAGAATACTCCGAATTGTTTGCAAAGTCTGGATACGTTCCATTTTGTTCTGGCCCGTCAAATCCAGAGGGGGTCCCGGCAGAAAAAAGAAGTCGAAGTTCCCAATTTCCCGGATCAACTTTTTGTTTATACTGTGCTCTTGCTATGTTAATAACGTAAAGGTCTTCACTTTTTGTGAAATCAACCTTTCCGGGTCCTCCATTGTCAATCTCCCCGCCTTCTGAATCAAAAAAGCTATCCCTTGTTTCATTTACGTCAAACAAAACGTTTTTGTGTTGTGCGTATACGCCTGCAGTAGATTCTAAGGCTTCAACGTTTCCAGTGTCAATTTCTTCGCTTCCACCGCCGTCTTCGTTTCCGTATGCTACGGCAAACTGGATTCGCGCTGCTTCAAGGTCAATGTTCGGGTCTTTATCGTAAACTTCAAAGAAGTATTTTCCGTTTTCGGAATCTTTTTGGCCTTGAAGCGTAAACATCGAGTCATAACCAAGACGACCGACACCCTCGGACCAAAGACCTTGAGTTACGATTTGCCTTCGATTCCGAACAATGTCGTTCCGGTCAAATCGCTGGAAGAAACTCGTTACGCTTTCTTCAACGTCAAGTGTAGAACGGCGAACAAAGTCGTCTTCACCGTTTTCTGAATTTAGAAGCGCAACGATTTCTTCCTCGGTCAGATCCTCTTCATTTTGAATCTGTTGTAAAAGTTGCGCCCTCAAATCTTCTGACAGAGCCATTTTACGTGTTTTTATCTATTGATGTGTGCTTATAACTTAATTTAAGTAGTATGTTTTAACGAATGTTTGCTTTACTCGTCCGGGCCTTCAACGGTGACTTCAACTGTAGCGGAGCCACCTGTTTCATTTCCAATAATCGTAATCGTTGTAGAGCGAGATCGTCCCGGCCTAACTGTTTGTGCGGTAATCAAAAACTTCCGGCCAACAGCCGTTTGAGTTCGAAGGTCGTCGTTATCGGAAAGAAAGTTTGGAACTGTTCCGGTGTTTGTGGACACTTGACCTCCTGCAGCTACTCCAATTGTCACAACGCTGTTATCTTGAACAACAGCCGTGTATCCAAGCGTGTCGTTCGAGCCGTTTCTCGTGAACGGAACAATTTCGTCTTGTTGTCCCGGTTGCAAAGTAGAGCTTTCACTTGGAACCGAAACAATTGGAACGCGAACGGTGCCTCTAGGAAGTGTAATAAGTTTGTACCGAAGCGATTGGCTTTCCTCGGTGAACGCTTCAAACATCGGAATGTTTGAAATAACGTTTCCGGAAAATTCGCTTCCTGCAGGGTGTGAACTTTCCCACAAGCTATAGTCTACTTCGTCGTCTGAAAGCGCAAACTTTGTAATTCCAAGGCTTTCCCCATTGGCAAGCTTTTCTCTTCCTCTGGAAGTTAAAACCGCCTCTACAGTTACCTCTTCTGAATTTAAGTATCCCATATTTTATTAAGTTTAAAGTGCTTTAAGTAATTTCTTCTTCATTTAATATATAGTGAACCGAAATCTATTCAACGTCAAGAACCGGACCTTCACCACTTTCTCTATCGCTCGGTGAAACAATAAGCCTGTCACTTGTCGTCTCGGTAACTTCAACCGCTGGCCCGTCAACATCGGTATTCCACTTGACGCCTTCATATTTCATTCTTTTCGTAGACGTTCGGAACTCTCGGTTGAATATGTAGTGTCTATAAAGTTTATACGGGCGAACCGGAGGCTGAATTTCCCCAAACGGAGTTTGAACAAGATTTTGCTGGTTTACGGTGCTGTAAATAGCCGATCCGTACGTGGATCTCTGGTCCCCGTAAGCAAACCCAAATCCAAACACTTGAAAATAATTCAAATGTGAATACTCGAACGGATTTGTAATCGGGTTGATAAATTGAATTGTCTGTTTGAACGGGACTCTACGGAATCTCTTTAAAGACTTCCAGTTTCTGTATCCCGGAAGGTCTGCGATAACGTCGTCAAAACCGTCGATGATTAAGTTAAAAAGGCTGTATGAAGTTTCAAAACTTGGGATTTCGCTATTTGGAAATATTTCAACTGTTGTTGAGTCTACGGTCGAGTACGTCCCGAATAAACTTCCATTTCTAAGAACGTCTCCGTTATTTTCAATTCGAAGCGTTACGTTGTCTTCTGGTGGAATCTCCCAAAATTCGTCTTCGGTATAAAGGCTTTCATCTTGTCTAGTTCTCCCCTTTGTCGAGTCAAGAAGCGTTCCGGCAAATCGGTAGTCTCTTTGAGATTTCTTTAAAACTCGACCGCTTGTTCCTTTTGTGTAGGTCGGGTAAAACCCTGTGGCCTCGATTTCTTCGACCACGTTTGCAAACGTTTCTTCTGTTAAGTAGTTAGAATCCGGAAGAGCAACGTCGTCTGTAACGTTTATGTCTGTTTCTTTTTGAAGGTCTTCTTTTTCAATGCCTGTGTTCTTTGCCCGATATCTTTCTAAAAAGTGTGGTTCGAGAAGTGAGCCGTATGTTAAGCTGCTTCTAGCGGGAATGATGTTTTGAAGCTGCTTAAAGAACGCTCGGTTAAACTGGTCAATGTAACGAAAATACGTGTTCCAGTCAATATCGTCCGGGTACTTCTCCCAATATTTTTTGTTTAGAGATTCAAGTTCTTTGTATCTTTCGCGCCGAAGATTTTCCGGGTCTGCAAGAAGATCGTTTAGATCGTCGTATCCAACCAAAGCGTTTATGTCTCTGTTGACCGCTTCATTTGGAGAGAAGTAGACTCCAATCTTGTTGCTGTCCTTTCTGTTTAGGTCAAACTCTCCACGCTCTCTTTTCTCTGTTGGGCTAAGAGATCCAAGAAGGTTAGACTCTTCGATTCGAACCTTCGTTGAAGAGTTTGATAGGCTCCCAATCTTTAAAGGCGTTACGTAGTTTAACCTGTTGTAGTTAACGAAGTCTTCACTTATGTCAATGTAGCCGTTTTCGGTGATTGTTCCAAGGTACGGGTTCGTTTGATTTGGGCTTTCATTTTGAAGATCGTTTTCAGAAAAGTCTAAGTTCACGTAAAGAAAGCGGTTTAAACCAACGCTAAGGTCTTTTCTTTCCGGCCCAAGAATAGACTCTTTGTTATCGTAGTCGTACTTGTATGGGGCCAACACGTGCTCTTTGAACTTCGATTCGTTCAACTGCCGCCTCCATATCTTCACGTTATCTACCTCTCCACGGAAAGACTCTCCAACAAAAAGCACGTCTCCGGAAGAAAGGTCAAAACTTGGGTCAAACGTAAAGTCTTCGAAGTACCAAGTTACGCCCTCGGAAGCTGTTTTCGGGTCGTCAAACTCGTATGGCCCAAGTTCCCCAACCTTTCCAAGTCTTAAAGAAATAAAGTCTTCATCCGGGTTGTAATTAACGTTTAGAGAGTTGAAGTTTCCATCAAAAATGGGAACCTTGTCTACCCCTGTCCCCACAGAAAGAGTATCCCCACCAATGTTCATCTCGACGTAGCCAAACTCTTCTTTAACAGCCGGGGATGAAAACTTCTTTAAGTCTACGGTAAGAACGTCTCCACCTCCAGATTCAAGACGCAAAATTCGAAGATCCGAAGACCCTTTGTACTCTGTCCGGAAGCGAGCCTCGATGCTTTGAACTTTGTCGTCGGGGAACGTCCAATCGATTTCTACGTTTTGACTCCCCATAAATTCCAAAGCCGAAGTTTCGTCTTCGTACTCGAAAAACCCCGGATCTGCCTCGGAACTTCCACCCCCATACTCTCGGATTGTAAGGCCGATCTTTGGAACCCCATACATCGAAAGAAGAGCTTGAACAGACCTCCGTGTTCCCTTTGTTTTTCCAATGTACGGAACGTTATTTAGAACGCGCCTCCAAATTTGTTTTTGAACGTCTTCTGCCTCGTTTTCTCCACCAAGAAGAACTTTTTGAAGGTCTTGTTCGCTAAATCCGTTGTAAACTTCAAACCCGAAGCTGTTTGTGATAAACTGCGTCAAGTCTTTAGAAAGACTTTCTACTTCATCTATGTCTTCGGAACGGTCTTTGATGTACTGGACATGTTTGATGTATGTGTAGATAATATCAAAGTAGTGGCCGATCATTGAAATGAAAAGCTCAAAGTTTTCATTTCTCTGGTCGGTCTTGATGTACTCCGGAAGGTTTGTTTGAAGGCTTGAATCGTTATTTCTGTCGTATAGGTCAGCCTCTTTTTTATACTCTTCAAGGAAGTTTTGAACGGCTGTGTCACTTGTTGGAAGAAGGTCCCCATTTCCATCCCGGATCTCTTCAGACTCGAAAAGAAACGTTTCAAATCCGTCTAAGCCTTCAATAAGTGTTGATTTTCGGTCTTGAAGCCGTTGAAGTTTGTTTTGCTCGATAGGGTTGCTTGGGTTGGCTACAGACCCGGAAAAAACCAAAATTTCATCTATGTCTTGGTTGATGCTTTCGATAAGTCCAAGCTTGTACTCGAAATTTAAGACCCGTTCTTTCGCGCTTGAAAACTTTACGAAGTTTTCAAATTCAGAATAATCTACATTTAGGTCAACCGAATCTTCATTTTCAAAGATTTGCTCGATGGTTTCTCCACTTGTTTCTTCTTGGCTGTCAAGAAGCGATTCCCACGTTTGAACGCCTGTGTCTCTTAGGTCTGTCCCGTCTACATCCACAGAAAAGTCCGGTCCCCGAAGAACGGTTTTCGGCTCTTCTTCTCTTTTTTGCACAAAACGCACGCGATCTATGTACGCCGGGAAGACTTCTTCGTTTACCCAACACTCGCCTCCAGCTTCCACGTCTGGTGGAATTGTTTCATACGTCTTCAAAACAACAGAGTTTGGGTACTCTGGAAACGTTTGCCGATCAATCGTCCAGTTTACGACATGGAAAGCCGTGTCGTTTCCAAAATTAAGCACATAGCGGAATTCTTTTCCGCTTGCGGGTTGGTTAAAGAAAGAGACGAAAGTTTCTTGAAACGGAATATCATACGCCTCAGAGCCAATAAGTTTCGGGCGAACCCGAATCTCTTGCCTTGTTTGTGATATCTCGTCAACAACAAGTTTCATTCCAACCTCTGACCCCAAATTTTTGCGAAGAAGCTGCCTCCTTCTCGGTCCCCGGATGTTCGAGAAGTCTTGGGGAAGGCTCGGATAAAAGACCTTTCTTAGAAACTCATACTTCAAAATATAGCTTGTTTCATTGAGAAGATCAAGACCGTCTAAATGCCTGTACGTCGGAAGAAGAAGTTTTCCTTCTTCGTCAATCTTAAACGAGTCTGTGTTTTTCCAGTCTACAAGTTGTCTGTCTTGGTTAAACACAGAAATTTCAAGAAAGTCAGACGTTGTATCCCCGAAAAACGCAGTTTCTTTCCCGCGCCCGAACTTTTTTAAGTCCCGTTGAGATACAATTCTCCCTTTAAACGGTTCAAATGGGTTTTGATCTACCTGCGAAATGTTTTCTATATTTTGAAGCATCTGTTAAGAAATTTCTCGCGTCTGAATTTCTTCGTTAGACTCTTCGGAAAGCTCGGTAATTTCGGTGTTAACGGTTTTTCGAAGTTCTTCGTAATCATATGTTTGGCGAAGAAGGTCTACTTGAAGTCTTTCGCTTGGGGCTTGCTCTCCGTCATACTTGATCTCCCCCTTTGGATTACGCTCGTATTCCGATATTGGAGTGTTTTCGGTTTGAATAATTACGTCTTCAAGCCGGGGATCATCTGTTGGAACTGCCATCGATTGTTACCGTTGTTGTTTTGTCTTCTTGCTCAATTTTTGGACCGTTAAAAACTCTGTTAAAATACCGTTTATAAATCCGATTTCTTCTAGGTTCTGCCCGGTACTTCACGCCTCTCATGCCTGAACTTTGAAGGAAGTCCCGAATGATTTTCATATTTGTGCGAATGATCTTCATCGGGTTCCCTTCACCTGTAAGGTCGTTAAAGCCCCCTTCTTCGGTTTTGAAGCTCCAGTCTACGTATCCCCCGCCTACGTCTTTAAATATCGTTTCATAGCTATTCTCGCCGCTCTCAAAGCCGAACACAATCGGCCACCTTGCCCGAACTTTACTGTATGGGTAGGTGTCTTTTAAAGCGGCTTCAGCTAGAAGGTCGTTGAAGCGTATCATCGTGAAGAGACTTTGAATCTATTTGTGTTAGGGCTAAAGTCTACCGTTCGCCCATCGATGTGTTCAAACTGAAACTCGATAGAATAAAACCGCTCGGGCTGTACGTTTTTTAAGTCCACGTCAAAAAAGTACCCGTCTTCACCGAAGCTACATTTTGACTGCTCGCTAAACGGAATAACCCTTCTTCCATTTCGAAGGTCTTTGATCTGGTATTTTAAGTCCCCGTTTTCGATTCTTACCGGATCTTTGTCTCTTTGAAATTCTTCGACAAATTGCTGCTTGATATACTTTTCTTTAACACTTAAACGAAACCTTTTAATTCCGTTTGGTCGATAGGTTCCCTCAATGTTTTTGATTTGGATCGTGGGGTTTGAGCCAATTCCAATAGACGTGCCTACCGACGTGTCAATAAACGAGTCGTCATACTTTACGACAAGCTCTGGCACGTAAATTGTGTGCGTCTTATTGCCGAAGTATTTTAGCTCGTAATCAGTTTCATCAAACTCCGGGTCAGACTTTAAAAGAAACCCGTGGTTTTCAATGACATTTTCGATCCAAGCCATTACAATTGTTGTAACATCTAAAACAACATCTGTGTCTTGAAATTCGTCAAACGTTTTGAAATTGCCAAATGAAGAAATGAAGTCTCCACCGGGAGAGTCCCAATCCTCCGGGCCTCTACTTTCCCAAGAGACGCCTTCGGTCGTTTGAGGCTCGTTAAACTTCCGTCCTCTTCCGCGCTCGAAGTCTTTTTCTAACGGATGCACGTCAATATCGTATTCTGCGGGAACGTTTGACGCTTCCACGGTGTAAAGACGTAAGTCGGCCTCGAACATTTGCCCGGAAATTCCGCTTCCAATATAATTTTCAACACGCTCTAAGTCAAACTTCGATACGATTCGGCGCTCGAATCCATTTTCTCTTCCAAGCTCTAAAACCTCGTTGACCCCCACGTTTTGCGTTGGCCTGTCTTCATAGAGGGTCGAGTCTTTAAGTGGATTTAAAAAATGATACATACAGCTTTTTCTTTATTCGTCTTCAACTTCGTGCCACTGGTTGCACCATCCTTCCGGCTTTACTTTGCCGCGAATTTGCGAGCAAATGTGGTCTCCAGTCGCAACTTCTTTATATAGATATTCACAGTTTAAACACTTCTGTTCTCCGCTGGCTTCGTCTACGTATTGAGAATCTTCTTTCGACATTTTATAGGGTGGAGTTCCAGACCCCAACAACCAATAAAGAAGAATGTTTGTGCTTCTTTCATCCGGGTCCATGTTTTTGAACCGCTCTATGGCCTGCTTTACTTCTTCGGGGGCGTTTTTCCCGGCGTCTGGATACTCGTATTCTTCGGACAGAAGCTTTTTTACCTCTTCCTCAACAACTGAACGAAGTTTCTTTTTTGAAAGATACATGGTGTGGTTTTTGTATTTGTGTTATTTAGCACTTCCCTTTATATCTCGATCCGGAAACTTGATTTCGAAAACTGAAGGATCTAAAGAGGGATAAATGATATTGTCTTTTGTTGCCGATTCAATGTCGTATATATTGTCTGAGTAGTCGTCTCCAGTCTTGTTTGTAATTTCAAACCTCGAAACGTTTTGAACTCCGTCAATTTCGTTAAGCTCCCGGATCACTTGGCCGATAATGATCGGCTCTGCAAACCCTTGATTGTCTATGTCAAACAGGTCTCGAAGCTTCGCTAAACAACGGGCAAGAACTTGGTTTTTGTTATACGTAGAAAAAACCAAAACCTCAAAATTTATGCCAATATTGACCACGAACCCGTCTTTGATGTTCACCGCGTCTGTAAGCATCCGGAACTGCCGAAGGTAATTTTTCAAGTTCTGTTTGGTTGCGTCGTTTACAGGAGTAAGTTTTTTGTTATCGTCGTATCCTAAGACGTAAAGGTTAATTGCAAGCGGGTTTTCCTCTGTTCGGTTTGTAGATCCGGTTTGAACTTCGTCGTTTGTCACATACGCCTTTGCCACCGAACCGTACCTGCTTGGCATGTTTAGGCTTCGAACCACGTAGTCTTCTTTTGTCACCGCCCGGTCTTGTGCAGAGAAAAAAGCCCGTGCGTTATTTTTGATTTCTTGAACGGACTCCGGACCTCTACCTCCTGTTGCCGGAATCGGGTTTTGAACACTTAGGCTGTCTTGAACGTCTTGGACTTGCTGCTGTTTTGTTGAAGACAGAGCTTCAAAGTCTTGAACGTCAAAATCCACTTGGTCAACAACCGTCAAATCGCTTTTAGGAACGTTAGAGGACGCTCCACCTCCAGACGAATACTGGACCGTAAGCGTTGTGTTGTAAGGAACTTGTCCGTATGTATTCGTTTGAAGAAAGTTTGACGGGTCAAGCGGTTCTTCAAGCTGCTGTTCGGGAGTAAGAACCGGGTTTCCGATGTTTTGTGGGTTTGGAACGATTTCTTCGTTTGGTTTGTCCGAAGCTCCGGAGCCAAACTGAAGAAACACGTCTCCGCTTCTGTCTACTCTTTGGATGAATCTTCTTGGGGTTCTTTCAAGTTTCAAAAGAGAACGAACGTCAACGTCGTCTGTGAAGTTCGGGTCAGTAACGTTTGTGTTCTTAAACTCTTGAAACGTTGTTTCTTGTGCTAGATACGGCACTTCAAACCAACGGTTTCCATCCGAATCGGTCACTTCAAGAATGTCAATGAAATCGTCGTCTCGAATGAAAATCTTTTGATACGGCTCTGGAGAACCAAAATCAAATGTTCGCGTCCGAATTTCACCTGCAACAGCCGGAACCGTTTTTGAAAGCAAGTATTGAGTCGGTTCCCCGGAAATGTCCCGATTGAAAATTTCAACGTTCAAAGGGTCGTCAAACCGATCAATGGTAAAGTCTACTTCTCTTGTTGTCCGAAACGTAACGTCAGGGTTGCTTGAACTTGTAACGGTCATTCCCTGCTCGATTGTAGGAACCACCGAAAAGTCCGGTTCAAGTTCTCCGGTTTGGCTGTTGTTTCGAACGGGTGCGACAACAAAAACTTCAATCTCTGTTTGTGCGGGTCTGTTTTGTTTGGGAGTATACCCAAGGACTTGCGCTAAGTCCCGGACGTTCTCTTCTTCTTCAGCGTATTGAATTAAGTTCTCTCTAAACTGCTGGTCTGTGTAGTAGGAAAGAACGTCACCAACATAAGATGAAAGCTCGATAAAGACATTTCCGATGCTTTCTTCGGAGAAGTCTTGATACGTCTCCGGGAAGTACGTCTTCGTAAATTCGATTAAACCGTCTTTGATTGAATCAAAGTCGCGGTTGAGATATCGAATGTCTTTTGAATTTTCGTTGGGCATTTTGTCTTTACCTTAGCAGATTTACTCTTCTTCTAAAAATATTTGCATGAATTCAGATGTACCCGGCGTAAAGTCTGTCGTGAATTTTAGTTGAACCTCTACACCGTTTGTAACAAAATTGATTTGCAAGTTCTCAATTGTCAAATAGCTCATCCACCGCTCGGTTGCAGACCGAATTTCTTCTTCAATCCGGTCGCGAGTCCTCTCGGTTTGATTCGAGTAGGTGAGCGTGTGAAGATTTGTTCCAAACTCCGGTTTCATAAGACGCTCTCCTTTCCGGGTAGAAAGAAGGTTAAACAGGTTGACACGGACCTGCTCTAGATCCGTGTCCGTCCTGTCAAAATATCCGTCTCGGCCTCTACGTAATGGATAATCCAGTCCAATCATTTATTTTATTGGCCGTTTTTATCTCTGTTAATTTCTGCCTTTTTCGCTTTCGAGCGTTTTGGTTGGCGCTGACGTTTTTTCTCTTCTGTAAGCCGTTGTTTGGCGTCTTCGGAAAGCGTTTGGTCGTCATTGAACATTCCCGGTTTCCAACTTTGGCTTACCTGTGAAGGGCTTGGGCCTTGTGCTCCACCTGCTCCAGCCGCTGGAGAGTGTCCTTTCTTGTTTTTCATTTTTTCATTTAGGTCTTTCCAACGATTTGTCAAGTTTTCATCAAGAGGAGCGGAGTGTTGGTTCATCGTCTCTTGAACTGGGTTTTGCCTGCCGCCACCTTGACGTTGCTGTTGCGGTTGGGCTTGCCCTTGACCCCCACCCCCAAAGTACTGCTGATCCATCATTTGTTTAAAACTTTGGCTTGGATCTTGCTGGGCGTTAATTTGCTGTTGGCCTTGATTTCCTTGCCTGTTGTGGGCGTTAAGCATCTGATCTGCCTGTTGACTTACGCCACCACCTTGCTGCCCACCGCCTGCTTGACGTTGAGCATTTCTTCCGATTTCAGACTGTTTGCGGCGTTTCATGATGTTGTTGACCATTTCATCCCCGGATTGAGACGGGCCAGAGCCGTTCACCTCGTTTAAGACTTCACGAACAATCTGCTTTTTAAGCTGACCGCCCATTTTCTTAACTTCTTCTTTTACGATCTTGCGAATTACTCCTACTAGTTTTTTCTTGTTCATAATATTAATGTAAAGGTCTTATGAATATAGATAACTCTTGTGATTATATATAGAGGCTATTATACATATCCTGTCCACGGGTATGGGACCGGAACAGGTGCTCCGGTCGGTTGTGGGGTTAAGCTAATTGTCACTCCCGAAACAGTTTGAAAATGTGCCCGTATAGACTGGATAAGTCCATCAATAAATATTTCTATTGATTCAGACTCTTGGGGAAGCGTATAGTTAAATGTTCCCGGAGACGTGACTTGATTGGACGTAACCTGAATGGAGGGGGGTGGAGGAACGGCAAACTCTAAAATAGCCCCGGTCCAATACGTAATCACCCCTGTTTGAAAAGCCGTTGAAATAGTTTGATATGCAGACGCGGTTGTGTTTCCAAAGGCAGAGGAAAACGCTCCGGTAAGAGCGGTTTGAAGCCCTGCCGGGTTTGCTTGAACAACACCGTTTCCGTAAAGTTGATCTTGTCCACTTTTCACCAGAGAATCGTACCAACTTGTGATTTGGCGAGCCACTTGGGGAATCTGTGGGTCCGAATCAAGATTCCCTTCCAATATGTCCTTTAGGTCTTGCTCTTGAGACTGGAAATTTATTGGCATACGTTTTGATTGAAGTATTGAATCTCTTCTTCGTAGTGTCTTTTAATCATTTCTTCTGTCTCGGGGCTGTAAGTGACCGAACTTCTATTTCTTACGTTCTTGTTGTTGTGTGGAAAAGAATCTGTGTTAGAAATGCCCGTCGCCTCTTTTAAGACTCTTTCCAAGTTTTCAAATCCGTTCTTTCCGTGCCAAATTACATGGTCTACATCTTCACATTTCTCTCCCATATAATAGAAAAACCCGATGCGTCTAGGAATAAATTGCATACTGTAATCTCCGCTCATGTTTTCGGTGTTATACGATAAATACCAATCCACATATTCTTTAAACGAATGGTCCTTTGCAAAATTGTAACACTTAGGGAACCATTTTCTTCCGTTTCTTTTTTGGCAGTATTTATACCCGGAGTGAAGCCAGTCTACATGATTTCTTGCAATTGAAAACTTTGTGTAATCCCGGTATTTTTGCTCAACCTCTTTGACCGGGGCGTGTTTGTGTTTATATTTCTCTGTTCCTACGGATTGGTTTAGGAAATTCCGAAGCGAAGTTCCTCCGGTGTGTGGAACATGAATAAAAATAAACTTTTTTTCATGGTTGATTCTCATTGTTTTCTTTTGTCTTGTGATTATTTAATATCTACAAAAACCGTTCCGCTTTCTCTTCGAACATTTGCTTGCGGAAACTGTCTTCGAATAAATGCAAGATACAGTTTTTCCCGTTGCGTAACCGCATCTAGTGGGGTACTATGGTCTTTAGGAATCGGCATGAATTGAAACCCTTTTATCTCGAAGCCTTCTTTTTTCATGAAATCTAAAGCGTCTAAAGCTATTTTAATCGTAGTTGAAACCACCTTAAACTGCTTTCCTTCATTTGTGACCCCACCACCTTTTTTCGTCGTAAAATCAACTTCAAGGTATTTTGATATAGGAGATTTGTACACATTAGCTACATACGACCTATTTTCGGTTTTAAATCTGTATCGGAGGGCGATTTGCGTTCCATCGCGCATTTCCCGAATGTTTTCACTTACTCTTCGAAATTTATAGTAATCGGTCGTGTCTCCTATCTCTCTAAGCAAATCGTTGAATCTAATCATTGCTGTTCCGGAATTACTGTTACTTCATTTCTTCTAACGTGAACCTCGGCGTTTGGAAATTGATTTTTAATAAATTTGATATAAAGTCTGTTTCTTTGGTTTGTATCCACCCCTTCTTTTTCTGTGCCGGAAAACTTATAGCCTTTGTAAAACCGGGGAAATCTTCCTTCCCTCGCCATTTCTTCATGAAAATCTTTCACGATTGAAACGACCGTTCCAACGACCTTGAAAATGTTCCCTTCATTTGTAACGGCACTAAATGGAGTTCTGTTATCTGGAACTTGATCCCAACCAATTTCAAACATTACGCCAACCCGGTTATTCCACTTACTTTTTGAAAGCTCTACGGTATAGTCAAAATTTTCTGTTTCAAATTCGTAGATATAAAGTATGTGTGCTTCTTTTCTACCTGTAAGTTTGAACACGTCTTCTACATTTCGATATCGGTAGTGTCCACTTGTATCACCGATTTCTCTAAGCAAATCGCTAAACTTAATCATTATTTCGTGAAGTTTCTTTCGCTAAGTGCCTGTTGTAACCGTTGCTGGATTTGTGCGTATTGGCTAGAGTTGATTGGTGGACCAGACGGGCCAACCGGAGTCGGGTGCGTTTCTTGTTGCAAGGCGTTTAGAAGGTCTGTTAAAATATCAACAAGCGTTTGCCCTAATACAATCGGCTCGGATTGGTCTTCTTCTCCAAAGTACATTTCCGGGACCTCCCAAACAATCTTATCGCTTATGCTATTGAAAACGTCTCCCCCCACTTCTTTTTCAACAGAGCCTTCGATAGAAGCGGTTAGATTGCCCTCTATAGACCGTTCGACGTTTCCCTCTGTAAGATGTGTGCGGTTGCCCAAAACGTTTGACACAACGTTTTTCTCAACGTCGAACGTAAAGTTAGACCGGGTTGTAAGGTTTATATCCCCGGACGCAAACTGCATGATTCGACCGCCGTTTTTGGCGTCCATCACAATCCGGTCGGAAACGGTAATTACCTGTTTTCCGGAAAACTCGTTTGGTGGGTTCTCGATGCTTGAAAAGTGAACGTCAGAGTCTTCTGTAGACGGGGTAAGCTCAAATGTCTTATCTTCCCCCATTGTAATCGAAGCGGGGTCTTTGTTTATATCTTCACGAATTCTTTCTAAATCCTCTAAGTCCGAAGCCTCTTCCGGCTGCCCACACCGGAGCCGAACAACTGGTTTACCTGTCTCTGTGTTCGAGCCAAATCGGAGGCTGTTTGAAAATCGGCCTTCAAAAATAACGTCTCCCTCGTCGTGAACAAGAGGTTTAAAATTATTAGTCGCTTCGAAAGTTTCCCCCAACACAACATCGGAGTTTGACCCTTGGCTGTTTCCAAGCCCGGTGGACGCCTCTTGGTAGTTTTGGTTTTGACCAGAAGATCCCTTTTGAAGATCCGGGTCAATGCTAACAAACGGAAGCTCGTTGTGGTTTTGATTTAACCTGTAGTTTACAACCCCAAGGTAGTAGTAGTTTCCCACAAACCGACCAACCAAAACCATTTCGTGACGAAGCGGATACTTTTGAACGTTCCCATTAAACGGCTTCGCATAGAAAAGCTGGTCTTCTGGTTTGTTGGTTTGGCTTTCGACAAACCGAAACTTCACCTTCCCAATATCTTCAAACCCTTGAAAGTCTTCGTGATCTTCGCTTCGAATCACGTCTACAACTTCTCCCGTTTCAAGCTCGAAAAACTCTTGTGCGGTGTTGTCCTGTGCAAGCTGCTGTTCAGTTCGAAGACCGGGGCTTCCAGTTGCTTGGTACCGTTTTTGCCTTGTCTTCTTGTATGCCATTACTAGTTGCTTTCTTTCCTGTTTTGTTTAACCTGTTCTTTCGCGCTTTCTGCCTTTTGCTCTAACGCTTTAATTTCTTGATCGATCTTTGAAGAATCTTCACTTGCAGTTGAAGGTTTAGTGTCGTTTTTTGATTTTTTGTCTTCTCGGATCTCTTTTGCAAGGTCTTGAAGCTGCTTCTTTTCTTCGTCGGAAATCTTTCCACCACCGCCCATCGAGTCGAGTTCTTCCGCATTTCTCATTCCGGATGTTACAAGCCTCTGGACGATTGTTGCAACCTTCACAAGCTTCTCGTCGTTTTGAACGTCAATTTCAAGATACTCTTTTACAAGCGGAACCAAAATTGTAGCGTCGTTTACGCTGTCAATCATGTCGGAAAGCTCGTCAATGAGTTCCTCGATTTTTTCGGCTTTCCGGGTAGAGTTTTTATCGATTCGCTCTAAAAGGTCGGCAAAGCTTTGATTTCCGTATATGTCTATACTATCTAAGTCAATCATTGGCAATTTTTGTTTGATGCATTTTATTACTGTCTATGCATAAATATATAGCCAAAAAGAAAAGGCCCACCGGAAAAACCGATGAGCCTTCTTCACTTGTTTCGCAAATCAATCGTTTTGCATTTATCCTTGTTAAACTTTACAGAAGAAGATGCAAGATACTTAGCGTCACCGTCTTCAAGTATAAGCTTAACAGGGACGTTGTTTCTAATGCAACTGTTTATTTTTCTAGAAACTTGGGGGTATTCTTTTGACAGTCTTTTAGAAAGTTGTGACTCTGGCGCTTGCGGCATGTTAGAAAAATTCGTTTTCTTCTTCTCCTTCAGGCGTAATGGTTCCCTCTTCTTTAAATCGCTCGATGCACTCGAAGTAGTGGTCTTTGAATTTCTTAACGACCTTTGTAATGTACTGTGCCTTTTCTACTCCGGAATACTCCCGGATCATAAGATAGAGGTTTCTCTTTTTAAACGTGTCAATGTTGTCTCTCTTTTTGAAGATATCAATAAGAGCGTTTGCAATTCGAATGTCCCGGTCTTTGTTGAATTCTTTGTAAATCCGTTTTTCCCAATGATCGATGAAGAGGTCCATGAACTCTTCAAGTTCTTCGCTCATTTCATTGTCCGGATCAATCGGAATTTGAAAGTCGTAATCCTCCTGATCGATGGACTGTTCTTTCTTTTGCTTTTTGTAGTTCTTCTTATTTAGGCTAATTCCTTTCGTGTAAGCGATGAACGAGTAGTACGAAAACGCCTTCCCTTTATCTTCATCGTAATTTGAAAGCTTTGAAACAAGGTGAGAGAGAATGCGCTGCTTGAAATCTTCTTTTGATACTTCATAATAGTCAAAAGAGTTCATGTTCACGACGTACTCGACAAGCTTTTTAAACGGCTCTTTGATACGCTCCCGGTAAATGTTTGAACGCTCCCTCTGGTCGTCTGTAGCATTGTACTCTAAGATTGCATCATCTACGTCTTCGGTGAAGTAGTAATCATCGTTTTCTTGGTTTTCATTTTCTTGAACTTGATCCGAAGATACAGTTCGAGTCTCTTTAACTTTCTTTGTTGACATATGGTATCTGTAAAATTTAAATGTTCATTCGTCCGTTCAAACCGGAGAAAGCAAGATTTGTTCCAAAACCTTTACTCTAAGTCAAGATCAATTTCTTCTTCATCATAAAATCCCATTCGATAAAGATCATACATGAGGCGCTTTAGACTTTTAAAAAAGAATCCAACCTCGTCGTCAGATTCAAAAGCTCCAATCCGGTCAAGACGTTCAAGTTGAGACTTGTTTTCTTCGATCCGGGTTGCAATCTGCTCGTACCATTCCTCGTAGAAAACAACCTTTTGGTTTAGGTTCCATGTGGCATATCCCAAAATCAGAGATATCCCGAAAAAAAGACCCGCAAGTATCGAAACAAATGTGTAAGACATGTTTTGAAAACTTAAAACTTATTCATACATCGATCCGAAAACTTCATCAAAGTCCTTGCTTGCCTCGTCTTTCTTTGGATTTTCGTTTTCAGAAGAACTCTTTCTTCCATCCCCGTCATATACCTTATCGATACCTTCGGTGCCCCCGGAAAGCTTCTTTCGAAGCATCTTATCAATCATGTGAAAGTATTTATCAAGCTGGTCTTTAGACGCCCCGGACATTTTTTTCTTGATAAAGACGTAATACTTGTCTCCGGGGTCAAGATCCCACTTGTTTGCAAGCTCTTCTGTCCGTTCTTCTCTAAGAGTTTCGATTGGTGGGTTTTGGTTTTTCCGGCTCTCCCTCTCAACGTCGTAATTCTCGTCACCTTCAAGAGCCTCGTCTTTTGTTTCTGAGGCAGTTTCTTCTTCGGAAGTGGCTTCGGTCGGGTCTTGATTTGAATCAGTTTCAAAACGGCTTTCAAGCCTTTCAAGATGCTCTTGGAAGTCTACCTCTTTTTCAATGGATTGTGCTTTATCAGTGACCCGCCGGATCACGTCCAAAGCATCTTCGGTGTTTAAATCAGAGAGGCTTTGGTTAACACGTGAATCGATTAGATCAGAAACTTCGTCAATCTTGTTTTCGATCCTTTGTTTTGAAGCTCGAATATATTTTTCGTTTGATGTTGTCATAACTCTTTTCTATCTTATGTATTCTTACTGCTCTTTAACTAACCGTTCTTTCTTTTGTTTCGAGTAACCTTTAATTTCATGCTCTCTTTTCAAAGCGGTGCTTCGAGTATGTCCATCTTCGGTGTACACAACTTTTGCCGGAAGCCTGCTTCGGACATATTTACTTCCGGTTCCGTTTCGATGCTTTTCAATTCTCTTTTCAACGTCTTTGGTGATTCCACAATACAGAGAATCGTCTCGACACCGAAGAAGATAAACTTTCCACTCCTTTTTGTCTTTCATGTATAAATACGTAATTTAATTTTGAAAAGACTCAATCCCCGGCAGGTTCACAAAAACTTCATTACCAAAAGCTATGATCGTTTACTTTTGTCTGTTCTTCTGTGATTTTGTTTGACGGGTCTTCATATAGGTCTCTTTTCACTTCCGGAAGGTTTGCCTTCACGTATTCGTTTCTCTTTTTTGAAATTTCTGCGCTTTCTTCGTCTTTTTCAATGAGAGTGCATGAAACGCCTTCAAGTTGAGCGGCAATACCTGTTGTTCCACTTCCGGCAAAGGGATCTAAAACGTGACCGTCTTTTGGCGTTATAAGCCGCACAAGGTATCCCATAAGCTCGATTGGCTTGACCGTGGGATGTGTGTTTTTTTCAACTCCCAAGTGCCTGTCTTTATCGCCGTTGGCTTTCGGGCAATAGAAAAATCGTGAAGCGCCTCCAGAATCTCCGTGCTGGTTTTGGGGACTGGAAACACCTTCGATAAACTCTGTGGAGGGGTCAGATTCGTAACCGGAAACTGCCTCTTTCATCGCTCCTGACTTGGTTTCTCCACTTTGATCATCAAGCATCACCGAAGCCCTTTCATCGAGAAAAAGGTTTGCTGGATAACGCCCTTTATTTTCTACTGTGTGGAAAAATCGTGAAGCGCCTCCAGAATCTCCCCGATTTGATGGAGAATTTGGTTTGTTGTCTGGAACAAATCCTTCCACTTCATAACTTTTTTCATCTGAGTAGTCGTAGGTTTTGCCACCTTCATCAATCCCGCTTTGATCGTCAAGAATCACCGACGCTCTATCATCGAGAATCAGATTTGCGGGGTAACGTCCGTCGTTTGACATGTTCCATTCTTTTCCTTCCATAGTGCCTTCGCCTCGCCCTTGATTTCCCATAAACTTCCCTTCACTAAATCCAGATCCGGTCGTGACGGAAATAGAATCTTGAGTTGTGATTCTACAACCGTCAATATTGATTGCACCTGTGCCGTGTTTTAGGACGGTTTCAACGACCGTTCCACTTAGAGGCTTCCGGGCAAGAACAATAGGCTCGTGAGCGGGTTTTAACGCAGTCCCCCAACCTTTCCATTTCTTTGCCTCTTCGGTGGCGGGGGCGGTGATGTCAACTTCTGTTTGCTCAACAGGCTCTCGGCTGATAGCCATATCCCCTTTTTTACCGTTACGTGAGAGATCACGGCTAACAGTTTTTTGTCCGACCACCTCGCGCTCGACGCCTGCTGCCTTGTCGAGCGCCTTTGAAACGTCGTGGTTTTTTGGAAATCCTCCACCATATATCCACATAAGCGTGTCTCGAATTTCAAATCCGGCGTCTTCAATTGCAACCATCATTCGGTGGTGGGTCCGTGTCCCTCCAAATGCCAAAAGATGTGCCCCCGGTTTAAGAACGCGGTACACTTCTTCCCAAAATTCTTGGTTGAAGGCAATCCCGGACTCGTCCCACCGCTTGCCCATAAATCCAAGCTCGTAAGGAGGGTCTGTCACACACGAGTCGAATGTGTTTTCATCTTGATTTTGAAGTTTGTTTAAAGAGTCTCCGCTAATAACATTTACCATAACGTTTTGTTCGATTTTGCATTTATACTTTTATCGGACCCGGATTCCCCCCGTATCTGTGCGGCTATATGTTCTTCGGTTTGGTCGGGTGTTTGAAACTCCGGAGTCTTCTTTTTCCTCTTCGCCCTTGGAAACGGCCTTGAAAAACGTTCGGACGCGCTCTTTTGTCTCTTTCTCTACGTCTAAAAGCTCGCTGTCTGTCATGTCAACATCTTCTTGATCTACAACTTCAAGAATTGAAGCCGGGGCCTCGTCGTTGTCAAGATAACTTCCTTTTCTATTAACAACTCCAAACTTCTCTGCCCAGCCAATACTTACATAGTTTCCAGACTTGGGGTTTAGGATTTCCTCTTTCATAGGCTTGTAAATTAAATTTTAGTTAATTTTTGATTTTTTCAAACGATGAGGGGTAGTCTAAGTCTTCACACGAGTCTGTTGTCGGTTTTGTTACAACCACATAGTCGTCTTTCATCCATGTTACACAAACAACTCCATCGTGGTTGGGGAAAACATGTTTTTCGGTAAGAGTTGGGTCGTCAATTTGATTCGGATAGCAGGACACAATGAGGTCTGCAGGCTCTGCCTCTTTTTGAATTTTAGACACTCCACGCTCTTTGAAGTGTTGAACCCAAACAGATATAGTGTCTCCGGTTATTGGCTCCTTGTTTTCATTAACTTCAATCAGATTAGCATACGCGCCTTCACAGCTTAGGCAGTTTAAGGCGTTCCACGTCTGTTTTCCATTTGGCTCTTTGAAATATCGTTGATTTACCTGTGGTCCAGTACATGAGACAAGAAACAAAAGAGCCAAAACACAAGCTACACGGCCCCAAACTCTTTTACTTTTCACGTTCTTCATCAGCTTTCCAGTTCAAAAATCCATAAATCATAATCCCCATTGTGATGAATGAAGATACTACAAATCCGTATTGTCCTGCAATATAAGCTATGATCCCCGCACAAAAAATTGATATCCCTTGAAATACAAATCCAAGCTTGTTCTTCCGAGAAAGAAGCCACATCCCAAAAAGCCCGAACACAAGGGATATCCAGTCTAATCCATAGTATACTTTAAAACTTTCAACAAGCAGTTCAAACATATTTGAAGCAGAAACACTTTTGGTTGTGGACCCGGTAGGACTTGAACCTACGACCTTCGTGTTATGTAACTTTTCATAGGTCCAATGATATATATTAAAAAAGGGATAACATAATGAAAAATAGAAACAATTATGAAGTTCAAAAAAAACGTGCGAAGTACCGTAAAATGATGCTTATTGAAAAAGCGGGTGGCGAGTGTAAAAAGTGTGGATATAGTAAAAACATAGCAGCACTTGATTTTCACCACACTAAAGATAAGAAATTTAGATTAGACTCCAGACACCTTTCTAATTCATCTTGGGATAGAATTTTAAGAGAGTTTGAAAAGTGTATTTTACTATGTGCAAACTGCCATAGAGAACACCACAACCCGAATTTTACAAAAGATAAAGTAAAATTGGAGTTAGACGAAACCTACAATCCAAAAAAGTCCACTGAAAATAGATGTTCCGAATGTGGCACTATAATATCATCTAAAGCTAAAATGTGTGTTCCATGTTTTCGTAAAAGTCGTGAAAAAATCAAATGGCCGGAAACATCTTGGTTAGAAGAAAAAGCTTTAGAATATTCTTTTTCTGCTTTATCAAGACGTTTGGGGGTTTCCGGTAACGCAATTCGTAAACGAATTAAAAATCATAAATAATCTTCGTCGTTGGCCCGATGGGATTCGAACCCATAACCAGTCGCTTATGAGGCGAACGCTCAACCATTGAGCTACGGGCCAAAATGTATATGCTACGGGTCCTTTCGCTACTTTATGTATTCGACAAATTCAAAAACCGTGCTTGAAGATTTTGCCTTTTCAATCAAACCGGGAAGGCTGTTTGTATCGTCAACCCGTGTCCAATCGGTCTTTTCCTCTTGACCTTTGTTAGACACTCCAACCCAAGTTGTTCCCATGTTTGTTGAAACTCCTGTGCAACTACCCGGTGGCTTCTGGCAAGGAGACGTTCCGATCTTTATCGTTCCATCGCTTTTTTCGAAGATTCTCATGTCCACATCCACGGAATAAGTTTTGCGATTCGTTCGTATGCTTCTTGGTCTTTTAATCTAATTCGGCGTTCAAGGCGTGAAGCTTTTGTTTTATAGACTTTTCCTTTGTCTGTTCGCTTGTAGCCTTGCATTTCTTCAAGCTTTGTGTTTTCTTGTCCCAAAGGAATTCTTTGGTTTCTTTCCATTTCCCTGTATTCGGAGATCACGTCAAGAAGACGCTCCCGGTCTTCTTTAAACCATTTATACACGCGGTAAGCAGTTCGGTAATACCCGTTTGAACGGCTTGAATTTGCGTTTTGATCCAAAGCGGACAAAACTTCCTCTTCGGTTTCCGCTCGCCGCGTAGAGCTTTCTTGCTCTTCTACAAACTTGAAGAATTGCTTTTTCATAACAGTTGGCAAACGGTCGGAAGGCTCTGCCCACATTCCAACCGGAACGTCTGTTCGGTACAGGTGTGTTCGGGTTTTAAAGTTTGACCGAAATATGCGGAAGGCTCTACGTATTCCACTTGTTTTAGCGTTGGAAAGAAAATACTTCAAGCCTTCCCACCACATTCGAATCCAATAGATCATGGCAAGTTAAAAATTGTGTTTAGCTTGCAGATAGAAGGCTGTGTGTTGCTATTCCATTTCCCGCTTGCTTATGTCACAACGGCGAATTTCCAGTTCATCGGGATCATACCCTTCATATTGAACCAAATCCCGTTTAAGATCCAATACCGTGCCTGAAACCATTGATTCTACCGGGGTTCCGTTGGCAAGATAAACGTATCCCGCATGAACCGGATAGTTATTTTCAAGAACGGTTTCAGTTTCGTAAATCACGCCTTCATCTTTGCTCATTGGTCTTTACTGTTTAGTTGAGATACAGTTTCACTTTCGTTAAAACGCTTTCTCCTCGCCTTTGGTGAAAACACCGAAACCCCACGTGTGGGGGAATACTTTCGCCAGAGAGTATTGCCCCAACGAAAGCGTTCCCCCACCGAAAGGGAACCAAAATTCACCTTCTCCTTATTGTTATTAGTCTTCATTGACCACCTCGAACTTGTCGTTTGGGACCCAAAGCGTAACGTTGTCCGAACGCTTCAAAAGCGTGTACACGTTGTCTTCGGAAAGAACCGTGCAAACCTCATGCTTTTCAAACGTCACGTTTCCGAATCCGTACGTGTCGTTCATCTTAACCTTTTGCGTACTCATAAGTTTTAAGGTGTTTGTGTCGTGAAAGTTAGTTGTGAAAAAGGCCCGCCCCCAAGTAGCTAACCTAAGCTACAACCTCTCGCTTCTTCTGGTCTTCCCGCTCGATCCGGGCACGCTTCCGTGCAACCTCCTGAATTTCGTCTTCGTAGTCGTCTACCATACCGGACTCGAAGAACTTGGAAGTCACGTCCACGTCCCGGACGTTTCCGTCTTGAAGCGGATTGACGGAAAGCAGGTCAACGGTTTCCCCGTCGAACCGTCCGCGAATCTTGTATGCGTTATCGCTGGTCTTGAAAGTAAAAACAGTCATTGTACTTTGTAACTTGATTTTGCCTTGTGTTAGTGAATGGGGCTTCCCCCGTTGATCCACCCTTTTTAATGATCTCGGTTAAGAAGGGTTCCAATGTTCTCTGTGAAATTTGTGTGACCGCGCAATTCGTTTATCTTCTCCTGCACGTCCAGCTCAATTGATTTTGTTGAATAATCTGTGGATTCAAGTAAGCTCTTGGCCGCTTTAAGCCTTTTGAGATTATCCGCAGTTTCTAGTAGCTTATTTAGTTTCATTTTCCTTTGTGATTTTGTAATTGACTTCTATTAAATGGCCGTATGCATTTATTTCATCTACTCTGCAAAACTTGACCTTTGTTGTGTCCTTTGCATTGTTATAAATATATACGTCGCTAGAAGATACAAGATGATCTTCGTATATGTACTTTACCTTAGATTCGTTTTTAATAACGGTGTACTCGCTGCGTGGGAGACAATTTTTTTCGGTATGTCAAGGCTCAAAATATGTCCCAACCGCAAGCGCAGAGAGGATAACAAAAAACACGGCAACGCCGTTTTCTTTCTTCCCAATCACCCCAAATACAAGCCCGATTATAAAGGCTACGGAAAAAATTATTAGCCAAAGGCCAAGTACAAACATAATTTTTATAGGTTATTTACAGATTTAAACCTTTCTACCGCCACTTCTCTACCTTCCTGCAAAAGAAACGTGTGATACTCTTCAGTTGTTTCAAATTGGTCTTTGAAACGCCCAAGAGCCGTTCCAAGTTCTTTTCCCGTCAAGTTCGAATGATTCATGGCGACGTTTCCGTTAAACACTTCACGGGCTTTCTCGCGCCTTCTGTGCTCTTTTTCAAGCCGGGTTTCCCAAGCGTTTAGGTCCACTCCGGTCATTGAAAGAACCTTTTCTTTCATATGGCTTTTTGAAGGCCGGGTCTTGTTTTGACTTTTAGGAACGCTTTCAAGATACTTCATCCACTTCTGGTAGGTCTTTCTTTTTGTGTCCCGGTGCCTCTGGTCTGCCGTTAAATTTTCGGACACGAAAGCCTTTCTATGAAAATACTTCGAACCTACGACGTATTCGAAAACTTCTTCTAGGTCTTCAAAACCTTTCTTGAACCGATCCCATGAAAACCCAAGAAGCCCAAATGCAGTTTCCGGGTCGGTCGTAACTGCAAGTTCTCCAAGCTTTACGCTTTTGTCTTCGGTATAATGCGTGTACCGAACGCCTTGAAACCCATGCTTTAGGCCAACCCACCGGGCAACCTTTCCCATAAGGTTCCCAAGGTCGTTATAGGCAAAAAACGCCTTTGCCATGTCCCACCACTTATGCCGCATAAACACAAGGTCAAGTTGAAATGGGGCTCCTTTAACGGATGTGTAGTCTAAAGACACAACGTTTCCGTTGTTGAACGTTTCTTTTGGCCCAAGGGAGTTAACAAGCTTCCATTTGTCAACAGCAGGTTTCCGGACAAGAACATCCATATCCCCGTGACTTGACTTTGAGTGATATGGGCGAACAAAATGATAATCGGTTTCTTCGGAAAGTCCAAACCTACGGCTAAACTGGTTTGATAGCTTCTGTTGTGTCCGGTAAAAATCAGAACTAAGAAGCCTCTCTGTATGTGTATCAAGTGCGTTTCCACCCATGTCTTCTTTGCCATTTGTTGTTAAAACCGTTCACCATTTTATATTACTGCCTCACTTCTTCGGTGTTCCCGCCTTCGCAACGAAAACTTACAGGTAACGTAAAACTCTTGGCTTGATATAGCTATTGTAGTAGTAACGCACGTCAATCGGAATTGGATATTTTCCATTGTTGTGATAATAGCATATTGGGCTTGAAATCTTAAACACAACTATATTTTTCTTTCTAGACCACCGTTTAAAGTCTGAATTGCTTAAACCAGTATCATCTTCGTTAGACACTATTACCATTGTTAAGGTGTTATCAAATTGTAGAGTCTTCATTTAGAAAGTCAAATTTGCGCTTCGCCTCATCTAGAGAAAGCTTGTTTAAGTCTTGAAAATCCGGTACTTCGTAATAGTAGATTACAGAAACTTCTCGCCTTTTTTACGCTTTTTGGATAAAGTGTAGTCATTTTTTTGTTTGTTTTTTAATTGATAAATTCTTGTTAAAGAGTTCCTTCTGCAGCTTCAATGAGAACCTCTTTATCTTCGATTCCAGTTCGAAGCTGAAAGCTATGTGCCCGTTCGATCATTTCTCCAAACTTCGGGCCGGGTTTGTGCCCACGATCAATGAGGTCTTTCCCTTGAACAATCGGGTCAACTTCTACGCCTGTATCCCGAAACCACCGAAAATCTCCCAAACGAATGGCGCAAATAACCTTCTTAAAGTCTTTAAAGCGGTCTCCAAGTCTGTGTTGAAGCATTCTTACCTCAAAAGGGGTAGGGTTCGGGCTTGACGTTTGAATCGTTTCTAAACCCTTCTGGAAAGCCTTAACGCGACTTACCAAATTATTTGAAAGTTTGAGGCTTTCTCCAAGAGCCTCCGGGTCTTCCGCGTTTAAAAGAAACGTTTCCATCCGGAGACGTTTCGGGGCCGAATCAATGGCAATCTTTCGAAAAACGTCCGTTTCCGGAAATCCAAAGTCTTCAAGAAGCCCAACCTTTTCCATAATCGAAAGAAACCGGGAAGGTTTTTTGTCTTTAAACGCCTTCTTAACTTCCATGACCACCCGCTCGACGGAAACCACATTGGAAACGTCCGGGCCGAATCGCTTCATCATTTGAAACGTTTCCGGTTCAATGTCAAACCCGAACCTTCCGGCAAACCGGGCTGCGCGAACAATCCGAAGGAGGTCTTCTTTGAACCTGCGCTTCGGAGCCCCAACGGTTTTTACAATGCCGTTTTGAAGGTTTTCTTTTCCCCCAAAGGGGTCAACAAGGTTTCCACTTGCGTCTATTGCCATTGCGTTGATTGTGAAGTCCCGGCGAGAAAGGTCCGTGGAAATGTCGTTTGCAAACTCTACGGTTGCTCTACGTCCATCAGTGGACACGTCCTTTCGAAAGGTTGTGATTTCAAACGGGAAACCATCGACCACGGCTGTAACTGTTCCGTGGTCTACCCCGGTCTTTTTGACGGGAACGCCTCTCTTCTCACACTTTTGAACCACAGTTTTCGGAACATCAGATGTTGCAAGATCAATGTCGTCAAACTCGCGGCCAAAAATTGAGTCCCGAACGCACCCGCCAACCGCATGAATATCGGAAAGAAAGTCAAACGTGTCAAGCGCCTCGTTTACTGTCATTGTTTTTTTTTTTTGTTTAGATTAAAACAAAAAACGTGGAAACAGGCCATGCAAGACCCATTTCCACGCCAATGCCCTGTAGGAGGTGATTACAAGAGCAATTTGATTTAGCCGATCATCGGTCCATCGGTGCGAATCACGTCGTACGTCTCACCGAACATGGTGATTTCGTCAACGTTTTCAAGGCGATAGTCCCGGAGAATCACCCGGTCTTCAACGCCTTGCCGACTAGAACCGGACGAAGAATAAAGGTACTCTTCGATTTCTTCCCGGTCGATTTCGTTCCAGTTTTCATCGTAGTAAGTGGACGTTGCCGATTCCACCTTGACTTCAAGGTAAAACCGCTCTTCACCGTTCTTGACGTGTCGCACAAGCGGCGTTCCGTCAACCCGGCTACCCCACCGACGCGGTTCCGGTTCAAAATCCGGCTCGACGCCTTCTCGCTCCCTCTGGTTGTTCACAGAGTTTGCGTAGACGAAATTAACAAGCCCCCGAACTTCCGAAACTTTTCGGACGGTGCAATTTCCGTCTTCGTCGTGATACTCGTTGTAAGGAGTACCCCGACCATTGACGGTTTTCCGCATACGCGGCGTTGTCACCGTTCGGAACGAAACGAACGACGCCCGTGAAGGCACGTTTTCAAGAACCGCTCGCAAGTCTTCAAGGCGAATCATAACTTCAAAAGTTTTTTGTGACCGTTTCTGTTAACCCCTTCCCTCCCTGACGCAATACTTACACGCAGGGAAGAAAGGCTGGTTTCGCTTTGTATGTGAAGACGGGGTGAAGGTTTTATGAAGACCCTTCAATGTCGGTTTCAGAAAAGTCAACCCCCAACATAAAAGACTGCACTTCCCCGATGTTCATAAACACATACTTTCGACCGGACGGTTTAATTTCGACGTATGCCCGTTCGATCCGGTTGTTTTTAAAAAGACGTTCAACTCCGGATAGGTCGTTTATAAGGCTGTCTACGTCTTCAAAACCGTTAATTTGAAGCATTCCGGTTTTGTTTGACGTAACCTCATTTACGACCAAATTTCCGGTTTCGTATCTTGAAAGATCGCTCATAACAGGGAAAGGTTTTTTAATTGAGCTTGTGGTTTTCGATTCCAAAACGCCCAAGAGCACCGGACGCTAAACGCTGTTCCCGCTTCGTTTCAAACTCCATCCGGTGAAACTCTTTATCGGACGGATGAGGATACGATGCATACGGAATAACGTCTTCTCCAGTATGCGTCGAAATAATGTCTGCCGCATTGTCCAGATCGTCAGCGGGAACGTCAAGGTAGTAGTGAGCAGAAGAGTTCATCGGCTTGCTTTTTTATTAAAAGTGGTTCTTTGTCTATCTACCGTATAAAATGCGAAAGGCCGGGAGCGGTTCCCGGCCTTTCGGTGAAGATTCTATTAAGTGTTTTTCGTTCTTTATTGGACAAGTCCTTCTCTACCTACAGTCTTTTGGACATAATCATACATCCCAATCCCGCTTGACACGCCTGCGTTTAGGCTTCGAACACTTCCAAACTGCGGGATGGATACAATATGGTCGCAAAGGTCAAGAACATTTTCGGACAAACCATTTCCTTCGCTTCCGAAAACCAAAAGAGGGTTTTCCGGCCAATCAAAAGAACGCAGGTCTTCGGTTTCGTAGTTTGAAAGTTGGTTTTCAAACCCAACCCATGTAAATCGGGTTTTCAAAAGACGGGCTTCAATTGGTACCTCGATGTGTTGCACGTCTGTATAATGATAGGTGCCAACCGCCCCGCGCTTGTCCCACTGCCTCTTTCCTACGTAAAAAACTCTTTGCGCCCCAAACGCATTTGCGTTTCGGACCAAGCTTCCGATATTAAAGTCTCCTTCCCAATTTTGCATCAAAACGGCAAAACCGTTGTTGTTTTCGGAAAGGTGCTTACGGATCTTTTCAGTTTCGTGGGATCGAAACTGGTCAAGTACGTTTCTGTTTGCTGACATATGAATTGAAGTAACCGTTTTGTTATAAAGAAAGCGCGTTCTTAAAAGTGCTCAAATGGCTTCGACTCTGAATGCCCGGTACTTAACCGATTTTTAGCCCAACCCAAAACGTATTTTGGATCTTCGTCATTTGAAATTGTGGTTAGGTTCACGACAGGAATAGCTTTGCCTTCTAAGCCTGACCGATACTCTTTGAACTCTTCATAATTTGAGTTTTCATCAAACACAACAAGCATAAGCAGAAACCTTCCATTTACGTGATTTTGAAAAACTCGCGGTCAATTTCTCCCATAACGTACGTTCCGTTTGAAGTGTCAAACTCGACGTAGGTTCTTCGAATTCCGGTCTTCACATTCCCGGCGTCGTATTCTTTCTTTTCTATAGAGTTGACGGTATATTCACTGCCGCCAAGGGTGATTGTAACCGTTTTTCCATCATCAAGAGCCTGCTTTAATACTTCAAACATGTTCGTTATATGTATTTATTTATAATTGTTTTGGTCTTTCTGTAAGTAGGGACAAACGTTCTTGGCAGAAAACCTCTACCCTCTTGCTTTGGAAACTTTTGAACACAAACAAAACTGTCTTCTTCTTCAACCTTAAAGTCAAGAATGCAGAGAGGAAAAACTATATCCACTTTCCATCTTGTGCCACCATCTTCAGGATCGACCCGAACTGTAAGTCCGATTTCTTCTTTTATCGAATCTTCAAGGTCTTCAAAAACGATAATCATACCTGACAAGTTATTGGTACACTTGGGAGGACTCGAACCCCCAACCCCGGCATTAGAAGTGCCGTGCTCTAATCCAGTTGAGCTACAAGTGTATTTTTTTCATTGACTTTTTTGAAACTGGTTCCACCTGTCGGCCCATTCTTTGAAAGCTTGCCCGATCTCTTTTTCGTCTTCGGTTTTGTTACCGCAGACAAAAACGTTTTGTTCCCTGTCTACGGAGAGAATTTCTTCCCCTTCCGGGGATTTAAGGTCAAACGGGAAGATGTCCCAATACACACTTTCTTTATCGATTTTGACCTTGTTAAATTCAAAAACCTCTTTGTCATTAGACATGATCTATGAATTTGGATTTGTAATTGGGTTAATATGAGCGGGTGATGGGATTCGAACCCACGACCTTCTGCATGGCAAGCAGACGCTCTAACCACTGAGCTACACCCGCTGGCTCCTATTTGGTATAGCGCCGGGGGGCGCTCCATTAATGAGAAATCCTTAATGGCTCCACCTTTCTTTACTGTAAGGTCCGTGTGGCCGCGATCTTTTTACTAACTCGACACGCCTTCCGGTTGGCAAATCAAGCGTTCAAAAAGATTCGTTTGAAAAAATGATTTCATCCGGGTCTACATATACCGTTCCATCCCATCGGATATACACGCGCCTTTCTCCATTTGTTCCTAAAGCCCGGTACATTTTTTTAAGCGTGTAAGAGCTATTTAGCTTTCCGGTGTTTAAATCTTTTTTTACAACCCTCGTTCCATTTGTGGCATAGTATTTGACTTCAACAGTTTCAAGCCAAGCAAAAGTTCTATCTTCGTTTATAAGGCGAACCGGACGCCACGCAAACCACTTATGCCAGCCTTTTTCTATCTTAGCAATTCGGTCTACGAAACTCTCTACGCCATTCATTTTTGACTTTTTGACTTTTTGACTTTAAGGGGTCTTTAAAAACTGAAAAATGCTGCTGCTCCGGATGGATTCGAACCATCACTGACGGGTCCAAAGCCCGTTGTCCTGCCAATTAGACGACGGAGCAGTGATTGAGTTACATTTCGTTTTCAGAGTCAAAAGAACGAACAAGAGCGTCTTTAACAACGTGAAGACTGTTCGGGCCTTCAAACTTGTACTTTTCTTCGAAGCGGTCAGTTCCAAGAGCTTCTATCGATTCGTAAAAAACGCCTCGAAAGAAAGAACTTGTTACTGCCATTACAAAATCCGGGAAAACGAACTTGTAACTTTGATTGTCTTTGTCAAGTGTTGAAAGCCCATAAGATTCTCGGAAGCTTTTCCCGTTTTCATAGCCGCTAAAAATCGTTGCATCTTCAGGGATCATTTTTTGTCTTGGATTTTAAAAATCGTTTAAGAGCATAATGGGCGTCTAATTCCAATGCTGCTTTTGTTTCTGATGAAACGCCGTCTCTCTTAGAGCCAAGCAAAGAGCTAATGAACGTTTTAACATCACTTTTTTGATTGGCTCGAACTTTAATTTGATTTTGAACAACTTTTTTTACTTCGTCCATTTAGATGTTATATATCAATTTAAAAGATAAAATAAGGTCGGGTGAGTTGGATTTGAACCAACGGCTCCCTGCTCCCAAAGCAGGTGCTCTGGCCTGACTGAACTATCACCCGATGTTTCCGTGAGACCTGTTTAACTAAAAACCCTTGCACTCCCACAGGTCATGGGGGGACCAATTCGCCACGTTCGGTGACATAGCCGTATTCTTATCGACGGAAAGCGAAGATTTCGGCGTCGGGATTATCACGTGTCTACCAATAATATATAGCAGATTGCCAATTTTAACGCCTTATTTGGCGAATGCGTTTAAGTGTTTTCTTCACCTTTAAAAGAACTTTCAATCAAGTCCTTCTTGGAATCGAACCAAGGTATCCGTATATTTAAGGATAAATTGCTGTAGGCAATCTTGCGATCCCTCCCGGATTCGAACCGGGGACCTCTTCCGTGACAGGGAAGCATCCTAAACCACTAGACCAAGGGACCGTTTCATTCTTCAATCGCTTCCATCCAAACGGACGGTTCGTTTACCGTAAACCGAACAACGGTTCCGTCTTCAAATTTTAATCGAACGATATTTCCAGAATTTGCAAACCGCTTTGTAATCGTTGTTGATTCAACGGTTTTTCCTTCCATCCAATCGGCAATTTCTTCTTGGTAGTTTGAAACCATCTTCTGTATATTTGTTAACAAAAGCGCAAAGAATTAGTTCCTACTTTATAGAACTTTAAAACAAACTGCTTTTTCTTTTTTTTGATATATGTAATCAAAGAGAAAAGTTGCTGTTAGCAGCTTTGTGTGGGTGGTGGGGATCGAACCCACAGCCTCCTGCTTGGAAGGCAGGCTATCTAGCCAATTGATATACACCCACAAAACAGGCTACACAAGAAAAGTGTGCTACCATTACACCATACGGGTTAAACCCGCACTTGGATTCGAACCAAGACCTTCTGCTTATAGGCAGATAAAAGTATGTCTGCTGCAGGTAGCCCTATGTTTATCGTACGTCTATATATAGACTTTAGAAGCACTTGGTTCCGTAAGTCTATATATTCACTTGTTCTTAACTTGGACTACAACTTCGTCCGAGTTTGAAACATATGCGTAAATTGCATATCCTAAATTACCGAGACCGAATGTGAACCACACAGTTAGTATGAACCAGATGAAATGAACAAACCCGGACCCGTAACTGTTCTTTCTAACCCTAACGTGTTTATCACTTTGTTCGGATACGGAATAGCCTTGGATTTGGTAATCGTCTACTTTGTTGTGAAGTTCTTCTTCGGTAGAGACTTTTCTAATTCTAACGTTTGGCATAACTGTATTTTAGTTTATAAATGATAGGAAGTTAAAATTTAGATGAATATATTTGTTCATCTGTTACTTTTATGCTATTCGGGTGAGTATCCGGATTTGAACCGGAACTAAGGCGACCACAACGCCTCGTGCTACCAATTACACCATACCCACCATGTTTGGCGATTGTTTCACGCCAAACCGTCGCACGCAACCACGTGAACGGAAATATGTAACACGGGTGGGACTCGAACCCACTAAAGACAGCTTGAAAGACTGCCTACGCGACCGCTTTGTATTCCGTGTCAAATATTGCACGGGTACTAGGACTTGCACCTAGATCCCCGGTTTTGGAGACCGGGATGTTTCTAAATTCCACCATACCCGTGTACCAATTCTAATTCTAATAGTCTTCGAAGCGGTCGTGAACCTTAATCGGATCATCGGAAGGAAACCGCTTGTCGCTGGAATAAATGAAGTTTCCACCGAACATCGGTCCCCGCTTTCCATCCGGAGTTTCAACCGGAACTGCGTACGTGACCGTTTTACCGAACACGGTCTTTTCGGCAATCCGAACGGCAGGGGAATCTTCGGAAGGCTCAAACGGCCCTTCGGCGTTTACGATTACAACCGAGTCAACACGGCTCGTAACACCGCCGTTGGTCGTGTCCGCTCCGTTTCGAGAATAAACGTTTGCGCGAATACCCATAGCTTCAAGTGTCTTTGATTGGGGTTTCCTTTCTTAACTTCACTATATTCAATGCAACGCAAAGGAATTGGTTCCGAAAGAAACGGCACTTCACAAAAGCTTCATACTTACTCTGTGCTATCGGAAACTTCGTCAAACGCTTCATCTAAACTCTGCTCTTCCGGAGAGGCAAAACCTTTTTCGTCGCCACTGCTTCTTACGTCCCGTTCAACGCGCCAAATGTCGTTTACAGGGTACTTATACACTTTTCCGTTTAGGTCCTCGATGCAGTAAAAACTTCCTTTCTCGTACGTGTTAACCGCTCCGTGATAGACCTTTTGAAAAGAAGACTTCAATTGAACTTTTACTGTATGTGTATCTTGTTTTTCGTAACTATGCTGACTCATATTGGCTTTTTACTACGGGTGAATGTGTGGAGCCAGTCGGATTCGAACCGACAACTTGAACCGTGCAAAAGTTCCGCTCTACCGTTAGAGCTATGGCCCCATAAGTCAAGGGTGACTCTACCAAAGTCCATTTAATCGGCAACTTACCGACCCTTGAAAAATAAAACAGACTGCAATTGATTTAGTGCTCTGCCAGTTGAGCTACCCGTCCAAAAGCGGACGGGGTAGGACTCGAACCTACAACCTCTCCTTCCATGTAGGATATCAATGGATTGCTGTATGCAGCCTTGGAAATCAACATTTCTTTTTTATCTTGGCACTATTATATATGCTCTATCTATGTAAATGTTTCAAGTTTCCCTTATTCTTCATCTTTTTTCATGTCTTCTATGAACAACTTCGAAGCTACCTTCGCTTCTTCCACAGACTTTTCCGGCGTGCCGCCAATTCCCGACATACCCGGAAGGTCCGGAGAAGTTGTTACGTAGCACTCGTCTTTTGAGTTCCACCGTGTTTTAAACCGAACATCTTTTATGCTTTCAATCATTGTTTTTTAAGGTCTTGAATGACTTCGTACGTAGAAGGACGATATTTTTCTCCGGAAAACCCAAACGTGTAAGAAAGCTCTTCACGTTTATCCATCACACGGTCAAGTAAACTATCCCATAGCACTTTGGCTTCTTCTTTTGTCAAATCTACATTTTTTTCTTCTACAAAATCTACGTACCAGTCTTCAAAATCGTTCATATCACTTTTACTTTTGGTTTTTAAATCTCCACACGTGAACATTTTCAGGCAAAACCTCAACTGCGGGTTCTACCTTTGAAACTTTAAGCCCACCGTTTCCGATCCCCGGATAATTTAGGTCAAAACGTTTGTCCGAATTCCGGTTCGCAATCTGTCTAAGCAAAAGAGCAGACTTTGCAATCAAAGAAAGATCGGCCTCTTCTTTAAAGTGTGTTTTTACTTGAAAGGCCACAATCTTGTTTGAAGAGGTTACAAGTCCATACGAACCCAAGTCCCCGCACTTGTTTTGAATCTTCTCTCCAAGCCTTCTGTCAAGGCCCTCGAACCTATCTCTTGCGGTTTTGGCAATCCCACGCCCCATAACAACCGCACCATTTTTTTTGATGAAGCTGTTTGTTGTTATGCAGAAGGCGTCGGTTTCTTCATAAACGCTCCACATGTCTCCAAATTCGTAGGTAGGCATAAGCTGTTTTTAAATGAACACGTGTAGAAGAATCGAAAGTACGGTTGCGGCCCCGGTAGCGATAAACCAAATAGCTTGTTTGTTGAAAAGTCTGTTTGACTCTTTCAAAATATCTTCTGCTTTTCGTCTAACTTCGCGACGTTTTGAAAGTTGGTTGTAAATGTGGGAGATTCCTTTCCCGCCATAGAACGTTGAAAATGCCGTTCCAACAAAACAAGAAATAACGCCAAATGGAATCGTTCCGGTAACAAGAGAAGCTAAAATTGTCGAGAAGCAAAAAATCAACAGGGTAAACATCAACACAAAAGAAAGTGAAACTGCTATAAGGAGCGACAGTATCTTTTCGGTTCTCATAATAGTCTTGTAGGTAACTGGTTTATAGTGGGCACGTGATAAAGATGTACTCCCGGCGGGATTTGAACCCACGATCTCCAATTTATAAGATTGGGGCTTTATGCCAGACTAAGCTACGGGAGTATCCCACCTTTTTGCGTTTTACCCGATCAGCTTTCGCTTTCCTGCGTTTTCGTATTCCTCTTTCTCTTTCTGTACGCCTTGAAGGATCATCCGGATTCGATCACGAAGAACCCCACTTGTAGCGGAAAGGGGGATAGAGATCCAAAATAAAAAGAAATTGGTAATGAAGAACCCAACCCAATATGGGCGTCCCTGCGGACGTTGGAAAACGTAGGTTTCAACGGACATATAAAGTGTCCAAAGAGTTGCGATAGTAAGAAGAACTACAGATAGCGTGTTCATTTTTTCTTTTGGTTTCTTTAGATTTAAAAGTTTCAACTTATAGCAAACGTTCACCCGTACTGGCTTACGCCTTCAAACATATCATACCGAAGCTTCGCATATGGAAGTGTGTCGATATCGGAAGGCTTAGGATGGGTGAACATGATTCCTTCTACATAGGCATTGTTTTCATGCGCCTCTTGAAAAGACGTTCCGTGAAACGTCGAATAAAACAGAGGAATCAACCCGTTTTCAAACCAGCTTTCAATTGCGTCGAACGTCTTCGGGTACTTTCCCCAACTTTCGTATTGAAGCTTTCTTCGGCTATAAGAGCTAAAAGGAATCCAGATGTGTTCGTTTAGGTCATAAGGGTTTCCTTGAACTTTCGGGCCAACGACTTCCCCAAAGTGTTGACCGTCTGTTAGCGTTTCAACATACCCACGATCTACAGAATTTCGAATTGCATCTGTGATCCTACGGTCCCCATGAAAAGCAGGAACCCGGTTCTTTCGGTTCATAACTTGAACAATTTGCCCGTTTTGAATCAAAACAGACACGTTTGTTCCGTCAATTTTTTCAATTGCCATTGTACGCGGATCATTAAAAACCCAATCGTAGCTATTGCCGTTGTCGTCTGTGTTTACTTCGTCAACGACAAAGTATCCACCGTTTCGCTCTTCACGAACAAACGGCGAATGAATCTTCGGCATGTCTCGCATAAAAGACTGCATATAGAATTGACGTAGCCTTTTAATTAAGCAAATATAAAGAGAGTTTTTGTTGTCCCGGTAGGATTTGAACCTACGGCACACGATGTATCAGACCGATGCTCTACCAGACTGAGCTACGGGACAATACTACTTTTGCTATCTATTGAATTGCTTCCTCGTTGAACTTACTAGCGGGTTCGCGGCTCACAATGACATTTGCTTCGTCGTCTTCGTACTGCATGTATTCCGCGTCAACCGCGTTCATAAACTCGTAAGCTTCCGGGTAGTGGTCTTGCATCGTAGAAGATGAAAGAATTCCACTCTTTCCGTCGCCGTTGTTGGACACGTGATAGACAACCATGATCTTGAGGCTTTTTGATTAGCGGTTAGCTTTCTTTCCTCGCAAATGCACCTATTACATGCGGAAAACCGCGTTGTGTTTCAAATAAAAGTGTGAAGCCTCTTTGAAGATATTTGATCTGTGTTGGTGGAGGGATTCGAACCCACACGGTATGAAAACCACAAGATCCTAAATCTTGCGCGTCTACCAATTTCGCCACACCAACATTGAACCCCAAGCTTTCATTTACGTGTCTGAATGTGAACTTGGGGTTCTTGATACTTTAGGCCGCAAAGACGGCTCTTTTGGTCCATACCCAACTTTCTCTTTTCCATATGGAGTTCCCTCTTTTCCATATGGAGTTCCGGTTTCAAAATCCAAATCGGATTTGAAAATAAGATAGAGAACTGCAGAAACAAAAAGTAAGAAAAGGTATGGTCCGGTCATTTTTGATTTAAATCGAGAGAACAAGGATTGCAATGATGAAAAGAACCACCACAAGAACGCCAAGTCCAAGTGCAACCTTGGAAATTGTGTTCTCGGTAAGCTCATCTTTTACGTCTTCGAAGCTGTCTAGATCGTTTGGTTCTTGCATAATAAAAGGCGTCTAAGCTATAAGAATGGATTCTAAGGCGTAACAGTTAACGTTTAGTACCGGAGACGGGACTCGAACCCGTACGCCCGTTAAAGAGCATCAGATCCTTAATCTGACCTGTCTTCCAATTCCAGCACTCCGGTATAAATGACCGATTTTTTTCGTTTGGCGGCTCAACAAATTTAAATGGCGCTAGACGCCAGCATAATTCATTGTCCACATACTGTACAAATCATGAAAATTAATGAACAAACAATCACAAGATACTCTTTACGGAAGTAAATCACTCTTCCGGTTGAGCCGCCAAACGAAAAAAACCGATCAAGATTCCCTCTGGTTGGTGGCTCAACATATGCCATAGCATGAACACCAATTCACAATACTAATAAATTTACGGAAGTAAATCACTCTTCCGGTTGAGCCACCAACCGGAGGGAACCTATTCCCTCCTTTTTACTCACTTGGGTTTAACTTACGTCGTGCCCAAGTGTTTCAAAGATTACTCGACTTCAATCTTCTTCGTGACCTCTTCATCTTGACCACTCTTAGGAACAGAAACGGTCAAGACTCCACGGTCAAGAGAAGCGGAAATCGAATCCGCTTCCATACTTGGTTGAAGCCGAATGCTCCAAGAACGGCTTACCTGTGATTGACCACGGATTACCGTTCCTTCGTTGCCTGACTCTTTTTCGGTCGAGTCAGACATTTGGACTCTCAAAACGTTGTCTTTGGTTACTTCAACGCTTACGTCTTCCCGGTCAATTCCGGGAACATCAAAACCGATTTCATATCGGTCGTCATATTCGACAATCCGATAATCACTTCGGTTTTGGCGAGTAAGTCCGTTGAAGATATCATCAAAGAAATTATCGAAACGAGAGATTCGGTTGTTTCGATTCATCGTAGGGACAACAGAGTTTGTCATGGTTGGTTCTTATGGTTTTTTGGTTCATTCATGAACTCCACTGATTTATGTATACGACATTTGAGCAGCGTGGAGCGTGCTGCCCAAAACTCTTGGTAAAATCCGGTATTTCAAAGAAACAAAGTTGTTGTAGCGGGAAGTGGATTTGAACCACTGGCCTTCGGGTTATGAGCCCGATGAGCTTCCAAACTGCTCTATCCCGCAATGTGTGTTAATATATATCTTCTAAACCGAAATTTGTTTCGGCTTTTATATGAAGACTCTATAAATCATCACTAATGTTTGCTTCGGGGGTAGGATTCGAACCTACAGCAACACGGTTAACAGCCGTGCGTTCTACCAATTGAACTACCCCGAAGTGTAATGTGTCTTACTTGTTTCCTTGTTTCCGTGTTTTCTCTTCATTCTTCTATACCAACGGGTGTTTTCATTGGTCTTTGCGACTTTCCCGCTTCCAGAACACACGTCACAACCGTCTCCGCTGCATTTAGGGCAAGTGACAGACTCTTTATTTTTGTATTTCATACTTCCGGTTATAGGTTATTTTGACTTTGAAATAGCGTATCGAAAGTTGCTTGCATTTTCTCCGTTTTCTTCTATCCAACCACTTGCTTGAACCCACTTCCCTTTGATTGGGTTCCAAAGAAGGTCTTCTTTGTATACAGTTTCATCCGAACTTAATTTTCTATACCCCTTTGGAATCTCGTTGGGGAAGGGATGTTTCAAAGAAGGAATGCCCATTTTAAAAGCGGTTTTCAATTTGAACGTATTTAAAAGATGGTAGCCGGGGTGGGGCACGATCCCACAACATTCGCCTTGTAAGGACGATGTTCTTCCAATTGAACTACCCGGCTGTGTATATGTCTTTTCTTCGTGTAACCCCGGCAGGAATCGAACCTGCAACTAGACGGACATGAACCGTCTGCTCTACCGATTGAGCTACGGAGTTATTCAAGCCATTCAGCCAACTCGTAAACAAAGAAGAAGAAAGCTGGAACGACAATGATAATTGTAACCAAAGTTTGAATCATGAGCCGTGTGAGGGATTTGAACCCCCGGCATGCTCATTACAAGTGAGCTGCTCTGGCCAGACTGAGCTAACACGGCGTGTTTGCGGGATTCGAACCCGCGATTCCTTTTCAGGCTGGTTTCCCGGCACCGCTTTGTTTTGCTATACCGAACACCGTCATGTCCGGTTTGCCTTCTACGTAGAAAACAACTTTCACATTTGGAGACCCCGGTGGGATTCGAACCCACGTCAACCACGTTAACAGCGTGGCGCTCGAACCTAACTGAGCTACGGAGTCTTAAATAAAAGTAACACGGGCCGGACTCGAACCGACTAGAACATGATTGAAAGTCATGCTACGCGACCGCTTTGTATTCCGTGTCATATCAAGTCAACTGGTTTTGTAAGGGTGGTGGGACTCGAACCCACTATCCACAGATTAAAAGTCTGTTGCTTATGCCACTTAAGCTTCACCCCTATGTTTTTTTAACCCACCTTTTTACACGTAGAGAGTAAAAACCTGTTTCATGAAAAGCAATTAAACTCAATTTGCACGGCTGACGGGATTCGAACCCGCGACCTCTTCCGTGACAGGGAAGCATTCTAGACCACTGAACTACAGCCGTGTACTTAGGAGAATGTTGCATCCACCACCTTAGCGGGATTCGAACCCGCGACTACCGCAATCTAGCGCGGCACTCTGACCTACCTGAGTTATAAGGTGTCACCAACGGCGGTGGGATTCGAACCCACAGATACCGATCAAGCACCGTTACAGCAACATTCTCTTATTATACATTGTCCTTGATTCCGGCCTACAAGGACTATAACACACGCTTTATAAATCCGGACGTGTGGGTTCGGCTATAAACGCCTACGGGAAGTCACCGTGCTGGCGGTTTCCTGTCCCGCTCTTCTACAAAGGCCAGCACCTTTGGAAGCAACCGTTCATAAGTATTAAAGAACGTCTTTCTCTCTTAACTTCACTACAGTAAACAACTCTGCTTGGAAGTTGTTTCGTGAAGGTCGCTTAAAGAAATTTTGTACTCCGTCACGGATTTGAACCGTGGTTTCATGGATGAGAACCATGCGTCCTTAGCCAGACTAGACGAACGGAGCATGTAAGACATAAAGCATTAGGATTCGAACCCTGTTTTTTAAGGCTTCGGCACCACATTTTACGGATTCGAACCGCGCCGGGTGCGACCATACCAACCACTTTATGTCTCAACAAGTCATGTTGGTTTTTATATATAGGCTCTAACCGATAAAGTTTCAATCCGTTTGGTTATGAAATTTTTACCTGTATGTGTAAGGGTAGAGGGATTTGAACCCCCGACTCACGGATTAAAAGTCCGTTGCTCTAGGCCAGACTGAGCTATACCCCTAAGTGGACACGTGCTTTGAAATTATTGACAAGCGGTGTGCTTTTACGCCAAATCGCGAGAGTATTAATCACAGGACGCCTTACCAGTTACGGGGTGCGCTCTCACTTCGTTGACAGCCATCTATTTTCACATACGCGGTCAACGGCGAACTCTTTAAAGGATGGATGCTTCTAATCCCACCTTCCGCTTTGTCAACAGTTTCAAAAGAACAACGCTTCTTTCTTATTTCCAATATGCTTTACTGCGTTTTATCAAGTTTGATCCGTAGTTTTTATGAAGAAACTGTTAATTATTATCAACTCAAGGCCATATTTAGTTCATTCGAATAAGGAACGCTTGGCGAATCTTTAGGTCCCGGTACCGCTTCTTATACTGCTCTCGAAGAACGGGGTTCGGCTCACTTTTGAAACTCTCTTTCGTTTCTTCAATGGCTTCACCAAGCTCGCCAGCCTTGTTGTAGAGGTCTTTGGTAGCTTTGCTTTTGCCAATGATGTTCATAATCAAGCTTTTTTGTGTGAAAGGATCTCTCTCTTTATCCACAGGCTTTAATGCGTTAGCTTGTCTGCCGTTCCGGAATCGTCATTTCAATCTCGACTTTCACATCATCTTCAATCTCTTTGTTTACAGAAAGCTTAATTCCACCGGAAGCCACATACGTTTGGTCAGAATCTTCGCTTACGTCAAGGTGCCTGTAAAGTTGATCAATGGTTTCTATAATCTTGTCTTCATCGGGAACTTTCATCTTCCCCCATGAATGAAGTAGTTTCCAATCTAAGTGTTCATAGATTGGTTGGACTTTTTTTGCAAACGAGCGAACACGTTTCCTACTAAGTTTGTCTTCCATATTATGTGCGGTTTTTGGGTTACAACAGGTTTGTTATATGACCCGCGACTGTGGTTCTCCCGGTAGGACTCGAACCTACGCATACAGAGATTAAGAGTCTCCAGCTCTGACCTGACTGAGCTACGGGAGAATGTGGGCGGGAGTTGCACCCGCCTCTTTGGTTATGGCTACTTCGACCACCGATTCCGGTAAAAACGCAAGGTCTTTTCGACCTTTTTTGCCTTCCTTCGGTGATCCGGTTCGTTACGGTTGGTTTCCTGCTTACGCTTCCCGCAACCGTGGCGACTCGGGTTGGCGTGAAAGGCGCAGCAAACTCCCCGGTAATGGGCCGCAACGCTAACCTTTTGGTCAGGATGCTTCCGATTAACCTGCATATCAATTCACCTTCTTGGCTTTCTTTGATAACGCACCCCTTTAAATGGAGCCTTTCGAAACTAGTTTCGTGAAGCTTTTGTGAACGTTACGTTAGAAAGGTCAACACTTGAACCTTTTAGATACCCCTTCAAAACTTCTTTGCTTGGCTCGTCACAAGAGTAACGGATCTCTACTTCTCCGTGCTTTTTGACCTCATCTACAACGCCGGAAAACGAATTCGCAGAATCAATGCTGTCAAAAAAGATCACTTCTGGCTCGTCTTCAACAAACCGAACGTCTTCGATGCTTTCAGGGAAGTATCCACCCCCGGTCATTTCACGAGATGAAAACCATCTATAACTCACTTCTTTTTCTTCGTAAGAAGAGACGTTGCCGTTAGCCTTTTCTAAAATAATGTTCATCATTCTAGAAATTGCTAGATCATCATAATCGTAAACGAGATACCCGTCTACGTAGACCGCGTTCCAACTATCAGAAAATACTCGCACTATATCGTGACCCTCATTTTTCATAACGTGTGGTTTTTTACGTGTTTTTGAATTTCAAGAAACGTGAGGCTTTTCAAATCAATCTTGTCAAACCGGGTAGAACTTACAATAAACGAATAGCCATGTTCCCCCTCTTTTACCCTTACTAAGTCAAAATCATTTATATTGGAGGTCGTTACCTTTAGGTTGCTTGAAAGCCTATCATATAGGCCGACAACTTCATACCATTCTCCTTTATTTAAACCCTTTAAACTATCTGTGGAACACCTTAGCTTCATGACGCAATCAATTTTTGTTTCTAGTAGACGCAGAGTAAGCGGGGCCAATAAGCTCGGAAAGTTTATACTCTACAAACTTGTCGTCTTTTCCCACATCTTCGATGATAAGAAGATCGTCGCAAAATTCCGACAACGTGTGTTGACAAAGACCACACGGCGCTTCTCCAGTCTGGTTTTGGGCAGACACCGCCAACATATCAAAATTTGTGTGGCCGTCTTCAACCGCTTTGAAAGCGGCAAGCATTTCCGCATGAACAGACGTAGACCTTCCGGAAACCTCTACGTTACAGCCCCCATAAGTGTTGTTATTGACTAAAACAGCAGCACCAACTTTGTACCCGCTATATTTGGCATATGCCTTTTCTTTAAATTTTCTAGCCACTTTTACTAACCGTAACTTTTGATCTTTCATTTTTTCGAGTTCTTAAAAATTCGTTTCCAAACGTCTTCAATAAGCGGGGAAAGGTCTTCATTTTCTAAAACCGAAGTTACGTGACTAATAACCTCTCTTTCCCGGCACTTATCTTCAGTTTCAACACCGTTTTCTTCTTTGATTCTTTGTATTTCGTCTACAATAAGCTGGCGTTGATCTAGAAGCTTGACAATTCGTTGGTCTACATCGTCAATCTTTTCTCTGTGCTCTTCAATTCGGTTTTTACTCATATTTGGCTATTTGACTTTTTAATGAGAACTTTATCTTTTGTGTCATATCTGTACGTTAGGGAGAAAGGCAAAATGGAAAATGTTCCTTGAAAATCAAGTTCATCGACGTATTTTTCGCCTCTTCCTTTTTTTAGGTACGCAATTGTAACGTGTGGATCATAGTCAAACCGGATTTCGTTTTTTCTTTGCTTACAAAAGCTATGCTCTTCTTTAAGGCGACCGGACTTAACGTTGAACTTTAAAACATCAAACCAAGGGTTTTCAAAAAGCCCAACCCCGGTAATTTTTAAATTTGGAAATTCAAACTTGTTTTCATTTTCAACGATCCAGTCTTTTTCATCATTTATCCAACCGTAAAAGACGGTACAATGTGGAAAAAGCTCGTATCCGTATGTGTCTGCTTTTCCGTATACGTCTTTTTCATCGACGGTTTGAAGAATCGAAAGCCAACCGTCCCACTTCAAATCATACATTAAACAGCCTTTTGGAGACCGACGTTTTTCTTTGGTTTTCATGTTTTTATCTTTACTTTTGAACAGTTCGTTTAACCCTTTGATCTTTAGGCTTTTCAAGAAGATAAAAGGTTCCCTTCTCTCGAATAAAGTGCTTAGAGTGAAGTTCCATATTCACCCGGACAAAATCTTGACCTTCAACCTCTTCTTTCTCTGCCACTTCATCAACGGTTTCGCCGTGCGGTTTAAAATAGAAGATTTGAAATTCTTCGTTGGAAAGCTCTTCCTCGTCGTAAATGATTTGCGTTAGGTCGTCCATGTTGCTAATGTTGTACTTTTCGTCTACGGCGTCGTATTGATCTCTAACCCGCTCTTGAAGATCATCAATCCAACTGCCAAGGTTGTTGATCTCTTTTACTTCTACCGGGTCTTGATCGGCAAACACAAAAGAGCCAAAACAGGAAAAATCTGTTCCGTCCGGGTTCCCGTCTTCATCTACGGTGAGGTGCTCTTTCTCGGAAAGGCTAAAGACGTAAGCTTTTCCCTTGTCTTTATTTCTTTCTGCAAAATCTTCAATGTCTTCAACAATGTAGTTACGCGGAAGGTAATATTCATCACCTATCTTCACATAGTTTTGATCTTGGACAACTTCAATGTCCATGTTCATCCCAAGATCGATAAGCATATCTTCATCTAAAGGATTTTGCTGCTGTTTTTCAATAAGCTCAAACATATACTGTTATTGGTTGTTTTAATTGAATATAAATAACGCAAGATGCATTACACGCGAACCATGTCGTAACGATCATCCATGATCGTATTCAACGTAATTTGAATCGGGGTAATGTTTTGGCCGGAAAGAATGTTCTTCATAATTGACGGGCTAAATCCGCTCACAAGAGCAGCTCCGCTTTCGGAAAACCGAACCGGATTATTCCCGCTATCATCTAGGTTCCAAAACACAATGTTTGGGGCTTCGTATCCAGCTTTTTCGTACTTCTCCCGGACCATGTTCATCGCAGACACCGAACGCCCATCAATATTGTATGAATCAAACTGCATGTCGGACATAACAAGAATTGTTTCCGGCATTTGGTTTTCGGGTACGTTTCTGCTTTTTGCAAAGGAAAGCAAGCTTTCAAACATCGCAGAAATGTTTGTATTCATTCCCCAAGAAATTTCGTTTAGGCTTTCTACCCGATCTCGGAGATTTGAGCCTCCGATTTCAACGAAACTTGGGTTTTCGCTAAACGTCACAACCCGGTTTTGAAATGGTCCGGTGTTGTGCTCTGCCGTGTAAAGTCCAAGCCCGATAGCAACGTCAATCGGCCTTGTGGACGAGTTAGAGTTATAGGAAGCAGTCATGCTTCCGGACACGTCAACAACGGATAGAACATTATCTTCCATCCACACAGGAAGGTTCTTCCACTGCCCTTCAAGTTGCTTTAGCTCTTTGTCTCCGATAGAAGAGCCGCTTCCAAAAGCATTTCGGGATTGAAGAATGGGCTTGACAATTTCATGTGGAAAAATCGCCCCCGCACTCATTTTTGTGTCTGTAGATTCGTCAAGCACGTCGTCTAGGTAAGCTTCAAAACGATCTTCGTCGTTTCGAACAAATGCATTCCGATACTTCCGGATTGCTTGAGATGGAACAGACTCGTAATCAATGCTATCCCAATTTTCTTCGCACATGTCCTGTTCAACTACGTCACGAAGACCGGACACAAGCTTTCTGTACCGCTTAGAGCGGTTTCCTACACTTCCACTATCAAACATGTGGTCACGGAGATCCGTAAACATGTCGTGGTCGGACTTGCCTTCAGACGGTGCCCACTTCGCCGCAAGACTGTCTCCGGACTCCAAGGCTTTTTCATAAAAATTCAAAGCGTCTTCATACACTTCGGTTCCCTTCGTTGAGTGAAGAACATCGTCCCAACGCCCGTATTCGGGAATTAGATCAAGGTTTTTTCGGGCCGTTTCTGGATCGTTCTCTGCAAGCCACCGGAACATAATCCGAAACGTTCGCCGCTCTCCTTGTCCCCCGCGAATGTCGCGGTTATAGAAAAGTGACCGAAGAGCACCTTCCTTCGTTTCTTGATACGCCTTTCGAAAAAGGTCTTCGATGTATTCCGGGTCTTTTGAGCGAGACGCGCCCATAGAGAAGAAAAGATCCACAAGGTCTTTGCCGCTTGTGGAATGGGTCTTCATCCCATTTTCGGTCGTCTCGTCGTAAATTCCGGTTAGAATCTTGTTCATGGCGATAATTTATAACTTTAGTTTCGTTAATAGTAAAAAGCTTCTTCTCTTTCTCTAACCTCTAAAACAAAAAAACGAAGGGATGGTTCCAAGTTCAAACACTCTTCACAACACGTTTTGAACAGAAGCTATTTTAGAATTGTAGTAAGAAGATTCTCCTGTAACTTCTTCTCCCGCCCACGAAGGAACATCTTCATCTGTATTTTCCATTTCAAGAAGAATTAGATCCCGGTCTTCAAAAAAGTCTACGCTAACAGACCCGGTTTCAGTTTTAAGGTAATACCGTTTCTTTTTAAGCCCGGACACCGCAGACTTTTTTAATTCTCTGTACTGGTGCTTGTTAATCACCGTTTCATTTTCTTCCCGGCAGTGGGCATACCCGCCTTGTTTGACCGTAAGCCGATAAGACTCTCCACCGTTTCTTTTTCGAATCCGAACTTCCGGGTCACTTTGGCTTATGTAGTACTGCTCAATTTCAACAGTTTTCTCAACGTCTTCTCGGCTTACTTTCGAATTCCAATCATCTTTTGAAACCAAAAACTTTCTTTCTTTTTCGACCATAACACTTGAATATAACTTTTATGAATAAATTACCACCAAACCTTCTTGTTCACGTTTTCAACCGAACCTTTTCGGTCGTACGTCCAAAGGTAAGCGGTTTTTGGAACTCCAGTCCATCCGTTTTGCCATTCGTATTTTCCGGAGTTTGTAACGCTTCGCATAAACTGGACATTTAGGCCAACAGAGTCTTTTGAGCGAAGGAATTGATACTGTTCTTCGTTGTGAATATCTCCAAGGAAGGCTTTTCGAATGCCCCCCTTTGTATTTGCCCAAATATCTGTTGCCTCTTCCGCAAAGTTTGAAGGGAGGCGCTGCATCTTTGAACGAGTCTTGCAATGGTATCCGTGAGCCATAAGGAATCCACATTTTCCAAACCTATAATACTTGCGCTCTTTCCGGGAATAGTCAATATTCACATGCGAAGTAGAGCTAAACGCATGTTTTAAAAGCATCCCCAAAAAGAAGTCCAAGTCTTCGTCGTGGTTCCCGTAAATCACCGGAACGGTAACAACCGGAAACTGCTCGGCTGCGTACCGGAGAACTTCAATGAGCATTTCCGACCCGGTTTCAAAACTCTCTTGAAACGGCACAATGACCCGTTGAGGCGTTCCACGCTTTGTTGTGTTTCGGTCGTCGTTTACCGTCCAAAAGTCCGATCCAACCGGGAAGAAAAGCCGTTTAACGCCTTTTTCTTTTGCCTCGTCAATAAGTCGTATAGATTTTTCTTTAAACGTCTGGACGTTGTCTTCAATCGTATCGTCTGTGTCGTATCCAGTTTCAGACGCCAAAACAACTTTGTCAATATGGGCGTCGTGAAGTCCAATAACTCCACAAAAGTCTTTTGGGTTGGAAGGAGTCGGTTTATCAATTTTCGGCGTTGATATGTTTTCGAGCCGATCCGAAAAATACTTCGTTATGTGTTCGAAATCTGAACGGTAGTCAGACCGGACCTTCACAGAAAACTTTGTGCTTCCGTCTGCACCTTCCCAAATCGTGTATTTGGAAACTTCTTCTTCGTCAAGCCCGTGCTGGTTTAAAAACCGTTGAAGCGGCGTAAGGTTTGAATCGTCTTCATCTGAAACGTTGGAAGGGGGAGCTGGCTTAACTTCACCTTCATACGTAGTCTCCGGGCTTTCTTCATCCCGAACCTTTTCTCTTACTTTAGACCGGATCTTTTGTACCTGAGTTTCGTCTACGTTGTCGGAGGCAAACATGTCTTTAATTTTGCCTACCCCCCACTTTAGGTATCCGGTGTTTTCTTCAAGGTACTTTCGAAGTTCTTCCGCGCTAAGATGCTTTTTTTCTCTTCCCATTTGATATAAATCTGTTTGAAACTTGTGTATATTGGTAGGTCATTCGGAGAAGTAACTTTGTTTTATAGATAGTTTAGGGTGTAGATAATACGGCAACTGCATGTTAAAATTCATACAGACTTCATCTTGCGGTAGGAGTGGGGGACGATCCCACAAGGCCATATTTCAGGTTCGGCACCTTTCCAAGATGCTACAGTCGCCAACTATCTGTTTGCCCTACCATGTATGTAGTAGCCACGTGGAGAATCGAACTCCAACTCTCCTGCACGTCAAGCAGGCGCTTTTCCGTTAAGCTACGTGGCTATGGGTTTGGAACTCCCCAACTGGCAAGTTCCAATTTCCACGTCACAACGTCGATTTCTTCGTCGTAATCGAAACCCAAAACGTAGTAATACTTTCTTCCGATTTCAATCGCGTAACACTTCTTCAAAGCGTCAGAAAACTTGTTGAGCGTTTTCGTCTGGCTTAAAGAAACATCAATCCACTTCTTCGTCATTCTTTTTTAGTGAAACACATATGGCTTCCAAGATTCATCTAATGTACCCATATTTTTGAAGATCGAGAAGTATGTTGGTCGGTAAATATCCAAGTCCTCTTTTCCGGTTCCAAGAATATCTTCGACCTCCGAAAGCGGCTTGTCTCCTTTCGTTTGGTTGCAACTTTTGCAAGCGGTCACAAGATTTTTCCACGTGTTCTTTCCACCTTTACTTTTTGGTTTGACGTGATCTAGCGTAAGATTATCTTCACTTCCGCAGTACACGCACTCGTGATTATCTCGCTTGTAAATGTTTGAGCGGGTAAGGCTTACGTTGCCTCGGGGACGCTGCACGTACTGTTCAATCACCCGGACAATGGAAGGGGCATAAATTTCTGTAGATGGAGAGCGAAGAACCGTGTTTTCATAGCGGTTGATAACTTCTACCCGGTTTTTAAACTCCAACGTAAATCCTCTCTCAATAGGAACAACGTAAAGTGGTGTGTAATCTTTATTTAGAACAAGTGTCTGCTTATTCATGGCTTAACCATTATCTTGTTAGCTCGCTTGTATGAATTAGTTAATTGGTTGCTTTGATTAGATGTTGTTGTGACTATATTCTAAAGTCCTTGTTCCACTTTCAGTTTCAAATTCCCAACAAATTGAAATAAGACCCCTTGCCCATTTTCCCTGCGAATAGTTATCTACTAGCCTTGCCCATTCTTCCATAGGAAGACTGTCAAATGGAAGGGTCAATTCTGTTTTTGAATCCGCATAAAAAGGCCCATCGTATTTTTTGGTCTTCTTTTTGTCTCCCGGTAAACGGTACTTGATGGTCAAATGTTCTTTGTGTATCTTAATCATTTTTATATATCTCAACCGGGAAAAAAGTAGCAATAAAGTACCTCCGGTGGGACTCGAACCCACACGCCTCAAAGGACACCGAATTTTGAATTCGGCACGTCTGCCGATTCCGTCACGGAGGCTTTCGTTTCTATTCTTCTTGTGTGTGCTTTGAGCAACCAAATTCGCTCCCGTCTTCTCCTGCTGGAGGGTTGAACGGGTACTTCAGACCTCCAAACTCTTGCGAAAGTTCTTTGTTCCCGCAAAGAGGAACGCCTTCTTGAACTTCAAAGAAAACGCATGTTTCGCATGTATCGTTCATAGCAAACTCACCTTTTGACTTTTGATTCATTGATTAGCTATTCTTCATCCCAATACTTTTCCGTGAACTCTTTGAACTCTTCTTTGTCCTCTTCCCAATCCCCGCTCCAGTTTGGAAATACTTTTTGAAAGCCAATGTATCCTAAACGGGAACGAAGCTTTTCGTACTCTACTTCAAGAGTTTTTTCTTCATCGACCGGAACCAAACTTGAATGTGAAATAAGTCTTTCCACAGACCCGGCAGAAGACTTCGTTCTTCCGGTTTCAACGTTTTGCAAGATGTATCGCTTCAAAGTTATTGTTTCCCCGGCTTTTGATCCACGTCTTGCCTCTTTCTTCGTTTCTTGAACGTGAACTTCATATACTCTTTCTCCGTCTGTAAACCTATCTCCAACCTCGATCATAACAGTTTTTTGTTTTATGTTCGTCAATTATAAACGGTCTGAATTGTACCATTGTTTTTCATGTAACCGAAAAGTTAACGATGAAAAAGGTAGCCCCGGTGGGGATCGAACCCACACTGAACAGTTTTTAATGGTACTCCCGGAGGGACTCGAACCCCCAATCCATATTTCAGGCGTCTGATCTTAAGTCAGAAGTGTATTCCAATTCCACCACGGGAGCATATACTTTTAGTTCATGTTAATGCTGTTTTCATCTATCAAACGTTTACATCTATAATAATTTCCACCTTTCGCTGCTAATCCTACTTCTAACAATGCCTGTCTTATATTATCGTTTCGTTTCAAAGATGAAATCAATGTTGAATCACTCACCTTTTTGCTTCCGGTATTTATATTTCTTCCTCTAAAGTAACTTGTCTGTGAATGGCAGTTGGGACAGAGAAGTCTCAAATTTTCAACACGGTGGTCTAGGCTATTGCCGTTTATGTGATCTATTTCTAAAGTTATGGGTTTTCCATTCCATGTATCCGATAAACCGCACTCATAACACTTTTCTTTCAAAATGCCTTTTTTTAATGCAAATTTTTTAACATACGCTCCCGGAAGATTAGAGTTCTTTTGAAAAACTTCTTCCTTTGATTTCAGCAGTTTTCCTTTTGACCAATCTCTTTTGCCATCAAAGTGAGAAAGGTCTTTTTTTCCCTCTTCATAAGCTTTTTTCAGACCATTGCTATTCTTCTTTTTAACTTATGGACACTTTTGATATGTTTCTTCGCAACATTTTTTTCCATTACTTAAAACATACCTTGCTTCTCTATCGCAACCATAATCGCACTTATTCATTATACCTACTTTTTTAATTCATTCGCGGATATATAGTAGGTATACGAAAGTTTTAATGGTTAAACTGCCTCTTCCGGTTGGGCTACAGGGCCGTAAAAATTATTCGAGAGTATGACTTCCACTTCCGGTAGAAAAGTAAACAAGTTCTCGGACTGAAAAAGGTTTGATTTCTATGTCAAACCGATCATCCCAATCTTCAACGTACCAGCACTTCCTATAAAGAGTGTTTAAAATCGCATCAGAGTTCGGACCGGATGTTAAAAGAGGTTTGTTAACTTCGGCCTTAAACGCTTCCTCAGAATCTTCGATTATAACAAGCATAGGTGGTTTTTAAAGTTTAATGTAGGCATACGCAAGCCCACAGGCGGTCAAAAACCCAAGTGCAAACGGGTTGTCAATGGGAATAGGTGTACTACAAATATTAGGGTCAATAGCACATGCTTGTCTACATTTAATATCACTTGGGTTGTTTTCACAATATTCAGCACATTTTTGTGAATTTCCATTTCCGTTGATAATTCCGTTACAAGCGTTTTTACTTCCCTTCCCCTTTCCATTATTCCAAGTTACAGGTCCGGGCGTGTAATCACCTGAAAGCCCACTAGAGCGTTCACGTTGGCTTCTATCGGGCGTTTGGCGTTCGGCCCGTGTGGTACCAAAGGAACTGTCTTCACTTGGCTCTGCCCAACTTGGAAGGTTCTGTGCGTTTGCCGGGGCAAAAAGCAGTATAAGTGAAAAAATGCAAACGATCTGTTTTATTGGTTTCTTTTTCATTTTGTTTGTGATATGTATACACGCTTTATGCAAAAAAATCAAGCACAAGAAGCGTCATGGCAATTGAAGTTTGCCCGTTCCAGTAAAAGTACAAAGCGATGTTTTCTACGATGTAAGTGCTGTAGCTTTCGATTGTCTTAATCATCGGTTTTCGTTTTTTGTTGTGAAAGGCTCTCTCTATTTGTTTGTAACTACGCTCCTTCTTCAATGTTCCACCGGACAATCATTTCACAAAAGGGGTGAAAGAATCATAAGCTCTTTAATTTTTTCCGGGTTCAAGGTCGTTTCGTAAACTTTTTCCCACTTATCTGCGTACCTAACTTTTCTTTTGGGCACATTGATGATTATGTCCACAAAATCGAAGTCTTCATCATCGTATGCGGCGGGGTTTGACTTCGTTTTTTGTTCGTAAAGGCCCCGGTTTGACCGGACACAAGAAGCCTCTTTTTTGTCTTCGATCAAAATGAGCATTTTCTACATCACTCTTGTAAGTAGCCAAAGCTTAACAGGGCCTTCAAAATAGTCAAGGTGCTCTAACGTTTCTTTTACCTCTTCTTTAACCCGTTCAAGTTTATCAATTGAATATCCAACATCTTCGTCTTCGGTGTACTTAGACCTACCGCTTAGATGTTTTCCAATGTACACGTCTTTTGAATCGTGTCCCCGGTGTGGTTCCCCGTAAAAAACGGCTGTGTACCCGTCTAAATCGTCATTATCTTCAATGTCCGGGTAGTAAAGGTTATCGTAATCCTCTCTGCTGTCGTTTTCTATCTTTACGCCTACCAAAAGCGTATGCCGTTTATACATTCCCATAGCTTTGAAAACCGTTTGTGTTTATAAAAAAAGGGTGGCGTTTGCCACCCTTTTTGTTTCAATTGAACGTGTTAGCTCACCTGCTCGGTGTGCTTGCAATTCGGGTAATTGTTGCAACCGTAAAACTCTCCGTACTTCCCATCCCGCTTGACCATAGGGCCGTGGCCGTGAGGGCAATCCGGACCAAGAAGATCCCGCCAATTTTCAAGGCGGCTTGCAAGGTTTTTGCGCCAAGTCTTGATCCGGTTCACGCGCTTGGTTCCCCCAACGCGCTTGATTTCACCGTCACCATCTTTCATGAAGATTCCAACGCGAATTGCGTCCTTTCCACGACCACGGGCAGAACCGTCTTTGATGGACGTGTAAACCCGAACGGTAAGCGGAATGCCTTCTTCAGAACGGTGAAAGCGTCCGTACACCTTCTCTTTCGTTCCGGCAACGTCAACGGGAAGAAAACCTCGGTCGGAAAGAAATTCATCCATTTCCGACTCCGAAATGTTTGCGTAACTGCGAGCACTCATTGGTCTTTGGTTTTTTGTCAAGGGGCGTCCTTTGTCAAATCCACTACGTTACACGCGAGCAAGCTTTCTCTGTTTCAAAACCTTGTGTGAAGATTCTGTGTAATCAATGGCGATTCTCTCTATCCCACTTTTTGAAATTTCAGAAATCGTCGGATGAATCTTTTTGTTCTTTTCCCACGCTTTTTCTGCTTTTTCTGTTTGAATGCCGGAGGCGTAAAGCCGAAGGTCGAAACAATTTCCAAGAATTTTCGCCATTGTTTCATAGAGCATAGAGCCGATCCCTTTTCTTCGGTGCTCTTCTTCTACGCAAATATAATCTACAATAGGCTTGCCCACATGAAAATCAAAGAATTCTTCGTATTTTTCCCAATACCTCTCCTTTAGCTTTTTAACGTATTCCCAAAAAAGCGTCCTCTTTTCTTCTTCGGTCTTTTTAGAATACTGCTTTCGGTTATTTGAGATCCATTTGTCCCAAGATTCAACCTCTTTAGAGAACCCGGACGTATACGCTGCAATTGGACCATTCATCTCCCGATCCGGGCGAATCACAGACTTTACGTCTCGTAGCCAACGAATAAAGCCAAAGTCCCCGGAATACTTCTCTTCCCAAGTTTCTTCTGGAACGTAAGAAACTTTAATGTGTCCGACGCTGGTTTTGGGATTTATGAACTTTGGGTGATCTAACTTCCCGTAAGCTTCAAGCGAATGGACGACCCAACCCCGGTCGTCAATTTCTTTCTCTTCGGTGAACTCAAATTCAACACCTGAGAGATTCATCGTTTCATCGGGTTTGTTCAAAAGAGCGGAGGGGGAGGGATTTGAACCCCCGTGACTATATTTCAAGCCAACTCCCTTAGCAGGGGAGCGCGATAAGCCGAACTCTGCCACCCCTCCTTGTCAACTTCAATACATAAACCTATTCTCGCTTTTCAAGTTTCAAGAATCAAAGTGCTTCACAGCCTTTTCATACGAAGAAGAGCCTTTTGGAATTTCAATCCAGTTTTTTTCAAAACGCACGCTTTCGCATCTAGGTCTGTAGTTTCTTCGGTAGACTTCCCCGGTTTCTTTACAATACTTCACGTCCATTAAAAGTAGTTCTTTTTGTCCCCCGCTTACAGACTTCACCGGAAGAGGAACCTTTTTGTATTCCCAATCCCGACCCCTATGCTTGCGGTTTTGTTTGTTTTTAGGGTGTATGTATTCAAAGACAAGGTTAATTGCAAAAATACCTGCAGAGGCTAAAACAACTACCGATCCCAAAAGGATAAAAAGGGTAAGATACGGTTCCATAGTCTATGTGTTAAGCCGGGTGTCCATAAATTGATTGAAAGGATCTGTACAAACGCCGCTCTACATTTTGAACCCATTCTCTGTACTGAAACTCTTCGGCAATCAAATCGTCTTCAATAACTGAATCTGCAGCTTCGTTGACATTGATGTATGTATTAATTTCTTCGTCAACAAAAAGCTCGCCGTCTTCGATGTGAAACTTAGTTTCGGGATGATTCAATCGAAGGTCTTTCAAAAGAGATTCGTGATTATACGTCATTTTTGTTTCGGATTTAAATTTCTTTTAAAGTGTTTGCGGTTGAAAAACATTAAAAGACGCGCAAGAAAGTTCCGGATAGGTCCACGGTCATGCAAAAGCACAATTTCAAGAAGACGGCGTCCATCGGTTTTATAAGCCTTCCCGTTTCTGTCAATCCCTTTATTGGGGGTTAACGAACCCATTAAGATTTTCGCGTTTACAAACAGGAAGGCAAAGGAAATAGCGGACATAAACCCGTAGAAAATGCTTCCAGCCATAAAAAGCGAAAAGAAAAAGTTTACCGATTCTGCAAAAAGAGAGAACAAAATGTAAGTAAAAATCGGCCCGGAAGCCACGATCATGAGGGTGTCATTAACTGGAAGTCTTCTTGGGACATTAAAGCCTATGCACCCACTTTTTCCACTTGAAGAAATATGAAGATAGTCCGGGATGTTTCCTGTGCATATAGATCCAAAGTAATGCCCAACCTCGTGAAACGCAACCGAAATTAGATAAAACGGATAAAGAAGAAGTTCAATAAAGTTTTTTATCTTTGTTTTCATATTGTAACTGGCTTTAATTGCTAATGTAAACTTGGTAACGGAGAGCGGAGGCATCGAACCTCAAGATTTTTCAATCTCCATCTGATTTCGAATCAGCGATAGGTGCCAAACCTACGTCACTCTCCACAGAGGACGGGGTAGGATTTAAACCTACATAGTTGGAGTTGCAATCCAACGCCTAAAGTCAGGTTCGGCCACCCGTCCTTTCCTTTTACTTGTACTCTTCGCTTTCTTCTACAAGCTCAGAGTCCCAATCTTTAATTGAAGAGCGGGGAATTCCGTGAGCAAGTTCAAGCCCGGTTAGGATCTTATCAACGTCTTCGATCCAGATTCCGCGCTTTTCAATGATATTTCCGTTTTTCTTCTCCACTCGAACGTTAATAAAAGGCATATAATTAAGTTGGGTAAGTTATGATTGATTGATGATCGAATCCACGTGCGTAAACTTCTTTACACGCTTTGGGTGCTTCTTTTCGTCCCAAGGGTGAGGAACAATTATTGGCTTGATTCCTTCGGCAAGGTCTACAAGATTAAGCTCATTTACACTATCATCAAAATGCATAACGGAGCCTAGGCTTTGAAGTTTCTCCGCTTTAAGTGAACCATTTGTGAAATGAATATCTTCTACCGGAAGGTCGTGCTTGTCAGCAAAATCGAAAACGTCTTTTGAGTGAATCTTGTTTCTTGAAGTTACGATATGAACAGTATGCTCTCTAGCCAAGTTTCGAAGAAGGTCCAGAATTTTTTCGTTTGCGTGAAGCGAAGAAACCCAAAACCCGTCTTCAAGTTTCGGCTCTGTCAACGTATCATCGAAATCGAACGTGACTACAGCCATTAGCTTTTCGGTTTTTTAATCTAAAGGGTATATTTTACTTCCTTCTTTACGCTGTTAATACCGTGTCGAGACTTAATTGTTTCACCACTTATAGAATACACAGCGTCACAAATAGAGAGAATTTCAAAAGAAACCAACCGGGCCGCAACTTCAATACTTGGATTTGGATTAAAAAAAGCCGAACGTCTTTTGGGTGAAGAAACCTCTTCAATTTGTTTATTACCAAATAAAAGAATCATAACTTACGTGAAGATTTTAAAATGCAGAAATGTGGAGCCAGTAGGATTCGAACCTACAACATTCTGTATGCCATACAGACACTCTACCGTTGAGTTATGACCCCATTTGGGGCGAACCGGGGGGCTACTCCGGCGTTTAACGGTTGATCTTTAATCGCTCCCTACCCAACCCGCTAAGACAGATCAACTTGATTAATCGTCGCTTTCAGACGTTAGATACCATTCGCCAATCACGTGTTCTTTTTCTACGACAAACCTACTTGGAGTCACCGTCTTTTCACGAAGACAACTTTTTGCCGCATTTTGTTTTACAATGTCACGAACTTGTCGTGGAACATTTTGAAGCGTGCGTTCTGCCTCTTCTGTAAATACAACCTTGTCTTCACCAGCAACGTCTGTCATCTTCATCACCCCTTTGTTTTTGAATTTTAGTTAGAGTAAAGTAGTGGATGGAGTAGGAGTCGAACCTACACAGCCAGAGGCGACAGATTTACAGTCTGCGGGGCTCGCCAAGTGCCCAGCCCATCCGTTTATTCATTCATATGTAATAGCCTACAAGTTTTTTTGTTCCCAGATCAAGAACGCGCTTTTAGTTTTAATCTGTATTTAACACGTCAATCATATTTTCAATGCCTTCAACGTTTAAAGATACCGCGTCAATGTTTTCAAACATCGAAAGCACATTAGGTTTAATGAGAGACAGGTAGAATTTTTCTCCACCAACTACAATTGCGGTTTCGTCTTCTAAGAACGTGAAATCCAATCCGGGATTTCGATGTTTTAAAACCGCAACCGTGCAGTAGTCTAGATTTTCTCTTCCTATGTCTTCTACAATTTTTTTTTCTTGATCTGTGAGTTTTGATTTTGAGATTTCTTCAATATTGAAGTTCACTTGATTAGTTATTTGTGGGATGATTGCTATGTTCGCCGTCTTGATTGCTATGTTCGCCGTCTTGAACGCGACGAACCACAACTCGCTTATCTTCCCCTCCAACGTTGACGTTGCGTTCGTCAACTTTCTTTGAACAACGCTTCCCCTTAGCGTACTCTATAGCCTGCTTTACGCCTTTTACAAGTTTGTTGAAATTATTTTCATCCATTTTTTAAAAACGTTTTGTGTCCGAAATACACGTGTTTAAAAAGTAACCCTAGGAGGACTCGAACCCCCACTCTCCGCGTCCGTAGCGCGGCGTCGTATCCAGTTGGACTATAGGGTTAAAGGATTGTTGTACGCCCGGAAGGATTCGAACCCTCAACTTTCTGATCCGAAATCAGAAGCTCTATCCAGTTGAGCTACGGGCGCATAATTTAAGAAAAAATTCTTGTTAACGGCTAAGTACAAGTCTTATTTGTATTCACCAATAAGTATCTCTTAAAGAGGCTAATGTTTCAAGAGTGGTGGTTTTTTTCAAATGGATTGTCTACCGGGCTTGATTTTTCACATGTGGTTAGGACCTCTTCTAAACTTACAGGTCGGTAGTTCCAAGAGTCAACGCCAACATCAATTCTATTTTTTCCCGTAAGCTTGTGTCCGGTGTGTTCATGCCCGTGCAAATGAATGGCGCTATAGTGCCGTTTGTTCCACATTTCAATCGGGTAGTGAAAAAGAACAATCGTTTTCGGGTGCTTCGAATTTTCTTGAGGAATCGTTAGCTCTTTGTAGTTTTGAAAAGATGCAAACTCGCTACGAACGCTTGAAGTCGGTCGGTCATGATTGCCCGTAACCAGATGAACATTTCCATTCAAAACGTCGAGAAGGCTTCGAACGCGATTTGAATCTCCAAAGGTTAGGTCGCCCAAGTGATAAATATCATCGCCGCTTGAAACCTCTCTATTCCAGTTTTCAATTAAAGTGGAGTTCATCTGCGAAACCGATTTGAAAGGTCTTTCCGCATAATTGATGATATTTCGGTGATCAAAATGGGTATCACTTGTGAAGTACGTAGCCATTCAGTTTTCTTCTAGATACTTTTCAAATTCGTCAAGAAGCTCCGGGTAGTCAGAAGGAGAACCCTTGTCTAGAAAGTAAAACAAAGAGTAAAAATTCATTTCATCTGCAATCTGTTTTACCCCTTGTCTATCAAACATGTTCGTCTTTCCAGAATTTTTTACCTTTTTCATCTGGCTAAGAACAAATGTTCGCCTCTGATTTGAATCAAATATTTCACTTCTGTAAACCGGATGCATGGTTTTCACCTCACTTGAAAATTTTCGCTAAAGCATAAACGCAAAAGTCAAAAGAAGAACAATCAAGCTTGCAAGGAAAGCGATAAATGTCTTCGTAAGCTTTGCGCCAGTTGTATTTTGGTTGTGACGGGCAGAGACGTCCAAAAAATCTGCCATAAGGAAAGACAAGAGCATCCCTGCCGCCACAAGAATTTGAGTTAAATTGATTGGTTAATTCGGATTTCTCCGTACGTTCGAAGGTCTTCATATGCTTCAAAAGCTACGTCTTCAAATTGAATATAGCTTTTGATTGTAGACTTAGGCGTTGAAATCACCGTTCGGTTTCCAGTGTCATGATTAGAAACCCGCGTCCACCCGTGAACTCGAACGACACCCGGATTTGGTTTGTGAACTAGGGTTCGATTTTAGTGTGAAAAAGTTATCAAAAGAGGTAGGAGGGGGATTCGAACCCCCGTGACCGTATTGCAGGCCAGTCGGTTTTCAAGACCGATGCAATAAACCAGACTCTGCCATCCTACCTTGTCAAATATGAATGCTAAATCTTGTTAATGATTTTCATCGCCTGCTTGTGAAGCCATTTCCGGATGTAACGCTTGAGGATCTTCTTCGGGCTTAGAGAAGCCCAAGTCTCAATGTCGGAAATGTGCTTTCTAATTTTGTAAATTTTGCTTGAAAGACTCATAACAGTCTGAAAGCTGTTTCTTTCCTAATGCATTTAGGTAAACGCCGCCTCCTTTACGCTGTTCCCTTCTCGCAAGTGTGATATACGGAGTTTACAGCCTCTTCACATTTTTTACAATAGAAACCATTTCCAAAGCCCAAAATTACAACGTTGGGATTCCCGGAAACAAGACGGTTAATAATCTTTTTCGTTTTGATCGCGCAAGTCTGAAAGAAGTTTTGTGTTTCCTCGATCATAGTCTTTTCTTGCTTGTTCAATTAGGTCGTTTAGTCTTCCTTGCCGAACATTTTCTTCAATTTGAATGTCCCACTCGTCTTTTGCTCCTAGCTCTTCGTAAATGTCTCTCGCAATATCGTAGAATTTCGAGTCACAAAGCTTTGCTTCCGAAAGAAGAACATAAAACGCAAGACGCATGTTAGCGATTTCCCGGAGAAGAAGGTCGTTTTCTTCGTTCGGTGGCGGGTTCTTTCTTTGGTTTTTCTCCTTGATTTTTTCTGCTTTCAAAATGTAATTTTTGACCCTCTCTAGCTTTTCTCTGTCCATCCTATCACTCATTTCTTTTTTTGACTATGTGTTGTAGAATATAATTTTTAGTTTCAAAAGCAAGGCTTCTGTCGTTGGAAGTAACGTAGCCGAGCCTTCGCGTGTTCCCGACCCCTGCCTCCGGGTTTCCGTTTGAGTCTACAGTTACGATAGACTCTGCGCCTTTGATTGTTCTGTTTAGAACTCGAAGCATTTTTTGGTTCACGTCGTACTTTCCCGGACTCCCAAAAAACGGAACGCAAACTCCGTGACCGCTCTTTTTCATTTTCTGCATCTGGTCGCTGTTTCGAAGATGAACTTCGATGATCTTGTCTCCGATGAACTCGAAGTTAAGATTCCCTGTATATCCGACAAGATATTTTGAAGTCCAGCTTTTTGCTACCGTTAGATCCGGGTTTTTGATCTCTTCCCAACAGGAAAACACATCCTTCTTTTTATCGACTCTAAGGGCAAACACGTCACTTACAGAGCCGTTTTTAAGCGAGCAGTCAAACGTCCAATGCTTTCCCTCTAAATACTCGCTCCAAAAAAGGCCGGGATGAAGCCTTCCCTTTACAGGGGAGTTTGCTTTAAACGATTTCGCTCCTAAAGAATACAGGTTCGTAATCGGTTTGTAAAAAACCGGATAGTTTTTTGGCTCAACGCCTGCAGGGGCGCAAGTTATGTTTTGCGTCTTTGAAAGCCAAAGCTTGTTGTATACAAAGTTGTAACCGGGATTTTGAATCCATGCTTTACCGTCTGTTTCTTTTGACCTCAACGCTCTTGACTGAATTTAAATGCCACTACATAGTTAACCTCTTTCCCACTTACTAATATGTAGCTTTTCAGGGTAGTAAAAATTCACCTTCGCAGAAGCGTTTGAAACTCTACATGGTTTTCTGGTCTTAACGACCGTTTCGTAAATTACGCTTCCGGAGTCAAGGTGTTTGAAGTTTGTATGTGTGTGGTGATGTTTTTCGATAAGATCAGAATCTACTTTCAACGACCAACTATAAAAATCGTCTTCAAGTTTAACGTTGTCAACAAAAAATCCAATCCACCAAAGCCCGGAAACCGTTTTTCCGGGGCCAACAAGCAGTTTTGGGTCAAAATCTATGCTACAAGGTGTGGCCTTTTTAAAGTACAGAATGTCTTTTTCGGCTTTAAGTTTATCCATTTCTTCTTTACTTTAGGCGATTTACCACTTTCTTTCTCCACTCGTTTGTAAGAAGGTCTGCCCGGAGGATATCATCTTCGGTAGGTGGACTACATGTGACCCCGTGAGTCATTGAACTCCATTTTTCCTGAATTCGAAAAAGAGTACGTTCAAGCCACTGGTCAACGTTTTCTTCTTCGATTTCAAACTCAAAACGCCCATACGGGTGTCCATCAATGTAGTACGAAACAAGATACTTTGCGTCTTCTTCTTCTGACATTTTACTTGTTGTAATCTGTTTGTTAATGTTATCTACAAGTCTTTCAATGCGTGTAATTTAATTAGTCTACTACCATCTTGTTTCTTACATATGAATGATTGCCGTTTATTTAAAGGGTATTTTACAGAAGGTTTGCAAGAACATTGTTTACTAATCGTCAAATACGGTAGGCCAGAGTTCTTCAGGAGTGTTTGGGTCTTTCTTTCGTTCTTCTACGATTTTTTTAAACCGTTTATTCATACCTTCTTTAAAGTGTTTGTAGAATTTTTTTCTTTCCTGTTTGGTTTCGGAAACAATATATGCGTATATTAGAGACAGAGCTTCAAATATTACTTCAAACTCCGGTTCAGGGATAGAATTTTCCTCCATAAATATAATTTCAAAAGGATAAGTGATGCATAAGCTTTTGAGATATTAATGCGATGCAATAATATATAGGTTCAAAGTAGTAGAAAATATGAAAGTAAAGTGAGAATACTAATGAATGACCTCCCATTGGTAATCCCCCGAACGAGTTCTGCGTTTACGTATCGAAAAATCTTTTTCTCTATCGAAAGTCCCGCATATCCGGTGAACCTTCGATTTTCTCTTTCGTGAAGAGACTTACTATTTTCATAAAACCCAACAATGTAAGTATCGTTAAACCCAATTTCAACACCCGGATTAACTTCGTTGTAGCCCTTACTACGGTCGGTATGGTAGCTACTAAACATAATAGAGACAGAAGTTATCTCTTGTGTGGGAGCCGGATTGACCGACGCCAAAAAAACAAATTTCAAGAGAACAGAAAAAACCTCTTCACGATACTTTGTAACTGATTTAAAGTTTTGTTGCCATGTTTTGTGCTACCGGGTGGAGTCGAACCACCGACACCTAGAGCTTCAATCTAGTGCTCTACCAACTGAGCTACGGCAGCATGTGTGATTTATGTCCAATTTTTTGCCTTTTTGTGTGCCTTTGTAATAAACATTTTTCGGGAACGTATCGAGCAATCTTCATAAACATACCGTTCAAGCCGACGATGTTGACTGGCAAACTCTTCAACGTATGCTTTAAAGTCTTCCCGGCTTTTAGCACGGTTGGCTTTTGCCGCTTGAACCGCAACCATGTTTATTAGCTCTTCTCGGTCTGTCATTTTTTTTCGTGTGTTTCTCTTTGTTAACTCACTCTATAAAACCGCAATCTCGACATGTTGTTCCAAAATCAAATGTGAAGAAATAAAAAAGCCCCGATCCGCGCCAAACGAACCGGGGCAAGCTGTCGCCTATGCAACGTAAGCCAACCAGTCATGGCACGAAGGTCACATTCCCATCCCGAACGCTTGAAAAGCGTGAGAAGCGGTAAAAACGCTGTTGAAATTTCTGGTTTTGAAAGGTCATGACAGTTAGCTGAATTTGCATAATGTGTTAATATATAGGTCCAACGCCCGATTTTTTCAGTTTAATGAACGATCTCCCATTTGTATTCTCCAGAACAGGTCCTGCGTTTAAACGTTTTCAAAGAAAAACACGGAAGAGAAAGCCCAACCTTCTCGCAAGATTTTTTAATCCCGCTTCGAAACTTAGAAGGAACTGCTTTCCCGTTAACGTAATCCGGCTCTTTATGAAAGAAAAAACAGGTCCCGTCCTCGTCTACGCCAATGTATCTGTGCCAGCTTTCAATTTCTCTTTCAATTCCAAGTTCATTCATCGCATTTTTTCTTCTATTTTGCTAGAAAGTTTTGACTTTGAAACTTCAAACCCTCCAAGTCTAGTGTACCAGTCAAGCCCAATCTCACTGCTCAAAAGTCTTTTAGAAATCCTATACTTGTCGGGTTTGATAGGATCGGGCTTAATTAGATAATCGCCTTCAGAAGTGCCATTCAAAATAGCAGAGGAAACATCACCTTCTGAAATTTCTGTTCTTTCAATTATAATGAACATCAAACCGCGTGTCTATTAGAATGAACATCGCCACCGCACTTCGGGCAAACAGGGTTTCCATCTTCGTCCCTATTTACGTCACCAGAATCAAACATCTGGTCCCAACCGCAACGGCGATCCTCTTTTTTCACCTTTCGAATGTGTTTGCAATACCCGTTTTCGTCGGTGCCGTTTTGAAACTTATACGAACTACACGTGCAAGACCAATCGTTTTGATACTTATCTTCCCGATGGTGATCGGGACCAAACTTCACCGTGTATGTCTTTGAAGAGCTTGAAGACTCTACTCCCGTAGAAAACGTTCGAGCCGTGTTGCAAGCCCACTTGTGAACAACCGTATTCGCTGGCATAGCTTAAAAAAGGTGTGTTTGTTCTCTTCTCTATTTCACTTTCTGTAACGGCGCAGGGTAAGTTTTGTTTCCTACTTTACAAAAACTTAATTCATGAAATTCATGGCTTCACCATTTAAGCTATTTATTAAGCTCGTTTGGTTCAACCTCTTTTCGAAGCCAATCTTCATCGGTTTGCACGTGATCGGGACGAACCCATTTCGCTAAATGCAGACTAAAGTCTTCAAAATCAAACCCCGAAACAGTTCGCATTACATAACCCTCTACCGGATCTTCGGATGTTTCATTCAAACGCTTCTCGTTGAACTTTCGGATCTTACTTTCATCATACATCCCCCGCCAAATAACAGGGACGTGATTTAAATCCAAGAGGCCACACCACTCCACAGTTTTATCCCAACTTAGGCACTTGTTTTCTTCGTTCCAAATGGAAAACACGTAGAAGTATGAATCCAGATTTTCATACTTGATGGAGTGTTTTGCGTACACGTTTTCCCCACAAATTCGCCACCCGTCCGGAAGTTGGTGCCCAACCCTTCCGGCTGTCTTTCCTGCCCATGTGCGGGAGGGGTGATACGGCGTCTGTAGGCTTCGTGCATGGTATTCGCCGTTGGAGTAGATGGTTGTGTTTTCACCGTCCATCTTCTCCGTTAAAATGACTTCACGGCCTTCAAAAAAGCTAACGTCTTCATGGTAATCATCGTCTCTGTGCTTTTCAGGAGACCACGGAACGTGTTTGGTTGAAGGGTACTTTTGCTTTTTCATGGGTCTAACTTTAAAATGAGCCTTCTTACTACTTCGGGTTTTTGTGTTGAAGCTTCTCTGTTGCAAATGTAAACCGAATCCGTGTCGTATGTAAAAAACTTCGTGGCAACGGACTTGTTCCTAGCAACAACAACGATCATGTTATTTAAATTTCAACCAGACACTTAAAAAAATGGGGGCAAGCTTTTTGGCTTGCCCCCGGTATTGATTCAAATGTTTGGCGCGTTTTTAAAGGCCAAACGGATTCGGAACGACGTTTTCGCAATCAAGAGTCTTCTTTTCAAGAAGATCCCCGGCTCGGCGTTGAAGCCGCACTTGATCTCCGTCCGCAATATTGAATCCATCGGACGTGTAATCGTGACTTGCAAACCGGGTAATCCCGTTAATCACGTCCCAAACGGACACGTCGGTTAGAGCGTTCTTACGTTGCGTGATCGACATGTCCCGAACGTTTGGAGAGTTATCAAGGGAAGCATATGCGTCTCGAATGTGGGCAACCGGAATAAGCTTTTCAACCACCGCATTCGGCCCGTCCTCTGCCTTGTATTCATTAATAAGGCTTCGGGACTTCATTACTTCGTCCACGCTTGCGCGTGTGTTTGCGGCCCGGTCAATGTAATCGGGCAGGTCCTCTCGAATGAAGCCGTTTTGGGCTAGGGTGTCAAACTTCTCGAAGAAGCTTTCCATGTTGCGGTCGTCAAGCCCGGAAATGCTGTAATCGGAATCGTACGTTCCGATAAGCTGGTTAGTACACCACAGCCGCTCAATTTGCGGGAGAAACTTCATTTCTCCACGGTCCATCATGAACGTCATTCCCGTACTAAACATTTCATCTTCCATGCCTTGAAAACCTGTAAGGTCAAGCTGTTTGTTTGCCTTCACGCTAACAGCGACCTTATTGCTTCCCGCAAGAAAATTGTTGTCGAAAAGGTCAAGCCCGTAACGGTCCATCATACGCTCTACAAGGTCGAAAAACCCTTCGGCGGTAATGTGATTCATGTCCGTGCTAAAACCGGACACAGACCCGTTCTTGCGGTCAAGAGCAACGGACACGTTAAGGCCCTTCTTGTTTGCAAGCCCGGAACGAAGTGCCCGGATAAGGCCAACACGTGCGTCGTCTCCAAGGACCTCTTCAACGTGATTTCCAAACTTGTTGGACATACCAACAATGTCGTGAAGATCCTCTACGGCAGACCGTTCCATTTGAAGGTTCTTGCCTTCAACCGAAACAGAGTTTAGACTTTCAAGATCAACATTTGAAAGCTCTGTTTCGTAGTATACAGGCTGCTCGTCAATTGCGGTTTGCTTAAAGCTGGAGTAATCCATATTGAAGTGTTTTGGTTTTGGGTTTCTTCGTTTAATGCACTAAGTTACACGCAGGCAAGAAGAGTTTTGTTTCATGAAGAGTATGTGAAGGGTTGGCGGCTTTTATCACCAACCCTTCACCACATCTGTTTTATTTAGTTGTTGTTCCACGTTCGACGTTCAAGCCCGTAACGGTCCACAAACTTTTGAACGTAGTATCGGGAAACGGATTCGGGAATGATTCCACGGTCCCGAAGTGCCCGGTGCGTTGCAGACACGTTGCCGTTGTTTTCGTTTAGAACCTCTCTCGCAACGTCTACGTCAAGGTCTTCCATAATGTCATACTCTTCCCCGCCCGTAGACGAACTTTCGTTAGAAGCGTTCTCTGAGGCTTGAGTGGACTCTCCATTTTCGGACGTTCCGTTAAGAAGGTCTTCAATGGAATCGAAGTTATTTTTCTTTTCGTTTCTCTTCCGCTCTTTTTCGGCAAATTCACGGGCTTCGTCGTGGGTTTTCTTTTTGTGCTCGTCAAACTCGATGCTACTGTTCGTGATTTGAAAATACAGCCGTTCGTTTCCGTTTCCACGCCGATTTTTGTCAAACATCATATACCGTTCTTCCCCATCCCACCGAAGCATAAGGCTTGCGGTGATAAGGTGCTTTAGCATGTTTGACCCGGTAAATTCACCGGACTTGTTTACCTGTTGGATAAGGCCGAAAGAAGTGTAGTACACATCCCCGTCTACTTCCACCCCTTCGGTCATGTCGTACATGAGGTTGATCAGATTAAGAATCGTTGACTTTTTTGTGGACGTGTTCATCGAATAGGCAAATTCAAGAAACGCGGCCCAACTGTCAACGACCACATAATCATACCCTTTTTGAAGCTCTTCTTCAAAGTCTTCAACCGGGTTACTTCCGGTTCGTGTATCCACGTACCAAACAGGAATGTCCGCAAACTCCGGAAACCTACGTGTCATGTATGCCACGTCATTCTTCCGCATTTCAGCAGATACAAACAGGACATTATATCCCGCTTCATTCATGTTCGATAGCATGTCCATCGTAAACGTAGACTTTCCGATTCCCGGATCACCGAAAATCATCGTAACCGTTCCACGGGAAAGCCCACCATCTGCGGACAGGAAATCATCCAGAACATCATGCCCGGTCGAAAGAGGCTCCCAAAGCTTAGGATCAATCGTTTCATTCGAAATCTTCGTCGTCTCTACAGACATAAAAGGACGTTGGCGTTTGTGATTGGTTGCTTTCTTTTAAATCCAATCTTTCAAACAAGCCTTTTTTAAAACAGTTCCGATTTCAAATGTGAAGCTTCTGTTTAGAAACTTAGGTTCGTTTAATCTTCATCATCTTCATTGTCGTCATTTTGGGAGCGGCTTTTGTCATTTGCCATAGCCCGAAGCTTTTTTGAATCTTGCCTGCTCTTCCAATACTTCTTTTGACTTTCTTCAGAAGCGGTGCCTTTGAGCTTTTGCTTCATTTGATCGGTCTTCCCTTCTTTTTCTGCCTGCTCTTTTTTTTCTTTGAACTTATCAAAAAAATCTGACATTATACTACGTTACATGTTTTTAGATGTTATTTTATCAATTTAAAAGTAAATTTTCTCTCTGTATGCGGCTTCTAATAGCATATACTCGTTGAGAATATGTATACTTTACTTTGTCATTTATATATTTTGAATTAATTGTGAAGAAGAATATACTTCTTTCTCTAAGACTTAATATTTCAAGGTCTGGGAACTCGCTGGATTCATTTTCAGTTAGTATAACAATAGCCATCGCTGTTATTAGCCATATCTGTTTTTAATTTTGTCTTTAAGCCCAAGACCACGGTTTACATCCACGATCATGTTTCTGACTCGACCCGAATGGTTTTTCCATCCGGGCTTTTCGGTGTCTTCACCATTGAAGATTTTTTGAATAGCAAACGCGGTTGCCGGGGACCTGCTTTGCCCCGCTTGACAATGAACGAAAATATTTTCAGCTTGTGCTTTGTGTTTGTTTACAAAATCAAGAATCTTTCGGGCGTGATACTTTTGAATTGGAAGAAAACGCCCACCAAAGTCGTCTTCGGAATCGTGAAAGCTTACATAGAGAACGTCCACAAACGCTTCTTCATTAAGGCTGGCGTTTTCAATATCCGGAGAAGATATAGAAATCATAATCGTATTCAACGGAACGTCTTCTTTTGTTAGACGTTCTGCTTCTCCACGATTAAAAACCCGGATACTTTTAAACTTTTTCATAGAATATAGACATTAATATTTGAATTGAAAACAGATAAAAATTTTATAGTGGACCCGGCGGGATTCGAACCCGCGTCCGCAGCACCTTTGCAACATCGGTTGTCACAGTCTTAGAATGGTCTTTATTTTTGACCGACAGACTATTGTATTAGACCACACAAAAGTTTGTGGGTTTTATTTCAACCCGCTATCGGACTTGTTTTACGTTCTGCCTACCAAGCAAAACAAGTTGAAGCCCAGTAGGAATATCCGATGGTGTGTGCCTTACTCTCTATCGGAGTCGAGAAGTAAGGCTGCAGTTACGCCGCAAGAGAAGCGCCGAAGTGCTCCTCCATGTTGACGCCTGCAGGAACGCGGTTAACGTTGCCAAGTATTGATTCCGTCAGTTATTTTATGCCCACCTAACGGTAAGGGCAGACTGCCGACCTTGCTCCGCGTGCTACGTCGAAGCCGTGTCAGGCCCATTATGTGAAAGAACCAAGAGGGATTAGACCTTACCGAAACTGAATCGGGGTTGCCCCTTTGCCTCTTTTTGCGTGTAACTAAATGGTGCTGAAAACAAGTTGTTCCCCGCGAAATAAATCTTCATAGAACCTTTAAAGAGTGGAGGATAGGGGAATCGAACCCCTAACTCTGCCGTGCAAAAGCAGCGTGTTTCCGTTAGCACCAATCCCCCATGTCAAAACTTAATACCAGAAAAAACCGTTACATAGATGATCAATAAGTTTGTCAATTTCATTTTCGGTGTACGTATTTGCTCCAAGCGGTTTGTCTACAACAATTTTGCCAAACCGCTCGTCAAAATAGATGTACACGTTTTCAACCTTCAAGCCTTCAACGCCACGGGAGCACTTTTTAATGTACTCAACTCCCGCGCCGTCAAGCTTGTTTTTAACAGCTTCAAGCATGTCTGCGATAGCCATTTGTTCGCCTTGATAACTACACTATCCTGCACGCAAAGGAGAAAGGCTTGTTTCGTGAAGGTTTTTTGAAGACCACCTACCGTTTAACTAACGTCTGGCAAACAGTGACTTGTCTTTCAATCGCAGCCCCGTTGCTTCGGGTTTCTCCACCCCAAGAAACTTGTGCGGGGCCTTCGGTTTCCCAACCTTCGTTTAACGCACTTTCAACTTTGTTCTCAAAGTCTTTTTGATTTTTTGATTTCCCCCGATCTGTTGGGGTCCACCGTCCTGTAATAACTCTGTATCGTTTCATAACTTTTGTAAGTTTAGTTCATTCAGTTTCTTCTTCCGGGTGCGGGTTCTGATCTAAAATTTCATTGCGCTTGCTTTCAGGGAGCATAAGAAACTCGTGAAAGGCAAGATCGATTCCCCGCTCTTCAAAGTCTTCTTTAATACGATTGATCTTTTCCTGCTTGTCCATAACTTGTTTTGTGTGTTGTTTATATAGATAGCTAAATTCTCGGTTGCGTAAATGGTCTACGCACTTTTTTGTTTCATCCGGGAAGTGATAAGTTCATGAAGCTTGTCTACATTATGGGTATTTACGTATTTGCTGATATACCTTCCTGACTTCGAAAACTGTCCCTTCGATTCCATCAAATACCTTTTTCGTTGATTAATTCGTCTTAGATTTGAAGAAGAAGTGCTGTGTACATTTTTAAACTCGAAGGAATGAATCGAAAGAAGGTCCGCAAATCCGGTGTTTTCAGCCAATAGGTCAAACTTGTTTTCAGGCCGAAAACATTTCGGTGTGGTGACAAACATGTGTTTGTCAAAACCAAAGTTTGAATATTTTGCAAAACTTATAGCCTCCTGCAAGACATTTTCAGATACATGGTCAAAATCGTCCACATAAATGAACAAACGCCGCGTTCGACCTCTCAATTTTTGAAAGCCTGAAAGAGAAGACAAAAACTTCGTAGGATTTCGAAAGTTAGACAACTTTCCACGTTTTCGTTTAAAGGAAGCTGTAGAGGTTGAAAGAAATACATGAATGCAATCTTGGTGATTTTGATCGTTCTCTTTAGCCTTTTGGATCAGTCTTGACGTTTTTCCGGTTTGTCGTCCACTAATTTCTAACATAACCTTGACTTGTAGTTTAGTTCAAAAAGTGTGGAGTGCCTTCAATATATCCCGCATTTGTGATACGAACAAGCTCTGCATTCTCTTTAAACTCTTGCGTGGTTTTTGCCCCAACATACGAATATGCAGAGCGAAGCCCGTCTTGAATGTCAGTTAAAATTCTTTTCACCGGGCCTTTGTATTGAACTCTACTCACATTTCCTTCAATATTTCGAACCTCTCGACCATTTTCCCGTTTTGCTTTTTCACTTGCAGATCCACGGTACTCTTTGTATAGGTCTTGACTCGGCCAACGCCCGTCGCGGTAAATTTGTCCGGGACTTTCTTTTGTTCCGGCAAACAAACTTCCACACATTACCGTATCCGCGCCAGAAGCTAACGCTTTGGCAATGTCTCCAATTTTTCGAATGCCACCATCTGCAATAACTGGAACTGGTTTATCACAAGACTTTTGATCGTATGCGGGAGCATCATTTCCCCAACCAGAATATCCGGATACATACTCTTCAGTTGTTAGTTCTTCAACAATTTTTTGGATACAAGTAATCATGGGAACTCCAACCCCGGTTCGGACTCTCGTCTCGCAAAGCGAACCGCCGCCAACTCCAACCCGAAGTGCATCGGCTCCCCAATTTACAAGGTCAACCGCCGCTTCAGGTGTTGCGATGTTTCCCGCGATAAGGTCTACATCTTCACCGAACTCACTTCGAAGCGTTTCTAGGGCTTCTTTAACGTACATGTGGTGCCCATGTGCAACGTCAACCAAAATCACATTTGCGCCAGAACGAACCAAAGACTTTGCTCGTTCAAGATAATCTCCATTTGCCCCAACAGTTCCACCGACAAGACTTTGGTCTTTTGAAATACGCTCAACCATTTTTGTTTGCTCTTCTATCGAGCAATCTCGGTGAACGAAACCCATAGCGCCAAAATTTCGAACTTCACGTGCCATTTCAGCCCCGGTAACTGTGTCCATTGGGCTAGAAATAACAGGAAGGTCAATTTTGTGATTTCGGGTCAGTTTCGAACGTGTGTTAACGTTTTTTCTTGACTTAACTTCGCTGTAACTTGGTGAAATATTTACGTCACTATACGTGAGATGTTCTTTCATAACTTTTCTTTTTTAATAGATTGATAAAGCTCGTTTAGTTTTTCGGCAAGATAAGAAAGGCTCTTTACTTCTTTGGTTTGAACGCTCTTTTTAACTTCGTTTAAATCGCTTTTGTGTGGAGTAAAGTATAGGTCGTCTCCACAAAGGTCCTGCATTTTTTCGATTTTTTGTTTGAAGTAAACCCGAACGTTATCGTTCATGTTATCGCATTGATATACTCTTTATAGAGTTCTCGTATGTCTTGAAACGGTCCTGTAGCGTCTCTGTGGTGATTAAGGATGTTATAGCAGAACGCAAGAATGTATCTGCTAAAATCGTCGTCTCGAAGATACAAAGAAGAAGACGTAAAGCTACCCACCCCGGCCTCGGTAAGTTCAATTTCAGAAAACCGAAGCGAGTCTTTCTCAAAACGAACTTCAACGGAAAGGTCATTTGTAAATTTGAAAACAACTTTCGGGTCTTCCGGATCTCCAAACCGAACAGACCGAAGTTCTTTTTGATCTAAACGCTCTTTGATTTCTTCGGTTTTTTCCCTTTCAAGTTTCTTTTTTCTTGCGCTCTTGCTCATTCCGCTACATCAATAAGTTGCCAGCCGTTTTCGAGATAACCTTTTGCGTGCTTGTACTTCAACGTAGAAGCTCCAGATTGCTCTGTATCCGCTTCTTTTGTTGGTACGATAACAACCCTGTCGTTGCGACCGATCTTTTCTTTCAAGGACTTCTCGTAGGTGTTGCCCTTTCTCATTCGCCTGTCGAACATAAGAGTCCCGTTTAAGTGGTCGATTTCGTGTTGCACAGCAACAGACTCTAGAAGCTGTGGGTTTTCCATGTCCGGAAGCTCGTTGTCCGGGGTAGGTCCGAATCGAATACGGCTATCGTAGTTGTCAGACTCGACAAGAATGATTTGATTGCGCCGCGTCTCCACTTGCTCGTTCGGGAAGGAAAGACACCCTTCCACGTACCGCGCTTTTCGTTTTTGATCTACAATACGCGGGTTAACAAGATAAAACGGCTCCTGCACATTTACGACACAAATTCGTTTTTGAATTCCGATTTGAGGTGCAGAAATGCCAACGCCCCCTTTGTCACTTAACGTACGGAAAAGAGTAGCTGCAATCCGCTCTACATTATCTTCTTCTGTTACCGGATCGCTTTCTTGCTTTAACTTTAGTTTGTCTGTAACAACAGGAACCGATTGAGGGTGTTCGTCTCCTGCAAGAATTCGTTCTACAAGGTCTTTCATATTTGATTTATAACTTCAGTTGATGAATGGTGATTCGTCGGAAGAAGATTCACTCGCTATCTTCGCTTTCATCTTCTTCCTTCTTCTTCTTCTTTGCGTACTTGTGAAGGGAGTCGTACTTGTTTATTTCTTCGACCCACTTCTCATACGCACTCTTTTCGCTGCTGCTTTCTTCTTCAGTCATTGTTTTTGAGCTTTTTAATTTCAAAGGCAGAGAAACCCCCGTCAAGAGGCACTACATAAAACGCCAAAACACAAAGCTTGTTCCAAAAGAATGTGACTATCTTGTTAAGGCGTCGTATGCAGCCGACGTTTTTGGAATATTTTGCTTAATCCAATTTAGAACCTCTGCCTGTACTTCTGTATTTCGTTTGTAAGGTTTTCCAGCTTCTTTCAACGTTATGTATTTGAAGTCTTTAACAACTCGCTTTCCAGCAAACGCTTCTTCTCTGTCTTCGGGGTCTTCCGGATAAACGTCTCTGGACGGGGGCTTGGTTTTAAAATCCCCTTCTCCTTCCGGATCTTCAAAGAATACCGTGTGCTCCGGATTACCTAAGATAACACGAACACTTCCGTTTACGCCACTTGGAGTTCCGTTCCGGACAATATCGGTCATTGTATTTGCCGCCCCTTCATGAGTTTTAAGTACAATGTCGTCGGGCACAATTCGGTCGCGGTCTCTATTTCTCTGTACAGCTATGTGGTAATCGGTAAGAACCCAAGTAATATGAATATTTTGATCTTGGTATCCTACTTCTTTTAGGTCAGGAAGAACCTCTTTGATTTGGCCGATACGTTTTAACGTAACATCAAAAAGAAGGTTTGGAAGGCGTCTTTCGTCTCGACCTTTAAGAAGGTTTAGAATCCGTTTTTCTTTAAGGCCAAGTTCGTCTGCAAACCTGTGAAGTTTTGAAACGTCTTGGGGATTTGAAAGGTCAAGACCGTCAAGCTCGGGATATCTACCTTTTGCGTCGTTGATCTTTAGAAGAAGGTCCTTAAATTGATCAACGTCAATGATTCGGAATTTATTTCCCTCCATAAAGTTTGAAATTGCAAATCCTTTCCCGGACCCTGCGCCCCCGGCTAAGAATACGACTTGCCCGTGTCTTGCACCGTTGTTATACAGGATTTGCTTTTCCAACAAAATTTCTCTTGTCACTTCTCGAAGCAGGTCATTAAACTTCATTTGATTTTTTTGTTTACTAATGTGTTTTCATAAATGTTGCAAAGTAACTACTAATTTACGTGTATCTTCTGCTTTATATATAGCGCCTCAAGACTTCAAGTTTATCTAAAGAGACGTACCGACCGTAATCTTTTTCGTGTTTCGATACGTTCGGTTTCTTGCGCTAAACACCGTAGGAGCAGGTTCGTTAACCCTGTAGTCCGGATCAACGAAGAACCGAAACCTCTTCTCCGCAACGTCTATTACTTTCGTTTGCTTCATGCTGTATGCCCAACGCGGGTGTTTCTTGTGACGTGGCATAGAAACTTCGCTGTAAAAATACAGCGTTCGAATTGGAAACGGTCTCTGTGAAGAATCTGCAAACACGACTTTGGATGCAACATCAAGTGCCTCCTTCCACCGTTTTGAAGACGTAGAGGAGCTTCCGAATTGGTCATACCAAGATTTCGTTGCGTAATACACTCGTCCCCTTCTTCCGGGATTAAACGCAGAAAACTGGTACCTGTCTAAAACAACGTCTCTGTAGGTGTGCTTGCCGTTAAAACCCATATCCACGCGATTTCGAATCACCCACCCCACATATTTCATTTCATGTAAAGAATCAGTTTCACTATAAATTGCACGCGCAGTCCAAATCACATCCGGGTGATACTGCCGTGCATAGTGGCGAAGGCTATCGTGCTTGGCAGACAAGGTAGACAGGTCTTTACTTAAAGAATCGATTTTTAGGTTCCGGTTTTCAATTCTGTCATTTGCGTTTGAAAGTGCCCGGTTGTTTGAGACTTGAACGTATGCCAAGAACGGAAGGGCAAAAATCAAAACAAAAAGAAAGATTCCACAGACAGGTGGAGTGATAAGCTCTCGAAATATGCCGTTTCTGCTTTTCATAGTTGTTTGTTGACTTAAAATTTTAAAGTGACTTCCCCAACTTCCGTTTAAACATAACGACCCCCCCTCCAGTTTTATTTTGAAGGGGGGATCAAACCTCTGTTAAGTAAAAACGGCTAATTTACTGCTCGTTCATTTGAGTTTTTAGGTTCACCGCTTTTTGCGCTAGTTCGTAATTCTCGACAGACTCTTGCGCCGAATAGTCAATGATTTGAGTAAGCATATGTTTTGTGTCTTCTCTATTAAGACCATATGCTCGACTACCGTAAACGAAAACGTAAACCTCTTTTTTGCCCGTATCTATCATGTGCTGGATTCTATCATAGAGTTTTTGGTATATCTTTTCGGAGTTTTCTTTGAAGAAGCGTGCAATATTTTCTTCTTCCGGAACCACAATAAGCTTATCGGTATTGATGGTTCTTGTTTTTTCTGCGCTTTCCGGGTGTAGTCTTACGGAATTCTCCATCGTCTTTGTCAGATGCTGTCATAAGTTATGTGAATGTAAAAGTAACCACCGCAGAAGCGGTTTTACGATTCATCTTCTAAAAGTTCCTCCATATACGCAACAAGTTTATTTTTTCGAACAACGCCAACATGCTCTTTTACGAGTTCTCCTTTGTAGTAGACGTGAATAGTTGGAACGCTTCGAATGCCTTTCTCAGAAACGTGATCTATGTTTTCATCGATGTTAACCTTTACTATTTCGGTTCCGTCAACGTCAACTTTGTCTAATACCTTTGCAAGACGGTTACACGGCCCGCACCATTCGGCATAGTAATCTATAACCGCAACATCTGTGTTGTTGATAACATCTTCAATTTCTTCTGCCTGTATTTCTTTCATGTAATTTAAAGTAGTTTTTATCAGTTCGTTTATTAGTGTTTCGGGTGTTGTGTGTTTTTGGCAGCGTCCGGGAATCGAACCCGGAGAGAAAACAGGAGTGAAAATTTACAATCCAGTTCTTATGCTGGTTTGTAAGGCCGCAAATTACCTGCCTTCTCAACGCCGAAGATCCGACTTTCGACGTGCCCATCGCAACGCTGCTTCACTCATATATAAGAGACTTCAAGAAAGCTTCACACTTGAAAACGAAAGCGGTTTGGTTTGTCGTATATCTATTCACACACAAGCAACATTTCGGACACAATCTAAAGCGTATGTCGCCTATGCGTTGACCGAACTAATCCGGTTTTTTGACCGGGCACTGATAAACATTTGCCTAGTTCATCGCAGGCTAAAAAAAGTATCAGCGGGGCCACATACGAAGAGGCGAACGATGCCGAGCACGGCAACCGGGACTGTTTGACAAACAGTTTAAAGAAATCAAACAGGGTTGGTGGGAACGTTCGCCTCTTACGATCCGACGTAAGATCGTAAATTTTACGTCATACCATATGTCCGAAATAAAACAAGCCCAACTGGAAGCATAAGATCCGGGATCGATTCCGGTGAGAAGTTCCAGCGGCTAAAACGGCTTGACCGGAGAGTGTTCTAAAATCTCTTCCCGGTTAAGCATGGGGTTTGTATGTCCAAACCCGAATACTGGAGTGTGAAGGGAAGCAAAAAAAACTTTGAAGTGTTATTTGTAATGCTAGTAGTAATATTAATAGTAGTAGTAGTAGTGAAAGGTGTCTTTGAAGTTTTACTTTTAAACTAAACTAAAACTGAAAAAACTACACTTGATACTACTGAAAATAACACTTTGAAACCTTTTACAGCTTCACTTTTAAGTTACACTTCCTTTCTTACTTTCTACCTATAAATAGAAGTAGAGGGTAAAACACTTTAAAATAGGTTTACGCACTTAAAGCCTAAAACTTAACAAAACTATGAAACTACAAGAAAGAAAACTTCGCTCGCTTATTAGAGAAATAACAAAAGACGTGTTGTTTGAAGACGAAAAAGACCTAAGTGACGTAGATGTAGAAGAAGGAAAAATGCACCGGGTTTTAGACATTCCAGAAGACGAAAATATATCTGACAACTACGATTCCGGTGAACAGCTTGCAAGAGACTTAGTAGACGCTGTAGGAGATGAACAAGAAGCTTCTGGAATGCTTGCATTTGCAGCAAATATTGATCCGGAAGACAACATTTTTGACGACGCTTTAGAAGCAATTGGAGAAATTGACTTTGAAGAGTCTTTGAAGTTAAAAAACAAGACTAGCTACAAAGACCTCTTTTAGTTAGCTAGCTACCATTTTTCTCATTATAACCAACAACAATAACCATCATAGTATTAAAAACAGGATATGAAATTTTCAGAACTAGTACAAGAGTTGGTAGTAAAAGAGCAAGAGAAAGGAGAACTAAAGGCCCTAGCAGGTCTTGACCCAAACGAAACGATGAACGTTGCCGCAGCAAGAGACGTTGGCCGGGAAGTAGCCCAAATGACCGATGAAGAGCGCCGCACTCGCTTTCTAAACATGATTAAAGCTCTTGGCGGGTACTACACAGGAAGAAACAGAGAAACGCAGCTAAAGCTTACAGACCTTCGAACCGCCGCTCTTGAAGCGTACAACGAAGAAAGAGGCGAAATTGAAAATTAACTATAGAAGTCAAGTTTAAACATTTCAGAAGCGCCCGTTTTCACATCAAATTTTCCATCATCTTCACCCTTAACATACTTTTTAAAGAGCGGCAATTCATTATCTTCGGCAAATTGTCCATTGTAAATATCAACCAAAACTAAAGAATCACCCACGCGCAAGTTTTCGTAGGTGGAGCTAGAACAGAATTTTCGATAGTCTTTATGATTCTGAAAAACAATATTCATTCGCTTAGAAACTGTTTGTTAAAAACTTCTTGTAGTGTTTGACTTTTAGCTTCTGTGGAAGCGACGTGTCTATTCTTCTTGTCTTTAGGTCAACCGGGTCTTTTGAAATTGAAGATTCTTGGGAAGCAGACAAAACAAAGTCTTTTCTACTTTTGTGACCAAACGCCTTTTGAGCGCCCACATAAACAATGTAGTCTTTTGGCAATAGCGGAATAGAAGAGTTAGAAATCTTATACCGCTTCCCACCAACCTCAAATATAGAGTTGAATCTACTTACGATTTTCTTTCCACACTCTTCAAAGTCTCTGGTAATTAGTATAACCATTTTTTAAGATTTCACTACCTGTTAATTTTCGTTTGACTCTACGCTCATTCCACCGTCTTTTCCGACCTTGTACTTTCTTCCTTTCTTTTTGATTTGATCTTTGAGCGTGTCAATGTCTTCTTTGGTGATTTCGTTTCCACTTTCGTCGGCAACTTCTTCCACCTGCTCTTGAACCTCTTCGGAAAACTCTTCCATTTCCTCTTTAGAGGCTTTGTCTTCGCTTTCCTCCGGATCTTCTTTTGAAGAAGGGTGTTGGGTAGGGGTTGAACTTTCTTGCCTTTGAAAGCCTTCAAGAGCCTTCAAATGTCCACCGGAAGAATCTTCTGCCTTCGGAGAAGGGGAAATGACAACTCTCTCTACGTCTGGCTTTTCTTCCCTTTCAACAGGAGTTGAAGGTTCATGGACGCTTTCCTCTTCATTTTCGCTGTGCCTTCCAGTCATAACGTTAAACGCAACGACAAGAGCAACGGCCATTGGGTCAAACACAAACATAATCATCCCAATGAAGATAAGAACGGCGTTGTCTCTTTCAATTCCGAAAAGACCTGCCGTTTGAATAACCGGGCCAAGTTTTGAGCGAACGTCAACGTTTTCTCCGGTTTTCAAGTCAAGCTTTCTTTGGTTGAACGCAGAAACTGAATCTGTAGCGACGGAAATTTTATTGTTGATTCGGTCGAGTTGATTTTGCGTATTTGCAATTTGATCTTGAAGGCGTTCAACTGCTTCTTTATCGGTCTTCCATCCCCGTTCGGCATACTTCTGGCTTGCAGTTTGAAGTTGGGTTCTAAGAGAACGCTTGTCCTCAAGAAGAGCCTTTCTTTCTTGGTCGTATCTGTCAAGCCGATTTTCATATAGAGCCTTCTTTTCTTCCACCGCTTCGATTCTTTGTTCATTTACAGAAAGAGAAGAAGCCACCTGCTTGTACGAGCTGCTTAGGAAACCATAAATTCCGATGCTCGTGACAAGCATCATAATAACGGTGAAGAAAGAAAATACCGACGCAAGCACCCGGCGTTTAGACATAAAAAAGCTATACGCCACGCTTGCACACACGAGCTTTCCAGCTTCTAAAACCGTTCCCATAATCTTTGTAGCAATCGGAGAACCACCGAAAAGCTTCGAAATCCCTATAACAGAAAAATACGCCGCAACCGCCGCAATTGCAAGTGCGACGATCCCGACGATAACTTTCCGAACCCAACTTGTGTTTTCCATGTCTTTAATTTACTTTGTTCGTGAAAAGTCTTCTCGCTCCAAGCTTACTTTCTGATCAATTTGCTTAGATAGATTCAAGATTTGCCTAAAAATCTTTACGCAGTCTGTAGCAGAAAGAGATTGCTTCTTTAGGTTCTTTGCCGCGTTTCGTGCAAGCTCTTGAATGGAGTCGTTCTTTTGTGTTACGTCTGACTTGTATTTCATTGGTATCTTCGTTTGTTTTGTAAATGAGTTCGTTTAAACAGATGTTCCGTCGAATTTATGCACTTTATATGTATCAACGCTTTCTTTATAACTTAGGTCAAGGGACGAAAGTTCTCCAAGGCAGAAAAACCGTGTTCCCTTAACGTTTTTTGTTCTGTTGTGGTGCCAATGTCCAAAAATCCACATGTCCGGTTTGTGGGCTTCAAATAAAGCAGAAAGAAGTTGTCCGGTGCTTGTTTTAAAAATCTGTTTTGAAGGGAAAAGATTTTCTGTGGCCTCTGGTGGACCGTCGTGTGTTAAAACGACACGTGGACGAGCCTTTTTGTAAGCGACCAAAGCCTTTTTCATTTTCTTGTATCCAAGCTCTTCTTCTCTCCACCAGTCAACCCCTTCGGTCCTGTGTTTTCTGTCAATAGACCTTGCCCCCCGGACGAAAAAAACACTTTCATCCCAAGGAAGCGTCCCGTAGTCTCCAAGATGAAAGTCTGGAAGATTGTCGTAATCGTCATGGTTTCCCCCAAAAAACACGTGACTGTTCGGGTCAAGACCTTCTTTTTTTACGAAGTGTCCCCTTCGGTTGTAATCTTTTGAAAAACCAAAGTCACCTACTTGAACAGACCGTTGAGAACCTTGGATTTTTTTTATGTACCCCGGAACTTTGCCGTGGACATCTCCAACAATTCTTGTTTTCATATCAGTTTTACGTTAGAAGAATTAAAAGCCCATATCATCACCTTCTTCTTCGTCTTCCATTCCGATCACGTCAATGGGGTCTGACTCCAACTGTTCCCACTTGTGGTCTTGACGAAGAATCATAATGTGTACGTGCTCGCCTTTTTCCCCGTTTTCGTTTGTAACCTTCAAAGCATTTGGGTCAAAATAGTTTGAAAGGCCCGTCTTATTCATAAGCTTTCGGATATAGGTCAAAACGTTTTCGGTTTTTTCAAACGTCTTGTCTGTAATTGTATACCGGATATACACGATGTCTTTTAAAGACGTGTACTTGGCACCGAAATACCGAACCATTACATCTTTTACTCCCTTTTCAATTGCCTCTTTATGAAACTCGTCTCGAAAAGACTGAATTTCATCAATATACTCAGCCCGATCAATTTCAGTTTCGGCTTTTTTCTTTTGCCTGTCGTCTTTTACTTGACGCTGGATACTTTTTCGAATCCGGCGAAACTCTTTCTTTTTTTCTTCTGGTTTCATACCTCTTTCTCTGTTTCTTTTTCGATATCGATGAATCGGTTTTGTGGTTTAAACCTTTTTAGATAGTCAATAAATTCTTCGTCTTTTACAACTCTGTCTGTCTTTGGTGGACTTGAAAACGGTGGTCCGTCTGGCCTGTTGGGGGATACCGGAGAGTTTCCACTTTCATCGCTACCTCCACCCCCATCGTCCCAATTAGATTGTAGGTATAGGTAGATTACGAAAGCAAAAATTAGGCCAATGACAAAAGCTGAAAAGAGCATAGGACTTCAAAGTATGAATTAAAAGAGCCGTAGGCGGGACTCGAACCCGCGTAGACGGATTTGCAGTCCGTCACCTAAAACCAAACTCGGACACCACGGCCTTGCTACTCTATTAGTTCATAACAGCCGAATATAGGTCGCTGTATTGCTCTGCCGCTCCAACAAGGGTTGCAAGTTCGGCATAGACGTTAAGAAATTCAACGAGTTGTTCTCGCTCTTCATCGGAAAATTGGTCTCCGTACGGGTCGTTTCCTTCAAACGGGGACTGGCCCATTGGAGAACCAATTCCTATAGGACCACTACCTCCAAGCATAGAACCAAGGCCAAAGTTGGTTTCACCGTTTTGAATGTTCTCTCGAATTTTAGCAAAACGGTCACGAACGTCTTCAAGGTTGTCACGAATCACGCGGTAAGAATCCTCTCGCGTCCCGGAGTTTTCCATCATAAGCATTTGTGCAGAACGGGAAGCCTCTTCATCGTCAAGAGATTTTGAAATTGCTTTTCGGACTTCATATCCCGGACTGGCTTTCAAGTTTACTCCTTCTGTGTTTAGTGCAATGTGTCGAATCAATCGATCTCTGTCCATAATGACTTGTATTTTGTATTTAAGGGTAAAAGTGCAAGATAAAAACGGTCAGCTTTCGGTCTTGTTTCAAGCTACCTGTTTTGTCGTTCATAAATAATTAATGCTTTACAGTCAGATTCGCATTGTACGACGTGTTTTTGTCCCGGATCAATTGAAACTGAACCCATAGACCCAACTGTTTTCGATTCGCCTTGTCCGGTAAGTTTCATTGAACCTTCTAAGATCAAGTAAAAAACACTTCGGTCTTCAATGTTTACCGTTTGTGGCTTCTTTTCTGAAATTTCATGATACCAACACTCGGTGTCTTCGTTTTTAAAAAGAAGCTTTCCGTTCCACGGAATCTTGTCCCCACAGCAAGGCGTCGGGTTTGAAGAGTTAATCTGTATACCTTTCAAATTTTCAAATATACCTTTTGCGTCACCGGGAACTTCTTTCATGATCTTTTTTTGAAGATCAACAATTTTTCCATGTTCTTTGTTTAGATTGTCAATAAGTTCGTTAGAAGACTTCATTACATTGATTTGGCGTAGTTTATCTGTTTATATATAGACCCTTGCTGTACATACAAACGCAGACAAACCCGCCTGTCTTTTGACTACAGACGGGTTTGAAAGCGATCTTTCATTTTTTCAACGTGCTTGTCCGGAACCCCGTGAGTCGTTTTTCCACCGTGACGATTCTCTTTCACAATGCTGTGGACCCGGTACCCGTTTAGAGAAGCAACATGGTAGTAATAAATCATTTCCCATGTCCGGGTAAACGTGTTGTCCACAACAATCCGCTCTTTTCCGTCACGCATGGCGTTGAAGACTTGCGTTTGGCACCAAGCGTGTGCCTCGGAAAGACGGCTTTTATCGAAGTTGTAGTTTCCGTCTTCGTCGGTGAAAAAGTCGTCTGCGGAAACGCGAACGTCCGGATCGATAAGAGAAGAAAACGTCGTCTTTCCAGAGCCGGGAACCCCGCGAACCAAAATCAAATCTCCGCGTTTCTTTCGGCTTTCAAACGTGTTTTCAATCTTAGAAAGAATCTTCTCTTCAAAATCCCGAAAGTCCTTTTCGGCTCTTTCTCTCCGGGCTTCGGTGGTCCGGTCCATATAACCAACCATGTCGTCAGCCTTCGTGAAAGCCTCAAGCATTTCCCAAGCGTTCATGTCAAATCCGGAGGCTTCCCGCTTCATCCGGTCAACCTTCGAATCAGACATGTCTTCGATGAACTTGATCTTCATGTGGTTTTTCACAATCCACCGAACCAAATCCCGGTTGATTCCTTCCGGAAACATAAACGGCATGTGGGAAACGTAATCTGCCGAAATGCTCGCGTGCCCGTAAGAAGTCCAATGTCCGTGTTTGGGGTGACGTTTGGTGCAATCAATCTTTCCAACGTCGTGAAAGAGAATCGCCCAAATCATCACCTGAACTTCTTCGGCTTCAAACCCCCCACTGAAGTCCCGGATAAAACCATCCATCACAAAAGCGGTGTGTCTCCACACGTTGCCTTCAGGGTGATAGTCTTCTCTTTGGGGAGTCTCCCGAAGCTGGTTGAAAATATCTTCAATAAAAGCCTTCATTGGCTTTGTTCTCTTGAATTAAAAGTCCCCTGTTTGCTCGCTACTTCAAACCCAAAAACACAAGACGTGTTCCGACCGGGAGTTTTAAGATCCGGTAAGCTCTCTTGCGGCATTTCGAATCTTCGGATCTTGAATTTGAATGGTTGAATAGTCGTCAATCACGTCTTCAAGTTTTCCGCAGAGCTTTCGATAACAAAGAGCCGCCTGCTGTTCGGAAAGCCCCTGCGTTTCCACTCCGTGACTTAACATAACCCGGTCAATGGCGTCCTCGATTTCTTCTTCTAAATCTTCGACAAGCGCCTTTCTTGAACTTGAACTAAGTTCCTCTTTTATGAGGGTTTCTTTCATTTTCTTTTTAAGGTCAAATTTTTTCATGTTTGATTTTCGTTTTTTGTTGTTAAGTCTCTAATAACCTTGTTTCCTTTTATTAAAATGCTATATATTTCTTTAGGTTTAAGCGTTATCGTTTTCCGCTTTCCGCGCTTAATTTTAAGTCCGTCATTTAAGGTCCCCTCCATCAGATGTGGATTGTTGTTTTCATTTTTAAAATCCACATATATTTGTCGAAGATCCCTGTATGGAATCGAAAACACTTGGTCAAGTTGAAGATTTCCGTTTCGATAGACGGAAATTTCAACAATCCCATTTCTTGTTTCTGGATTCATTCTTTGAAAATCTGCAACGACGGTTCTTCCATTGGCAATGACCTTTTGAGAGTCTTTTAGCATTTAGTAAGTATGTAAGTTGAGTGTGTTCTCACATAAGAGAAAATAACAGTTTTGATGTGAATTCACTCATATATATCGTTCAACTGCTTGTACCTACTCGATGTTTATGCTTTTTAAGACCCGACCTAACTTTCTGTAGTTCATGTCCATCAAGCCTTCTGTAAAGCTTTCAACGTTCCCGTCAAGGCGTTGAAAGAAAAGGCCGATGCACTCCTTTCGCTTGTAGTTTTGAACGCTTAAAGCAAACTCTTTGCGCTTCTCCGGGTCGCTAGGGTCAATGGAAGGGCCACCTGCCTTTTTGTAAGCCTCTTCCATTTCTTTTGCCAGAACCCGGATCTTCTTTTTAATTCGGTCAAATGTGTCTTTGTATTCTGGAAAGAAATCGATAAGATCATCCTCGTTTCCCAAAACGACCTGTTCGACAAACCCAAACTTCCGGTCCACAATGTTTGAACGGCTTCGGTGTGCAAACACGTAACGTTCAGACTTCACCTTAATTCGCTTGAAGTCTTTGTCAACGATTACAAATCCTTCGTCAAGACCGGAAATGCGCTCTTCCATTAACTGTTGAACGTCTTCGGGACCCAAACTTTTGAATTCAGAGTTTGGAATCACGTTTGGAACGTCAAACGTGTCGCTGTAGTTTTCAACCCACTCTTCTTCTAAGGTTTTGCGGCTTCGAACGCCAATGAGAGTCACCCGGCTTTTGTCGTAAGACTTGACCACACGGTTAAAGGGCGTGCAAAGTTCAAAAACGTAGTTCTTGGACGTGTCAAGCGTTTCAAGAATTTCGGTTCCATAGACGTTTTCAAACGTTTTCCAAAAGAGGTCTGCAAACGTTTCAAACTCCATGTTTCCCGTGTACTCGTTTTCCCCCCCAACCGGACCTTCCCCAAACACAGTTCCAAGAGTGTGAGCTTTCCACTCCCCGTCGAAAAAGTAAATCGGGACGCACGTTCCATCCATCTTTTCGTAAAGCTTTGCAGAGTCCCAATCAATGTTTGCGGCCCGGTCCTTCTCCCCCAAATTGAAAAACTTGCGAAAAGGAAAAGACACAACCGACCAATCCCGACGATCTAAGATAAGCCCCCGCGCCTCTTGGCAAATATTAAGAGACATATCCGAATCGATTTGACTGTACTTAAAGCCCACAAGCGGACCCTCGGTTTCAGACACGGAAATGTTGTACGGGTCTTCCCGAAGGTCTTCAAGGGCTTTACCGGAACGTAAAAACTTTTGGATTTCAAGCATTGGAAAAATGGTTGGTCTTGATTTCTTCTCTTTTTGGTAGCAAAATAGAAAACGGGCAAAAGAAACGCTTGTTCCCTTGCCCGTTTTCGGTCAACCAATATGTTTTCAAAAAAGAAAGTTACCGCCCTTCCAAGAAGTTACCGCCCTTCCAAGTGAGATTGAAGCATGTACTCGTGAAAATCGTGTTCTCTTTTTCTTTCGATAAGAAAGTCTTCCAACGCGGAGGCGTCCGGGGCGTCTTCGATTGCATTTTCGATGATGTGGCTAAGAGCCTTATTTAGCCTATACAAATGGTTAATCATCGAAAGGTCTTGTCGGTCAGGCTCAAAACCTTCTTCGAACATATCATATTCTTGACGACGCGCAACGCTGTTTAACGTCTCCAAAGCTTCTGTAACTCGGGAACTTTCAAACTCAACTGTTCGGTCTAAGATCCGAATCTGTTCTCCGATTTCATCAAACCCGTCGTCAAGTTCTTCGTAAAGGTCTTGAAAAAGCTCGTGATATGACCGAAAGTTTTCGCCTCGAACGTTCCAGTGGCACCGTTGCGCCTTTAAACGAAGCGCAAGAGTGCCGTGTAGAATAACATGTAGATTTTCTATGTTCTTTTCCATATCTCTCTATTGCTTTTAAATGTTCATCGTTTGTGACCTTCGCTTCCCCTTTTTTTAGGAAGTTGGGGTTGCGGTGTTTTTTGCCTTCTTAAACTTGTTTTGGTGGTCGCGGCGATTTGTAATCCGCTTCTCCCAAATTTCGTTAATGAGGTTCAAGACGTTCGAAGGGTTTTCCATCTGGTGAATCTTTTCTTCGTCTCCCTCGTCGGCTTCGGCAAGTTCATCGGCATACATGTGGTGAACAACAATGTCCGGTGCCTCTTCGATATCCGAATACTTTTCGGCTTCGGATTCGAAGTCCCGGTCGTATACTTCATTCATCGCGTCACGAAGATCCGAAGACTTCTCCTTTGCGTAATTTAGAAACTTGAGCTTGTCCATGATAGCTTGTGTAACCTATGTTTAAGTTTTGTTGATAATGTAACGGGTTTGTGTTTCTGTAGTGGTTAAAACCACAAGAGAGCGCCATTGTTTCGTGACGCCCCCTTGAAGTTTTTGTTAATTGTTAATCTCAAACTCGATGTTTTCTCCCCTCTTTCGGCCAATGAGGTTTACATCTTTTTCTTCACCAATCTCGATTAGCTTCTCTGAAACTGGTTCTTCGATCATCCGGCGAATGGCACGTTTTAGAGGACGTGCCCCGTATTCGCGGCTGTATCCTTCTTCTGCAAGAAGCTCTTTGGCCGGATCGGTGATTTCAAGATGAATGTTCATTGAATCAAGCCGATCAAGAAGGTCTTCAAGTTCAAGATCAATGATTTCAAACACGTCGTCTTTTGAAAGCCCGTGAAAGATCACGTTGTCGTCAAGCCGATTTAGAAACTCCGGTGCGAAGTTACTTTTTAGCTTGTCGGTAACAACGCTTTTTACTTTTTCGTGGTCAAGGCTTTCCGAATCATCAGACTGGCTAAATCCAAGCCCATTTCCGGTTTGAATGATTTCAGACGATCCGATGTTTGAAGTCATGATGATAACCGTGTTTCGGAAGCTAACGGTACGCCCAAGTCCATCGGTAAGCTGCCCGTCGTCAAACACTTGAAGAAGCGTGTTGTAAATTTCCGGGTGAGCCTTTTCGATTTCATCCAAAAGAATTACGCTGTATGGTTTCCGACGAACCTTTTCTGTAAGCTGTCCACCTTGTTCATGTCCAACATATCCCGGAGGCGAACCAACCATGCGGCTTACGTTAAACTTCTCCGAATACTCGGACATGTCAAGCCGGATTAGGTTATCTTCGCTTCCAAACACCTCGTCTGCAAGCGTTTTTGCAAGGTGCGTCTTTCCAACGCCCGTTGGGCCAAGGAACATAAACACACCGGACGGGCGATTTGGATCTTTCACTCCCGTTCGGCTACGGCGAACCGTCTTTGCAATTCTTTCAATTGCCTTTTCTTGTCCAACGACACGCTTGGAAAGAATGTCTTCAAGATTTAGAAGCTTCTCCCGTTCATCTTCATTGATGTTTGAAACAGGGACACCGGAAATCATCGAGATCACTTCGTGGATTTCTTCGTCTCTAACGTCAACAAACTGTTCGTCAAGACTTTTTCTCCACTCTCTACGCCTTTCGTCAAGACGGTTTTGAATTTCTTCTTGAAGATCCCTTGTTTGTGCGGCACGTTCGAAGTCTTGGGCTTGAACCGCGTCGGACTTCTTCTTTTTAATTTCATCAACTTTCTGTTCAAGCTCTTCAATTTCTTCTGGAACTTGAACGTTTTGAAGATGAACGCGGCTTCCTACCTCGTCAATCACGTCAAGAGCCTTATCCGGAAAGTATCTTTCGGTAACGTAGCGCCCGGTTAAGTTAATAATTTCTCTGATCTGACTGTCTTTAAACCGGACGTGGTGAAACTGCTCGTATGAGTCCCGAAGGCGGGAAAGAATCTCATACGTTTCTTGCGGAGAAGGTGGGTCAATGGCAATCTTTTGAAAACGCCGTTCAAGCGCCCCGTCTCCTTCAACAGACTCTCTATACTCGTCAAGCGTGGTCGCGCCGATGCATTGAATATCACCGCGAGCTAGAGCAGGCTTTAGAATGTTTGCGGCGTCTAGACCCCCACGGGTAGATCCTGCACCTACAAGAGTGTGAAGTTCATCAAGAAACAAAATTACGTCTTCCCGGTCTTCAAGTTCGGAAATGATACCCCGCATTCGTTCTTCAAACTGTCCACGGTACTTTGTTCCTGCAACAATAGTGGACATTTCAATAGAAACGATCTTTTTCCCGTCAAGGGCGTGGCTTACGTCATGGTTTTCAATTCGTTTGGCAAGCCCTTCAACGATAGCGGTCTTTCCCACTCCGGGTTCTCCGATAATGACAGGATTGTTTTTCTTTCGTCGGCTCAAAATTTGAGCCACACGCTGAATTTCTTTGTCTCTCCCGATAACCGGGTCAAGTTCGTTTTCACGTGCAAGCTCGTTTAAGTTTGTGCCGAAGTTCTTTAGAGCACTTGACTTTTTTGACATATTGGTTGATGTTTGTTAACTTGTTAATTGATCCAGTAACCTTTTGATAAAACTTCACTAAATAGACAGGTTATCAAGCTTAGACTCGATAGAAGATTCTTTTTCTATCCGCTCGTTAATCTGTTCTCTAAAACTTTTAATAACATTTGTATTAAACCACTTGTCTGTAACGACCTCTCCGGTTCTGTGTTTCACGATTTCAGACACCTTTACAGACTCTTCATCAAAGTCGTCAATGAAAATAACATACGTGTCTCCTTCATGAATGACTTTGAGTTTCATTTTCAAAAAGAGTATCTTCAATATCCTTTCGAGTAACTATCGTGTCCGGAAACGGTGAAGAATCAAGAACTTTGATTTTTCCCACCGTCTTTGAGAGGATACAACGGACTAGATTCTTGGGTTTTGTCATTGGTATGTTCATTTGAGTTTTCGTTTTGTTTCGAGCGTTTGGCCTTCATAACCGCTTTATAGCTGGAGATAAGGCCATTCATCATACCTAGAAAATCTTCATACTGCTCTTTCTCTAGATCGGTGACGTTGACTTCTTCTCCGTCTTCGAAACGCAAGATGAAGGCTTCCGCTTCTTTAGGGTTTCTGTTAGCCATAAATTTCTTCTTTGAGTTCTTCAATTCGTTCTTCGGCCTTGTCTCGCTCTACCAACTCTTCTGCAAACCCACCTTTTTTATCCGGCTTCGGGTAGACGATTTTAGCCATTCGCTTCCAATTCTTGTGACGCTTCTTTTTCTTTCGGTGTGCCATAACTTATTTATTTGTTTTCTGAATTAATATAGATTTCGATTGGTTTAAATACGCTCAATGCCACGGCAACGCAAAACAAAATCACCACCGCAGACACAAGAGCATATGGATCAGTCAAAACGAGTCTTAAAACTTCACTCATATTTGAAATTCGGTGTGTTCATTGATAATGATTTTCACGTAATCGTTTATGCTTCGTGCCGTGTATTTAACGTTTGACGTTTTTGTCTTGTTCCAAGGTTGAAGCATCAAAACGCCACTTCCCCCCGATGAAGAAACGTCTAAAATGTTCTGCGGTTTATCGTCTAAAAGAAAGTCAAGCCCGAAAATAGACTTGTCTCCGTTCCGTGTAACAATTACGTTATCATACGGTATCGAGTGAAACCGGAGCCACTTAACGGTTGCTTCGGCCCTCGAATACACAGGCTGGTGTGTGCAAATAGACACTTCACACTCCGCAGCGTTTAAGATGTTATAATACTTAGAAAAATGGTTTCTTGCTTCGCTATACGCCTCGGCTTCCCGATACACTTTTCGAACAACCGTCTTTGAAGGGTTGTTGAACATTTTTTCATCAAAGTGCTCGTACACCGACCCGTTAAAGGGTTTCATTGACCTTTTAAAACTCCAGCTATTTGAAATACCCTTTTTGAAAAACTGTCCGTACTCCGGGTATTCTTCTTTATAAACGTCAATGACGCGATCTCTTAGCTTCCGAAGAACTCCGTCTACGTCAAATCCTACATGTAACATATGTTTTTCCGTACTTATGCTGAAATTTTTTGGGCTTTCTGTGGATCTAAGTCGTAGTATGAACTAACAATCGTCTTTAGATCGTTAAACCAATCTACGCCGTGTTTTTCAATAATGTTTTTGAAGTCCTCAACGTCGTGTTTTTTCGTCTTGAAGTTGTATTCACCCCTCTTTTCAGAGTATTCGGGATGAATGTGTTCAAGCTCATGCCACGTTAAAATGTAGCGCCGATCTTTATCAAGCTCATCCCAAATCTCTCCGGACATTTCAATGATGTAGTCCGCATTTGAAAAGAAGTGCTCTCGGTTGTTTGCAACTCGGCACTTTCCGACCGTCGTTTTCGATATGTATGGATACACTTTTACATATCGAACTTTACACATCGAAAGGTCGATTCCTTCTTGCTTAATAACTTCTTGCGCTACTTGTTCAACGTCGGGTGCTTCTGTATACTCTTTTGTAGACCTATACATGATATTTCGATTGTGGTTTTAGGTTTATTTGCATCCATATATAGCCACAACCGAAATACCCCTTGGAAAGCCCGTTTTGTCCCACTTATTGCGTTTACTCTCCGTCTTCAAGTCGGTTTCGCTTTCTTTGAAGCTTGTGATAAATCTGGTTGATTTCCCGCATACGCTCTTGACTAAGCTCAGAATCCCTCTTGTACTGTTCAAGAGACTCGATAAGCTCAATGACTTCTTCCGGAATCAAAACGTCCGGGAATTCTTCACCGGACTGGTCCGATTCCATCATGTCAGTTTCCATCGCAAAGTCAACGACCTTTTGAAGCTTTTCAAGAATCTTGTCTTGACTGTTCTTTGTGCTTGTGCTGGTATTGGTAGCCATAATGTAGCTTCTGTGTTTGAGTTGTTGAAAATAGATTCGGTCCTGTTTTATTCACTCATTTGAACAACCTCTATCCCGGCTTGTTCCAAAAATCGAAGAGATTCATCTTTTCTATACTTTTCTTCGTAGACAACGCGAACAATTCCGGCTTGGTGAACAAGCTTCGAGCAAGAAAGGCACGGCTGCATTGTGCAATAGATGGTGCCGCCCTCTGCGGAATTTGTGGATTTTGCAAGCTTTGTAATTGCATTTGATTCGGCGTGAAGCACAACGTCTTTTGTGCTTCCACTTTCATCTTCGCAGCAGTTTGTATGCCACCCGGCAGGAGTCCCGTTATAGCCTTCAGAAAGTATTTGTTTGTCTTTTACTACAATGGCCCCCACCTTCTTTCTTTCACACGTTGAGCGCCTGCTAACAACCTTAGCAATCTCCATATACATCCGGTCTAAGCTTATTCGGTTTACTGCTTCCATTTTTCGTATTCTGTAAACTGTCCTTTAATCGTGCATTTATGGTCTTGAATGCCGTGGTCTTTGTGAGAACTCATTGTATCTGTAATTGCAATGTGGTCTACAATGTTTTCTCTAATGAAATTCCAGTTATCAACTAAGCTAAGTTCTTCAAAAATAATATGCATATCACTCAAATATCCAAACGTTTTTTACGTGCCCAACTTCAAAAGCGTCTTTGATTCTCCATTTGATCCGATCTTTTGAAGACTGGTTGTAGTCGCTTGTAAGTCGCACGTCCCTTGGGTCGTCTCCGTAGCTAATTTGGTAGGTCTTGTATTTTCCAATGTCAATTCGAACCCACCTTGGGCGATCTGTTTCAAAGATAATTGAACGACCGGGATACTTCGCTAACAGTTTCGTAAACTCATTTTCTTTCATTTCAAATACAGTATTTCACATGTTCTTCGATGCTTTCTTCAACGCCTCCGGTGACAAGTTTCTTGTTCGCTTTGTCATACTGGATAATCTTTGCTAGGTATGACACGTCTTTGAAAGATTTATTCTTGCTTTTTTTAAGCTCTCGGTCTTTTCTGTAGATACGGTCTGAAGCTCTAAAGAAGTTAGAAAGCCATCCGTCTTTTCCAATTTGACGTTCCATTTGATTGATTCCGGAACGATGCTCGATAACTAAAATCATGTCTGTTACTTTACCTTGCTTTCAATTTTTAGCTCACCGCCACCCCACTCTTGACCGTCGCTTTTTCGAAACTTCGTGCCCGAACTTGTTTGAATCTGTCTGCTTGTTACGGACGTAACTTCTTCCATGTCGCCGTTTACGATAACATGATCCCCTGCAGAAAGAGAGGAAAAATCTTCAATCGGATTTAGATGCTTTTCCTTTTCAGAATCGGAAACGTCGTCTGGATCAAACACCTTAACAACTTCGTGCCCGTCCGGTTTTAAATTTTCAGAAGGTTGAATTGCTAGTACCCCTTCTTTGGACCGAAGGACCCGAATCGGCTTTTGTTCTCGGATACACTTTTTCTTTGCAAACTCCAAAACACTTTGTTTGTGGCTCATGTTTATTAATTGTTTTCTAAAAACTTATTAACAAGCTGTGCGTTTTTCGTGAGAAGAGGAAACGAAATTTCAAATCCCCTCTTCCAATATTTTAGCACACGTTCAACTGAAAACACGTAGCGATCCTCTCCGTGTCCGGGAAAGTTCACGTCTCTCATTACCCGGTCTTTCATTGTCTGTTTCCACTCTCGGGTATATAGCATGTGAAGGTCTCCAAACCGCAAGTTTGTGTGGTCTTCCGACGCTTTCTTTACAACGCCAACGCAGACCGGAGAAAGATCAAAGTTTGAAAGCGTGTTTGAAAAACTCTTTGAAATAAGTTTTGTAACGTCTAAGGTGTATGTTTCCCCACCTTCAAGAACCTTATACCCCGTCGAGTGATCCGAAGACCATTCAACATAAGCGTTGTAGTTTGAATTTAGCTGTTCAACAAACTTTTTTCGGTCTTCTTGGGACAAGAAATAATAGTCAACGTCTTTTGTGTTCCATTCCGGATCTTCATGCTTGTCGCTTGCTTTGAGAACAGACTTTAAGACCCGCCCCCCCGAAACCATGCAATCGATTCCGGGGGGAATAAATTTCAAATGCGTCCACAGGTCTTTAAAAACAGACTTGACCTTTTTTCGCTTTTGCCCTTCTAGATCTGAAAGTCGAATACGTTTCATATAATCTATTTCCATAGTTGACATTTGATTGGTCCTGTTATTTTTCAAGGAACTTGTCGTTTAGCGTCTTTGAAACAGAGTGGACTTCGGTGACAGGAATGAACTTCGAGTCCTTTCCGTACATGCGCTCAAATGCGTCGTTGCCACCGCTTTGAAATCCTCCGTCGTCCCCGATGAAGTATCCAAGAATATCCACGTCTTCATCCCGCATTTCTCCAACCATTCGGGCAGTGTGCTTGATTGCGGATTCTCCACCGTACCGACCGGAGTTTGTGGACATTCCCGGATATCCGTCGCTGTAGTTTAGGAAGTAGGTGCTTTCGGCCTTGTTTGCGTTTTGCTTGATTTCCTCAAGCGTAGCTTCGTAGCAAAGACCCTCCGGCGTCTGTCCAGCGGAATGTAGGTGAGGCCAAAACTTGCGGATATGGGCAAACTTGTTCTTTGAAGAGTCGTAGCCGACAAGAACAAGAGGACGCCCGTTGTGGGTACTGCGGAAAGAAACAGTAACTTCGATGTTGTGAACCTCATCTGCGGCCTTGCAGATTGCCACAACGCTCTTTACCGTTTTCTTCCACTTCTCTCCGCTCATGCTACCGCTTGCATCTACAGAAATGTGAAGATATGCATCTCCATACTCTTCAACGTTTGTTTGCTTAAAGAGTCGGTTATTGTAACCGATTTCCGCAAGCATATTTCCGTCAAGCTTTCCACGGCGGCGGCGGGTATTAGTCCACCGCTTCACGTCGTCACGGACTTGAATCTTCTTTCCAAGGCGCTTTCCAAGGATCATTCCTTCTCGAACCGCTTCGTATGTCCGGTCGTTAGTGTTTTTGCTAATCATCCCGAACATTTCTTGATCAACCATCTTCTGGCTGATGTTCCGGACAACGTAACAGCTTGTGCGGGGAACCGAACCGGAGTTGTTGTAATGTCCACCACCACCTTCCCGGCTCTTGTCGTCGGAACTTGACTCTTCCCCACCGACCTCCATTTGGTTCGTTTGGGTTTCGGAGAAAATGTCAATTTCGATTGCGGTTTCTCCGTCGATTTCTTCCTTGTCAATGTCACCCTCGGCAAAGTCAATTTGGTCAAGGAAGTCCTCCCCCATTTCTTCAAGCATTTCTTTCAATGCCTCTTCTGCTTCCTTTTTCATCTGTTCCGGGTCCTTTTTCATGTGGTCCGGAATTTCTTCATCGATGTTATCAACCATGATTTCAAACACGTCCAACGCAACCTTAAATGCATGTTCGGTTGTGTCAATGCGCCGGATGTTCTTTAGGTCAATGGTCTTGATAATGTCTTCAAGACCGTCAAGGCGACCGGAATTGCGGTAAACCTCGTTGTTTGAAATATTGGTTGTGTGAAAAAGGTAGTTGTTCCAATTCTCTTCGCTAAGGTCTACCTTTTCACCGTTATCCTTTTCGCGGTACCCGCGCTTTAGGTCTTCGTTGATTTCTTCGGAGTTCCAATACCGCTCGTACATGTCGTCATAATACTTGCGGTATCCGGGGCTATTGTCATACACCCATTGGTCAATTCGGCGGTCTTCAACCACGTTCCAAATGTGCTTGACAATCTTTTTGATTGCTTCGTGGTTGAAGTTTAGCTTCTCTGCCTTTTTGTAAAGCTCGTCGGAAACGTAGCTTTCCGGGTTTTCAAGAAAGTCGTAAAAGAAATCAAAGTCTGTAAGGCAGATGTGAGAACCTTCGTGAAGAGCAGTCCCCACGACAGAGTTCCACGTTTCATCGGTGATTTCTCCACCGATCACAACCTTTTCTCCATCGGTGTACGAACGCTCGTTCTCGTCTTTTGTGTTGTACTTAACCGGAATGTTTTCTCCGGTAAGCACACGAACGTACTGAGAGATTGAGCTTTTTAGACGCGCCATTTTAAGCGTGTCTTTGCCAAGCTTTGAATTTGATCCTGTTCCGTAAAACATATTTTTGAAGCCTCTTGTTTTTGAAAAATGTTTTCCCGTTTCAAAAGCCAGCTCTTTGATAAAAAAGCTGACCGGACAAGTGTTTGTTGTTTACACAAACACCTGCCAAGTCAGCTTGTTCCACCACTGGCTTTCTTTAGATAGACGGAGCGTTCTGGATTTCTTCGTCGGTGAAGATATCCTCGAAGTCTTCGTCTACCCGAACATCTTCGTAGCGTTCAACGATCTTTTCGACCTTGCTACGCTCGGAATCTTCTCCCATGTCATCATCGTAGAGAGGATAGATAAGAAGCTCTGCGGCTTCATGGAAGCTAAATCCATCCCGAACAAGCTCTGCCATTTCAATCGTTTGGCGCGTCGAAATAATCCGGTCAAGGATAGAGGATTCGTTGTCTGCCTCGCGCCGCGTGTCGTTTGCGACCTTAGCGATATACATCAAGGCATTTTCATCCACGTCCGGGAACTTCGTCTTCAAAAGGTCAAACTCTTCTTCGTCGTCAAGAAGATCCGTTTCGATGTAAGTGAAACGATCTTCAACGGCCCGGTCGAGCGCCCGTGTTGCCGTGTACGCGCTTCCGATGTTTGCCGTTGCGATGAAGGAAACGGACGGATGAACCCGAACGATGTTCTCTTCTCCCTCCGAATCGTCTTCGTCAAGGCGAAGGTAACGCTGCTTTTCGTCAAGCACCGTCATGAGGATGTTCCACGCTTCGTGCCCTCCACGGGTAAGCTCGTCCAAAAGAATCACCGGACCATCTTCCCGCTGAATCGCCCGGACAAACTCCGATTCGTGAAAGTACGTCGAACCGTCGTCTGCCTCCCGCGTCCCGATAAGAGCCGAACGCGGGTCCTGCATCGATCCAATGTTGAACCGAACAAGTTCCCGATCAAGATACTGTGCGGCTTGGTACGCGCCTTCGGTCTTACCGCAACCGGAGTGACCGATGAACATGACGTTCTTGCCCCGAAGGATAGAGCGAAGAAGATGCTTCCACTTCAGGTCTTTAATCTTGTAGTTCTCCGGTGGAGTCGCGTTGTGAATAATGTTTCGAATCTCCTTCGGAGAAGTGACTTCAGTAGAATCCATAATTGTAGTGCTTTGTTAGTCTTGTTAAGTAGCCAGTGATTTTCTGTCAATTCGCTTGCTTAAATGGTAGCAAGGGTTCTTTGTTTCCATATGTTCTGTGAAGCCTGTGTTAACGACCACTTGTTTTCACATCGTTTGGATTTGTTGAAATGTTGTGGTCGTCAACAAGCTCGTGATCTTTCCGGAGGCTTGGAATTTCAACCGCATGAAACTTTTCGGTCCTCTTCCGTTCTACGCCTCTGTACCTTGCCTCTTTTACAAGCCCTTTGAAGTTGACATATACTTTCTGTCCGTGCCTATAGTTTTTATTAACTGCCATATCGTGTTTGATTTTTTATATGAGTACAAACTTTTGAAAGCTCCCAAAAGTATTCTGAAACTTGTATGTAATTTTTTCCAATGTTAAAAAATAAATCCCAACGTTTTTGAAATGCTTTAACATACAAAGCATCTACATTTCTTTCGCCATGTTTTTTAAATAGCTCTCGAACGTCTTTTCTATTTAAAGGGTCAAGTTCAATAACAATCATGTGCGTATGTGCGTTTTATGTGCCCCAAACCCATTTTGATACTTTTTCAATCGTTTTTTGAAAAAGAGAACCGGAATTTTCTTTGGGCCTTTGCCAGTGGTTTCGTCTTCTAATCGAACAAAGAATATCCACCTTCGAATTTAAGGGTTGAGTCGTTTGTTGTACTTTACTCGGACCCCTTCCGGATTCTTTAATGTACCACCCGTTACAATCACTTGGATTGTCTCCGTACGAATAAACTCGATCAACCCAAGGTTTCATGTTATCGGATAAGATAAAAGCTAGGGGTTTCCCGAAACCTTCAGAAGATCCATGTTTTGAAATTACTATCAATTGATATCACCCCTGACTGAATTCAAAAATTCTACTTTACCTTCAAGAGAACCCGTATCAAAATGGTCGTCAATTTTGACGTGGTTGTAACCTTCCCGCACCCATCTGCGCGTTTTTCTTTCAAAAGGGAAAGAATTGTACATAAAGTCGGAGTTGTTGCAAAGCTTCATGTACACTTCTTTCGCTGCCATGCTGACAGTTTCACCTTCAAGTATAACCATTATTTGTTACGGGGACGTGTGTTTTCCAGATGGAGTCATTTGAAGATATACGTAAGCGTTTCGAAGACAACCTTTTGCAATTTCGTCGTCTTCAAAGCCTTCAATCCCCCGGTCGTTAATCCCGAACACTTGACAGGCAAGTTTTCCAAAGACCCCGGATTTTCCGGAGCCTTTGTACTCCCTCCAAAACCTGTTGAATTCAAGCTGTTCGATTTTGTTTGTCTTGTGGCTCATGAATTTTTCTTTCGGCTTTCGATTTCTTCAAAGATTTCGTCCACAATGTGAACGTCAAGAATCTCGTTTAGCGTAGACTCCCCAATCTTTGTATAAGGAGGGTCCATTTCAATCTGCCAAAAATCTGTGTCCGAATCTTCCTTCTTCAAAAAGCCACTTCCTCCAAGCTCTTTGCATTTGTCGAATACCTTTTGAAGACGGTCGGTTTCGTTTTCGAGTTCTTGCTTGTTGACTAGTACCTTCATAACTTGTTTTAGTTGCTTTGGTTTTTGATTGTATTGTAGGTTAACGTCTCTTCTATTGGGATGCAACGGGCTTTAGACTTCCGTGTTCCAACCTTTCTCCTTTAAGAAAGATTGAAGATCATCTATTTGCTCGTCACTTAGATTAGACTCTCCGATTTCTATGGTCACAAACAAATCTCCATTCTCCTTGTTCCAGCTTTGCACTCCGTGTCCGGAAATCTTAAACGTTTCTCCATTTTTGGTTCCCCTTGGAACCTTCACGTTTATCTTTTTACCGTGTGGGTTTTCAACTGTTACCTCCCCACCTATTACTGAGCGAAGTGGAGAGACCTTGACAGTTTTCCAAATGTCGGTTCCGTCTCTTCGGTCAAATTCTTTTGGTTCATTGACGTGAGCCCGTACAAAAATGTTATAGGCAGGATCTACATTTTTTTCATATCCGCTTTCGGCCCCGGACGGAATTTCGACGGTATACGAGTTTTTACCGTATTTATACCCGTTTGAAACTTCATACTTTTGGGTTTCTAAAATATCTTCAAAATCCAAGTACAGGTAAAGAACCTTCTTTTTTCTCTTCTTTCTTCGTCTGGACCTCTGCTTAAAATCTTGAACGAAGTCTGTAAAAAACTCTTCCGGGTCAACGTGATGTTTGGGGCCAGCCGAATAACCTTGAAACCAATCCCCCGAACTTTTCTCTCTATCGTATTCTTCCCGCTTTTCGGGATCACTTAAAACTTGGTACGCTTCATTGATTTTTTGAAACGTTTGAACGTCCCCGCCTTTTGTGTCCGGATGATGTTTTTTTGAAAGTTTTCGAAAAGCGGTTTTGATTTCTTCTTGGGTTGCGTCTTTGTCAACCCCAAGAATGTCGTAGTAACTTTTTTCGCTCATCTGTGATATACTTGTTGTGTAAATTTTTTACTCGGAACTTCCCCCTCCTGTGTTATACCGATAAGTGATTCGCCCCTTTTCCAAATCATAAGGGCTAAGTTCAACCTTCACGCGGTCCCCCGGAAGAATGTTGATTTTGTTATTTCGAATGTCCCCGCTACAGTAGCAGTGCGCTTGCTTTCCGTTGTCAAACTCAACGGTAAAATTGTAATTTGGGTGCTCGTTAACAACGGTTCCATCCTTTTCAATTGGTTCTTGTTTTGCCATAAAACAGTATATACTTTTTATTAGTTAGTGAATGTTTTCGGTTTATTCTTTGGAAATCCTAAACAAACGGTATCGGGTCTTGTTTCTTGAAGTTTATTTAAAGATACCCGCGCCTGTATATGTATCTCGTGATTCCGTTTGCAGAGAGATTTGAAAACTGCATTTGTCTTCTAGAAAGGCTGTACGCGGTGAATCTAGGGTTCCGGGTTCCTTGAACGTACGAAGAAACAAGGCACCCCGAAGAAATCAAAGACATTACCGCTTCAAATTCCCTCTGTTTGTTGGTTAAAATTACCATTGACCTGCTTGCTTAACATTCATGCGTATATGTATATAGCTTAAAAAGCGAGTCACTTGCAAGCACGTCAAATTCGGAGACTTCCGTGATCCGCGATTTCTTCAATCCACTGAATGTGGTGGGTGATCCATTCTTCCTCATAGTCAGCTACTTTTCTTGTTCCGTTTCTTGGATCTGACACACAGGAAAGAATAGGTTTCACGCCCATCTTTTAATGTAAACACGTTTCATTATGTCGGTTCGAATGCGACCGTCTCTCATTTCCATTCTCCGAAACGTCATTCCGGACGTTTTATGTGTATCCCCCCGTTCGCTTTCTGAATGTCTGTTTACAATCTTTTTTACAAGCCCAATGACTTTATCTAAATTTGTTCGGCTTGGGTCCGGGTGGTTTTTAAAAGAAAGGTAAGCTGTATTGTTTGTCATGCTGGTTTTTTGGTTTTGAATGTGTATTCTACCTCTGTAAAACCAACTTAGAGCTTTTTTGTTTCATGAAGCTTTTGAAAACAAGTTCATAGGATCTTCATATTTTAGATTGAAACCTGTTTCGGGTTTCTGCGTGTAACGTAGTGAAGTTAAGAGAGGGAACCCCTTACCAAACGGCTTAAAAAAGATGGATTTCTCGGAAGTCACACAAATTCCCCCGAAGCCGCAAAACGAAACGGACTTTGATTTCAAAGAGTCCAAAGTGGAAATGCGGGAATTCGCAGAAAGCAAGCTTGAAGAGTTTGGCCTCGTCGAAAAAGGCTGGACGTTCAAGTTTAATGGTCGCATTAAAAAGGCTGTTGGGAAATGCCGCCCAAGAAAGCGGACCATTGAAGTTTCTTCGACGTGGTTCGTCAAGTATGGGCCGAAAAAGCTTGCCGAAGAAGGTGCCCGTGAAGACCTGTTTGAAGATGTGGTCCTTCACGAAATTGCCCATGCCGTTGACTTTGAGCGGCGGGGAACGTCCGACCATTCCCGGTTTTGGAAAGAGGTTGCGCGGGAAGTGGGTGCGGACCCGACCCGGACGTGCAAGATTCCGAAAACGCTCCGGGCGCTTGTTGCAAAATGGGCTTTGGAATGCCCCGAATGCGGGAACCGGAGCTACTATCACCGGAAGCCAAAGCCGAACAAGTCCTGTGGTCGGTGCTCTAACAGCTACGATTCGCGGTATCACCTTGAACTGGTAAAGCTTGACAATTAACAATTCCTTCAAAGACCCTTGGGAACCACCCCCAAGGGTCTTTGTTTACTTAAATGCACAAGAGAGGGAACCAAACCCAACAAAGAAGATGAAAAACGAAAAGGTTGAATACATCGTCACCTTCGAAGCTTCCATCGGAAACAAGATTTCCCTTATCAAGCACTTTCGTTCTCTAACAAAGTCCTACATCAAGCCTGCTAAGGATGCAATCACGTCGGCAGTGAGCCGGGAGAAGTGGGAGGGGGTTGCCGATGGGGAAATCGATTCGTATTCCTTCAACATCATCATGGGTGAAGAGGCGTTCAAAGAGCTTTCAAAAAACGTCATGATGCGGGAAGTCAATGCGGGTGGGGGCGAGCTTTCCGTCACGGGAGTTAAAGAAATTTTTCTTCCCGAAAATTACGGGCGCTTGGATGATTAGATGATTAGCTAACTGCCTCCTTACTTATGAATAATGTAATGTGGGGAAGGCGCGTTCACTTGCGCCTTCCCTGCTTTTTATTTGTGGGAACAACGGGCCAAAGGTTTGGTTTGTCCTGTGGCTTGACAAAAACAAAAGAAGAAAGGAAAAGATCATGAAAGCATTAAAAACGATTTTTATTTTAACCATCGGGATCATGATTGGGATCTGGTTTGGGGCTCCGGAACCCGAAGTCAAAACCAAAACGATTGTGAAAACGAAAACTGTAGAGAGGTCTTCGCCAAAAGACCTTCACATGAACGCGGAATATTTGGCTTCGGCTCTGTATTCGGAAACGAAAGATATGTCCAACTTTGAATACATCGCTTGGACAATTCGAAACCGTGTTGAAAGCGAAGACTACCCGGATACGGTTATGGACGTAATCCTGCAAGAGCACCAATTTTCCGCATTCAACACAAGAGAAGGGCGCGAAAAGTACCTTTCCCTAACGCTTCAAACCACGTCAAGCACGCACTACAGACGTGCTTACCGGGTTGCAAGGTACGTGCTAAACGCTCCAATGGAAGTTAATCCGATGGAGGGGGTAACACACTTCTTCATGGAAGACACCTTAAAACAGACGCAGGGGATCTCTCAGCCTTTTTGGGCCGAAGGCAAGACGCCGTATTTTGTGAACGGACAGACGAAGTATTACCGTGGCATCCGGGCACCGTAACGGCGGTCTTCGGAACAAGATTTAACTTTCGTCATTTATAAGATACGCAGTAACAGAAACCAACCACATAAAATAAAATGAGCGATACAGACACCCGCGAAGTTTTGGTTCGCCGCACGCTTCTTTACGTGATTGACGTGCCAAAGAGCCAAAACAGAGAAGAGGCAATTGTCGAAGCAAAAATGATTTCCACGTCGAAAGCGCAAGAAGAGCGGTTTGAGCTTGGTGGAATTGAATCTCAAAGAGACATTGAAGATGAAACAGCCGCCAACTCAAGCGTAGAGAGAATTGAAGATGCGTCGGTTCTTCAAAAGTGTGACGACGTTGTTTTCGTAGATTCAAACCACGACGGTCGCGTGATGGAAGTCACAAGCCGAAGCGTCAAGGTTCTTGACCTTGAAACAATGGAGCCAATTTCGTTTGTCCGTCGAACCGGAAAGGTTTGGGGAGAAGACGACGGAGATCACATTTCCGACGTGCTTATGCGCGTAGCTTCTTAAAGCGCGTTTAACAAATCTTCACAAGCCCCGTGGGAACCCTCGCGTTCCTGCGGGGTTTTAAGTATTGCAATTAGGAAGGGAAACCGCTCATCAAACCTTTTGCCCAAGATGAAGTATTCTGTTTTCCAGTACAAAAAGAACGCTCACGAAATTGATCTTGAGCGTTACCGCAACTACGCTCACGGCAAGATCGTTGAAACCGAAGACGGGGAAACCAAAAACGTTCCGTCTACCGCTTCTCTTTGGGATCGGCGGGATCTTATGAACCACGTCGCAGACGTTGAGGTTGACGCCGGGACGGATCTTGAACAGATGTTTCGAATGATGCAACACGGGGAAGAGGCGTGGACGGATCGGGAGTTTGTGACAGCCGTTGAAAACCCGGCCACAAGCCTCTCGGTTGGGGACATTCTTTGGAATCGGGACACCGGAGAAGCCGTTGTTGTCCGGAGGTTCGGGTTCGACCGAATTGACGTTCTCTAAAAGGCGCTTGTTTGAAGGGAAGGGAAGGGCAAAGGCTCTTCCCTTCTTTCGTTTGTGCGTTCGTTCTGAACGTTTTGAAACCCTACATTCACCCGTTGCTATGAACCCTGCTGCTTTAAGCACACAGTCTGCACACGTCACCGAAGTAAACCTCAAAAAGTCTTTACATTCCGCGTCGGAACCAGCTTATAGCTAACGCATGTAATTAAGCGCAGAAAGGGGAGGGAGCTTTTCCTAAGACAGTTTCCCAAACAAAACCATTTGAGAAGATGGACACGATTGAGATTCAGGGAGAACAGGTTGACGTTTCCGACATGGCAGAGCGGCTTGCCCCGTATGGGAACGTTGAAAACGGCCTTCGCAAGTCTCGCCCAAAAAACGAAAGCGGTTTGGCGCAGTACGTTTGGCGCATGGCCCGGTTTCACTCCGGGAAAGACACTCACATGCCCGTGACGTGCGAGTTTTGGCTTACCTCTTGGATGGAAGAGAGGGGAATGATTCCCACGATCCAAGAATCCACGTCTTCGCGGGATCGGCGTTCGAAGATCACGGAAGCCACCAAAGAAATTGAGCCGCTTGTGACTTCGGTTCTTGAAGAGTTTGGCCTTGACGACACGAAGGCAGCAAGCCGCTGGAGCAAGGCAGGGCTTTTCTAAAAGGCGTTCGCTTCAAACAAAGGGAAGGGCAAAGGCCCCTTCCCTTTTTTTATTTGAAAGCGATATAGGTGGTACTGACATGATTGTGCTTTACGAGTCTAGAAAAGAGTGGGGGGAAATCCGCGAATTTTCTGTTGGTCCCAACCCCACGATAGAGCTTCGGGGAGAAACGTGCTCGATTGAAAACTTAGGTGATAACATTACAACCGTCAAATTCAAAAAAATTAAAATCAAGCGGGCCTTAAAAGAAATTTCATAAAAAAGTAGGAACCGGGCTTTATTCTCCCTGTTAAAGCAAACGGAAAAAGAGGGAACCCTTTTCACCAACGAACCCTGTTTGCTATGAACGCCACGAAAGAAGAGATCCGCGAAAAGTTTTCTCTTCCGTCTGACAGTCGGGCAAGGAAGCTTCGGGACATGTTTTCGAAGCACGTCACGTATCTGGACAAGAGCCTAAACCGGGCTTGGAAGGGTCCGGTCGAAGCGGTTGTGCCGAAAGAGAAGGCTAAAGACATGCGGGAAGCAATGAGCTTCATCGGTGCTCATGTGGATAAGACCGAAAGCCTTCCGGGTGGCCGCGTTCGGCTTTACAGCCGGGGCTACTACGTTCACGTTGGGGCTTAAATGAAGCGACAGCTTCCCATTCAAACCCGCAGGAAGGCCCACAGGGGGAAACCTCTTGTGGGCCTTTGCCATACCCTTTTCGGTTCCGAAAACTTCTTAGAAACAATTGTGTGGACAGGCAATATCTACCAGTAGACAAAGAAAAATAACAAAGAAAATGATTGCAGTTATAGTCTCGACGCCAAAAGACTACGGAGAAGCTTCAAAGCTTCGGATCTATCTTTCCGTTAATGACGTTTTTAAAGAAGGAAAAAAAGACTCCAAAGAAATTCAGGTTATTTCAACCCCAAATTTCACCCGAAAGCAAAACAACCAGATTGAAGAAAAGAGTTGGTTTAAAAATATAAGGTCTAAAAAAGAACAAGTAAAAAACCTTTAACGGCATGATCATCATACTTAGCGAAACAGAAGAAGAAGATTATAAAGTGGAAGAAGTATTTGAATATGGCCCCGCTTCTATGTCTTGGTATCTTACAGATGATGAAGTTTCGAGAGAAGAGATTAGACACATAAAAAAAGACCTAAAAACATGGTAGTTTTCTTTGAATCAAAAACGGAATTTTCAAATGCGCTTTCGAACTCTACGTCCAAAAACACACTTCTTGATCTTTCGGTTCGCGTAAACGGTGTTAAGCTTTCGTACGCGGAACACGAAAAGACATACAAAAAACATGTAAGTCCCAAATCTTTAAAGTTAGCGCAGAAGCAGGGGACGGTATTTGGGCTTTCCGACGAAAAAAAGCGGCTTACTCTGTCCGGTGGAAAGCTTGTATACAATTCGGGTTCATTTGCACTTTCTTCTGCTTTGTTTTCAACGTTTAAGTCAATATCCGGCTCGCACAAAACTGGCAATATAATATAACACAAGTTGAAAACCCATGATTATCGTTGTGTCTGAAAATGAAAGAGATCGAAGAAGTCTTGTTGGCTTTCCTCTTCACAACAAGGGAGGATGCAAGCACGTACTAAACACAAAGCAATCTAAAGCCGCAAACTTGAAAAAGTCTATCGTGGCTAGAATTGAAATTGTGAACTTGCACGGTTGGTAAAAGAAGATGATTTTCATAATGTACGAAACAAAAAAAGAGCAGAGGCGTTCTTACATTAACGCAAATGGAGAAGGTTTTTGTTTTTTTGGTTGGGAGGGAATGAAACTTTTGCCGGAAACAAAACTTAAAAGAATTGTAATCGAAAGGTTCAGAGAAGCTAGAGTGAAAAATGGTCGTCATTTTTGAAACAGAAAAAGAAGTCGTTGACGCAATTTCATATAAAAACGTTCCCGCAAAGTGGGAAGTCAACGGAAAACCAGTAGAGGCAAAAGAGGTTATCGTAATGCCAAATAACCTAACAAAAAATCACTTTCCCGCCCACAAACAAATTGTGAAACGAAATCTTCACGAAAAGCAAGAAGACCTCTCGATTCTAAAAAAAGTTTGGTCGTTTGCAGCGTCAATCTTCAACTAAAAATGCCCATGCCCATAATCGTCGGAAAAAGAAAGGAGCTTAAAGAGGCTTACGTTATCCCAATGACACAAAGACAGTCCCGGACCTACAAATGGTTTAAGCATTCTGAAGTAAGAAATATGGGAACTAAGATGGTCAAGGAGTTAATCAGAGAAATATCATCTGAACTTAAAAGAAATTGAAACCCAAGTTATGTTCATTGTATTTGAAAGCGAAAAAGAGCGAAAAGAAGCTGTAAACACCGACAAATCATCGGTTCGTTCATTTTGGATTGAGGAAGAAATGATTTCAATTAAAAACGTCATGCGGGTTTACAGTTGGGACAACATGCGGCTCGGAAAGTCTCAGGCACGCAAAAAAGTAGCACATAGGCTTTAATAAGGATATGCAAATTATATTCGAGACGTACCTAAAATTTCAAGCTCACTCCACGCCGGAGCTTAGTTTTTCCGGCTTCAAGGTCGGGGAAGCAAGAGACGTGCCTTCCCGTTGCATCCATGTTAAAAACACAGACACGATCCGGTCTATAAAAAAGCGGCTTCGAAAAGGGCTCGCGCAAGGCAAAAATTGACTTCCATATCGAGACCGGGTAGAGAAACGATTTCAAAAGACCTACCCCCCTTCAAATAACAAGTTCAATTGACCCCCCCCCCTTAAGGATGGTTTTGATTGCACATTCGCATAAAGAACTTCAAATTGCAGTTAGAATGTCACACGACCTTCTTCTTGTTCACGATTCGGTTTTCTTTCCCCGCTCTTCATACTGGATTCGAAACAAAGAAAATATGCATCGGTTCATAAAAAGTGATTTGAAAGTGTAAAGATTAGTAGTAACATCATGGTTGTTGTATATACAAAGAAAACATTAAGGAAGATAGAATCAAAGGTCGTGGAAAAGTTTTTAGAAGAAGATGAGGACGCTTTTATTATGCCAGTGGAGCTTCCGGTGTTGAACTACAAGACGCAGCGGAGCATTGTCCAAAACGCGATTCAGTCTACGTCGTGGGAAGAATACACAAACCCTGAAATGCGACCTCAAAACATATGATCATTATCCTTCCAGAAAACGAAAAAGAACACGGGGCAGCTCTTTGGCGTCGGTGGGACAAAAATCCCAAGATACTTGTCCTTCCATACCGAATGTCAAGTTTTCAAGGAGAAGGTGGGGCAGCCGTTTTCGGGAGGGTAAGGTTTCACGTAAAAGACAAACTAAGTAAAAAAGCATGATGGTTTTGATCTTTCAAGATGAAGAGTAAAGAAGTAAGGTTCTTGAGCAGCCCGGAGCAACCTTTTTTTCAAAAGTCAAATGCCACGACAAGAACATTAGAATTAAAGAAACGTGTGAATTTCTTCAAGGCAGGCTAAGAAACTCTAAAAAGCTGTCTAAACTTTTGAGGCTAAAAATTAAAACGGCTTAATAGAAGAAATGCAAATCATCTTCAACGACATAGACGAAATCAAATCGTGCATCGAAGAGTCAATATATGCCAACTCGAAAACGCGCACCCTTAGAGGAACAAATGTTTCCATAAACGTTTGGGACATGTGGCACACCGATTATGTGCGAGCTAATGGAGCAGAGGTTATAAAAAAAGTTAGATCCAAATTGAAAGAAGAATGATTATATACTTCGAACGTGGCGAAAAACAAAAAAGCCACCTGCGCGGCCTTTTTGGAAGGCAAAAGAAAACAGACCTTTCCTTCCACTTCGGAAAGATTGAAGACACAGACTGCTATTGGTATAACATTTCCGGAAACACAAAACGAAAAAGACCGGGTGAAGGTCTTAGAAGCAGAGAGCACTTAAAATTCATAACCGAAATTGCAATTTGAAAACCCCATGCATATACTTTTTGAGGACACACGCGAATTTAAAAAATACGACGGGACGTTTTATTACTTCAACGGTGGGCCGGAAATTTACGCGCATGAAGCAAGTGTTTTGACATACAGACGCAAAAAACTTACATTAGACAAACAAAAAAGAAAGCGCGTAAAAAAGAGGCTCAAAAAAAACATCGCATAACGGCGGCAGCAGGCAAAAAATGGTTATTATAGTATCGGAAGAAAACACAAAACAAAAAACGTGGACGTTTTACGATAAAAATTTTTTTTCAGATCACAAGACGTGGTTTATCCCCACGGAGTCTTATGAAATAGAGCAAGGAGAAAGGTTCCCAAGCGTCCGGAGAAAAGCGAATACATCCCATATCATCAAGTCTCTTTCTTAAACCAGTGATTATAGCAATTCCAGAATCCAAATTTGAGTGGCAAGTTTTCTATCAAGACTTACCTTTTAAAGATTTAAAAGTTGTCCCGGAACCCCGAATTTACGATAACTACATAGAAATGTCAAGAAAAAGAACGGTTCTTTCGATAATAAAGGAACAAACAACTTCTTGAAAATGATCATCACGATTCCAGCGGAGAATAATAAAGAAAGAGAAAAATGGGAATGCTTGTAATCTTTGAAAATTTTGAAGAAATGGACAAAGTTTCAAAACCGAAGGGAAAGTACGAGCTTGTCGGGGAAGCAAAAGTCCCCGCGTTCAACGTCCACGTCAAAAGAAACTTCAAACGCCCAAGCGTGTTTAGAAGAGAAATGAAAATAGCTGTGTTCTCTAAGTTGTAAGAGCAAAAGCAATAAGACAGCCATCCCGACCACTTTTCCTTGGACATGATACAGACAAAGAGTATTACAACATCCGGTCACACAAACCCGAAAGCGGTTTATTAGTAGGTGGTTTGCATATAAACGGGGAAAAGCTTTCTAGCCATTGGATATATGTCAGGTGAGTGAATGGAAGAAAGCCCCACACAAGGCAAATAAAACCTCACGTGAGGTAAAATATGGTTTTTATATTGAGACCGGGGCGAAAACCATTTCATTTTTACCGGGGGTACCGATTATAGCAAGTTATTTTTACCCCCACCCCCCTGTAGAATGTACACAGCCTTGTAGTAGATGGTAGAATGTACATGTGAATTCAAAAAGCCGTTTCAAAACGAAATGCAAAAGCTTCAATTCAAGACAAAGCACATGTAGTTTTTACCGTTTGCAGTTTTGGCATGGAATTTGCCTTCTGCGTCAAAACAAGACGTGTAGCTTTTACAAGGGAGGTGGGCGTTGGCATACAGTTTGCTTTAAAAAACCATAAACAGATAATTGGCATGATTGTTGTTATCGAAAGAAGAGAAGACATAAACGGCTCCAGCCTTAAATTTTTTGATTCTGAAATAAGGCTAAAAGTAGGCAGGGCAGTTGTTCGTAGGTGGTGCCCGTCTGGGTGGCCTTTACGATACAAAAGAGAGTACATCCGAAAGCATATTTGAAAACCAGTTGAAAAAAGATATGATCGTTATCCTTGTTGAAGAGAAGGCCAATTCTTTTAGCGTCGAAGACTTTGAAAAAGAAGTTGCAGTTATCCCAAGTGCAAAGGCGTACGTCTCTCTTTCGGTTCTTTCAAATGTTCAAGGGCTAAAGATGCGGAGGCGACATGTGGATAATGCCATTCGAAAGCTTTAATAGAAGCCTCTGTCTTTTCTTCTAAGAAGTTTTTCATGTGTGCCCTTGCGGTGGGATAGGCAAATAAAAAAAACCCCACACAAGGCAAATTGGCGCCTCGCGTGGGGAATTGGGTGCCCGAATGTGGCCGACGTTTACAGATTCATCGCCATAGCCGAAGCCAAGTGCTTCAAGAAGTGATGGATATCTCCGTTTTTGAAATCAATCTTTCGAATGATCCTTTCAATCCGTTTCCTCTCTTGTCCCCGCGTCTGTTTGATCTGTTCAATCACATTTGAAGCTTGGATGTAGTTGACGGTTCCGTTTTCAGACTCGACGGTGTAAGTGCGGGTAGTGTCAACGTCTGCTTCCTTGAAGTACGTCGTGATGAAGTCGTTCATCGGCTTTTTGTTTTGTGAAAGAGTCTCCATTGTCACGTCTAACAACACAATTAAAAAACGAGCGCCCCCCAAGGATGTTCCCAAGGGAGGCGCTCGTCTTGGTTTTACCAATCCCAACTGTCCCAATTGTTTTCGGTTTCAAAAACCACTTCTCCGTCTTCGACTCGCTGAATAATGTTTTTGTTATACAACGTGTACGTTCTCATTCGCCCGTCAGAATACTTCATGACAAGCGAGTGGTCGGAAGGAAGAGTCTTCGTCTCCCGGCCTTCATTTTTGGAAAAACGAAAGTAATGCTTTGCTTCTTCTTTCCGGTAAAACACATTCAAGTGTTCATCGGAGAGAACAAAAAACGGGGCTTCGTAATCAAACATGTTTCTGTTTGCTTTTATGAAGTTTCCTCTCTTTAAGCCAGTGCAATAAACAAGCGCCCCCCAAGGGTGTTCCCAAGGAAGACGCTCGTTTTGGTTTTTCAATTGCAACTTCCTTTTTACGAAGGAAGTGGAACTTCCGTCACGTTGGGTTCGCCATAGTTTTCTTCTAGCTCTTCAATCGAATCGTACCCGGCGTCGTCTACGTAATACGCCAAAGCATCTTCTTTGCTTTCGGCGGCGTAGAGGCCCAACATGGTTCCGTTTGCGGAAATCTCAAATGCTTTCATGAGCTTCGGTGGTTTTTGTTTTCTTTCCCTGTGCAACCTTGTAAACCCACAGCCTACGAGTATGTTTCACGAACGCACGTGAACGTTTCTTCCGGCCACGGGGGACCGGAGATTTCCCGAAGCTGCCTTCCGTCTTCATCAATCTCAAAGACTTCCACATCTTCGAGCTTCGCCTCTTCCCACGGGAACAGGTTTAGCTCCATGTGGGCTTGATTTCGAGCGTTGTCTACCGCCTTTTGTGGACTTGCACTTGACCGGGCATAGACAAACCCGTATCGGCCCGAGTCCTTGCCAGTTGCAACTGCCGATGCTTCGTAGGTAGCCATTTGTTTCTTTTGTCTTTGTGAACAGGTTCTCTTTTCTAAGCCACTACAACAACAACAACAACAACAAACAAAAGGGAAGGGGAACTGCTCCCCTTCCCGTGTGAAGATTTGTTTAACTAGTGAAACTTAGCTTCAGTTAAGAAGAAGACTTAGGGTAGATGATTTCCGAACCAACAGTTCGGGCGTCTTCGTCTTCGTAGCGGTAGAGAACTTCCGCGTCTTCCCCAAGACGCTTTGCGTGGTTTATAGCCTCTACCTCCGAAAGATAAAACGCGGTGTCCGGGCCGTAGTTTCCATCGGGGGAAACAAGGTATTCTTCTGAAATCGTCATATCGGTTTTTGTTGTTAACTGTCTGTCTTGAAGCTTTGAGTTTCCTGTTAACCTCACACACTTGCCCAATCGGGATCTTCCCCTTCACGGGTAATGTCTTCGGCAGAAAAGCTTCGGACCCGGTGAGGAAAGAAATACACCTTCATATTTTCCCCATCGATAGAAGCGACGTATCCACCACTTCCTTCGGTGGCCTTGTCAAGTTGACGCCGCACCTCGTAGGATTGGGGAGTGTCGTCAAACTCGACGGTAATGGTTCCTTCTTCCTCAAGCTGGTGCCAGAACTCTTCAGTTGCCGGGTGCGGGTCTTCAACGTGAACGTGAATGTTATCCATAGGGTTAAGTGTTTGGGATGTTGCGGATTGTCTGCCGAAAAATGCGTGTGCTTAAAAAGGTGTTGGAAGATGAAGTTCCGTGAAGCTTGTGTGAAGTGTGAATACTCTGTGAAGAGGGAACACTTTGTTGGTTTGAAGGTTTAAGTTAGTGCAGGGGGAGGAATATCTTTTTTTGCGTAAGTAGATTCTGTGAAGTGGAATGAATATTGCTTCGGTAGCAAATTCCATTCCAACCCTTCCGGCAGGTGTTCATTCAATATTGATTTATGTTTCCTGTAGAGACTCAAGTAAACTTATTTTAGCCCCCAACCCTCTTAGACGCCGTTGAACGGGCTTTGGGCTTTTATTTGAATATTGAATATTGAATATTGAACGCCAAGTGCCAACCAACCTGCCTTCAGCGGCTACAGACGTAGATTCTATGTTTCTCGCTCGGGGTTTGGTAAACTTATTTATTGTTGGAACGGGTTTTGCTACCGTAGACATACAATAACACATCAAATACTATGCCACACCCCAAGGCACATAGATCGCCTCTAAGCGGTTTAAGTGTTTGTAGGTATGTGGGGCAAGGCCATGTGGCGAAATCCACGCACACACGCGCACGTGCGCCCGTGAGGCTTGTCTTGATGTTAGCGGTGCAACGCTGTCCCCGCGTCTTTTGACACACGCTCCCTTGTGAGCTTAGGGACCTAAGTATGAGAAAAGATGCGGGGACGCTTTTCACGTGTCCCCGTTGACAGACGCCGAAGTTTTTTGATACACATTTGCCGGGTGGGAACAAACTTATAGTTTCCCCCGTTTTAGCGCCAAAAAAAGATGATCGTCGTTATAGACAAAAAAGAAAGAGAAGACTTCGCTGCAACCAAGTTTCACAAGTTCGTAAACGTCCCTCCGGGTATGAGAAAAGACGTGGGGTGTCTTCATAACTTAGAAGACGGGTCCGGGCACCTTCTTCGGTTTGCAAAAGTTTTAGTCAAGTCTTACTTGTGAAAGAAAAAGCTGACGTGCGTGGTCCCCGTATACAATTTTTATTAGCCAATGCCAATGTCAATTTTTATCCGTTTATGGTTGTTCTTATTGAAACAAAAACAGAAGACGAAGAGTTTTACAATTACGTGTCCGGGATGCGGGTTTTGGTTTTGGGGACTTTTGAAACGGTCCCTTTATATCGAATACCGGATTTTGAAATTTTTAAGGTAGCCAAAACTGAAGGCTTCTGTGTAAAGGAGAATGGTCGGCTCACAATTCTTCATCACGGAATAGCAAAAGTGAGGTAAAAAAGATGGTTCTTGTTTTCGAAGACGAAACAGAAAAAGAAAGGTTTGACAAACAGGTGTCCGAAACGGGCGTGGGAGTGTTTGGCCTTTTTGAAACCCTTTCTTTGTATAAAGAAAAAGCATTTAAGGTTCTTCGGTTTGCCAAAAGAGAAGGGCTAATTACAAGAGAAGACGGGCGTCTCATTTTAGTTTACTATGGAGTAGAGTAAAACGTAGGGAAAAAAGATGGTTATTCTTGTTGAAAACAAAAGAGAAAAAACCCCTTTGAAAAAAGCGTGTGGGGGAAGAGTTGAAGACGAATTTGAACTTTTAAAAGAGCGGATTCTGTTGCACGCGGGGCACTCGTCTCCGATGGATTTTCTAGTGTACATCAAAAAAAGGCTCCACTCTTGCCCAAGCACCGGAAGACTTACCTGCGACATAACGCCAATACGTAACAACAAAAAATAACAGACAGTTGTGGTTGTTATCATTGAAGACTCGAAACTTGTTTCAGAAATTCAAGACTACTTCTCCGTCTGTTTAGAGGAAAATCTTGATGTGTATGAGCAGGTTTGGCTTTGCCGTGTGGATAGCAGCAAGCCGGAATATTTGCGTTTTATGAAAAAACGCGGATTTGACAGGATAGAAGAGAACAAAAGAATGATTTTTAAGTAAGCATACGCAAGGGAAAAATTAGCTCCTTCATCAAAACTGCGTAAAGTGTGCAATGATTGTTTTCGTTGTTGAAAGCACAGAAGGCAAGTCCGCGTTTTTTGATTTGACAAACAAAAACCGGAAAAACTTTGGAAGCGGCGTAAGCGTGGTTTTCTCTCATAAGTACGTCGGCTCCGGAACGGCCCGAGAATGCGCTTTGAAAGTCAAACAAAAGATCAAAAAATCCAAGCAAAAGTAATGAGCCGTGGTTATCCTAATAGAAAGCAAAAAAGAGGAAAAAGAGCTTAATAACTTAGTGAGGAGTTCTGGTTTTGAACTTGACTTTCTTGAAAGACTTCCTGCCTTTTGGCACGTGCCGGAACTTTTGCTGCGTGACCTGAAAACGGTAGGTTTTAAAACAGAACAAAGGCGATTAAAATTTAATCGGTAGTAACCGAATCAGCTAATGATTGTCATTTTGAAAAACATACAGGAGGGCAGGCATTTAGAAAATGTTAAGGGGGTGGGTCCCAAAAGAGAAGAGGTCGTATACGAATATAGATATGGGCCACGCCTGCGGGTTCAAATCCTAAGAGATTGCAGAAAAGGGGCAAAAGAAGGTGGGGAGCGGCTGAAAATTCCGGGCCGAATACGTCAGTAAAAACAGATATGTAAATATGATCGTCATTGCAAATAACTTAAATGAAGACCGTTGGATAGTGGGACACCCGAATATCGAAAGAAAAGAAATTGCCTACGTTTACGTGTGGACACGGGAAGAGAGGACCCGTCTTTTAAAAGACTTCAGGCGGGGGATAAAAAAGAGTGGCAAAAGGCTAAAAATGCCCGATCACATGGAAACAAGTAAAAAATGGTAAAAACGCTTCCCATGATATTCATCTTCAAAGAGTTTGAGTACTCAAACAACATTGACTTCTTTAAAGAGACGATTATTTCAAGCGACGGGTTGGTAAAGTCCGGTTCTGTCGTTGCCGATTCTCCCGGAACAATCCCTCTAACAAAGAGTTCATACAAAAAAATCAAAGAATACGTCAAAACCCGGTTGTCAAACAAACAGTGATCATCATCGAAGAAAACATGTTTGAACAGAAGCTAACGTTTCCCATTCGGCTTGCCCCCGAAGAACGAGTAAGCCGAAAAGACGCTTTCTTAAACGGGTGTATCTCTGCGCTTACTTTGCATAACCCAAGTGAAGGCTGGACGAAAAGGCGGCTTTGTTTAATCACCGAACGTTACCAATAACGAAACCCTTTGAAAAGATATGGTCGTTTGCTTTGAAAACGAAAATGAACTTGTTTCCAATACAACGATTCTTTTCGGGCGCAAGTCCGTAAACGGAATCATTCTTGACCCTGAAGAAATTTGTATAGTCAAAAGACCGGATAATATCCATGCCCAAGTTGAAAAAAGCTTTTCGACCTGTCGCCTCACCTGTTTTGTAAAAAGTTCACGCACATAAAAACCGGACTCATGGTTGTCTATTTTGAAAAAAGAACGGAGTTTCTAAACCATTCACAATTCACAAATCGATTTCGAACAACAATAACCGTTAACGGGCAGGTTCTTGTCAATTGCGAATATATCGTCTCGCCCAATAAAAAAGCGCCCCTTCAAATAAAAGAAAAGGACGTTCCTTTGTATCCGGGAACGCGCCTTGTTTTCGTTTTTTAAACGCTTGCCCAAAGCTTTGCAGAAGGCGCAAGACGGGTTTTCGGCTTTCGGTCTTTAAGGTACCCTTTACATACAGAGAAAACCCCACACAAGGCGTCCATTTGCCTCATGTGGGGCCTCTTTTGTTTATGTGTTGGGGGGGGATTACAAAAGCCTTCTTAGGGCTCGAAGAAGCGCCCCGCGAAAGTAGTTTCCGCTTTGCCGGGGGTCTCCGTCTCCGTAGGATCGGTACTTAACAAGCCCCCTACGCCGAAGTGCCCTCTTTGTTGCCGTTGGGTTTGCTGAAGTGACAAGCGGTTTGGTCGGGTCGTCTGCGTGAATGACGGTTGCGCGAATCACCTCCTTCATGGTTTCGGAAAGCTCTTCGGTGGACTGAAGGCGTGCAAGCTCGACCATTGACTTGCAATCCTCCGGGTCCCACATCCGATACCAACCGTCCGCTAAGTTGCGTGCAGGGTTAATGTCAAGAAACTCCGCAAGCCGATCAAGAGCCTCCTTGACCTCCTTTTCGCTTATGTTAACACCATCGGCATTTAAAGCCATGTAAACGTCATGGGCGGTGAAGGCTTGCCCGTCCTCGTATTCGTTTTTCACCGTACTTGCAGTTTTCAAAATTACGTCCATCGTCTCTTTTGTTTGTTTGTTGGAAAGGACTTCCCTCTCTGTTTCGTGTGCTTAAAATAGAAAAGCCCGTGGACAGTTCCACGGGCCGTGTGAAGCGTTTGTTAACAAGTGATTTTTTAAGAAAGGTCCCACGTGATCGATTCAACCGCATCAGCCTTATTTCGGACACTTTCCAAATCCGAATGCACTTGAATCATCTTTTTGCGCTGGAAGGCAAGACCGGCCTTCCCATCAATTTGAATGTACGCCATTGCGACGTTTGCGGTTTTTTCCGGGTCGTAGTATTCGGGGTCCCCGTAAGAGTGTCTTCCTCGCTCTCGAAGCCGGGACTCGATCTCTTCTTGAATTTTCGAAAGCGCGTCTTCTACGATGCTCATGGGCTTTTGGTTTTGGTTTGTGAAAATTCGGCTTTAAGAGAAAGGATCTCGAAGATAGTCGTACCGGATATCGAAGTATGCCATTTTCTTCGTGTCAGTTACCCCGACGATGTTTCCGGTATCTTCGTCCTTTACGTGCCACTCGCTTAGGCTTTTTCGGACTTCAAAAGACCGACCGTCTTCTCGTTTTGCGCGGTAGCGGCCCCGCTCGATCTTGCTTGTTTCAATTTCAAACGTGTCCATTTTTCAAGCCTTGTTTTATCGTTTGAAAACGACCTCCCCTTTCTTGCGTGTATATAAACTGGTGGCCCACTGGACGGTTCCAGTGGGCCACATGAAGATTCGGTAAAATAAAGCCCGTAGCCTGTCACATCTTTCGGGAAGGGTTTCGGCTCTTTTCAAGGGTGTGCCGGGTAAACCCGTTTAGCCACCACTTTCGAAACGTTGAGCCTATCGCATACGGGCAATCGCTTACCCACCCGCCTTCCTTTTTCGCAGCATATCCTTCCTTGCGAATTTCTTCTTTTAGGTCCGAATGAGGGAGAGGCTCCATGTTTCCAACAAGGTCTTTCATCGTCTTTTTGGGTTGGTTGGTAAAGGTCTTGTGGATTTGATTTAGCTGAAGTTTCGGGCAAGAACCATCATGGCAGCTTTCATAAGCTGCTTTTCGGTCACGTCCGCTTTAGTATGCACAGACAGGTACTTGTACGACGAGCCGGGGCGAACCCCAAGGGTCACGTCAAAATCCATGTAGTGACCGGAGGACTCCAAGAGGTCTTTAACTTTTTCCCCCTGACCCGGAAGAATGTACCCAAGGTTTGCAGTCGTGCGGCTACCAGAAGTTTCCATTGCGTTGGGAAGCTTTTAAGTTCAACAGGCGGCTTTGAAAAAAACGCCGGAAGGCGGGTTTCACCCCCCGGCGCGTTTGGCTACTTTTGATTTTGGATTATTAGAAGAACTGTTCGTCAAGCCACTCCTCAACGATGTGGAATTCTTCGTCGGTGATCTTCTCACCGTCCTTTTCCCCATCGGAGGGGTAGTGCTCGATCCAAACGGCCCGTTCGACCTCGACGGACGTTTCCGCAGGGGAACGCCGCGTTGCCTTCATGTGGCTAACGCTCATGTCAACTTCGATCACGCCGTCTTCGTGATGAACCGATTCGGTAACTGTCATGGCTGTAAGCTGCTTTTGTTTGAAAGATCAAACCCGAAGGGGCTTTCCCCCTTCTTGCGCTACTTTACACACGCGAAAAACGGATTGGTTCCCGGCCAAAGTGTGAAGCCTTTGTGAAGCCAAGCCCCGGCCCGTTAAAGAAGCTCACCGAGCCGGATCGGTTCCGGGGAAGAGCGGAGGGCTTCCCGCTCGCGCTTGCGGGACCGAAGCGCGGACATGCGCTTTTTGATGTTGCGCCTCTGCTCTTTGGCTTGCCGCTCTTTTTCGCGGCGAATGGCTTCTTTATACTCCGCTTTGGAGTCGTAAGAAGTCCAGTAGCGGCCCAAAGGCCCGTCCCACTCGATCCGCAGGCCATCAAAGTCGCTAAAGCGGGTGGAAGCGCGAACGGCTTTTTGGGTAGGCTCGCAAATATTCATTGTCTTTGGGGGATTGGTTCCCTCTCTTTCGCAATACCTTACACGCGGGGAAAGCGGGTCTGTTCCGGTTTAGGATGTGAAGAAGCTGTAAGCTCCTTCGGGCCTTTTGTTTTGCTTTTAAGCGTGTTTTGAACCTGCCTTTCCCCTACCCATTTCCACGGAGAGAAAAGTCCTTGTGGGCTTTCACAAAAACCTCAAAAGCCGCTGCGTAAAGGCGTGCCCCGCCGAAAATGGGCAGGGCACGCAGGCGCTACTTGCTTTTTTGGTTTCTTTTAAGCTTCCGGCGTGTAGGAAACAAACGCCGGGTCGCTTTCGCTTTCGAGCTTTTCGTCAATCCCGGAAAGCTCTTCCCGTTCGATCTTGTTGCGAACGTCGTAGTGAACCACGTCCCAACCACCACGGGCGTCAAGAAAGTAAATCACCTTCTCCCCCGGCTCGATGTGGTTTTCGGCGTAGTCACGCGCTTGGGCAAGAGTCATAACCATAGCAGCTTTAACTTTTTTGTTTGCTTGAAGGGGCCTTTCCCCGTCTTGCGTGTGTGTAAACCCACCGAAACCGGGGTTGTTTCGGTTTTGAATGTGAAGCGTCTGTGAAGGAAGGTTTCTTGGCAGACATAAAAAAGCGGGTCACGGAAAGCCCGTGACCCGCTTTTTGGTTCTGTGTGGCTGACTTTTAGCTAAGAGAATCAAGGTAGCCGGAAAGAGCGCCAACCGAAAGCCGCTTGGACTCTCCGGTTTTCATGTCGCTAACCTTCACGCGACCGTCTTCTTTAACGGAAAGCACGTAGCGGTCAAACTCTGCAATCGACCACCCGTGACGCTCTTCCCGAACGGTCGGGCCGAAAGAGATTCCCGTGACTTTAAGCTCGTCACGGCCAATCTTCTCCCCGGTGCTAATGTCCGGGTTGGTGTATCCGGCGCTGAAAAGCTTCTGGTTGGCTTTCCGGTAGATTTCGTTTTTGGCCTTGTCAGTCATGGGCTTTCTCTTTTGATGAGGGGTTTCCCTTCCTAAGTGCAATATGTAAATGCGCTTTTATAGGAGCAGTTCCAAGCTCTCTTGTGAAGACTTTATGAAGACAGAGAGCTTTCAAGGTCTTCAATCACCATTTCAACGCGGCTTAAAACCGGGCTTTCCTTCTCTTCGGATACAGACGTTCGGTACATTTGTCCGGTCATTTCCATAAGCCTCTCGTACGCAAATCTAGACGGGCTTCCGTATGGAAACGTTTCCACGTCTTTCATGTCTTCTGCGTGAGCCGCCAAAACCTTGTACGTGGCCTTTAAGTCCGAATAGGTGCCACGGGTTATGATCGCCTCTTTTATCTTTCGAAAATGGCTTAGAAGGCGTTGTGCAACCTCTCGCTTGCGTTTGTCTTTCATGTCGGCTTGGTTTTGTTTTTCTAAAAGTAGAGTGAATGCGCGTACGTATACAAAAAGAAAAGGTCGGTGTTCCCGCCTTTTTTGGAACACACAAGGCCACCTGTTAGTTTGGGCCTCTTGTAGAAAGCCAACAAACAAAAAGCGAAACCGATGATACAAGTTGTTGTGGATACAAGTGAAGAATCCGCTTGGATGCAGACGTTTTCAAAAGAGTTTCCAACTGAAGAAGTGGACTATTTTCATTCTGGTAAGGCAATGGAAGAGCTTGGGCTAGCCCCAATAGAAACCGGATATCGAATCTACATTTCAAATAAGCTTGAACACAGGTTTAAAGCGACAAAAAAGACATGACGATATTGATTGAAAAACCCAATGAGGCAAACCGTTTTTTAAACTTTAAGATACGGTCGGGTGAACGCATGATTGCAAAACCTAGTTCCCTCAAAAACAAAATTATTGCATTGCGCCAAATCAAAGAATCTGTAAGGGCCGAAAAGAAATGATCATCATTGAAAGACAAAGTCAAAAACGGTGGGAAGTTACGGTTCGCTCTGCAAAAAGGGAAGTTTTTACCAAAGAAACACATTCGGAAATGGGGGGTAGAATCGAAAAAAAGTATTCCGTCAAACATCAAGACTCCAATGTAAAAAGAGTCTTGCGCCACATGCTAAATAATTACGACCACGAATACTCTTTAGTTACCGCTAGCAGCTTCTTGAATTAGTTCCTTGACAAATTCAACCCGAACGCTGTCAACGCCTGTTGGAACGCCAGCTTGAGACTTGTCAACTGCAGGAACCTCTTCGGTTCCCAAAGCTGCCGGGACGTAAGCTTGAAGAATAAAGGCGATTTGCTCGTGTGGACGCCTCATGTACCGGGAATTAAAATTAATATTGTCAACGGGAACGCCAAACATCTTGAACATAATCGGGGTTCTGTTTGCGATTTCAACAGAATCGGCTAAAAGTTTTGTGTCCATTTCCCCCGTGTTGTGGTGAAGAAGGTGAATGATCTCGTGGTTTAAAGTTTGGCTGTCCCGCCACTTTGCAAGAACGATTTCCCCCTCTTTGCGATACATACCCGCAATTGTGTTCTTTTCGTTGATTTTGTCCAAAACTTCAACGGGAATGTCTTGCCCGATTTGGTTTTCCAAGGCCGAAAGAACCTCTTTTTCACCACGAGTGAGCCCGTGCCCGTTTTTTTTCTTATCTACGAACGTGAAGAGAAAGAAAAGGGTCAAAAACGAAATCAAAAAAGTGCGTGAAATTTTCATTGGCTTCATTTTTGCTGTTTGTGGAAAGAAACTTTCTTTTGTCGTCTTTGTTACGTGAATAGACAAACGACGAAAAGGTTTCTTTTTTGCTTATATGATTTTTATTATCACCGAAGACCGAAACGAGTTTTTCGAAGCTTGTGGCATGTACCAACACAGGCACGCGCCAAGTGCTCTTGCCCAAGTGCTTCCGGACCACGTTGAAATCGCTTCCCTGCCATACAGAAACAAGTTTGCAATCAAAAAACACCTTTCAAAAACCCCAAAGTAAACATGTACGTAATAATTAGCGCCGAAGAAAAACGTAAGCTTTCAAAACAAAACTTCCTATCCGGCCTAGAGTGGAGGCTGGACGTGCCTTCCTCAATTCGCGTAGTAAGAAATTTAAAGATAAACAGACAAAGAATCAAAGAAACCAAATCTGACATAGCAAGGCATTACCTCCGAAAAATGAAAACAGATAGAACTTGGATCACCGGAAGTTTAAAGGACAAAGAGGCGCTAGAGATCATTCAAGGCAAAAAGTTAAAAGACTGTCATGATCATTATTTTGTATAGAACAAATAAAGAGTGGGACGGAGTTCACGACGCTTTTAACACAGAAGCCTCTGACCCTTCCGAAGACTTGTTTATCATTCCGGATGAAAAAAGCCACTACTTTACCGCGAAACTAATTTTTGGCACAAAAAACGCTTGAAGACAGCTTTGGCCGTTAGTTAATAGTCGTACATCCCCTTTCGAAGCGGAACTTCTCCGAAGTGAAGAAACGCGCAATTTGGGCACACGATTTTTAAGTTTTCCCAACGGTGGTCTCTTTTGTCCCCGTTTTCGTGCATCAAAACAAGCGGGACTTTCTTATCTGTTACTCTCCGCTCGTCAAATCCACAGATTTCACATTCTTCTTTTTTATACCCGGAGCGAAGAAGCCTCTTTTTTAGTTTTACAGAATCGTATCCGGGCTTTTTCCCGTCAATAATGTCGTCAAGCGCGTCTTTTCCTTCATGAAGATTATGTGGGTTTGGAATCCCTTTCCCCGCTTGGTTTTTCTGCTCCTCGAAAAGCCCGTACATCTTGGCGTACTTTTTGTAGGTGTTATACGAACAGCCTAAGTATTCAGCCGCCTGCCTGCAAGACTTTGTTAGGTCATTTGCATTTTCAATCTCCGCTTTCGAGAAGTTGTATGAACTTGTATCGGGCATAACAGTTTAAAAAAGGATTACTACTGTTAATTGATAATGATTAATAAAAAGCGTCTAAGCCGCCTAGAACGTTTAGGTCAACAACGTTTTCGATTGCCCCTGTAATGTTGTCCCAATTGAGCATAGCACCCGGATACGCCAAAATATAGACGTTTTCAGGCACTCGAATCGATTGGTTTGTGTAGTCTTCGGGGCGAATTTTAATCAAAACCCGCTCGTCTGCCGTGGAGTTTTGGGCCGCGTCAAATACTGCTTTTGAAAGCTCTGATGGGCTGTAATATTCGCGGTGCGCGTCGTTGTTTTTTGAAACTGTAATTAAACTTGTGTTCATTTTCTTGTAAGGCGTTTTCTTCGTTACAAGTCTTCAAATTGATTTTCTGCGTCTGCGAAGAACGAAAGGTTGCCTCGGGCGTCTGTCCACCACACCGGGTTGGGCTCCACGCTGTCCGGAGCGCCTTTCTCCGTGCCTTTTACGTAATTGTATGCGACCACGTAAATGTTTTCGCCACCTACAATAGCACGCTGATAAATGATTTCGAGATCGGGCTCGGAAACCGTGTAGCTTTTGCGAGCAGCGATTCCTCGCCTTGGGTATTGAAGCCTTCGTGCTTGGTTTTCGTACCCGGCGAGTTGGATTTGCCCGGTCTTGTTGATCTTGTCAATGGTTACTGAACTGATAATCCAATATGATGCCGTGACGCCTCTCGGCGTTTCCATGTCTTTAATTAGTGCCATAAGAATGTTGAGTGGTTTAGGTTAATAGATTTCCCAATCGTCGTTCGTTGAGTTGTAAACAAGCGTAACGGAGTTGTTGTCTGTCGGAATAGTTGCGTTTGTGGAATCGTCAATGGTCGAAGATCCGGCAGTTTCAATCGTTACTGTTCCAGAGCCGTTGTTTTTAACGTTGATTTCTTTTCCGTCAATGTTTTCAGAAGATTGAATTGTTAAGGTAACGTTCCCGCTGGACGTGTCCACAGAGTAGTATCCGCTTCCGTCTGTGTTTTGTGTTGAAGAAACGTCTAAGCGGTCGTTGATGAGCGTTCCACCTATAAATTGAAGGTCGGTGTTTGTTACGACCCGATCTCCACCAAGACCAACGTAGTTTGAAGTTGAAATGGTGATGTTTCCGATTGCAACTGCATTGTCTGCGCCAACTGTGGACCCGGAACCGACCGCAAAACTACCATTTACAGTAATAGCGCCGTTATCTAAACTTCCATTAGCTAAAAGAACGGTATTTTCAACATCTTGTGAAAGACCGTTTCCTGACCAATAAGCTGTGATTGCGCCCTGCCCAACTCTAAATATGTTTCCCGGAAGAATAGGACCGGAAAAGTCAAAATCACTTAAATCAGAAACCCCAAGAAGGAATAGATTTTGAAGAATATTTCCGGAAGGAAATGCGTTTGTGTTGTTTCCGGATTTCCAAAGAAAGAGATCATTTGCGCTATCGGTGTTTAAGTTAAGATCGCTTCCTAAAAGAACTGACGTTGTGAGAATTTGATCTCCGGAAAATACGCTGTCTCCAATCAAAATTCCGTTTGCGTTTGAACTGGACGTTCTTCCAGATACGTCGTTTGTAGTTCCGAAGAATATCGATCCGGCTGGAGAAAATGAAAGCGCGTCTTGTGAAGCGGAAGGATTAACAGTTGCCACATAATTGGAGGTATAAACTGTAGCTTCGGTTTCGTCACTTCCACGCCGAACTACAAATGAATCTCTGCGGGAGAATGATGTGCCCGATCCCACAACAAAGTCTTCTTCTTGATTATTCCATTCACCAACAGCCACTCCAGCTTCTTCAGTCATTTGAAGACCACGTCCAATTGTAATTGCTGAATTATTTTCTGCGGTATTTGCTGCATTTTCTTCACCACCAAGAACAATAGAAGAAGGAAACTTTGAAGAACCTACTTCTCTAAATCCAATTGTAAATGCAAAGTTTTCATCATATGATGCTCCAAATCCCTCCGCACCAAAGTCTGTGGATTCAAGGGTTCGAAGTTCTCCCGTGGAAGTGTCTCGTATGACAAACTCACCACCAACATCTTCAGCATTTCTAACATGATGGGTAACTACCCCGGTATCGGAAACGCTAAACGCTTTGTCAATTGAGTCTCCAACAGAAGTGTTGTATAGGTTAATGCTAAACACGTCAGATATGCTTCCACTCGACTGTTTAACAACAACACCCTCTGTATCTCCAAGAACAACACGGTTCTCGGTATCCGCAACTGCGGTTCCACCAATTGCAATAGAGTTGGTTCGGGCTTCACCTTTAATGGCAATAGCGTCAGAACCGCGAACATCACCTTTAATCGAAACGGAACGCCGCGCTTCATTCAAGTATGTCCCTGTGTCCGGATCTCTTTCGATACTTCCGTCTGCAAAAACTGCCGAATTTTCTGCCAAGTTGTCAAAATCCGATGAAGAAAAGAACGCTCTAAACGCTCCACCAACTTTGAAAAGGTTTTCAATTGAAGATGAATAAAGAGAGGTTTCTCCAACCACCGATAAGTCGTCAACTCCAAATAAGATTGCTGACTCGATTCTTGTAGAAGGTGTAGATGAATTTCCGTTGCCACTTTCCCAAAGAAGCGATTGCACTATGTTGTCATTCGGTACAATATCGCTAGAAACAAGAATTGAGTCAAGTATATCAGACCCACTACCTATTGTAGTTTTTAGGATAATGGAATCACCTACCGAATTCGTACCCATTCCGGTAAAGTCGGAAAAATCTCCTACAACAACAGACCCTTGAACATCTACGTCTTGTTCAACGGGGTCGGAGGCAGAACTTGGAGAAAATCCTGAACTCAAAAAGGCATTTGCATAAACTACGCTTCCATCCGAACCTTCTCGCACGTAAAAAAGATCGGATCTGTCACCATCCGATACCCCATTACCTACAGTAAATTCATAATCATTTGCGTTGTACTGCCCAAGAACAACTCTATTTGCATTTGATATATCAATTCCTCTACCAATTGCATATGAAGAACCAGTAAATGCAGGTGGATTTACGTTAATATCTGCGCCAATTCCTATACTTAATGCCTCCGATACGCTAACTCCAAAATTATTTGAAGAATCCCCACCACCTATGGCTATTGTGCTTTGGTCATTTGCGGACACGTTCCTACCGATTGCAATGCTATCTTGTCCGCTAGCCCCTGTTTTATCTGTAGAAGTTCCACCAAAAACAATGGAATTATTACCCGTTGTTCCGGTTCTATAGCCAAATGTGAATGAATTATTGTTTCCACCGTACTTTGCTTCAAGATTATCCGAATCAGAAAGTGTAATCAACTCTCCGGTGGAAGAGTCTTGAAGGATGAAATTTGACTCAGTATCGGCTTCGGTGATACCAAGTCCAACGGAACCACCAACATCACCTTGAACGATTGTTCCGGTTTCATCTATCTCGAAAACTGTCTCGTACTGGCCCAAGCTGGCGTTATAAGCGTCAACAGAAAGGCCGTGACGAACATGGGTTCCATCCCGATACGTTACGTACAGCCCATCCACTTCCCCGCGACCATCATAATATATGTTATCTCCGGGGCTTGCGGCAGGCGCTCCGTCCCCAACCCCAACTGCAAATATCCGGCTAGAATCTGTTAGGTTGGCGATTTGATTAATTTTGCTTGCCAGATAGTCTTCGTTGTATGTCCCCACCGTAAAGTTTGCCACGTTTTTGGAAACGGTGGCTCGCCCAATTGCCGCTGAATCGTTTGCGGTTGCCGTGGCGTTTCGCCCCACGGTAACAGAGAAGTTTCCGGAAGACTCTAGCCCCCGGCCAATGGCAATCGCGGCAAAGCCGCTTGCCTCCGAATCCCCAATCACGATGCTGTCGGAGCTTTCGTTTCCAGACCTTTTTCCGAACGTGAACGCCCCGTTCCCACCGTACCTAGCCGATAGGTTCGAGCCGGATAGGGTAATGAGTTCTCCGGTGGAAGCATCTTGAAGGACAAATTCGCTTGCGGCGTTTTGCCCGGTAACGTCAACGCTAACCGTAGTGGCTCCTGTGGACGGATTGAACGCGGAGGTAAGACCAATTCCAGTTTGAATGTTTGACGTGCCGCCACCGCCTCCAAGCAACGAACCGTCTACGTACTCAAGCTCTTTTGTGCTTGGGTTTCGAACAAGAACCTGTGAAGTGTTCGACCCGGAAGTGATCTCCCTTCCGATAGACAGAACGGACTCATACGTTCCGAGACTTTCGTTATAAGCGTCAACAGAAAGGCCGTGGCGAACATGTGTCCCGTCACGATATGTGACATACAGCGAATCCACGCGGCCTCGACCGTCGAAGTAATCGTTGGCACCAGAATTTGCTGAAGGGTTGTCTCCAGCACCAACTTGAAGCACGCGGTCGGAGGCGGCGATTCCTGAAATAGATCCGGGCTCCGTTCCCACGTCCTCGTTGTAGTTACCTATAGCTGCGCCTCCGTGGAATCCGGCTCGCGTGAACGATCCCGTGGCCAGAGCGCCAAGTCCGCTAGCCACGGTTTCGGAACCTGCGGCTAGGCTGGCGAATCCAGAGGCAACGGTGAATCCACCGAATGCGGCTGCGACGTTGTTGGTGGCTTCGGTGAACCGACCGAAAGCAACGGCATTGGGCGCTGTAGCTTTCACATTAGTTCCTTGCGTGAACGCGGACTCGCCCGTGCTGTCGTTGAATATGCCGAAGGCAACCGAACCGACGCCACTGGCCTCGTTGAAACTGCCCACCGTGAAACTGTTGCTTCCAACACTGCCCGAGCGCCCACCGAACGTGACTGCGCCGTTGCCTTCATACGTTATTTCGGAGTTTTCGACAAGCTCGCCTGAAGACTTGATGAACCCAAAGCCTGCAGCCACGTCTTCGCTACCGGGGTTCAGGTTCACCGTAAACTCGTCCGTGCTGGCGTTATAAAACGTGCTGATGCTTGTGCCACCTGTAACGTTCACAGCTCCCGACATCAAACTGCTCCCGGCAACGTATTCAAGCTCGTTGGTGGAGGGATTGCGAACAAGAACCTGTGAAGTGTTCGTTCCAACAGAAAGGTCATTGAGCTTTAGAGTGGTTAAGATGTTCACGGAACCCCCCGATATTACTTCTAAGGCGTTCGAACGGTCAGAGTCTCCGGTTCCGTTTCCGATTATGAAAAGACGATCTTCATCGCTTGAAGTATCGCTTGGAATAGTATTGTACTCTCCAATTACAGTTGTGTGTATTTCATCTTTATAATTTAAAGAAAGTCCACGACCACTTCCAAATGTCAAGCCAAAATTATTGTTTGTATATCCACTGGTATTAAGTTCATTTTCTTTCCCAAATACAGTCAAGTTTGAAACAACTGGTCCATCATAAGTTGTAATTTCATTTAGTGATCCTGAGACAAAACCTCTCGTTAATTGTTTTGTGGAAAAACTAAAAGAAGGAACAAATTGGAGGTCTTTTCTATCAAAAGAAGAAATATCGGTATCATTTAAAGGATTCGATGATGGAAAGGTGAGAACGTATTCGTCTGTACTCGAATTATACTCAACGGTGTCAGGTGTAGTCCAGTTTCCGGAACCCAACTTTCCAATTGAGTTATACTTCCATCGACCATCCAAAATGGGATTGTTTTCTAGGTTCGCACCTATAAGACGAAGTTCATTTGTTGTAGAATTATATGAAAATCCAGCGTCTCCTCGAAATACTATGTTTATCGAATTTTCAGCTCCCTGAACAAAAACCGTATTAGCAAACGCTATAGAACTTTCTCTACTAAAATTAGCTAAATTAATAACTTCTTCTGCAGAAACGCTGTCTCCCGCAGCAAAAAAACTTTGGATATTATTCCAATGCTGACTTTCGACACCGATTGAAGCTGATTGTACAAATTCATTTAGAACACCGGGCATTTCGCCAATGATTAAAGAACCTTCCACCGAAAAAGATTCTACCTCTTCATCTACCCTGTCAGACACAATAACAGAGTGGTTCGCCCCGTCAAATGATCCGTTCTCTTCGCTATCCCCCTGCAAAAGTATAACAGAATTGCGACTTTGTGAATTTAGCTTGGTATTATTTAATGAAATAAAAGATCGTTCTAAGTTACCATCAACTTCTCCGGAATTAGACGTAAAGAAACTTCCTTCTATATTACCACCCGAGCTTGGAATAGTGCCTGTTGCTGATACGAAACTAGTTGTTGTGCCAAGATTACCAAATGAAGCAGTGTCTCCGGACAAATATGATGCTTGATGTCCTCCGCTACCAACGTCAAAAGCAAATCCTATAAATGAAGAGTATAAAGACACAAACGTTTGTGAGGAGAAGTCTACATCACTCCCCACAACTAAATTTTGTATTCCCGATTCAACATTAGTTATCGTATCTCCAAGGGCTAACCCGGAACCGGAACCTTCAATTTTTAACAGGTCGTTACTTTTATCATAAACAAAGGTAGAGTCAGATCCAAAACTTCCAGCGTCATTGAAGATGATCTCCCCGTCAGAGCCGGGTGCGATAACGTCGCTGCTATCTACACCAACACTAATATCCGGAAGTCCTGTGGATTGGTTGATAAAAGCGGTAATATTGGAAGATCGGTCCAAGTCTTCGACCGTTACGTGCGTCTTTTTTGCCATTTAACTATTTAGCTAGTTTAAAATTCGCCTGTGTTTCAAAAAGATGTGAAAACCTTTTAAAGTCTTTGTTAATATATAGGTAGTTTAAATCTCTTCAGATGTTACGTTTCCGTTGTTGTCTACTGCAATTCGGTATTGGGTAGTTCCATCCGGTGTCGTGACAACCACTCCGTTTCCGGGGGTTTGAATGTCGATTTCATCATCAACAATGGTTACGTTTCCACCATAAAAGTCTGTGCCTCCTGTGTCCCCGATTGCAACTGTGTTTGACGTGGAAACTGACGCAATTCCACCGATTGCTACAGAGTTGTTTGCACCATCTGAAACATTTCCACCGGAAATGGAAGTTGCATTTGAAGCATTGCCGATGAATCCACCATTTTTCCCGGCTATGATAACAGACCCATCCCGTTGAAGACCACCCGCATAGGCTAAAATTTGCTTTTCGTTATATGCAAAAACCGTTACATTTGAAGTTGAATTGTTTTGTTGTCTAAACTCATCTATATTTGAAGAATCTATATCTGTTTTTATAAGGAACGTACCAAAGTCTATAGTAGCGTCAACTCCGTCAACGCTACTTGTAAACATGGCATTATCGAAGAAAGTAAGATTACTAACGTTAGTTAAAGAACTATTATAAAAGAAACTGTCGGCAACTCCCGCATCCCCCACGTCAGAATTTAGCAAAAAACTTTGACTTGGAGACCCATCTCCAGTAGAGTTAATTATTATAGAATTTGTAGGTGAACCGAATCCCGTATCGTTTAGGGTTGAATCTGTAGATGAAGGGAGATGAACAGATGTTGTAGTAAAAATGGGAGTACCAGTTTTTACCTCTATAAACGCTCCAGTAATTCGTGTGCTGTCATTTTCACCCACCCCGACTTCAAATGAAGCATCTGACACGCCTTCATTATATGTTCCTATCAAAGTTTTACCGCTGCCAAATCCCCCCGAATTTAAGTTTAAGTTATTCCCTAAAACAACCGTTTCAGTTGGAGAATTTGTAACATTGTTTTGAAAACCAATGATTAAAGTTTCATCTGAAGAGTTTGTGTTTCCTATTCCAAAGGCAAAAGAGTTGTTTGCTTCAATGTTTTGCCGGGTTCCAGAAAAAGAACCTGCACCTCCTATGGCAACGGATCTTTCACCTCTAATATAATTTCCATAGCCCAAAGCCGCAGAAAAACGTGCTTGGTCGAAGCTACCGCTATTAATCTCGTTATAATGACCCACTATAACATTTCCTTCACCATTAGCAAAGTTTTCGGTATCTGAAGCAAGGCTTGGGTCTGCACCACCAAAAACGGAACTATACTGTCCTGTATCGGTGCCTCTTCTATATCCTACCGTAAATGATCCGTTTCCTTCATGTTTTGCCGTGAGATCCGCACCACTAGAAAGAGAAATCAACTCTCCGGTGGAAGAATCTTGAAGAATCATATCCGATTCTGTATCGGCTTCAACCGGGTCAACATCAAGCGTTGTATTTCCTGTAGAGGCGTTGAATGTAGATGTAAGCCCAAGTCCTGCAAGAATTGCTCCACCGTTTCCACCACCACCGTTAAGTGCATTTAAGTCAAACGTCTCAATCTCTCCGGTGTTTGGGTTTCGAACAAGGGCTTCAGATATGTTAGAGCCAGAATCCGGCTTTCCGATTTTGATTGTTCCATCATCTTCAACTGTGAAAACTTGATTTACAGCGTCTCCAACAGAAGTGTTGTATAGATTCACAGAGAAAAGGTCTGCTGTAGAACCTTGAACCTGCTTGACAACAGTTCCGTTGTCGTTTCCAAGAACAATTCTATCCGAAGTGTTCACTTCAACATTTGGCCCGATACCCACAGAACGTGGAGCCCTCATTGTTGCCCCGCGAATGGAAAGAGAGTTTTGAACGTCTTTGATCGGGCTATCAACAGATCCGGTTCCAACCAAAACAAGCGATCCTTCTCTTTCGTTGTTTGGACCAACGGCTTGATAAGCCAAAATGGTATCGTCGTTGAACGCAAATACACTAATCGGTCCTGCTCCAGTTTCCGTTACGGCAAACTTTCTGCTGTTATCGTTATTCCCCTGACCGTCTTGACCAATTCTAGTTGAGTGAATAAAGGCATTTTCGTAAATTTCCGAAACACTATTTTGTGGAGTTAATTCGGCATTGATAAACATAGAGCCATCTCCACCTTGAGTTACGCCTTCGGATACAATACTGCTGTTTAAAACGAAAGAACCACCTAGTTCACCCTCTCCAATTATAGAGTCAACAATAATGCTGTTAGATACGAAAGCACTACCTTCATTTACTCCGGATTCTACAGAGCTGGAAATAACGATATTTCTCCCACCGCGAAGCCCCCTCCAAGATGCTGTCGGGTCAATGTTGAGATATAGGTTATCTAGGTGAGTAACAGTTTCCTCATCTGCATTTCCTAAACGTTTAACAGCCAGTGCATTTCTTCGGGCCGAATCAGTTCCGCTTCCAACAAGAAAAGCCAAGTCCGTGCTTGAAGCAATGTCTAAGTTTCCAGACCCAATAATTACAGTTGGAAGAAAGGACGTATCTCCACTTCCCCAAGAAATATCATTACCGATAGCAAAGGTATTATCTGATGCATCTTGAAAAATCGTGTTATTTTCACCTATTGCATAAAACGATTCAGAACCAAATGAGCTTTCAAGAGTATTATTACGCCCAAAAGCGTATCCATTTTCTGGATAAATTGTATTTCCTATTCCTATTCCAACGGTTCCGGTATTTTCTAACGTGTTGTTCGAGCCAAAGGCAAAAGACAGGTTAGTTTCGGTATTGAACGTAGAGTTAAATCCTACTGAATTTCCCGGCCCAATTGCAACGTTGTTTGTTCCGGGAGCCGAAGACGGATTGGATTCGGTAGCGCCGATAACAACGCTGCTTTCGCCAATTCCATTTGAAACGCTTCTGTATCCAAGTGTAAGCGCCCCATTCCCTTCGTATCGTGCCCCAAGTGCAGGTGAACCACCATCATCGAGCGTGATCAACTCCCCTGTTAGAGAGTCTCGAACAAGCAAATCGCCAGCCGAATCCCCGCCGTTAGGGTTGGCAAGCGTGACTTCGCCAAACTCGTTGACTTCAAACACAGATTCTTCTGTTCCCGTGCTTGGGTTAAACGATTTCACGGAAAGGGAAGACTGTTCGGTTCGAGTCAAAATTTCATCTTCTTCAAACCGAATCGCAGCGCCGGAATAATCGTAGTCTACAGAAACCGTAGGTTGATTTTTAAGTTGTGTTTCTATAAGTGCCATAAAATTTTTATGAATTTAAAGTTCTTCTGATACAATCGTACCGTCGTTCTTGACTTTCACGCGAAATCTAGTTCCATCGGGGCTTTTCAAAATTTGCCCAAGCCCCGGCGTCGTAACCTCCATTTCTCCAGACGTGACCCGAACAGAACCGCCGAAGTCAACTGCTTTCGCCACAACGTCCGAAAGCTCTACGGTGAAAGCGTCCGTGCTAGCGTTGTAGCTGGAGTCAATTCCTATGCCGCCAACAACGTTTGTCGAGCCGCCACCACCGGAAAAGTTGCTTGCATCTATGTATTCTAGCTCTTTCGTACTTGGGTTTCGAACAAGCACTTGTGAGGCGTTGGTGCCCTCTGCGATTTCACGTCCAATTGACAGAACGGTTTCAACTTGTGTTACGCCATCTACGTTCTTAATGTATTCGCCTGTGGAGTCGTTTACCTGAAATCGTTCAACCGTTAAGCCTTCACGAACATATGTTCCGTCCCTGTAGGTGACGTACAATCCGTCTGCTCTTCCAAGTCCGTCATTAAATTCACTACCAAATCCTTGTTGACTTGGATTATCACCAACTCCAACAGCAAGTAAGCGGTCCTGCGGCGTGATATCTTCAATACCGTCGGGCTCGTTGCCTGTGCCAAGGTAATCTTCATTATAAACACCTTGAGCGATTCCAGCATACGTGCGAGAGATTGTATAGTTTCCCATTGCTGTGGAACTATAGCCTTTTGCTTCTGTGTAAATTCCCATCGCGGTAGATCCAATGCCGCTTGTTTCTGTGTTGGACCCCATTGCAACGGATTGGTTGGCGTTTGCTATTGTGCTAATTCCCATTGCAATGGAGTAAAAACCGTTTGCTTCTGTGCCAGCCCCTATTGCCGTGGAAAAACCACCGCTTGCTTCTGTGTTCTCTCCCATCGCAACAGAATTAGCACCAACCGCACCCGCACGTGAACCCAACGTGAACGCCCCATTTCCTTCGTATTTTGCGAAAGCACTTGACCCGTCAAGCGTAATCAACTCTCCGGTGGACGAGTCCCGAAGAATCATATCCGATTCCGTATCTGAAATAATTGGATCAACGTTGAACGTCGTATCGCCTGTTGACGGGTTGAACACGGATTCAAGCCCAGTTCCTGCAACAATGGTTTCGCCTCCACTACCCAACGTGGACCCATCTACGTATTCAAGCTCGTTTGTGTTGGGGTTTCTGACGAGAACTTGGCTTGCGTCTGTGCCCTCAGAAATCTCCGGGCCAATTCGAAGCTCGGTTTCATAGTCCCCCAAACTAGCGTTGTAACTGTCCAGAGAAAGCCCGTGCCGGATGTGCGTGCCTTCACGAACTGTAACGTACAGCCCGTCCACTCTTCCGCGACCGTCAATGTAATTCCCGTCGCCGGGGCTTGTGCTTGGGTTTTCACCCACGCCCACCGCGAATATGCGCTCAGAAAGGGATTGGAAGTCCTCGATCCCCTGCTGTGCGGGTGGTGGATTCTGGGTGAGACCGCCAAGATAGTCTTCGTTGAAGAACCCAACAACCCGGCTTGCATACGGCCACGCCACGGTGTTGTCTCCCCCGGCGTGAGAAGATCGCCCTCTAGCAAGCGTGTCGGAACCTTCGCTGTGAGAACTTGTTCCAAGAGCTTCAGTCCGAAACCCCTCGGCGTGAGCAGCCGCGCCCCCCCCGGCGACGGTCGAGTTACCTTCAGCAACGCAGTTTGTCCCCACCGCTTGGGTTCCAAGGCCCAGAGCGACGGCACCAGAATCAGTCGCCTGCGCTCCCTGTCCAGCGGCGAACGCGCCTATGTCCGTGGCCCTAGAACCGCTTCCTAAAGCAACTGCGGCTGTGGAAGTGGCCTCTGTGTTCTCGCCAAGGGCGATAGATGCTTCTCCGGTCGCAATAAGCCCGGTGCCTCCTGCGGCGAACGAGCCGTTTCCTATCGATTGGGCTGAATCTCTCTGCCCGAAGGTGAACGCTCCACTGCCTTCGTAACGCGCCCGGTCGCCCGGAGTACGCGCAACTTCCCCGGAAACGTCTGCGTTCATCAAAAGCCCGCCCGTTTCGGCGCTTGATGAAATTTGTCGAGTCGTAAAAAATATTTTCCCGAACGTTTCATTTTGCTGCGGGATATCCGACTGGTCCAATCCGGGAAAGTTGCTAAGAAGCGTTCCCTGCCCGGTATCCACAACGCTTGTTGTTGTGGTGTCGGTGATCTCCGCAATAAGCCTGTAATCAAGGCTAAAGGTGCCACTGTCGAACTGCTCGACAATAACGTAATACTTCTCTGCCGACGAATTTTCTTGCCAATTCACTTCAACGGGGTTGCTGGAGTCAGGCGTTGGAAGGCTTTGGCGAAAGTCACCGTCCCTTGCGGTGAGAAGCCCACCCGGCGTCTCAGCTAAGACGAACCACGTCAGAAAAAAGTTTCCCGAATTAGAGTGCTGGACGTTCACAGTTGTCGGGATATCGGGAACAAAACCCATGTCAAACGTGCCACCCGGTTGGACGGTGAAGCCTGAAGAAATAAGTGAAGACCCGTTGAACGCAAGGTCTGGGCTTGCCCCTAGACTTCCGTTATCGTTAAATTGAACTTCATTATCATTTCCAGAAGCAACAACGTCGAAGATGGTTTCGCCCGTTGAAGCGTTAAATGTGGAGGAAAGCCCAAGTCCCGCCTGTATGGTTGAACTCCCATTCCCGCCACCGGAAAATTGACTACCGGAAACTTTTTCTATTTTTCCGGTCGTTGGGTTGCGAACAAGAACTTGATCTGTATTAGAAGCATTTGAAGGTTCTGTTATTTCGATATCACCATTTTTTCGAAAAACAAACCCGTCACTTCTGTTCCCATCATTGTTTCCATTTCCAATGACAAATAGTTTGTCATTGTCTGTAGCTGTGTCGGTTCCGGCTTCATTAAATTCGCCAAATATAGCCATTGGAACTTCGTTTGAATAATCAAGATTGAGACCATTACCGAACGCAAACTTTGAACCGTATGCGTCAGATTCTGTAAACGTTTCGGTATTCATCTCATTTCCGGTACCGAACACATAAATATCGCTAGTGGAACCAGCTTGATTTTCCCCTATAGCGTTTATTTCATTAAATCTACCAAAAACGAAAACTCGGTCATTGCCCGTACGGAACCCGCCCGGTCGATAACGAAGAACGCCTTGATTAAAATCAAATTGACTAAGATCAGAGTTGCTTAATGGCTCACTATTAAAACTTACAGTCCAAACATTTGTTGATGAATTGAAACTAGAATTTCCAGCTTCAACATAAGAAGACCCATTTACGCTTTGGTTATCAAACTCAAAAAGACTAAAACTTGGGTTTCCAAAAAGTTCGGGACCGTCTTCTATTTTTAATTCATTTGTGGTGCTGTTGTATTCAATTGCAAGGTCTGAAACATCTCTGTAATTGACGAAATTATCAATTCCAAAGTTTCCGGAATAATCGGAATCTACAAGTGATCCGGAACTACTAAACATCAAAGAGGTTAAAGTAGAATCAATCAAGCCTTGTTGCCCAGCCTTAATTGAATTTCTAATCCCCCTAGCCGCCGCAGATTGGGCACCTATAAAGAGATTTGATGATGAATCATTCAAATTTCCAAACTCTACCTTGTCCGGGAGAAGTCCAAGATATGCATTATACTTTCCCCCATTAGCGTTAAAGTTTCCGCTTGCTAATCCTACTATTAAACTTTTGTCAATGTTTTCTATTGTATTTGAGCTTGTAGAGGCAACATTGACAAAAGAGTCAGTTATGTTATTTAAGGACACGCCACCGTCTGCGGCATTAACAAAACTTCTTTCTGTATTACTTATTGAACCACTACGAACATTTGCAAAAGTATATTCTACGTCTTCACCAAATGTACCACCATCCCCTGTAAGAAAGGAAGCAATTTTATCTGTGCCAAATCCAGCCCCGGAATACGTCATATCGTTTCCGGTTGCAAAAGTAAAACCAATGTTGGAAACTTCGGAACCTTGACCCGTGACAATCGAGTTTTCTACAACGCCGGGAATTGTAATGTTAACCCCGGTAATAAAACTTTCTTTTGCGGGAATTGCAAAATCAGCAATATCTACCCCAAATCCAGTAACAAAGTTAGATTCTCCAAATTCTGTTGACGTTGGGTTTCCAAGAACAACTTGTCCGGGTTCTCCAACCGAAAGGTCCCCAATGTTAGCGTCAAACGTTAGGTCCGGGCTTGAACCAAACGTACCTTGATCGTTGAATTGAATTTCGGTGTCGTTTCCTGCTACGCTAGCAAGGATATCGGCGTCAACGTCGAAAACGTAGTTTCCCGTTGAACTGTTGAAGGTAACGGAAACGTCACCGTCAGCAAAAAGTAGATCGTCTTCTGTTATGTGAAGTCCTGCCATAAAAATACTTTAGTTTAGTATGTTAAAGGTTTTTTACTAATTTTGTAGATTGCCTCTTCATCTTCGGTACTCGTTTCATCCGTGAAATAGATATTTCCTTTATACTCTCCAATAAAAGAGCCGAACCGTCCCGTAGGACGTTCACCACGATTTCTAGGTGCCCACCAAAACGAGCGTTGCCTGTCAAGATCGTAAACGTATCTCCCCGGATCTCCAGAAAACGTGTTGAAGTGAATTTGATTGTTAGCCACTCCTTCTCGTGCTACCGTAACGTCTTCGGGATTTTCATCTGCGTCTCCTACAACGGATGGATCAATAGGAACTGGCGTTATTTCTAAAGTTTGAAGATTTAGTTTCCTATACCCCTCCAGTATAATATTACTTCCATTTATCGAAGTAATACCGCCGATATAAGAGTGGTTATTATCGTCTGGAACTTCCCATTTCCGGTAGTAGTCTATGCTTTCGGTAACGATATCGATAACCACAATCTGTTTATAATACTTGTTATTAGCTGTGTCCAAACTAGCTGGAACATCCACATAAAGTTTACGGTTTTCCGAAGATATAAAAATGCTGTGGTCCGAAGTGGGAGTTATGTATTTTTGATCAATGTTTGAAGACCCTATTTGTATTTCACTATCAATTTCAAGAACACTAGATACCGTTTGATTCTCAATGTCGAAACGAAGAATTTCGGTATCCGCTCTAATGAAATACAAATACTCATTTCCCTGTATGTCCACATAGTAGCTTAACCCCTGAATACTGTCCGGTATGCCGGGATCGAAAATTTTTGTAACATAAGGTTCTCCGGTGCTAGGATTTATATCATTCAAGTCAATTTTCCATATGTTTCCACCACCCGGTTCATCGGCAAAGTAAAATGTGTCCCTTACAAGATTTAAGTCTGTTGGAAAGTCAACTTCTGTGGGCTGGTCAACCAAAACAAATTCTTCGGTGTCTAAGTCCAGAATGGAAATTGCATCTATGCCATCAAACCCACCGTTATTGAATTTAAACACATACTTTCCTATTACTTGGTTTCTTGTGCCTTGAGACAAAGCTGTTGTTCCGTCGTCTATGATTTCATAAGACGTATCATATACATCGCCTTGAACAAACTCTATACTATCATTGTTTACTTTGAATTCAGCGGTTTTGTTTGGCTTCACAACTTCTGTGGGGGACTTCCCTTCCGATTCTGGAAACCGAACCGGATAATCTGTGCGGTTTTCTATGGTGAACTTTTGTCCATCTCCAAGATCGTCAAATTCGCTAGGCTTAAATTCATTGTAACCACGATTAAATGGGTCTTGAACGTCTCCGGTGTCCCAAGGCGTTTCAGCGGTAAACACAAACGTATCACCATCAGAAATTTCTTCAACTTCATAAAATCCTGAGTCAATGGTCGTAGTCTCTGGTTCCACCGGAAATGAGGTTTTACCGAAGACTAATTCTCCCCCGGAATTATAGTTTGATAAAGACTCTCCCGGTGGAACAGATACAAAGTCTTTTCCTTCTACTCCACCTGTAAAGCCAAAAGAAGACGAGTCAGGTGCAACTAAAACCTTAACAGAAGCGCGGTTTTTAATTGTCACTTCTCTGTTTTCAGAAAAAGAAGAAGGTGGAAGAACTACATTTATTTGTATCAGTTCAGATCCTGTGTTCTTTATCACGTATACATCACTTTCTACGTTATCCTCCCCAACTAGATTTATTCCGGCTGTACCATCTACATCTATAATGCGAGATTTTAGTTTTCTTTCATCTGTTACTTCAAATTCTCCTGTGGAGGCGTTAAAAGAAAAGTCAACGTCCCCGGATGAATTTTCAAATGAATCTTTCGTTGAGTAGCTATCTACTGCCATTTTGCTGTTTTTTACTTGGTTTTTGTTTGAAAATCGTTAAACTGTTTCTGTTTTCAAAAGCCCGTCGTTTCCAAGCCGAACACGTTTTCTTTCGTTTCCGTCCGGACTTACAAGAATAATCCCTTTTCCCGGCTCATAAAACTCTGCATCCCCACCAACGTTTAAAGTGAATATTTCGCTAAGGCTTGAGTCTTCTGCCAAAATAAGCGGGTCCGTTTGCCCGGAGTTGGCCGTAATTGTGATTTGGTTGAGTCTTGTGTCGTCTGTTTGCCCGGAACCTACAAGACTTGTTCTCAAGTTTCCGGAATTTGTAACGTCAACAAGCCACTCGTTTCCGTTATCGGATTGAAGAACAATTCCGTCCGGGTCAATTGAAACTTCTGTTGCTCCGGTGGATGCATTAAAAGAAGTGACAATTCCGTTCTTACCGTCTAAATTCGCAGTAACGGCTTGGCTAAGTTCATCTTCTGTAACAACGCTTTGGACTGCCCCACCATCGTCGGGGTCGGTTCCGATTTTCCACTCCTCGCTTATGTTGTCATAATAAAGAACCGCAGAAGGTTTGTTTCCGCGCCCAATCCGAAGACCTCCAAACTCCGGAAGAGCCGTTAACGTAGGGTCGGGCGTATTGACAAAATCGCTATTAAAATCAACGATCTTGTCTTTTGCCTTAAAGTCTTCTACAAGTGTATCTACTAGTGTTGCCATTCAGTTGCCGGGATTTCAAACGTGCATAGAAATTGTAAACCATACTTTAAAAAAGATTTTTATGAAAGGCGATCAACTTCCTCTTTCAAGTCTTTCACGCTTTGAATCAAAACGCTAACCATCCGGGAGTAATTTACAGATTTTGGACCATCTTCATCAAAGCTTACAAATTCCGGGTAGACCTCGGCAACCTCCTCGGCAACAAGCCCGTACTGCTCTTCCCCGTGTTCGGTTTCATATGTGACCGGGCGAAGGCTTGAAATCTTCTCAATTTGGCTTTCTGTGCCGACAATATTGTTCTTAAACCGCTCGCTAGAAAGTTCTGTAAGTTGGTTGCATGTGATTTCTCCAAGCCCTGAACTTCTCGTTGCCGTTGCGTCTAAGTTTCCTTGCAACGTAAGCGTTCCGGCGTTGTTGAGACTAACGTTTTCGGCGTTCATTGTCAAAACCCCGTTTCCAGTTGCAGAGCCACCGTCAAGCCCGGTAGAGTTATCCACGATAAGGGAACCGGAGTTGAAGTTGTATGTCCCCGATCCGGTGTTTGAACCTGTCGTCTTGATATAATTGTTGTCAAGGTAAGTTGTGTCAACGGAAACCTCATAATCATTTGTTCCCGTTGGGCCAGAGAGATTGATTCCGGTTCCCGCCGTTAATACTGTTCCAAGGTCAACTCTTAGCTCTAAAGTTCCCGCCGATTCATTGGTAATAGATTGAAGTCCATATGTGGAATCTACAATAATGTCAAGCCCACCAGAAGTTGCTCCACTTGGAAGATTTTGAAGGACGCCATCTAGAAATCTTCCCGTGTACACGTAGCAAGAAAGAAATGCCGAACCAACTCCAGACGTTAAAAGCTGTTCAAGTTCTTGACTTGCAACGATGATTGAGGCAACCGGGTCAACTTGCCACTCAACCGGATCTCCACCAACGGTAGCAACCGGACTTACGCGATTGGAAGCGTTGGCAGGCGTGTTTTTGAAAAGGTCAAACCCATATCCACCTCCCGTTTCACTTGAAGACGTGTCAAGTTTTTGGGGAATGATCTGTGTCCAGTTTCGGACTCGGCGTTGGTTCGGAGTTTTCCCGCTCATGTCCACGGAGCCAGATTTAAGTTGAAGCGTCACGCTTTCCGGAAACAGAAGTTCATATGAAAATCCCGGCTGTCCTCCACTTGGAGTTGCGCCAAGTTCAAGTTGAACTTTTTGAGCAACTCCATTGGAAACAGCCGAAGCCGGATTTTCCGATATTTCTTCTCCAAAAACCTCCGTGGCCCCAATTGAAATCTGGCTTGGGATAGACTCGTTATAAAAGGCGTTTTGGTCCTGTGTATTTGCAAATCCGATAAGTTTCTTAAAGGATATCGCAGACCGTGTTGCGTCAGATAGTGCCATTTTTTATTTTAAAGTTTCATTAATATTTGATACAAAGTTGTGTAACAGGTTTGAATTTGAAATTAAATGAACTTATGTTACTACACTCCACCCCAAACAACTTCGATGCTTTCAATTTCTACGTTTGAAGCGTTGCCCATTGTAATGCGGTAAAACATCCGGTCTTGGTGGTTGGCCGTAAACTTCGTTTGCGTAGTGACCCCAATCGGAGTTCCGTCAAGCGTTTGGTTATCGTTCACCCCGGCGTCAGGGTTATATGCACCGTCTTCATCGGAAATGTTTCCCGTTACAAACTGTTCGGAAACGTCAAGCCAACCCGTTCCCGTTTCTCCGGAATTAGGGTCAGCTATTGACTCGTCTCCAACACGAATTTCCATGATAAACTGGTTCGTTCCAAGAGAAGACGTTCCGGCGTCAACCATCGAACCGGAGCCTTGAATTTTCAATGCAAAGTTAGCAACAGATTGAGTATCTGTAAAGTACCCAATATACCTACGAGTTCCGGTGAGCGTGTCGTACTCAATTCCGGAATTTCCCGGCCCGTAGTCGATATCTCCACCATTTGAAGTGTTTCGAAAATCTCCCTTCGGGTAAACAAGTTTTCCACCAAACACTTGAAGCTCATTAGTTCCAGAAAGACTTGCGGTGTTGTCATAATTTGGACTTACGTTTGCGAAGTCTCCGGTTGTTTCTTCAACCCTTCTGTTTTCGTTGATAAAGTCGTTTTGAAGGTCTGGATTTGTTTGGGAAGTCACGCTATCCACCAAGAACTTTCTATTTGCTTGAATAGTAAGTGGCGTTGGGTTGTCTTGCGTTTCATCGTTTACGCTAATTTGGAATGAAGGTTGTCCTCCCGGTGTGGAAGAGGTTCCAACAACAACCGGGGAACTTGTTCCGTTTCCAAGTTCACCTGTTTCCGTCACGTTCAAGACTTCAGCGTATGAAGACGGTGAAGGAACTGTTGGAGCGGAAATGTCAAAATCTGAAAGCTGGTCAAATGTAAGGCCGTTTTCGTCGTATGTGTAATAATACAAGTTTGCAACGTCAATGTCAGTTTCTACAGAAGCAAGCGTAAAGTAGTCAACACCACTTACAGTTTTTGAACCTGACGTTACGACAGTTCCATAGTTATAACCGTCTCCGACCGTTCCTTGTCGGGTAATTGAAATATTTTGACTACCGTTTTGAACGCTTGGGTCGTAATAGAAAACGGCTGTGTTTGTGTCCCCAATCTCGCTAGACGTGGACGGGTCAAAATGAACAACCTCAATTGTGTGAAGTCCAAACGAACCAAAGCCGCTTTCAACAACTTGAAATTGTGCGGTTCTATACCTGTTTCCAGTTGGAGAACCATCGACAAATGTCACGTCGTCGCTTGCGTCAACAACAAACCCTGTTCCTGTTCCGAAGTTTGTTCCGCTTCCTCCGGTTGTGTTGATTGAACTTTGCGTGCTTGTAAGGTCTACAGAATCAACTTGGGTCCCATCAACGTAAAGGCGAAGTTCTCCGGTGTCTCCTTGCGTAAATGCATCGTCTGGATATTGCCCGGTTGCACCTGCCTTATCGAAATTTAAAGTTCCACGGATTCTTCCCTGCGCTCCTTGACCATCAAAAATTCCCGTTTCATACGGGTCGTTTGTCTGGTTTTCAGAGTTTGAAAAACTGTAGCCGGAAGAACGGTTGATTGTTCCAGAGCGGGTATTTGCGGATTCATTCAAACTTAGATTTTGGCTTGCTCCTTGGTCGGAGCTTGTCGTTGAAAGTACCTCCGCGTTTGGAAGAAGCTGTTCTAAAACTTCACCAACTCTTCGCCCATTGTCGTCTAAAACGAAGTCAAACGCTCGAACCGCGCCTTCAACGTCAACTTTTTCTCTTGGGGTTCCGGGCGTACCTGAAGGGAAGTTTGATCCATTTCCAATAAGAACAGAACCATCACTTGATCCCGGAAAAGCTCCGGAGTCAGACGTTGTTCTCATAACTTCAATTTGACCCGAAGAAATGTCTTGTTTTAAAAGAAGAGCAATATTTTCGTTGTTTTCATCCACGCGACCGGGTTGACCAACTTCTGGTTCGTTATCCGGATCGTTGGAAATTACACTTGAATTAAGTCTTGCCATTTATCTTTTCTTTATGTGTGGTATTCTTAGTGTAGACTTTGCTTGACTTCTGATTATATATAGAAACTATGAAGTAACCTGTTGCAACTTTTTATCTAGCTCTTGAACCGCCTCTATAAGAACGGATGTAAGTTTTGAGTACTGGACGCCTAGGGGGTTTCCATCTTCATCTTTGGTCACAAATTCCGGGTACACGTCGTTGACTTCTTCGGCAATAAGACCTTTACTTTTCTCCCCATTTTCTTTCCATGTAAAATTTACCGGGTTTAAATTTCGAATCTTTTTAAGTTCTCCGTTAAGCGGACTTATATCTTTCTTTAAGTCTCTTCTTGAAAGTTCGGTAAGAGAATTACATGTGATGTTGTCGTCAACAGTTAACGTCTCTTTTACCCGAAGATTTTTTTCAAAAGTGGATTCGTTACTCGATGTGTTGTTTTGAACGGTTAAATTTCCGTTAACTGTTAGATCGTCTGGAAGAGAGAAGTTCGAGCCTGCAAGTTTGTTTAGATCCACCACGTTTTCGGTAGATCCGGTAAACGCTCCGTCGTCAAACTCTGCTCCCGGAAGAACAACAACGTTAACATAACTTGGGACGTTGATTCCGGTAATACCGCTATAATTTCCGGGCTGAACAGTTACTTGGTATTCGTTGTTGTTTCCCGGATCGGTGTCAACGTCAATAATATCTTTGATCTGCCCAAAATCAGACGGAAGAAGTTCAAACCCTTCCAAGTCTTCATTTGGTTGTGACCGCGATACTCTAGATACAATTGCCATTACGTTTTGTCAATCCACTTTTCAAAGGTTAATGTTCCGGTTCCGTCTTGCGCTTGCGTTTCAAACGTCGCCTGCTTTTGAAATCTACCGGGGATCTCCGGGTAGAAAACGTCGCAGCCGTGCGTTCCGGGAATTCGTGTAACGATGATTTGATCCGTGAGACGGTCTACCGTCTGTCTATAAATAGATGATCCACCGCAGATGTAAAGATTGTGATATCGGTCGGAGAGAGACCTTAGCTGCTCTAAAGTGAGGTAACGAACGTTTTCGTTTTTATTGGACTTTGACCTTGGATTTCGAGTTAAAACGAAAAACGAGCGATTCGGAAGAGCACCCATGTTTTCAAATGTTTTTCTGCCAACAGCGCACCTGCCCCCAGTCGTGTGAAACCGAAACCAAGATAGGTCTTTCGGGTAGCTCCACGGAATCCCGTGTCCGGTTTTTCCAATGCCCCGGTCTTCGTCAAATGCAACAATTTGTGTAACCATAGTTTATATAGGATTTAGTGTTTATTTAAATTCAACAGTAACAAATCCCGCATCGTCTTTTCCAAAACTCACGTTTTGAAACTTTGAACGAATAGCTTTTCTGTATATTCTTTCTCTTTTTGCTGTAGACCCATCGTAGGCGTATCCTTTAAGATACGGATAATCTGAAAGCTCGGTCTTCCAAAGGTCCTGCGCTATATCAAAAACAGTTGAAACCACCTTTGTTGCTTTATCTTCACCTGTAAGTTCAAGCCAGCTTCCACCACGAACTGCAAAGTTTATGTCAACATACTCTCTTCCATTGTTATCAAATACAACGAAATAATTGTTTTCATTTGTTTCGAAGCTAGCCTTTACGTCTACCTGTACAGTATCTCCACGTCTGTTTATATTCTTAGTGTTATATTTCCATTCATATTGTTCATCAAAAATTTCCGTAAGTAAGTCGTTCAGCTTTATCACTTGGCCGCTAGTAATGTTTTAAGTATTCTTGATTTTGGACTTGGGTTTTGCTCCAAGCCGCGTATTCGGTTTGTCCGTTTCGGTTTTTGTATGCAGACAAGTTTTCGTTTCGGTTCTGCCTGTCTTGAACGTGAGACACGTGAATCCACCCGGACTCCCCAAACTCGTAAATGATTTGGTCATACGGAAGACCACTCTCTACAACAATCCATTCGTAAACGGTAGACAAACTTTCATTTGAAACTTGAAAGTCGATTGCTTGGCCTGTGGTGTGTTGTGAATTGTCATGGGAACCAATAGCCCGGTTAAGTTTCAATGAGCGATACCCGCTTGTCACGATAACGGGTTTACCGAAGTGAGTTCGAACAGGCTCCATAACGTTTTGAAGAAGCTTTCGAAAGTTGTCCACGTGCTTCTTTGGTGGGGTATTGTCAATCCCAAGACGCTTTGCGGTATTGGAGTGAATCATTTCTCGATACCGAAAGTGCCTTGTAAGATGGTCTTGGGGCTTTGGACGGACCCAACGCTTTTCTTGAGGCTCATATTCTACGTCTGTCGGGTCTTCTTCTTTTACGCCTACCTTAACCTCTGGAGGCTCCACAACGGAAGGCTCAAAGGAAGGTGACGGTTTATCTTGATTTTCAGATTTGAAAAACGAAGCTGCCTTTTTAAAAATGTTCTTCATATTACACATCTTTTTGTGTATATATAGGGCAAAAATAAAAAAGGGAAGACCTGTTTTCAAGTCTTCCCTTCGTTCTTAAAAAAGTAAGTGAGTACCCAAGGCAGGACTCGAACCTGCAACCTTCGGATTAGGAATCCGACGCTCTTCCGGTTGAGCTACATGGGTAGCCAATCTGTTTTGACTAATTAGAAGCTCACGCCAACAAAAGCTCCAACGTCAACAACGTCAAACGGCCCGACGCTATCGTTGGTTACAGAAAACGGTGTGCGTACCATAATAGAAGCGTAAATCGGATCGTTGAGGTTATCTTCGGTTAGGCGAAAGCCCACTTGGGAAAGAAGTCGGTCTTCTCCTTCAAAATCCATGTCCTTTTTCCGAAAATCCCCAACAGACACGATATCTTTTTCCGACATGACTTGATTTCCAAGCCGATCACACGTGCCATGTGTGATTAACGTATCTGTTGGGTTCCAATGCTTACAAGATTGGCAGTATTTCATGATTTCTTCTTAATTTGATTTTTTACCACCGGACTTCCCGGTACACTTCTTCTCCATTCACTTCAAACCGGGTAAAAGGCAAAGACTGAACCGTTTCTTCGGCGTTAAACTCTTGCCTGTAGATGGAATTTTTATTTCCACCTGCAACGGCCTTTACCTTTTCACCTTCTTCGGTTTCCCCAACGTAGGTGAACGAATACTTGTAGTAAGATGAAAATTCAAGTTCAACTTCGCCGTACTTTTCTACTACTTGGGAGTATTCCATTGGTTTGCCTCTTAGTAGTAGTTTGCAAGAAAGGATTTGTGCTTGCGGTTTTCCGCTTCGTCCTCTTCCGGGAACGATTCTTCTTCGATCTCTTCTTCAAGGTCTTCGAAGAATCCGTAACGGAAGCGGTCAGCGGCTTCAAGGCTTTCGGTAGACAGAAAATCATCCATCGGTCTTTGGCGTTTTTTGTTCAAGGAACTTCCCTTCTTAATCCACTACGTTAAATGACAAAGGGCCGGGTTGGTTCCGGCCCTTTGTTTGAAGCGTTTGTTAAGAAGCTAGTTACTCTTCTTCACGTTCCCATTCGTCCATTTCGTGATAGACGGGAAGAACGGTAAACCGCGAATACCCGTACTTTTCGGCACCGAACTTTACCGCTTCTTCTTCGGTGTCGAAATCATCGTACGTTTGCCTCTTTCGCCCGTACGTACCGATTTGGCGAACGTTAAGTACCGAATGGCATTCCCCGTCCACGCGCCGTTCCCGAAGCTTGTAAACGCGGTACTGCTTTTTGACGTTATCCATAGCGGTTTTAAGCGGTTTTGATTAGAAAGAAAGGTGATGCTACTTAGAAGTGAAAACGCCTTCTTCAAGCCCTTCCTTCGGGCTTAGAGCGCCCATCTGGAGCCGGGTAAACACCATACCTACAATCTCGTCGGCAATTTTCACCAAGGCTCGTTCAAACCGCGCCTGTTGCTTCGAGTTGTGTTCATCTTCGAAGTAGGAAACATAATCCTTTCGCTCGACCGCCCGGAGATTGTAGTACATCATTTCCGCAAGGTCAGTGGCCTTTTCGGAAAGATGATCTTCGCTAAGGCGAACAAGCTCACTTGCCATGTCCGTCCGGGCGTTGCACGAACCGTTGTTGTAGTGGTCGTATGTAAGATTCGAAATCGACCGAAGAAGCTCGCCTTCCTCTGTGCTTGCAGGTCCGGTAGACGGAACCAAGGCGTCGTAATACTTCGAGTAAAGGTCGAACAGATCCGCTTCCCGGTTCCAATAGGTCTTTTCCGGGGAAGTGTCGGCAGTAGCAGGCATGACGCTTTCTTTGTTGGTAAAAGGTCTCTTTCCTTAATGCAGTAGCTTTAATGTCCGTTAGGCACGTTTGTTTCAACGATCCGTTTGAAGATTTTTTGAAACTGCTGAAATGACTTCTTCACTTTCAATTTGAGACAGAATCTCACGTCCGGTGTGGGGAATGAGGTTAAAACTCCACCCCCTATCGTATCGCATAACAATCCTTTCTTCTCGCTCGTTGGTCACGTCAAGTTTGCTAACGTGGCCTTCTGCGCCAAGATCGGTGATTGCAAAGTCTTCACTTGGCTCCGGGTACACCTTCGCAGAAAAGGCAAACGGTACACTATCGATTGTCACGGTGCCTCGTACCCAATTTCCTTTAACGCTTGTGATGTTCATAGTAGATTTTTTGTTTTGGTTTCGTTGGTTTAGAGAGTTATTAGATTAGAAGTTTTGTGGAGTCAAGACCTTCTTTTCTTCAACGCCAAACTCGTTTGCAAATTCCGTTTCAAGATTTTCCGCAAAACTAAGGTCCGAAACGCGGTCAAGCTCGGAGTTTTCAAACGGGGGGCTAAAAAACCAAACAACGCCGTGATCAAATTCCCGACGCACAAACGATCTTGGCTCTCCGCTTTTTTGTGGGGTTAAGTGGTGACTAACGTGGTGGTCGATAAACTTGCTTTTCATTTTCTCTGTTGGGTCAGTTCCTTTGATAACGCAACAAGTTAAATGGAAAACAGCCAAGCTAGTTTCCAACCGGACGTGAAGCGTTTGTTAAGAGACGAAGTGTTCAAGAGGGAACGGAAAATTTTCAAAACGGTGAAATGGGGGGCTTATCTTTGTGACGTGTGTTCTGTCTTTTTCGCCAATTCCCCGCTCCCAAACCAAAAATGTAGTGCCTTCAACGTTCCTATACAAATCTTCAAGCTCTTTTTCGTGATCGGAAAGTTCTTCGTAGGTTAAAAGAACGTGCATGACTTGGAAATATTTAGCTAAGAAGATTGTGCGGATACATCCATCCCCGAACGGACGTGTTTTCCTTTCCGTCCCGAACGAAGGTGACTTTCACTCGGCAATAGCCATACTCAGAGCCTTTACGACGCCACGTGCGACCCGTAACTTCGACGTTCACGGCCACTTTAAGGTTTCGCCCGTCATTGTACTGCGGGTGTTTCCTTCCGGTGTCGAGCCGAAACTCAGCTTCTTTCCAATTGGTGCAATCGGAAATCAAGCCGCCTGCACCCGGCCCGTGCTGCTCTTCCCACGAATCGGGAAGAATGTAATCTCCTTCTTGCGGGAGGTAGTCTTTCGGGGAAGAAGTCAAGCCTTTCATATCGGCCTCAAAGTGTTTGGTGAAAAAGTCTTCCTTGCCAAAGCACTACATCAAATAAGAAAAGCCGGGGTTGGTTCCCGGCCTTTCTGTGAAGGTTGTGTGAACAGATTAGAAAAGAAACATAAGCAAAATCCCAAGCGTGATAAGAACCGCAAACGATTCAAGTGGGTTAACGGTAAACTCAAGTTCCCTCAAGTTTCCGCGTTCATCTTCCCACGGGTAAAGAGTAACGACAAAAAGGTATGTGGTTCCACGTGGATAAAGCATTTCTTTGTTTTTGTTTTATTTGAAGGTTGTTTGGCTAGCAGCGCGGATCATCGATGCAATCGATCCACTCGTAGTTTCCAAACTCGTCAATTTCGTAAACGTCAATAAACGCCCCGTGTTCCGGGTCCTCGTTAAGAATATCCTGTTTGGACTCTTTAAAGCTACTGCGCTCTTTAGCACACGTCTTTTTAGCTGACGCAAGATCATCGTCTCTGTCTTGAGGTGGGTTTGTCCACCACCACGCTTCGTAAACTTTCGTTCCCGGCTTTTTACTATTCATAGCTACTGCCTGTTTTTATGGAATTTAGCTTTAACGTCGCACATCTTAAAAAAAGCGGTGGGGGACTTCAATCTCGCTTTCAATAACCATAGCAGGCTTTTTGCCTTTGGTGAAGGGTTTCCTGTCTTAACTTCACTACATTACACGCCGTATCCACCGGACAGGTTTCAAAAGATTGTGTGAAACGCGGTTCCATCCGGTAAAGTGCTCTTCTTTAACGTCAACAGTCTTTTCCTTCCACTTCACGTCTCCACGTACAGAACAGATCCCGTCGTAAAGGTCTTTTGCTTCTTTTCTTCCAGACACGTTGTACTTCTTTTTGGCGTACCAGAAGTATTTTGGCGACGTAGACTGGAAAACATACTTTCTTTTTTGGTGAAGAAAAAGGGAGTGATATTCATAAGTGTCTGTTTCGTAAACCGCTAAGAAGTCTCCGGTTTCGCTAACGTAAAGAAAATCTTTTCTGGACCGAAGTTTCTGATCAAGCTGATTTCTTTTTCTTTTCACCACGTCTCTTTTCATTTTGTAACAATTTCTTCAAATACAATATAAGTTCGATATCGTTTTGAAAATTTTCCGTCCATTTTCCTTCTTCTGACCCCTCTTTTGTATAATATTTAAATCTAAAAGAAGGAAACGCTTGGGTATCAAATATAATAAGGTCTTTCTTCACGACCGAAACAGAATATGGGTTTCGGAAAGCTTCTTTCGTTATAACGATCATGATACTTGCCCGTTCAAATGTGGTCTTTTATTTCCTTCCGGGTTCTTCGTCTTGCTCTGCTCCCCGAAGTAGAATCTTGAGTTAGCCAGTTATATATCACTAAAGATACAAAAGACGCAACGTTTTGTTCCCACTTATATAACGTGAAAAACTTCTCTTTTTTGGTTTCTCGAAAGAGCAGGTCTTTTTCTTTGAACTCGGGGTTGTCTTCGGCATCCGGCATATATGCCGGGGGGTCTTGTCTGTTAAGAATAATCAGCATAGCCTGCGTGTTGAAATTTGAAATTCAATAATCATTCTAGTTTTTCCGAAAATTGCGTGTTCTTTTAAACAGAAGATGTTTGCTTTTGTTCCTTTTAGAATATAAATCTTGTCTCCGTCTCTCAAAAAGTCGTCTTCAATCAATCTTTGATCTGTTCTCTTTACAACAGTCATACCGCAATCGGGGCCTTGATCCAACTTCCGCTTTCGTACCCTTTTAGATTAAAATCTTCAAACTCAAAGTCGTCAATCGACGTTTGACCTTCGGAAACTTCAAGAGAGGGGAGGGAATAGCTTTTTCGGTTCATCATTTCAACGGCAGGCTCGAAGTGATTTTTATACAAATGCGCGTCCCCAATTGTATAGACAAGTTCGCCGGGAACGTGTCCGGTAAGCCGCGAAACCATGATTGTAAGAAGAGAATAGGAGGAAATGTTAAATGGAAGGCCCAAAAACGTGTCGTTGGACCGAATGTAAATCTGGCAGTCCAGCGCCCTTTTTGGAACGTCGTATGTTTGAAGAACAGACTCGTTAACGGGTTTGCTGCACGGGCCACCTAAAACCTCTTCTTCAAGTGCCGTTACCCGCTCTTGAAAAGAAAGCGTTCGGCTGTAGAATTGAAACATGATGTGGCAAGGAAATAGGTTCATGTCTTCGAGCTTCCCTGCGTTCCAAGCGGAAACGACGTGTCTTCTACTGTCCGGGTTGGAGTTGATATTGTCAATAACGTTTTGAAGCTGGTCAATGCGGTTTCCGTCCTTGTCTTCCCACTTTCTCCATTGAACGCCGTACAACGGGCCAACATTTCCATCTTCGTCTGCCCACTCGTCCCAAATTCCAACTTCGTTTTCAACAAGGTACTTGATGGATTCTTCCCCCCGAAGAAACCATATAAGCTCGTGAACTAAGCTTCGAAACTTTGTTTCTTTAACTGTAACAATTGGAAAGTTGTCTGTTGAAACCGGGAACCTCATTTGGTGGCCGAAAACCGAACGGGTTCCTGTTCCTGTTCGGTCTTCTTTGTCTGTTCCCGTTTGGATAATTTTTTGAATTAGGTCTGTATACTGCTTATCAACAATGTTCATGTTTTGATATGTGTTTGATAACTTTGTTTCTTATGTTTAACTTATCTTCGATTTTTGTTTTTCCGTATTTAAACTCCGGAAATGAACGGTATTTGTTCTTGTAGTTTACCGGGTATACCTTATCTGAAGTAGAAGCTGGCTCTTTGAAAAGCTCAAATGTAAGCGCACGTTCAAACAAAATAATCACGTCACATCTTTTCCTTAACGAATGACTTGATTCTTCGCCTTTTCTTTTCGCTTCGGAAATAGTCAACGGAGTGGATGCAATCGATGGAGAAGCTATTCTTCTCAATGACGCTCCATATTCGAAGGTTTTCTGAATTTCGAGTTAAAATCACCAACGTCTAACGCTTGTTTGCTAGAGCCTTTGAATATCAATATCTACCTTACCGCTTAGAGTTCTCCCGTGTGCCCCGGCAGAGTGTGGCATGGTCCACCAACGGGCAAGGCTTTTGCTTTGTCTTGGAAAAGAGACGTACCTATTTTCTTTCATGTACTCGAAGATCGTTTTGTCTTCGGTCACGTCAATTTCAACAAAGAACGGCTCCCCGTTTTCTACAGTCCCAAGCTTCTTCATAAAATCTCTGTTTTGAAGCTCTTGTCGGCTTGCGGTGGAAGGGCCAAGTCCGTTTCTGTAAACATAAGCATGAACAGAGATTTTGTCTCCGTTTTTAACCGCAACAATCCGGTCGCTGTCTTCGTGGGTTGGGCTAAAAAGCTGTCCCCAACCACCGTTTTTGACTCTTTGGTAGCTAAACGGCCTCACTTCGCTAAAACCAACGAGTTTGATGGATTCCCCGTCTTTTACGTTTTCGCCAAAGTCAACTCGAAGCTTCCAAACTTCCCGGCTTTGGAAGGTAAAGCCCACAAAGCAGTTGTAAACCGCTCGTTTCCAAAACGGGCGAACCCACGTCTTGTCTTTTGGAATATGAAATTTCATGTCAATTCTGCAAAAATTTTGAATGTGTCTGAATCTAACCTTTTGAGTCGGATTCCACACAGAACAAGCGTGGAACCTGACTGCTCGGCAAACGAATTGATCTGTTTATAAATGCAAAGAGAAATGGACTCCATAACCTTTTGGATACGCTTCTTGTCCCTTTTATACTTGTACAAAGGGATTGCGTTCCGGTCAACCTCGATTTCAAGGTCTATAAGGTCCCCGGACTTTGAATAGTCAATTGTAAAGGAAATGTCAAACTGGTCGTAGACCTCTTGCAAATGTTTTTCGATAACTTTCTCTTTTGAAGAGTTCATCGTTTTTTGTTAATTCACAAGTGCGGATTTGATTTCTTCTCTACGGTCTTCTAAGATTTCAAACCACTCTTCCTTTCGAATTTCGTTAGTTCCAAGGTAATACTCCCAATCTTCTTCATCTACCTGTTGAATATACGCCTCGTCTGGAACAACCGTCTTTCTTCGAAGGGCCGGGACCATATCGATTTGGTGGACAAAAGAAATTTCAACGTCTCCGTCTTTTTCCTTCCGGCTTGTCCAGTTGTCCCCACAAACGATGCACGTAAAAAACGCATTTTCCTCGCTTGTGTCATATACATCTTGATCTCGAATATCCATAAACTCCCCGTTTGCTGGCCCCTCTTGGATTTGCGGAACTACGGACTTGCAGCCGCAGCATTTGCACTCGATAAACGGGGAATCGTCGGTTTCGTGTGGTTCAAACATATAAGTTTTTATTAGTTTAAGGCTTTATGAATTTCTTTACGAATGAATGTTCGAAGCGATTCGTTTTTTTCGTCTTCGTCCGGGTCACTTGACGTGTATGTTGGTTCGTCGGAATCCCCGTCTTCGGAGCTTTGATCCGCGTCGTCGGATTTTACAGATTGACGTTTCTTTCTAACAAGCTCTTCTTTTTCTTCGTCAGAAAGTTTTTCTGCCTTTGATTTTGGAACGCATTTTGGGTACTCGTGTTCCGGATTGTCTTCTCTATCTTCGTCGTCGCTTGACGCTCCACACGGCGGGTGCTCTCCGTCAACGGTTCTTGAAATATCTACCCAATTTTCCTCATCGAACCAGTTATCCAAATCTTCATCTTCGTTTAACATTCGAGAAACAGACTTGAACGTGTCAACGTCTTCTCGAATTTGATTTCGAATGAAAGTGCGAATAACGGACTCGGATTTTCTTTGGTCGCTTGGATCTGAACTTACCATGTCTGGATCTTGCTTGTTGTCGTTGTTTTTACGTCTTTTCCGGCGAACCAAACGCTCTTTTTCTTTTTTTGTCATTTGATCCGCTTTCTTTTTCGGAACGCATTTTGGATAACCTTTCTTTTCTGTGTTCTCTCCACATTCAGGGTGAGAACCGTCGTCGTTTGTCCGGGATATATCAACCCACGTTCCACCCCCTTTGCTAGAGTCAAACCACGTGTCAAGACCGTCTTTTTCGCCTAAGATTCCCATAACTGCTACTTGCCGATTTGCCTTTTGATTTCTTCACGGACCACCTTCCGAAGCATTTGTTCTTCAACGGTTTCCCACTCGCCCCCAAGTTCTTCGTACCTTTGAACAGCCCAACCATTAGCGTAAGCGGAATTTCCGGTAATTGTTACTGTTGACCCTTGACGCATAACCCACGTTCCGTGTTCAGTCTGTGGGCACCAAACATCTTCTCTTCCGTCGTCTTCAATGTGCATGTTTTGTAAACCTCGGTGGCGGCGCTCTACGTCAAAACTTGATAATTCTTCAAGGGCTTCTCCTTCAACACTTTCCGAAAGCTTCGCAGATGTTAAAAGGTTGTAGCTCGTTGGAAGCTCAGACGTTTCAATGAGCCTTCGGTCTTCAAACTTGTTTTTTCGAAAGGCAACCCACTTGTGCCCCGGAGTGCAGCGAACATCAAAACTTACCCTGTCTTTTGACATGCGCTTTATCGGAGCATCTTCGAATCTATGTTTATCTTCAACTTTGCTCCATGAAAGCACATTTTCATCTATATCATAAGCCAAAATTTCATCGCCAATTTCAATTCGGTCATGGGCTTTCCAACCTTCGCGAGTCAAGGCTTGACTGTCAAGGGGGACGCAAGGGTAAACGTCAAATCCATCCCCGTCGTTTGGGGCCTCGACGGTTACTTCCTCCCCGTCCACAGTTCGGGACACGGAGTTTTTTTCGCCCTTGGTTACGGCAAGCACGTCTTGCCAGAGGTCTTCATCTTTTGGCCTGTTATCTGTATCTTCTGTTAAACGTCTTCTTTTCATCTGTTTTTGTTACTAATTTATACGACATTCATGCATAACATATATATCTTAGTTTTGCCTGACATTCGAGTTTTCAAGCATTTTTGAAAAGTCGTCAAAACTTACCCGCTCTGCTTGGTCGTTCATGATTTTAACCTTGTCTTTGTACTCTTCTTCATGCTTTTCGATAATCGTGTGAAGGATCTGCATCCCCTGTTTCATGTACACCGTTCCGAACGCTTCCTCGCAAAGCTCGTATCGGTTTTGAAACAGGTCTTGACTTTCTTCAACAATTTCACCCTCAAGTTCGATGTAATACGTCATTTTGTTTGATTTGGCTTTGTTTTGATAAAAGTCTCTATTTGGGTTTTTTGTTTTCATACTGTCGTATTCTTCCATGATCCGGTCCCCCTCTTTCGGTTCAAGCATAACAATCATCTGCCCGTCCTCTTCCGGAGAAGGCCGGACTTCAACGTTGTATTTGTCTTTTACTCGTTTGATTGGTTTTCTTCGCTCTGAGTTCACAAACCGCTCGCTAGAGAACAGAGTTTTAAACACAGAAGAGGTCTTGACATTTTCATACAAATGAGCGATTTTATCTTTCGCCCAAAAAAGGAAAGAGAAAGGAAACGCTTCTTTAAGCTTTTGTTTCGGGGTTTTCATGCTACTGCCGTGTGTAGTTTATAAATTCATCAAATCTTTCGGCGTTAAACGCCTTGTCGTCAACAAATACGTCAAAAGCGGGTTTGCCCATTTTTAACTCGTCGTATTTACACCCCCACCTTTGAAGTTGGCGTTCTGTAAGGGGCCTCCAGTTTTTCCCGGTCTTTGTTCCTCTTGCGGTCCAATAAACAACGGTATGACCGTCTTCGTAGATTTGGTTGATCTTTTTGATGTTTTCCTCGATTGGAACCGCGCTTTCGTATGAATAGTCTTCAGGGCCTTCTGTTTGGCCTCTACCTTCACAAATTACGTTATCAATGTCTACATATACGTCCATATCTAAAATCCGTTTAAACGCTTTCTCATGCTTTCTACAGAACCATCATGTCCGAACATCGTTTTTAGCTTCTGCACATACATACGAATATGTTCGTCCGTTTGTTCCGAGCACCACCAATCGATGTGCTGGTTTAAATCCAGTGTACGCAACCTTTCGATAAGCTTTTTTGCCCCGGACGGGCGAATCACGTAAGCCACGAAACCTACGTTTGGCTTCTTTGAATAACTTGATGGACTAGAGTACGCAGGCTTTATTTTCTTAGGGTCGTCTTCAAGCAAATCGTGGTTTGGATTCGGTCTTCGGGCAAACAGGTTGTAAAAATCCCCGTCTGGAAGCCGGGTTAAAATGCTTTCAATCTTGTCTTCAAGCCCTTTAACAAGCGGAACCGCATCGTCTTCTAAGACCAAAACTGGTACTTCCATACTTTGAACATGCATCCAAAGAGAAAGGTGGGCAATCGCCGCCCCTGCTCTACCTTTCTTTGAATCTTCATAATTGGGATTTTTGACTTTCGACAGCGCCGTTTGCACCCGAACGTCTTCGGGGTTTTCAACCACGTCTACGGGTTCCCACTGCAAAAGATCAAACGGAAACTTTTTTTGTTGAAGCCTGAAATCTTTATCACTCGCAATACAAAATGTTTTGAACATTCTTTAATACTGGTTTTTATGATGCTCGTTGACGGTGGGGTCTTCAAAACCAAGAGATTTCAAAGCTTTCTTCATTCGATCCGGGTCATTCAAGTCTTCGGTTCGAATCTAATCGGCATAGCCGAGCTTTTCAACACGCTCGTAATACATGTCCCAATACCTACTAATCGCTTCAAGTTTTGAAAGATCCGTTGAAAAGTTCGGAAAGCATCGGGTGTGAAGTGATAACCGATTAGTCATTTATTGAAACATGTCCAATGGAATATTAAAGTAGTTGTCCACAACTTGACCGTCTCCGGGAGAGGGCTTCCAATTTTTGATGTTTCGGACCTTTCCAACAAGATTCGAGCGGTCTAGTCTTCTTCTTGACGTGTTTTTATACTTCCAGAGAAGGTTTTCTCGAACGTTCTTCATGTGATGCATATGAACATCTTCAGGATGAAAAAGATGTCCTACGTTGTCTTCGGTATTTTTAATTTTTCTAGTAGGGTCCACCTTACAAAAGAAATCGTTTGCTATTTTGGTATTTTGATTAATTTCGCAAATGAATGGAACATGAAAACGCCCACCTTCAGAGTACCCTTCCTTTTGATAAATGGGAAGATTCCAGTAGTTTTTGATTTTACAGGCGGTAAGAGGCAGCGTCCGGTTTTTTACTTGCCTCTTTGCCCATTCAAACTCGCGGGTCCTGTAAAATTCGTCTACATCCATAGACACAAAATGCGTACAGCCGTTTTCTAGGCAGTCTTCAATTCCGGCCATTCGTTTCTTTTTTTCATGACCCTTGGCTATGTCCACAGTTCCGGTGTCTTTTGGGTTCATCTTAATCAACTTATCAACAAACCCCTCTTTTCTTAGAGTTTTCAACCGTTTTTTATCTACTTCTCGGATGCCTTGCCCATAGTAAGATTCGGTTTGATATACAACGTTAATATAATCTACGTGGTTTTGGACAGAAAGAATCGAATACTTTAAAAGCTCAATTCCATCAAATGCAGAATAAGAAAGTGCAAGTTTCATGTCACAAGTGGTTTATCGTTCCTTCATCAATCCAATGCTGAATAACTTTTGCTTCGTTTTCTAGGTCATGAATCCGGTCCAATGTATTTTCGGAGGCGCTATCGTCGTAGTAGTGAACACCCGTGTCTCCAGTTTCGGTCAAGCTATCAAATCCGGTGACGTACACGTTTTGATATCTGTCGTCCATTATGCAGTGAGACACAATGATAAGACCAGATGAAAAATCTTTTCGTTTATGCATCCCCAGATTGTTTTTTCGGTTGCACCGATAAACGTGTTTTTTTACTCTATTGTAATTGATCGTTTCAAACTGATCTCCCATTTTTCTTTTAAGCATGTGAAGACCCCTACGAAGACTGGATTTGTGAGTCCACGTCATTAAAAAGTAAACACTTCCAAACTTCTCTTTAAAGTAGTTTTGGTCGAACTTCTTTTTCATGTCTCGAAGGGTATATATATTCGTGTTAAAAGATATCGAATCTACCTTCGAGCCAACACGGTCTTCATTTTCAAAAATTCCTTTTTCAAACCCCTTAAATCGAATGACGTGATTGAAGCTGTCAATCACGTCTCCATTTTTATCATCTAATAAGGTGTCTCCGGATGCGGCAATCAAAGTCTTCATAATCGTTTCGTCTTTGGTTTGTGCTTAATCAAACCTCCTCAATTATATCTTTCCAAGCAACCTTTCCAAAAACTCTAGCAAGCCTGTACGCGGTCCACCGAAGATATTCTGAATCTTTCGGGTCTGAAACCAATACAAGGTCTGCCTGTTTTTGAGTCAAACGCCCACCCTTAATTTGCTTCCAGCTAGTTGTTTCTGCAAATCCAACAGACGGGTTCACAGAGGGTTCTTTAACTTGATAGGTAACTTCCCCTTTGTTTTTATAAATCCAGTCGTGAGCCACCACAGAACCTTCTAAAGCGTAATAGTCAAAAAGAAGTACCTTCAAAGGTTGAACGGGCCTTGGGATGCTCATTTCATATTCATAACCTTCCGGAACCGTAAGTTTTGCCTTCTGCCCATTTAAGAGGGGAAAAACGTGTGTATAGTCTTCACATAAGGTTCGTTTTTTCTTTCCGTTTGACGGGTGGCTTTTCGGGCTGTCAACTTGCCCACATTCCCAATCTGAAATCAATCTTTCTTCGATTCTCATACTTCTTTTTTGCTAATTCGATCTTGTATAATGATTTCTCCTTCAACCGGAAAACGAGAGTTTTCTTCGGAAGGAACGTCTACTCTAAGGTCGTAAACCGATTTTCCCGGTGATATAACTTGTACGTCTTCCGGAGCAAGGTTGAACTTGACTTCTGAAGAATCTTCATCTAAAGAAAGTCTGCCGTTTTCTATGCTACATTCAAGGAGGCTAGTTTCATCGGATCTTCTTCTTTTTATCCGGACAAAAAAGTTCCACTCGGACACGTCTTTTGGGGTTCCGTCGCTTTTAAGAAAACGGTCAATTTCTAAGTAAAGACCGTTTCCTTCGCTTACGTGATAGTTTTTCTCTTTAGGCTGTGAGTTCATTTTCTAAGATCCTTTCTCTTTTCTTTTTCTTCATCTAGGAGCGTTCTTGGCGAGTTCCCGGACAGACTTTTTTCTGTATTCACAAGAATTTCAATAAGCCGATACATTTCATCCGGCTCCAAAGAAGCAAACTGGTCGCTCCCCCACATATCTCTGTCTAAGGTCACGTGGCGTTCCATCCACTTCGATCCCAAGGCAACGGCTACTGCTGCGGTTTCAAGTTCGGTTTCATGCCCGGAGTACCCAAGCTCTTTACCGTGACCCGTTCCGTACATCTGTTGAAGTGTTCTCTTTAGGTGTCGGATGTATTGAAGTTGAAGATTTTCTGCTTTTGTCGGGTAGCTTGAAACCGAATGCATAACAACGTCCGGGTCGCAGTTCCAGATGCTTTCTTGAATTTCCCGCTCAGTTGACATTCCCGTTGAGACAATGAGAAAGTCAAACTTTTCTCTTGCGTATTCGGTAAGCTTTTTGTTTGTAAGATGTGCAGATGGAATTTTGCCTATGTCCGTGTATTGGGCCATAAAGTCAACACTTTCGGTGTCCCATACGCTAGAGAAAATGGAAACATCCAAGTCCCGGACATACCGAAAAAGTTCTTCAAACTCTTCCTTGCCAAACTCGATATACTCTTTGTACTTAATGTACGGGATAGGGTCCTCTTCAAATGGGGTTTGGCGAAGCTGGCTTTTTTTCCATTCGGGGACGCAAACTTCCGGTGTTCTTTTTTGAAACTTCACAAAATCAAACCCACACGTTTCAGACACATCAATTAACTTTTTCGCGGTGTCTACGTCTCCGTTGTGGTTGATTCCGATTTCGCCAACCGAAGTTACGTTTTTCGGCGTAACTTGACGTTTATCTGTTGATTTTAAAAAAGAGTCGGTTTGGTTTTTTACGTCGTCATATGTGTAAAGTGTGTTCACGTTACTTTTAATAATATCTTGGTAGTTTGTTCTTCAAAACCTGTGTAACACTAGTATTTGATTTGAATTTTATCTTGTTGTTGCATTCGTTTCATAAGTTTCTTCTCTGCGCTGTAGTCGTGTGGCCCGGAAATGTCTTGATCCAACTCTTCAAAATAATGTCTTTTTTCCACGTCTGACTTCATGTGAAAACCAAAACCATAAAGATCAATCTCTACGTCACTTCCAGAACACTCGCTTAACAGAATCGTCATTAAAAGTCCAAGACTCGCTTGCCCGTGAGTGTTATACTTTCGAAGCTTACGTTTTGACAGAGAATAAATTCTATTGTTTAAAAACAAAAGCTCGTTTGCCACATCTTCATAAAATTCAACTGCCCGTTTTCTGCGTTTTGATCCAGAGGGTTTGAATATAAGACGTTCTCCGTCCGTGATTCGGGCCATATCCTCTTTAGTTGTTTCAGAGGCGTTAATTCCGTGTCCTAAATGCATTACGGAGTTTAAACACCGAAACGTCGTCTTCGACCCAACGTGCTTTTCGTACCCCTCTACCTCTGCACCGTTGAACCTTAAAACCCAATCATGGTCGTCAATTTCGCTTCCAAGTGTGTTTTCTAACACAACGCCGGAGTTCCCAACAATCGCCACAGATGAAGGGATCGTGTAGTTGAACTTAGATTGAAAATACGTTGAAATTCCTTTTGGCATTTTGATTTATTTCACAATATCAAATTGATTAGACTCGCAAAACCTGTTCACAACTTCTTCTTCTTTATCCCACGTATGAGAACCGTCGTGGTGGTCGCTCCATTGTTCCCAATAATGGCGGTTTTCAACTTTTTCTTGGTGAAACCCAAATCCGTAAAGCGTAACATGCTCGCAAAGGCAAGAAAACGTAAGACAAGCAAACATTCCGGTTGAAGGGTGTCTATTTAACTTGTGTTTTACATCTTTTGAAATATATTCTTTAAATTCTTCAGTAAGCTCGTAAATCGTATTTGAACTATGCGTTAAATTTCGAGCAACGTTTAAAGACCTTTCGTTAACGGGGACGAATATCAAATTTTGATTTCTAAGCGTTTTAAGCCAGTTTGAAGGCGTAGACGTGTAGTTAAGCGTTTTTCCCTGCTGAAGAAGCCCGTTGACAAGCCGAAACGTCGTTTTTGATCCAACGTCTTCTTTATGTCCTTTCACTTCTGCGGCGTTCATCCGAACAACACATTCATGGCTGTCAATTTCTTCTCCATTTCCAGAACCGGAAAGGATTCCGCTATTTCCCACCACCGCACAATCAGTGAAGCTAACTGTTTTATCTTTGAATATGCGTTGGTGGGGTTTGGGTTGCCGCTTAATCATTCACTTTTTCTTGATATTGCCTCCAATCTTCTTTTGTGTCTACGTCAATAACTCTGTTGTTTAGTCGGTAATATATAGTATCTTTGTTATAGAGGTTTTTATTTAGAGAATCAAGTTCGTCCACCCGAAATACAGATACAAAATGGCTGTACTCGTAGACGTTTTCTCCGGAATGGATTTCAAAGTCAAGGTCTTTGAGCTTCCCCTTTGCCTCTTGCCTACGAAACTTCCCCCTTTCAGATGGAAAAACGTGACGCGCCTTCATCGTATCTGAATCAAGACGCATCATAAGATGTGAATACGTGTCTTCGGTCGGGGGCTGCAGGCAAAGAAGGGAAGAAGCTTGGTTCTTTTTGTAAAAGCCAAGGATACTTCGAACGTCTCGCTTGTATTCACGCTCCGGGTAGGTAGGGTACAAAAGAACAATGTCGTCGTTGTCGTAGAAATCAAACTTTGAAAAGACGTGTTCGATTACAGGCTTTATACTTGTTTCATCCTGTGCAAGTTCTTTGGGGCGTTCGACAAGCTTCATCCGGCTTTCACGAACGAACTCTTGAATTTTCGGGTCGTCTGTTGTCACAATGATTCGGCTTAAAACTCTACGTGGAAATTTTTCTTTGATGATCGGGACAAGCTTCCGATTTTTATTCGGAAAACCTTTTGATCCCTCTCTTGCAGGTACAATATAGTGGAACATACGTGTGTAACATTAAATTTTAGTAAGTGAATAAAGACTGGCGTTGCTACTCTACAACGCGGTCAATTTGATCTGTAAGACTTGTTGTGTACACAAACGATTGAATACCGGACATGTTTCGAAGATCAAATGTCCGGTACGGATTTTGCTCGAACCCAAAACTTACAATCACGCTATCGTAAAAAGACCTTGGGTTTGGAATAAAGAGGTCCAAAACCGGAAGAAAACCTTCAAGCGTGTCTGAAACGTTGTCCGGTAAAAACCCAAACGCGGTCAAGACCAAATCTAAAATCTCTTGCTCTGAAATATACTTTATATCAATTCCGTGAAGTTTAGAATCGACGTTTTTTTCAAGCACAATCACCTTTCTAGTCTCGGTTTTTCCAGAGGATTTCAAATACTTAAACTCAATAAAGTCCCCGGACTCCACGTCTTGAAGAACCGTTGGTGATTTATCTGATATTTGATCTTCGTGGTCAAATTCTCTCATAGCTCTTTAACACGCCTTTCAAGTTTTTTTTCAAAGCATCCCGGATATGAAAAAACAGAGTCTTGACTAGTTATTTCACAAGACTTCACGTTAAGAAGAGCCGCTCGAACCGAATCGGTTACTAAATCGGACGCATACTTGTCATACTTTTCATTGGACTCTCTGTTGCGGTCAAAAAATATGATAACCATTTTTTAAAAACTGTTTGTGATTATACCCTTCACTTTTTTAGCGCCCCATGAAGGAAGGATAACCTCGTCTTCTACGGAGTCTAACAGATGATCTTCGCTATATACAAATTCAGAAGAGTAAAAGTTAACCAATCCTTCATGGAGCTTTTCATCTTTTCTTGAAAATATGATTACCATGTCCTAGCCATAAATCACTTTGCTTTTGGTTCCGTGAGTTTCGCAATGCTTTAGGGTGTTCTTGGTTCCACGGGACTTTTCATCGTCTCCACGCGCCTCTTCTGGCATAAGGGCAATAACAATTCCTCCAGCTTCGGAAACCACCTTTGCGATTTCTTCGTTTCGCTCGAAGTAATTTGTGGCCTTGTACTCCTGCCCGTAGTATTCCGGGTCATGTGCAAAGTATTCTTCATATTCGTAATGGGCCGGGGCATACTCTGTGTAGGTTACGTCTTCGAACTTCTCTTCATTTTGAAGAAGCCACTTCACCATACGGTCTACGCCTTTTGGATTCCCACCGGAAACAATTTCTAGATTTTCAGCACCGAACTTGCTAACGGCTTTTTCAATGACTGTCCGGATCTTGTCCCATCCGTGGTCCCAACTTCTACTTCCAACAATTCCAATCTTTTTCATAATAGTAGTAATTGTAAACTGTTTTTTGATTCGTTTAATTCTTTCAAACTCCAAGGAAACCGTCCTCAGAGCTATTGTTTTCGCTGTTTAGTATAAACTCGTCCAATTCAACGCCCGAAAGAACGTCTTGTTCCGAAAGAGAGATAATGCACTCGTAAGCCCCAACGCATTCTCCAACCGGGCTTTCAACGTCTTCGTCCCAAACCATATTTTGAATTTCTTTACGGCTTGGGAGAGAAAGCCGATATCCTCCCACATCGATAGAGCTTAATCCGTCTTCTTTCTCTTTGAATTTGAAATCTCTGTCAGGGTACCGTTTTGTCAATACCCACATAATCGCATAGTCCGGGTTATGGATAAAGTCTATGTTGTTTGCGGCTCTACTTTCCGAATCTGTAAGTTCAAAGTTCCCCCGCTCAACTAAGTTTTGAAACGAAAGAGTGCTTTGATCTAGTACCGCTTGTATAAGTTCATTTGGGGTCATTGATATATTTGCTACGTTAGTTTGTGGTTCATCTACTCATAGATATTAAAAACGTAGCCCTCTTTACTGTTCCAACTTGCCCCCAACCATTCTCTTTTTTACCTCTCTGTGCAAATCTTTGAAAGTGTGCCCTCTCTTTTCATACACCTTTTCTCTTTCAAATATCTTGTCTATTTTCTTGCTCAGATCACAACTTCTTTTCAACCGCACAACACTTCCATCTTTAAGTTTAACATAATACGTATCGCTAATAAAGAGTGGAAAAATGTCAAAAGACTCCGGATAAGCTACCCTTGCCACATACTTTACATTGTCGGTGCGATAAAAATGGATCATTTTTTCCTCGGCACATACAGCGTAGTAACCATCTAAAGAAACGTAACCCGGATCTCTTGACAGCCCATAATTTTTTAGGTCTCTTTCAAGAGAATCGCATTTAGAATATGCCTTACCGTAAACTTGTAAGACAGAAACTTTTTCAAAAACGGGAATAAGAATTGCCAACAACAAAAAGTTGCCAACGAAAATTAAAAGCAGATCCATTGAAATTTACTTAAACGTTATCTTTTTTCCTTCGCTCGATTTCCCGCACGATTTCTGAAAACGAGAGTTCCGTATCAAGTTCACCATTTTTCGGCCTATGTGTTCCGTTAATAACCGATGAAAAATACCTGTGTAGTTCGCTAAACGGAAAAACAACTGCGCTTTTTTTGCCAAAGTCTTTTGTTAAGATCACGTAAGAGTGTGGAAAAAACATAAGTGGTGGAAAAAAGCCCCGGCGCATAGCTACACAAAGAGCCTCTTTATCCTCCCCGTAGAAGTATATTGCATCTTCTGCAACAATATAGTCCGGGACTCCCTTTTTGCCAGATACCTCTAAGGGGCCTTTGCCATTCTCAATGTATCCCACGACCTCCGGGCGCTCATCCTTACTAAAAACAAGTCCCCCAAGAATTTGTGCCTGCAAAACCAACTCTATGAAATACAAGGCAACCACGCCTCCAACGGCAATTGAAAAAAGAAAAATCCAAATCATTATTTTAATTTGAAATTAAAGGGCCTGTTCTACAATTTCGTCGTGTTTCATTTCGTCGATTTTGCTTTTCTCCCCGAAAACATCCCCACTTAGTTCTCCAGCATAGTCAAACGCACAAATTCTTCCGTCTACAACACTTTTCCCGACCTGCCTGCAATCGATGTTTTCAGCCCAAGCCGGGACCATTGATTCAAATCCTGTTTCTTTGTCCGGTTCAGAAAACGGGATCACCCGCTCCATCATAAGAACGTCAATTCCGTTCATCGAAAGCGTTCTACAGGCGGCAAGCCTATCCCGGTTCTCTGTTTGGTTTTCGTAGTTTTCTCTTTCGTCAGAGTTTTGGTGCCTTGCGGGGTAATCAATGGGAAGCTTCAAAACATAGTCAGTTCCTTCTTTAGCCCAAACTATTCTCCCCATTCCGGAGCCAATCCGAACAAACCCAAGCTCTTTAAGTCGCTTTTTACACTCCGAAACTTTTCTGTTGTACAACTCCGCTTCGTCGCTAAATACCTCTGACACGTCGTTCATAACAGGCTTTGGGGGTTTGACTTCAAAACTCGATATTTACACGCAAAAAAGACAAAGCTTGTTCCCGGTTCACACACGCTTAATTTTTAAAACCGGGAACACACTTTTAAAAAGCCTGTTCAAAGAGTAGAAATAAATAAGGCCCCAATGACAAAGCTTATTAGATATGAAGCTTCTTTTTTGCCCCCATTGCGACGACATGTTCAAACTTGACAGAACTGAAACCCGCTCTTGCAAGTGCGGAAGAGTCCGGGGAAAGAAGTCTGACGGTAGCCACGCAGTTACAAACGGCTGTGGAATCCCTGTTGCTATTGACAACCGGGACTTGTTTATGGCGGCTATGAATCTTAATGAAGAAGACTCCGGTGATATGCAATATGAAGAATTCCAGAAGAAGTATAAAATTAAAGCTTGGCTTCGGCCCCACGAAGGAAAAGGAAACCCTCGGTCTGTCGTTGACGAAGACCTGTAGTTAGTTGAGGGGAATCTCTTCGACCGCATTTGTTTTCTCGTTAAACCGAAGATAATACTTTCCAGCTTCCGCACCTGACTCGTAAGACATGCAGACGTGTTTGGATATGTAAAGCTGGTGGATACTAGGATCAAAAGGGACCCAAAATATCTTTCGTTTATAGTCGCAAATCGGTGATCGATCTGAGTACGTAACAGACCAATCGTGTACGTTTCGAAAAAGGTTATACGTGCTTTTGATTCGTCGGTTTATATCAAGAGGTTCCATCATTTTCTTACTAGTCTTCATCGATCCATTTATCATCAATATATCCTTTCATTCCAGAGGGATACGAGTCGAAACGTTCTCCATCTTGATCACAAATTCCGTACTTTGAATCTCCGTTAAACTGCTTTGAAAATGGGCAAAAGGCACACTTGAACTTTTCCGGGCGCTTTTCCATTGGCTCGGTCGTCTTTTTTCCACCCGGAAAGCCTGTCCGGAGAAACTCGTTGAGCCAGTTGTCTACTTGTTCATGGGCCTCACTTGACGTTGGTGGAGTCCATTCGTTGATTCGGCCCGAATCCCAACGCGGGTCAACTTCTCTTTGGGCAATCCAATACGAAACGTCAACTTGCTCTTTTTTTACTCCAAGCTTGTTTGCGTAAAAGTCTCTGTATGCCAAAAGCTGGTTGACGCGCTCTGGCTCTTGTTTGTCCCACTTGTTCCAACCGCTTGTTGACGTTTTAATGTCAATGATCTTGTAAGACTCGCGGTGCTTTTCTTTTAAGATCACGTCAAGATAGCCCACAAACACAACTCCGTCTTTTACCTCTTCTTCAATGGGAACCTCAATACCAACAAGTTCAGTAAAGCTCGGATCAAAGTAATAGTCCCGGTACTTTTTGAACTCGTCAAGTATCTTTTCGGTCTTCTTGAAGTATTCAGCAAGCTCTCTAGGCGTTGTTGGGGTATCTTCGATACTTGCCCAAGGCTCATTTTCGTTCGTCTGTTTAAACGCCTCTTGAAGCTTCTCTTTAAACATTTGCTTCAAGTCAATGGCCTTAGCCTTTTCTTTTCCCTCCTCGTACAGAACTTTTAGGTAATGCTGGATTGTTTCGTGAAAAGCCGTTCCCCCGATTGTGTGAATGCTATCTGTCGGAGGTTTATGGCCTTGCACGTACCTGTACTCCCAAGACTTCGGGCAACTCACAAACTTTTTCATTTGCGAGTAACTAATTGTGTGACTATCTGACTTTTTTGAGTTTTGCATGAAGAAAGACCTTGTTTGGTTCTTTCTTCATATATAGTCAGACTGTATTTTATTATGAAGTTCTTGTTTAGATTCTACTCTTAGACTAGAAGAAAATTTTTGGTAGTCGTATGCCCGAATGCCTAGCTTGCTTTTTTCTCTCCGGATGAAAAGGAGTGAAAAATTTTCATCCTTGATTAAAGAAAGAAACGGATTATCAAAGTTTGGAATACTTTGGTAATATGTGCGATCAAGAAAGATAACCATCGATCTTTATCGGTTATCTCCGTCTCCACGAAGAACGTTTCTTTCGCTTCTGTCAAGTAGCTTGTTTACATTTAAGCTCATAACCGTTTCTAAACTAAAGAATCCGGCATGATGAGATATATGTTTCATGGTGCTAAATATAGTCTTCAAATTTTGAGCAATGTCTTCAATCTTTTCTTCTTTTCCATCGTCACCGCGAATAATCTTTTTGATTCTTCCATTCACGCGAACAGAACTTAAAAGAAGTTGTTCGGAGTATTCTCCGATTTGTTTAATCTGCGGTCCAAGTGGGCTTCCGGAAATATCTTGATCTAACTCTTCTTGAAACTGTTCTGTGTCTATATCAAGCTCATCAATAATACGAGCAGTGTACCACATAACGTCTCCAAGCTCACCCGCAAGACTTTTCCGTTCTTTTTGGCCGTACCTTTTGTTTCTGGCTCCGGCGTATTTAGAAGCCTTTTCATGAAACTCTCCAGCTTCATCGGAAAGCCCAAGTGCAACATAAGAAATTGCTTTTTCAGATGGATAAACTGCCGTTTCTTTTGTTTTTTCGATGTACTGTTGAATATTCATAACTGTATTTGTCTTATGGCTTTTGTTTGTTCTTAAAGGTTATCTCCGTTTTCAAACCAATGGTCATACCGAAAATCGTATCGGGTACGCTCTCTTTTTGTGGCAAATTTCGGAGGGTGTGTTTCAACCAAGTTCGGCTCCATCCACTCGATTTCAATCTCGTTGACGTTCTTTTTTAGCTTTTCAAACGCCTCTTGAAGAAGCCGATTGTTTTGCTCGATCTCCCGTCGCATAGACCCAAGACGATCCTCTCCGGTCATTTGCTTGTACTTCTTATATGCCTCTTTTAACTCTTGGTTCTTTTTGGCGTAAAACTTACGAATTTCAGAAGGAAATTGAGAGTTTTTGATTCGCTGTTTCATAGTCTGTTAATATCTTGTGTTGTTTTGTGGTTCGTTTTCTTCGGAAGAAGAAGGCGTTTGACCTTCTGTTCGTTCTTTATGTAGACTGTACATGATCTTTAGGTAGTTCAAAGCGTCTTCGAACCGCCCGTCAATCTTTTCTTCTTGATGTATGTTGTCGCTCTTTGCATATGACATAAGGCTCGTCACATGCTTCATAAAGTAGACTGTAGCAACTAAGATCGGGTCTACGTCAAGAAAGTCCGCAATGACCCGGAAGTTTTTATGTACGTCTTTTGCGTCCCCACTATACGCGGGGTTCTTCCTCTCTTCAGTTCTTCTTGCGTTCTTTAAAAGCTTGTTTTTTCTCTTCTGGTACTTTTTCTTTGTTGTCATGTCTCTTTTTCTTTCCTTAGAAATGTCTTCACAAGATGCTCTTCATCGTCGGTGGTGTAAATGGATTGCCATTTTAAGGAAACGTAAGACCCGGATCTGTTGTACCGGGTTTTCATTTCATCCCCTTCTTGGCACACAGATTTGAAAAATTCTCTATCTGGTTTATTTTCTCCCCTAGAAATGTCAAATACGAATGTCATATCTGTTTGAGGTCTTTAACTTCATCTTCTTCAAGTGGGTAATTTTTCATTACCTCTTTGAACCGGGACTTATGTTTTTCGTCTTTCATGAAGATTTCAAAATACTCTTTCGCCTCCGAAACAGAGCAGTCGTAAAAGTCAACCAAATACTCGATCATCCAGTCTTTTGGAAAATCGCTTCCCTCTTCTTCCTTCTTCACATATTTGTAATACGTGTCGTCAGGAGGAAGAAGATGTTTGTACATTTTGTATGCCGCCTCGTCTGGCATTTCCATTGTAAGGTGTTGTACTTCGTTCACAACCGGACAGAGATCCGGGTTCATGGAAACGCCCCGGTTGACCATGTACGTGTTCCACTGCTTTCTCTCGGACTCAG